GCTGGTACCCAGTTAGAAGGTGTGGTCTATCTTCGCGATGTCTCACTCTTTGGTATTGTGTTAGCAAAAGCCAATGTGGATCCAGAGAACCTCATGCGCATCATGGGTGATATCTACTGGGACACGATCAAAGTAAATACATTGGATAGTGTTGACAGTAAAACAAAATCCAGTGGTACCTTTGAAGTTCAAGCACTGAATATTGCAGCCACCCAGGGTAACCTCTATGTGATCGAAGACATCACATAAAAAAATAAGTCATAGTTCCTACTCTGCCTTTCGGGGCAGAGTAGGAGTATGTTTGCTTAGGCGAACAGTGATTGCATTTCCTGCATCATGAGTCCGTTAACCTCTTCGTACTGAATTGGTTCCCAGTTAATCTCCGTCATCAAGCTGGTTGGGGAATATCCCTTTTCCATTACCAGGAAGATCGTAAACGGTGACTTCTCATTGACCCAGTGGGTGTGCTTGAACCAATTGCCTTCTGCCAGCAACGGCCAGTAGACCTGGTGCATGCTGTCATCGGTTCTCACCCCAACAGAGATCGACTCTCCGTGGAAATATTCTTCTCCCCGATTACGCAGTTTTTTGACGAACCCACCGTTGGTTGGGGACATCATGATGAGGCGAGCCATATCCGCATGCTGGAAGATATCGTGCTTACGGGTAATGGCCAGGGCATTGACGTAATCGATGTTCGCGTTAACATCTTCCTCACCAACAAGCACGCCTCGAATATTGCCGAACAAAAACTTAGACTGCATGTGATGCTCCTGATCGGGCATTGATTTGTTCAATCGCCGAAGTAAGGGTAATTTCCTGCCACAGGGCCGGGTTCATCAATTTAGGATTGCTGACGATGATGATCGGGGACTTTGCTTCACCGGTATAACCTTTGAGCTCATAGGCAAACCCAGTCCAGTGCATGTTAAACAGAATGCCTGAATGAAATACCTGACCTTGATCTGGCAGTAAGTCTTCCAGCGACTCAATGGTTTTGTTCAGTGGAATGTGCAGATCGTCGTAATCATTGATCTCAATACCCAGATCACCCACTGTGAACACTTCTCCTACCGCTTGAACCAGCAGACAACTGATGCTTGGTCCCCGATTAACCACGACCCCGATAATCCCTTCATACTTTACTGATTCGCCCATGTTGTTTCCTATTCGATGCAAAAGGTCATAAGGGTAGTAGCGGCAGTATTGATCATACTGACCAGCACACCCTCGGATTGAGGAGTGATCTGTTTACGAATTGACAGACCGTCGAGGTATTCAATCAAATCGGTTTGCCAGTGTCTTTTTAAACGCTGGTTAAATCGACTGACCTGTTCTTGACCATCAACAACGTGGCGTGTTTCAAAGCACACATACCCCGTGACAATGTCGTAATACCCGTACACCTGCAGCGTGGTATTGTTGTTCGCAATGGTAACGCCACCGATCATGATGTGATTGGGTTCACGCTTGATCTGGTTCTCATCCAGGTAATCTTTTTCCGATACCCGAAGAGAGGCGATCTCTCCATCTTTGATTGTGATCTGTTCAAAGTGCCAGGTAAAATCTTTCATGCAGTTGGCGAGTGTGCAGCCGTTGTGGTCGTTCTGGGCAAACTTCGCCCAGTCGATCAGGGAATAGATGTTGGCATTCAACAGGAACTCAGTGCGACTCACACCGAGGTTGGCACACATGTTGGCAAAGACATCTGCCGGCAAGTGATGGGTCCAGACGCTGTAGTCCGACGACTGAATATCACGCACATCAGTACGGATAATAAATGCCGACGCCACATTCGCCCACTCATCACTGTTCCAGTTATTGGGGGTCAGCAACACCTCGATCTGGTGTGCGTAATCGCCACCGCCTCGGACCAGTACCCGACGCCAGTTGTAGTCGGTTGAATCTTGTTTTAACCAATCAACGTTTGCAGTCTTCATGATCGGTCTCCTTCTCGCTAAGTTAAATGAATGGATCAGCCGTTAATGTAATCCGGTTCGTGAGATTCGTGCCAGAACCAGGGACGAGAGATCAAAGATCCCTTGTGTGCGTGCTGACGGTTAAAGCGCCCCAGTTTGATATGCAGGCGCGTGGTTAACGGTGAGTTAATAAACTCCCGACGGATCGTGCGTTTAATGACGTCGATCTCAGGCTGGACTTCAGGATACTGCTCCAGAAAGAGATCCAGCCACGCTACGACGTCAGCGCGTTCGCCTGAAACCGTACAAGTATGCTGTCCACCATTATGCGGACAACCGTGATGGTTAATCATGGAGAGTAGTCCATCGCGATGGTAATAAAGATCGTGAAGGACTTTTGGCATGGCACTGGTGGAGTAGTGACACGGTGCGGTGAGTTCAACAATGACGTTCATCATTATTCCTTGTTAAAGCGGTCACGAATGGCATTCACTGCCGTATCCGGATCCAACAGAATTTCACGTAAGGTTCCCTGGCCCGATTTGACCACGGTAATGGATTCCACCGACGCGCCGCTTAAGAGATCGGTGAGATGACCAACCTGATAGACGATGTTACCGTTACGGATCAACAGGTATTCGCTGCTGACGGTATCGTTATCGGTAATGAGGTCAGAGACCAGCTTCGCCGGCATGGTGAGCTTGATGTCTGGCTTCTGACCGATCTTACCAAACTGGTAGCTCACGTTAGAGCCGGTTTGACACAGCAGCACTTCACGGGTATGGTCTACGGTTTGGCCATAATACAACACACCGTATTCGCCACAACGTTTACCCACGGCATCCAGCGGGTCAGTGCCGGCATGAGTAATAAACGAAACGCTAAACAGCAAAAGGGCAAATAACTTTTTCATGATGATAATTTCCTAATCAAGTGATAACAGGACGGCGGGAGCCGCGATTTCAGGGATGAGCTCTTCCAGAATATCAAGATCCGAATACATCTGGTCATTGATCTCCAGCAGTTTTTTGGCTTGCTGGTAAACCCAGTAGCCGGCATTGGTAATAACTTTGGTACGACCACGGACTTCAAAGAGCATCACACCTACGTCTTTCTCCAGACGTTGCATCTGCTGTGATATCGCCGCTTGACTACGATTGCATTGTAATGCCGCTGTCGCAAAGTTTCCGCCCTCCACAATTAATACCAGGGCACGCAGTAAAACCAAATCAACGTTACGGTGCACAATACTCATAGTTTACCTTCTTTGGCGGCTTTTGCGATCTCTTCGATGATGGCGGTGAAGTCGTGATAGTCATCTCGGTAATCGGCGTTGGTAGCAAAGTCATTGAGTCTATCGTTGAATTTAACATACACTTGCATTTCAGGCGTGATTTTCATCAGACCTGGACACTGGTATTTGTTGAGTTTAAATTCTTCTATCCACTCTTCATCCGGAATCAACGACATATCAAAGTTCACGTTATTGCCTCCCATGACGAAAGAAAGCAACTCTTCATTTAAAAACACTTTGGGAAGGTCACTGCTAGTGAATCCAATACGGAATGCCCACCGTTCCTCATTAAAGAAGCTTTTTGCCGCCGGAAAGTCTTTGTTGATATTGTCCTTGATCTCTGCAAGACGCCGTGTGATGTCCATTTCAATCCGACCTACTTCGTTAGCTTTATACGTTACCGAACTGATTGAACAGATATCAAGAAGATGGTGACGTAGTCGACCCCGAATGCTGTCACACATTTTTTCTCGTTTAAAGCCTGCCAGATAAGAGATTAACGTGGCGCGCTCTTCAGAAGAAAGGGGGAGTTCGTAATTGCCTAATTTTGTAATTGCCATGCTGACCTCAGTTAAACAGGTATTCTAATTTGGCGGGACGGTATTGACCTTTCGACACATGGGCGAGTCTGAAGTTATACCGGTTAACAAAGATGCGACTATAATGGTGAATCAACTCTTCTGACACTGTGACTTTAGGTCGGTCATCTTCCAGCAGATCCAACATGGCGTCGATCAAGCTAATACCCAATCCCTTGTTCTGATAGTCAGGATGAACCCGCACACAACGCAGCTTGGTTTCTTCCTCGGTGAGTTTACCCAACGCCACACCCGCGATGTGTTCGCCGTCACGGGCAATCAGCAGTTTGTCATTGCCGGTCATTAAACCGGGCACCACCTGGTTGACATACCAGTACGACACATCCGGGTAGAACTGATCCAGGGTCGCGATAAACGGCAACACCTGGAACGCCGCTGTCATGGATGTCTCAATGCGCATAGCGATTGACATGGATCTCAATAACCTCTTGATTATACTGGGGAACGTCGAGGGCACTCAATAAAGAGACCTCGGATAAAAAGGTGTCGTGTGCTGCCAGCAAGATCTTGGCCTTTTCATAGACCTGCTTACCCAATGCGGTAGCCAGGCGTGTATGACCAAACTTCTGTAGCACTAACCCGCCCACGGCATCTTCAATGGAGTCGATATGACGCACGATACTGCTGTGACTCATATACAACATCTTACCGGTAGTTTGATAAGATTGAGTTTCCACCAAGCTCACAAATGTCTTTAAGGCAGGAATAGAAATGTGGAGCATACACAACCTCGTTTATAAATAGGATTTCACCGAGGGATCCGTGGCAGCCTGTTCAATCAGACTGGTGGTATCACTCATCACGGATAAACCAGAACCGATGGCCACGCCGGCTCCGCCAATTTTCAGCAGGTTCACTAACCCACCTACCATACCGTCACCGCCAGAAGCAATAGACCCACCGCCGATAGTGGCCAGTGTAGCAGTAATCAACGCCGCACCTTGCAGATCCTCTTCTTTGGAGAGATGTACTGCTACTGCCGCAACGGTTGCGGTAACAGCCAATGCACCCACACCCAGTCCAACGGCCACCGCTTTATAGATACGGTTGTTACTGCGCTCACGCTCCACCAGGGTATAGGCTTGACGCAGTGAAATTTCACCGATTTGCTTTTCGTTGCTCATGATAATTATCCTTTTATAACCGGTATGTTTTTGAGATCACCCCGACGATGCTGAGTGATGTTAATTTCTTTGTTACCTTCGCGAGTTTTGATAAGGAAACGGCCATCGCGATAATCGGTGATAATAATGCCGTCGACCATCCCGTGTTTACCTACCATCAATGCTTCATCGGGAGTAACCCACTTATCGGGACCCTGGTAAATGCTGGCTTGCTTTTTGGTCAGTCCTACTTGCTCCATAAAGATCTTGTTATCGCGCTCAATCCCGTATTTGAAACGTTCCATAGATCCTTCCAATATATCCAGATTCCCCTCCACGGTATTGGTTCTCGCGTGATACAGGAATGTCGCATTTGGATAAGCCAGGCGAACGAAATCACTGTTGTGTGGAAACTGTGCGCAACTGGATGCGCAGTAGCCGCGAGAGACAACTGTGATGGGTACATCAAGTGCTGCCAGGGTGTCGACCAGCGCTTGTTTATAAGACACAGCCCCGCCAGGACCCATCATGTAAACCAAGGTAGGTTTACGTTGCAGCGCATCAACACGAGTAAAGAACTTTGGTGCAGTATCTTTATTAAAGCCACCCGTCAAATCCACTACGTTATAGTCAGACATAAAAATTTCCTAAGTTAAAGTAATACGTGTGTTAATTCCCTTTGATAATGTCAGCCTGAAAAGATTTACAGATGAAAAGAAAAAGGATGATTGCTACGCAATCGCTTATTTAAACAAACTCCCCTTCCCCCACCTCCGGTAACATCCCAAGTCAGTAAATAATAAGTTCCTCTGTAGAAAATAAATTATTAAGCAAGGTCTTATTATACGTTAACTAACTTACTCCATCACAGAGATTATCACACACATGGCTTACTCCACTTTTAACACCAATAAAAATGATCAACTCAAGGAACACATGTTCTTTGGTCAGAATGTCAATGTCTCGCGTTACGACCAACAGAAGTATGAAATCTTTGAAAAGCTGATTGAAAAGCAACTCTCGTTCTTCTGGCGTCCGGAAGAAGTAGATGTCTCCAAAGACCGCATCGACTACAACGCACTGCCGGATCATGAGAAGCACATCTTTATCTCTAACCTGAAATACCAGACCCTGTTGGACTCGGTACAAGGTCGTGGTCCGAACGTCTGTCTGCTTCCTATCGTCTCTTTGCCGGAGCTGGAAACTTGGATCGAAACCTGGGCATTCTCAGAAACGATTCACTCCCGTTCTTACACGCACATCATCCGCAACATCGTTAACGATCCATCGATCGTCTTTGATGACATTGTCGGTAACGAACACATTGTGGCGCGTGCTGCCGAAGTCAGCAAGTATTACGACGACCTGATCAACCTGGTTCAGTTGTGGCAGCAGTTCGGTGAAGGCAACCATGTCTTTAACGGACAGAAGACCCGTATCAGCTTACGTGAGCTCAAGAAGAAGCTTTACATTTGCTTGCACTCGATCAATGCGCTGGAAGCGATTCGTTTCTATGTGTCGTTTGCCTGTTCGTTTGCGTTTGCAGAACGTTCCCTGATGGAAGGCAACGCCAAGATCATTAAGATGATTGCCCGTTAAATCTAGCGGCCTTAGGTAGCGATACCTATTGAAGAACACTGTTAATTCAGGGGAAGTCTCAAGTAGACAATCCTGAGCTATCTAACTTCTATTACAAGAAGTTAAGTAGTGCAACGATCATCGAAACCACATCTTAATAGATGGAAGGGAGTAGAGTAGGGTACAAGCCAATGGTACTCGAAACGCAGTGGGTCTCAGTAATGAGATCGTGATATGATCTGGTCTGCATGGCGACATGTAGCAGTTCTTAAGAGAACGGGATAGGTCTTGCGAACCTATTTGAACATAACGGATGAGGCACTCCATATGACCGGGACGCAGCACATGCTGAACCTGATGTGGATGGGCCGCGATGATCCTGAGATGCAGGAGATCGCTGAAGAGTGTCGCGACGAAGTGCAGGCGATGTTCTTGCTGGCAGCTGAGCAGGAAAAGGACTGGGCAGACTACCTGTTCAGTGGCGGTTCCATGATCGGTCTGAACAAAGACATCCTGGTACAGTATATCGAGTACGTAACCAACATCCGTATGGGTGCTGTGGGACTCGACCTGCCGTACCAAACCAAGTCTAACCCTATTCCATGGATCAACTCCTGGCTTGTCTCTGACAACGTTCAGGTTGCGCCACAGGAAGTGGAAGTATCATCCTACTTAGTGGGACAGATTGACTCTGATGTTAGCGAAGGTGACTTCGACGATTTCCAGCTTTAATTAATCACCGATGAGAGGCGCGGGGTCACACCCGCCCTCCACCGTGAAAATTCTATGCTGAGCGCTTATTAACAAGCTTATAGAAGAGGATTTATGACAGCAGAACTCGAGAGTGCCGCACAGGCCTCTGAATTGAATACCCGATGTCACGGGGCGTTAAACGGTGATGTCTTGACCGTTGCCGCAACCATTACCTGGGCTGAGAAAGACGAACCGATCTACGGACTGGAAGTTGCCCCTCGCTTTCTCTCCGGTAACCATTTGCCGGTAGGAGATCTCAAAGCCTTCAATACGTTCTATGATGAGTATTCAGGAACCTATTGGTTTGACATCAAAGTCCGTCCGGTCAAGAACGCTATGACGTTTGTCTTGCAGACCACAGTGTCGGTAAATGGCAAACAGTATCCGGTGGCCTTTAAAGTACCGGTGGCAGGTCCCAGTCCTCTGGTGGTTTCCCCGGTGGTGTTTGACGGCAATGTCATGCGTTTTGAAGTCAGTGCTAAACAAGGTAAGCTGGTCCGTTATCCGCTGGATACATTAATCACCAGTGAGATCAGTCATCCTGTTGCACCGACGACCACCAAAAACCTGGCGATCCCTTATGGGTACTTCACCAATATCGACAACGACCTTGAGCCGACCAACTTTGCTGTCATGGGTACCGCCAAGGTAGATGAAGTGATTCATACCTGGGTAGCCCGTGTAAAGGTGGGCACCAACGACGGTGAAGCGATTGCTGAACAAACCGGTGACGGTATTGTTCATGTGGTAGCAACCTTAAAGAAACCCAATCCCAATATCTCGGTAAACCTGCCAGTGCATTACGATCTGGACAGTGGACTCACGGGGCTGAGTAATAAAATTTACAACCTGACTGTAAAAGGTGAGATTGTTGAATTTGATTTACCGGTTCACGGCATTACCAAAGATGATCATATCACGGTCAGCGTTTGTTTAAATGAAACCAACAAACAAATGGCGCCGATCTTTTTACAGATATCCGCCCCAGTAAAGCTTTGGAACAACAACCAAACTGAAGTGGATATTACGGTTGCCAGTCACACCTTTAATAATACCATTGAACAGATGTTCTTGACGGTAACCTGGAAAGACGGAACGCCAGTGAATCGGTTGGTTGTGCGTCCTACCGACACCAGTGTAAAAGTGCAGACCCGCGCCGGTCACATTGGATTATCACGCAAAGTCACACCAAACCCGCATCGTCGGGATCCCATGGCCATTGCCGGCGTGATCGATCTCAGTGCGTACGGTATTGCAGATCCGATTCCGTTTATCGACACCATTGAAGTGGGTAGCGATGAATTCCCGGCGAAGCTTATTGCCGGGGCAGGTGCGGTAAACCAGACCGGGGTGAGCGTCTATGTTTCGGTACGTCAAAACAACGGGAATATCTTTAACGATGTAGATGTTCAGTTCTTCAACGGACATCCGGTAAAAGATTTCCAGTATCAGCCTGATAAAGGAATCGCCTCCTTCACAGCGCCCAGTGAGTCGGTAGAAGTAACTAACGGTCTGGCACCGGTAACGATTGCCTTTATGTTGGGTAACGACAAGCTGGAGTCGTTTAACTTCAAAGGCAAGCTAAAGGTTGAGGTTCCTTATGTAGTGGGATCCGAAGACCCTACCTGGATCTACAAGAAAGATGAACTCGGTCGGGTCCTGATGGATATCCGCTGGCAGCTTTCTGGTAATGACGGAAGTTATCCTGATTGGGTGACCTTTAGTCAGTTGCGTTCCAGTGGCCAGGATGTGAAGCCGGTGAAAACCAAATACTCGTCAACCGACGGGGTTTTGGTAGTGACAGTGGATGTCAGTCACATGAAGCACAATCAGCTCGTGTTTATTGCCCCTACTGTTGCAGTCGCAGGTACCGGTAGTTTTCTGACCGTACCACCGGTAGAGACCCGTTACAAGACGCCAGGTCAGGCAACGTATGTCGGGCATAAGTTCGAGTACAATGAGGGCATACAGAAGGTCCGGGTTGACTTTGATGTGCAAGGTTGGCTCAGCACACCACCCAACGAAGTACGTTTAAGTAATGATGCCTGGAAGCGTGTTACAGGCGTTGTCTACGGACACAGCTACGCTGAGTACAATCCTAACACAGGACGGCTTAGCGTGCTGTTCAGCGTGCTTGATGGGGCAACTGAGTTCTCAGGTGACACCACTATGCAGTTCAACCTGCAGGATGCCACGATTTACCCGATCTCGTTTAAGTTTTCTAAATAACCTTTAATAGAACTCCTGGGGAATCCCCAGGAGTTCTAGTTATTATGTAGCAGGTTTTGAATATTTTGCTTTAGTAATATAAACCAACCTTAGATGATGTCAGTACAAAGGAGATCTGTCCTCATGACAGAAATGATTAAAGTTAACAAGAAAGTCGTTAACGATCCTCTCTATACCCCGGTGATGAACTATCTGCGTAACCGTATTGCCAAGTTAGAGCAAGATGGTGCAGTGGATGAACTGGCGGTAGCAAAGAGTCGTTACGATGGACTGCTGACCGGCGATGTGATTATCGAAAGCGCAGTGACCTTCCCAGATGGGTCGGTACGTGTGTGTATCGTGTCACGTAAAACCGGCTTTGCCCGTGTCGACATCGACATCACCCGTGTTGAGATGAAAGACATCTTATCTGACTTTGCAGTTCCGCAGGTCGAGATCGAAGATGTGGCTCACCTCAAAGACTACGTGAAGTCGCTGAGTGATGTTGAACCTACTCTGCTGTGGTTGAAAGACCAACAGACTTACGGCGTACTGATCACTCAGGAGCAGGCAAAAAGCCATGCAGGTGTGATGGCGGCCTTTGGTGACCTGTTCTTTGAGAACTACACCACCGAGCGTGAAAGCGAACACTCCATTGACTGGGAAACGCTGCAGTCAGGTACCCTGACGATTACCGACCCGTCGTTTGGTCGTGGGGTCTATCCCCTGGTGATCTATGAACTGGCGCTGTCAGAAGCTCAGTTACCTGAGATCACTTCTAACTTACCTGTTGAGATCACTTCTCGACGTGGTGAGACGTTTGCTATCCCGAACACCTTCTGGTTTGCAGGCACCCAGGACATCACCCAGACTGCGCAGGTTTCACTGAGCACGATTTCTGGTTATGCGTCATTGAAGCGGTCGTCAGATCTCCTTGAGCTTGACGGCGAAACGATTTATGGATCGGCTGAGAAAGAGATCCAGGATGAGATCGTGGTGCGTGTTACGTATCACTGGAATGATCGCGATGTTCACAAGAACTTCCGCATCAAGCTCACCATCAATAAAGATCCGGCCAGCGAACTGGAGATTCTGTTTACCCCGTCTGATATTACCGGGATGAACGGTGATACCGTTGAAGTTACCGCGGTAGCCAAGTACAAAGGCAACGTGGTTGAGATTTTGCTGCCACCGGGTGTGTTACGTTCCAGTCGTAATTTCGGTACCCTGTCCTACGTGCGTACCAAATCTGATCTCACCATGGTCTACCGTGGGAAAATCAGTGGGGCAACATTCCCACCGTACCAGGAGCAGGTCACCGATCTGTGGTATGAGGAATTCCAGTACAACGATGCCGGTAAGATCATTAAAGGTACCGGGCGTGTTAACGTTGTGATTCAAAAGCCTGAAGTGATCCCAACCTTCAGTCTGACCAACGTGCCGTCGTTGCTGACCGGTTACAAAGACGGTCAGGGTACGTATCTGCCGATCGCGAAGTATGATGATAAACAAATTCCTATCACTGAGTTTACCATCACCACCGGTTTAATGGGCTCCAAAGAACTGGTTGAACTGGATGCGGTTACGGATAAAGGTATTCATTATACCTTCCTGAAAGACTCGGGTATTCCAAGTCAAACAGTGCGTGATACCTTTACTCAGACTTATGAGTGGGTGGATCCACGTGGGGTGATTCACACCGAGCAGTTTGTGATCCAGGTGTTGGTGAAACTGGACGCCGTTGTGCGTGTGCTGGCTAACAGTCCTGATCCTATCCGGGTGAAGCGTTATCAGTTAGGTGCGGTACCGTTCTCGTTGGAAGTCAATGGCGTGGTCGACAACAGTCTGATCCGCTCTCCTGTGATTGCCACAACCGGTGATCCCAAGAAAGACTACATCAAGAACTACCCCAGCAACATGAATCAGTGGTGGGTTGCTACTGCAGAAACAGATCGTGAAGTCACCTATGAAGCCACGTTCAATTTCCAGGGCTATGTAGACGGCGGTAACAAACCGTATACGTTTAAGCAGACGTACATCATCGAGAAGTATGTCCGCGGAACCAGCGACGGTTACAATCCAAAGAACCCGATTCCTGCAATCAAGACTCCGGTTAATGACGCCAACCCGAATAACCCAGGTGGCGGTCCAGCGTCAGGTGAGAAAGGTACCGGTCCTGGTGGATACAGCGGTCCTACGCGCGCTGTGGGTCCAGGTGATGAAGGGTATGATCCTACCAACCCGGATAACCCGCAATACCTGCCTGATCCAACTGCACCAGGTGGGGATGAGAACTTAGGTAGCCCAGGTGTCGGTGTCGGTCCGTACAACACCGAGATCATTGTGGTACCTGTGGGGTATACCATTGGCGGTGATTCCGATAAGGGATATCAGTTCAACTTCAAAGTGTTCAATGGTAACATTGATCTGACCAGTTCTGCTGAGGTCATGAACAACTACACGATCTTCCCGGATTTCGTGAACATCACCAGTATCGTCTACAACCCAACGCTGAATGTCTTTACGGTTTCTTATACCAAAGACAAAGGCGGTGTCTCTCAGGGTGCGATCTTTGTTAAGCTCAAATCGAACCCAACACCGACCAAGCAGCAGATCGCGCGTCTGTGGTTGAATGTTGATATCGTTCAGATGAATGTGCTGAAGGTAACCAACACTCCTTCACTGACCACGCTGGATGTGGAGAAGCCGGGTAAAGCACTGATCAAGGTAAACTTTGCTGGTAAAGCCGTGGCACTGGATGACGCTAACCTGAAGATTGTTTCTCTGGGTGGGGCTGATCTGGTCACCAAACTCACAGGCGTAGCTGCAGATGGCTTGTCGCTGTTAAACGATACCTGGGTCTATGTGGGCGCGACGCTGCGTGAAAACATGCCGCTGAAGCTGACCTACACCAACCCAGCTGATGGACTTGATTACACCACTACCACGAGCCTGTCGCTGGCTGTTGTCTATCCTGCTATGCAGTTGGTCTATACCGGTGCGCAGGAAATCAACGCCAATATCTGGGACACAGGTACCTTCCAGGTTAAACTCATGGCCGGGGAGAAAGACTGGACTTCTGCGATTATCCGCACGCAGGTTATCAAAGGCAGTGATTATGTCACCTCCAATGGTAAACTGGGTTGGGAAGTGCGTTCAGCCAACAAGGAAGCGTCTACCCAGATCGTGGGAATGGCAATCACGTACAGTGTCGGTAAATCGGTTAATCTGGATATCCCGGCTGACTTCAAGTTTAACTTGGGTGCTTGGGACGGTGTAACCTTTATTACCACCTCGCATACGCCGGATGTCATCAATGACAAATCGGGTAAAACGGGTGTGATCGAGGCGACCTTTACCTATAAAGGAAAGGACTGCACTGACAAGGTAGGTTTGATTACCGCCAAGTCAACGATTCCCAACACAGTGATTCTGGGTACTCCAGTTTACGATGCAGTCAGCAAAACCTTCAAGGTTCCCTACACCCTGACGTTGGGTGGAACGTTCCCGCTGAAGTTGGTGTTTGCGCCAAACGCAGCTCCAAGCTTTACTGACGGCTTTACCATCAATACCGCGGTGGAATGGCCTGATGATATTAACGTCATCAATGTAGGTAAAGATGTGCGCGGCTTCTGGAACGATGTCATTGATCTACCACTGGAGATCAACGTCAAAGGGATTCCTGTTGCGCTGGATGATGCCAGCCTTAATCTGAACTACAGTTCAGGTCCAGGTAATCCCATTCAGTTGGACGCCGTGAAGCAGAAAGCCCTGAGCCTGTTACTGGCCACCGGCGGAACGCTGGGTACCACGTATGACTACACCATCGCGTTGGACATGGTCTACACCAACGCCGAAGGAAAAGTCTATAACAAATCGCTGAGCATTCCTGCCTCTATCCGTGTTTCTGCCGTTAAGGTTTCCGCTAACCCGGTGATCACAGCAGATGTCTTTGCAATTGGAAAGGTTGCTACCAAACTCAGTGATGAACGCGGTCGTGCTGTTGCAATCACACGTATGGAAACCACCGGTGCGGGTAACCGTGTTTCCTTTACAGCACCAGACAGTTGGTATGTCACAGCTGGCAGTACATCAGGTCCAGTTGATGGCGAACTTCCTCTGCGTCTGTGGTATGAGCAAGGTGGCGATGAGTACTCTATCGACGTCACTGAAAAGTTCACCATTGCCAAGTGGGATGGGATCTACTTCAAAGGTAAAACCACCGTTACAGATATCAGTGGTGCAGGCGGCGATACCGATGCGATTCCGTTTACCTTTAACTACCAGGGTTTTGCCACCAAAACGGTGAAACTGGATCGTACCCGTTCGGTGATTCCGGATGTGATCTCAGTAACCGATCTGGACAGTGACGGCAAGATCACCTATACCTTAGCAGGTAATGATGAAGGTACGCTGAAACTTTGCTTCCTCTATGGCGACCCAGGGTCATCACCAGTGGAAGGCCGTGACATGATCTTTATCTCGATCAAGGTCAAGGTGAAATCCAGTAACCTGCCGTTTGCGCTGGTCAGCAATGACGACGCCGTAACGCTGGACTGGAACAAAGAGGCGGTGATCAAGCTTCAGGTGACCTACGGTGGAAAAGTAGTTCCCAACAATGCACCAGGGTTGGTGTTCTCACTGGGGGAGGCTGATGTTCATGGCTTAACGATCGTGGGGCAAACGGTTGATGGTGTTCGGGTTAAAGCCACACGCTCATCCGTGCCGGGATCGACCACGGTTTATCCTGAAAACCTGATCGTGAAATACGAAGTGGGCGCACCTGAGCCGAAGACAGCGAACTTCGATGTGCGGGCTAGCGTCGCCATGGGCGTTGCAACCATTGGCAACAATCTCGCCGCCTCTGTGTCAATTTGGCAAAAGCGCGGATTAGTTCAGTCAGTGATGGTAAACGGGTTTGCCTTGCCAGGGATTGATCACTATGAGGTGGTAGGTGGAAGCAATGCTTTCATTGAAATGGTGGACGGGCGTAACTACGAAGTCATTGCAGCAGACAGTGTAAACTCTACCCATGTGGTTCCGATGTCAGTGTACTACCACGTTGACAGCACAACCGAACTGCAGCGTCTGGATTTCGATGCTACCTTTAATATCGCTGCATCTACCAGTGTTCGCTTTAAACTCATCAACACCCCGGCGAAGATTGAAACGGGACTGGCTCTGGAAACCAAGGTCACGGTGACACCTGTCTATAAAGACAAGAACGTCGGTAGCCTGGCAACCTTTAAACCTGCGCTCTCTACGATTCCTGCTCAGCTTACGCTAAAAGAGTATCGGATTGTGGGCACCTCTTACGAAATCACTTTCGTTGGGGCAAAAGCAGGTCTGGCTAAAATGGATCTGGTCTTCTGGTCTCCGGATGCAGGTACCAACCCATTACCGCGTGATGTCGCCAAGGCAAGCTTTGACATTAAAGTCATGGGTGAGCTGGGGATTGAAATTGGAAACCGTGATAACCTGATCACAGGTAAAGACGGTGATACTGGCACGTACAACTTAGAAGTCCTGTTTGGGGGCATTCCGGTTGATATCGCCACAGAGATCACCAACGGCAATCTGGTTCTGACCGTTGAGAACGGTGCATCCACTTCCATGAACGCCAATGTGCTGACTGTGAAGAAGTGGGCAAGTGCGACCTTTGATTACTCACTGGCAGGTGTTGTGGTACCGGGTCAATCAGTCAACGTGTCTGACTTTATCAACATCATCTATACCTACGGTGGTGTGCAGTATAAAGCGCGTGTTGAAATTCCGATGAACTATACCACAGGTCCACTGACGGTGACTACGGGGTTAACGGCACCTGTGAAGATGTTTGACAGAGGAACGGTATCACCAACAGTCATGTGTGGAAAGGTTGATCTCTCGTCTACGCTGGTTCGTATTCAGAACACAGATGAAGATGCGTACATCAGCTGGACCGGCGGAAAGGGTTATACGGTTATCAATGCCGATGTTGCTCAAACCGTGCATAACGTTCCTTCACGTTTAGTGGGACAATATCGTAACTGGCCGTATTCTGCCAATGCCGATATTCCGTTCACCATTGCGGCATGGAATCAGAAGTCCTGGGATGTGATTCCTACCAAAACTCTGATCTCTGGAACGGAGTACGGTGCGCAGCAGTACTTTGCTATTGAAGCGACCAACCGTGGCGAACCCTATGTCATGCCGGCGACCTCCATGTTGGATCTCTCGCGCAGTGATTTAGACGATGTTGCGGATGTGACCTATTTCTCACGCCCAACCACTACTCGTCAGACCTATGCCGTAAACCTGAAACGTGTAGGGAAGTTCCAGCTGAAACTGTGTTGGGTACGTCCGGGATCACCGTCACCGGGTGTTGAGAACGTGGATTTCGTGTACACCTATATGGATGTGGACGTCGCTAGTGAAGAGCTCGTCATTGAACTCGGTACAGGCGGTAACAACAGCATCACAGCAGCCAACGGAGACACTATCACTAACGCGGCCTTGTCAATCAAGCGTAAAAGTGATGGCTCAACGTTATCGAATAACAACGCGGCAATAGCGATCACGGTTGACCCAACAGACCTGTTTAAGATCAACAGTCTGGCGGCGACATCCATGAACATCACCATGACGGTAGATCCTACTAAGGCACCAGCGAAGTACACCACGCTGTTGTCTGTGGTGTGGCACAACCCGTATTCGGGTCGAGACGTAACGGGGACATTTGCCTACCCAATTACGGTACGTCGTCCAGCTGATTACCCGGTCTTTAAACTCTCGGGTCCTTACTTCACACCGGGTGGATATAAGTATCCGCGTCTGTGGGAGTTCGGCGCTAACCCCTACATTGTTACCGCCGCGGGAGTCGATATCAGTAATCAGTGTGAGTTGGTTGAATTCGTGGGGAACAAAGCGGATAACCCTACAGCAGGAGTGGGATCTGAAGAAATTGCTTCTTCGGTTGATTTCCCAATCAAAGGAACGTGGTGGCAGCAAACCCAGGCCTTTAATGGACGTGATGCCTATATCCTTCCTATCACTGTTAAGATGCGTGTTCCGTATCGTGGCAAGATGATGGATGTGGAGCTCACCGATAACTGGTACCCAGGTGTGGAAACTGATGCGTATAAGCGCAGGAAGTTCCGCGGTAAATCGTCGATGCAATCGGTCAGCACTGAGCCGGGTGTTGAAACGGAAATTCCATTCCAATTGGAATACCGTGGATACAAGTACGGTGAGGCGGTCTTTAGACCAGACCTGACTGGTGACCCAGCAGTATACGTTCCTGGCGATTACCTGGATGTGGTGTCGACCCGATATGACGACACTACAGGGTTAACTTACGTTAAAGTCCGCGGTAAGAAACCAATTGGTCCACTTTCGAGCATGACGTTTGTGTTCGACATTAAAAATGCTGGAGCTAATCCGGTAGTTAATGAAGGTCGAACCTATGTTAGTATGGCCGGTTATTCAGCGACGGTAACGGACCTGAAAAACTCTGCACGCTCTGTCTGGGACATCGGCCGGTTGTTAAACCAGATCATGACGATCAAGGTAGACACCACTGACATCACTGCACAGTGTAGCATCGTGGGGATTGACAACCCGTCTCTCAACGTCGGTATTGACACTGGGGTTAACCAGCGGGTGAAATGTGAAAGTGACGTGGCGCTCCCAGCGTGGTCAGGTGACGTGGTTTACACCATTAAGTTACCGCCAGCGTACGACAACCGTATCATCAAAGCAACGATCCCTACTACCATTGCAGCCTATGATGGAATAGAGTTCTACGCGGAATTGTGGGGTACCCCGAGCTGGCCATACATCTCTGCAGCGGGTCGGTTCAATGCGCTTTTTCTGTTTGCGTATTACCGTGGTCAGCGTATCTCCCAGTATGACATGGGAACCAAGGTCAGCAGTAACACCGTTGATCTGCGTGCAGCCAACATAGGAGTGGATCCAAACAACCTCTTGACGTACGGTGGATTCAGTTACGTTACCCCGTCGAACATCCCTTACGCTATGATTGGATACGGTGATGGTACCAAGCAGTATATTGGTGATATCGACGTTCCACTTTATTACTCAGGGACAGGGTCTGATCGTTATCCGGCAAAAACCCTTGGTAAAAACTACACGGTGTTTAAGTTTAAAGCCGCAACGTTTTATGAGAACAAACTCTACCCGTTCCCAAGCAACTATGCACCGGCACAAATCGAGGGTAAATTTGGTGATACGCTGAATGCATTAATTACTTCGACGATCGGTAAAGATATTGCGGATAACCCGGCTTCAATGGGTCTTTCTGGAATGTCTTGGACATTGGGTCAGGGAATGGCAGGGCTGATCTCTAAACCAACGGGCACTTTCCAGGATAGTACTGGTATCAAACTCAAAGTAGAGTACGACAACCGTGATGCGGATATCGTGGTTGATGTTCCGGTTACTATTACGGCGAGTATCCCCAACTACAAGGGGTTTGCGGTCTCGAACTCCTACAGCTATATCCAGAAAGTGTTGATCAAAGGAACCAGCACTGGAAACACCGTAAGTGTCACACCAAAGGCTTACCCTAGCTTGCGCGTGTGGGATGTCAGTGGTCAAGCTGTAACGATTGTACACAACGGTAAGACGATTGCGTCCAATGCGATTAAAGATGTTCAGATTGCGTCTAACCCGTACATCCGTCGTCCGGAAGATAATCCAGATACGAGCAGCCGCTGGTTTGAAGTATACGACGGCCTTAAAGCTGGAACTACGACTACGGCGACATTTACGGTTACGTACACCGACGGTATTCGTGATTTCACGATCACCCAAGATGTTCCTATGACCATTCAGCCGTACGCAGGGTCTCCGTGGATCGTTACACCGGTATCATCAACTGACCCATCACTGCTGTATAACGTCGGCCCTACCGCTCAACCTAGTGCGACATCTTCTTTCTATCTGAAGGTGTACTATAAGAACCAGATCATCGGTGCTTCTACAACAGGCAGCGCTAACATGGGAATGGATACCAGGGCAGGTGCGTTTAACTTCCCAGGGTTTGGAGGGACAGTAGGAGGGGCTCAGTTCAGCGATATTCCAAGCGGATATGCTAACGCCGGCTTTGCCTACATGATCACTGTTGCGGCACTGGCTCAAGCAATGGACAAGAGTCAGCTGGGTAAACTCAAGTTTGGCTTTAAAGACAAACTGACCGACCCTAACTCAGTGGAAGGCCGTGATTGGATTTATGTCGATGTTTCTTGCTTTGTGTATGACTATTATAGGCAGTACATTGCAGAATCTGACATCAAGCCATTTACCGGTAAATTCGGTGACAGCGTTTCAGCGAAAGTGGTAATGCGTGTCCATCTTCGTAACCAGTGGATTCCGTTGACGTCTGCATCCATTGCCGTAACGTCTCCGGGTAACCCGAATGTTGCGCTGGTAACAGGCCTGCCTGACAAAGCCACAACCGTGTCGTTAAACTTCAAGGCTGAGTTGACTACAGCCAAGCAGTTGACAGCTGATTTCAATATTATCGCGAAACCAGCTGGCGCGACCCAGTCCAGCATCACGTCACAAGCGACACAGATCTCCAATCTGCCATTCCCGAATCCGGTTGATATCCAAACGGTAACGGCGTCGCTGAATGACACAGGGGGATTACCTTTCCGCCTGGTTGATGATCAAGGTGCGGATCTGACCTCACAAGCCACCATGACCGGTATTGTTGCTAATGACTATATCGAGTTCGTAAATGGTAAGTGGCGTTGTAACGATACCCGTACTGCAGACACACAGATCAAAGTAACCTTTAAGTACAGCATCACGTACCAGGGGAAACTGTTGACGCCAAGCCAGGATATTACGTTCATCATTAAACCGTACACGGATCAGCCAACGGTGACTGATGTGCAGGTAGTCAATGGAAATGTGTGGGACAAAGGTAATGTGCTGCCGTTTACGATCAACATCGGTGGAAGCCCGGTACCGCAGGAATGGATCACTGCTGTGGGCGGAACCTCAGTAAACAACCGCGTTACACTGGGACCAACGGTTGCCAAGGCATGGAAGATTGTTGCAGGCGACCTCACGAAAGCCGTGGGCGATACCGCAACCTTCAGTGTCACGATTACAACGCCAAGCAAAACCTTAACGGTGACGCAAGACGTGGTCTTCAACATCGGGAAGTATGACGGGGTTGAATTCAAGATCAACGTAATCGATTCGCAAGCAAGCAGCAAACTCCTGCAGGCAGGCTTTATTCAGTACAATGCCAGCAGTGCGTCAACCTTGTTTGTGACAGGCTACTACCGCGGTGACCAAGTGGTTTCTCCGCAATCTGTTTCTACCTCCATGACCGGTTCTGATAACCTTATCAGTGCGACGAACCAGAGTGGACAGATTGCCTACGCGATCACTCCGCGCAATGGCGTGAACCAGGAAGTTCGCTATCTCACGGTAACCGTTAAACGTGACCCATCTGCCGGTGATGTCGATAAGGTAGATGTAGCGACCCTGAAGTTCCCGATTTATCTCTACAGTGGTGTTGGACAGCGTTTCTTAGATCCGCGGTCTACAATTGTAGTGGATGGGAAGTACGGTGCTAAGCCAGTAATGGATCTGCACATGTTTGTCTTCACGGGAGACGGAACATCGGTTAAATACACCGATCTGGTTGCAAGCAATGCCACGTTGGCCTTTAGTCCAACCGGTATTGTTGAGATGGTGCCAGGAACACTGACCCCTTACGGTTATCAGTTACGCTTCGTGACGAATAAATACGTAGAGTCGGTGGATACCGTTGCTGTCACTGTCACGATCCCAGCCGGAACATTGACCTACAATCTGAAAGTGACTCAACGTGCTTCAGATGCGGACAAACCGGATGTGACCAACGTGACCACCCAGAACGTGGGTGTCAACCAAACTGGTGGCGTGCCGTTTAAACTGGTGGATCCGGATACTCAACAGGATGTCACCTCTGCTGCAACCATCACTGCTGTGGCAACCAATGATTACCTTGAGTTGGCGAATGGCAAGTGGCGGGTGAAGAAAGATGTCCAGGTGGATACACCGACCACTGTGACCCTTACCGTGGGACTCAATTACCGTGGTAAAGACGTCGTAATAACTCAAGCTGTGAACTATCTGATCAAACCGTTTGCTGGTAACTTTGGCATCGTGAATCAGAAAGAGATCACAGCGAATGTCTGGGACCGTGGCACCGAGTTGCCGTTTACCTTGACCATCAATGGGAATACCTTCCCGGCGGAGTGGATCACAGGTTACAGCGCGTTACCGTCTAACGACAAAGTAACGATCGGTACCAATGGACTCTGGCAGATTGTGGCGGGTGACCTGACTCAGGCGATCTCGACCACTGTGGGTTATGGGGTGCGTGTCACAGCACCAGGCGGCGTTGAGCGTGTGGCAGTACCGAGCGTCAAATTCAATATCAACAAGTACGACGGTATTGAATTCAAACTCGCGATCACGAATCTGGCCGTAACAGGTGATATCATTAGAATCGCCCGTAACGACGGCTTCAACACCACACCACCAACGCCAAGCAACGCCAGCGTATTAATTCAGGGAACGTATCGTGGGGACGTGATCACAGCTAACCCAGGTTTCCGAGTGAAAGACCTGGTGACACTCAAGAACATGAGTACACTGAGCTTGGGAAGTGGAACAGGGACGCCGAAGAACTGGACAGCGGCATTAACTTCAGCAGAGTTGGTTAAAGCGCTGAACGTGGTGCGGTTTGTTCGTGATGGTGCTACCGGGACAGTAGAGGGTGTGGATGTGGCGACCTTGACCATTCCAATCACCACCTATATCCAGGATAGGCTCCAGGCGAGCGTCTTGCCAAGTCCGATTGTTGGTAAGTTCGGTGATCAGATTACGCTTACAGGTGATCTGCGCTATAACGGCGTAAGAATCAAGCTGAATGACACAGGCTCTAAAACGTCGGTAAGGATCAGTAATGTTACCAACGTGATCATGGTTGCAGATTCCGTTACGGAAACTGAGTTCAAAGTTGCATTCAGAAATGATGTGACCGCGGATACCAGTGCAACAGTGTTCATCGAGTTTAACACGACCGTGTATCCGTCAACAGCGAAATCTACCGCACCGGGTATTCCGTTCACCCAGAAACCAATGACTTCGGTTGCTCTTAAAGACGTCGTCTCTCCTCTGACGATGAATCTGTGGGAAACCAGGGCACTGGGCTTCAAAGTGATGCTGAATGACACCACAGACATTACCTCGTCTGTGACGGCGGTGGAAGCCACCAACGCAGCAACGATTGGCGATAAGTTCGAGTTCGTCAAACTGTCTGATACCACGTGGGGATACAAGAGCGTTAAATCCAGTGCCAGTGCGCAGACTACCGCCACCGGAACCTTTAATGTGAAGGTAACTTACAACGGTAAAGACTACGTGCTGCCAGCGTCTGTGAATCTTGTGACCAATATCAACAACGGTAGTATTCCTACCAACCGGTTCAACGTAGAAATGATGTAAACCACCGAGGGAATCCAGGGTATCGGGTTCCCTCTTTTTCAAGGAGCAATAATGGATAAGCAAATCACCCTGCTTGAAGGTCAAAGCAGTAGTATTGTGGTGAAGCCGACCTTTGAAGGTAAAGCAGCTGCTGATAAAGTTGTGCTGTCACAGACATTGAGTAATGCGGATATTCTCAAATTACTGAGTGCACCTGTTGCCAGTGACAATAATACCGTGGCTACGGTCGCCGTTAAAGTGGGTGCTGTTGCAGACCTTACCGGTAATCTGGTTTATGATTACACCGGCAATGACTCAACGGTTGAAAACGTTGGCATCAGTACCAAGCAAATTGGTATTAAAGTCAACGCAGCCCAATTGGCTACAGTTGCAGCGCCAGCTCCCGTGAAGTTTAAATGGTTAGCGGGTCTGGAACTCAATATCGCGGTGACGTATAAAAATGGTGAGCAAGTCCTGGATAACGAAGATGCTAAGTTGCTTCTGAGTGTTGCAGGCGATTACCTGGAATACGTTAGCCGTTCTGAAACCGGTGTGGCACTGAAGATCAAAGATGATATTGATCCGACGACCGCACCAACCGCCCTGCAACAGTTGGTTGCTAAGTACTATTCCGGTACCTCAACAACTGATCTGACCTTTGTGGCCAAGCCGCTGCTGAGCATGACGACAGCGCCGGTTAGTCTGAAGATGGGCGAAACCAACGCATTCCCGATCGTGGTTAAGAAAGGTGAAGAGGATATCACTGCCTCGGTAACCAATATCCAGATCACTGCGGATGAATACTTCAGCGTCGACACCAATGGCAACATCACTGTTGTTAAGGCCGATGCCGAAGACGCTACCCGCACACTGCATTTCTCCTTTAACTACACCGAAGATGGCTTTACGTGGAACTACACGAAAGACGTTGACGTGACAGTTCTGGGAACCGCGGTACCTGTTCAGCTGATGCTGAGCAACGTGTCGACACCGTTGACCATGAACCTGTGGGACAAGAAGACACTGACGTATCAAGTTCTTGACGGCGAAACCGACGTGACCTCTGAAGTGACTTCTGTTGAAGTTGTCAATGCTGCAGATATCGCGTCTAAGTTCGAGTTCACTCAGGACGGTATTGTTACCACCTTCCAGTCTGTTAGCTCTAGTACTACTGAACAAGTTACTGCAACGGCCAACATCCTGGTTAAAGGTACTCACAACGGCAAAGCCTTCAGCTTGCCTGCGGATATCAACCTGGTCACTAACGTTAACGACGGTAGCATCCCTACCAATCGTTTCGACGTTCAGATGGAACAGTAATAAAACGAGAGAGGGATTCCGAAAGGAGTTCCTCTCTTTTCCTAGGGGGTCCAACTAGATGGAAATCAAAATACTTGAAGGGCAATCAAGTGCTGTAAAAATCGTACCCACATTTGAAGGCAAACCAATCATCGATCGCATATCTGTGGATTGGGCTAAAACCGATATGAAGGGAATGGTGTTACTGGGCAGGGACATGGTAGGCAAGGATAAACGCAGTGCCTTTATTCCGGTGATCGCAGGGGCTATTTCTGTGGGTGTCGGGGTCATTGTGTTTAAGTACATGGATTCGCAAAAGGATAGCGAGAACATTGGGACGGTGACAAAAGAGGTGCCGATCAAGGTATTACCGGCCTTGTTAACGGTTGCCAACATTGCACCCACGACACTTAAATGGTTACCGGGTCGAGAGTATGACATTCTCATCTCCTGGCTAAATGGAAACCAATCCGTTATTGCCACTGATGGGTTACTCAACTTGAGTACCACAGGTGACAGTATTAGTATTGTGTCACGCAACAAAGATGGGATCAGAATAAAGGTAAGGGAGGATGTTGACGCCAATCTCCTGCCATCAAAAGAACAGAGCATCGTCGCTAAGTACTATTCTGGCCTCGCCCGTTCTGTGCTGACATTTATGATAAAACCTACGTTAGTGATAACGCCCATTGGAGTGATCAACTTAAAAGGCAAAGGCAGTATTCAAACGTTTCCTTTTAAGGTCATGGATGGTACCAAAGACATCACCAAACAGATCAAGAATATTCGGGCCACTGATGAGTATTTGAAATTCAATGACGATGGCAGCTTTGTCGTTATCAAGGTAAATTTACTGGCAATTATAAGAACAATCAGCTACACCTTTGATTATGAAGTCAATGGCCTCGTGTGGACCTACGGCACAAAAATAAATGTAACTATTGGTAACCTCATCAACCTGTAATTGGTGAGAGCTGATGTTGCTTACGCATTCAGTTATTATGAATGCCTTAACGACACCAGGTTTGAATAAAGGTTCTGATGCGGTATGTTCAGGGTAATCCCTTTATTAAACAAAAAAAAATAAGACTAAACTAGAGAACTTACCCAATGGGTAAGTTCTCTATTATGCTTAGTTAGATTTGCTTTGCCAACAATCCATGCGGAAAGTGACACACAACAGGATTCGCTGTGCATTCACCCACCACTGGCCAACAGCACTCGGTGTCTGATTCAAGGTACAGTCCTGCAATAATGCGGGCTGTTTCAGGATCATCTTTGTGTGCGAGTGTGACCACGTTCTGTTTGTTAACATGGTAGAAGAACCGGAAAAGATGATGCGTTGTTTCCCAGTATTTTCTATTCATCAGCAACGGCAGAGGTCCCGGTATCCGAGTATAATCGATAATCACATCCGCCAACCGCTTGATGTCATCACGGGTCATATACTGAGAGGGGAACTCATCACAGTCTATAACGAAAATGTCACCATCATCATAGTAGATTGTAAACGGGTTGGAGTCGACATCCTTGTTCAGCAGGAATTGATAGGGAACCGTGTCCACCGTGTTACCCGCACAAATCAGGTACAGGCAGAGTGAACACAAATCCAGATCATTGAAAGTGAAGTGCGCTTTACCGAACTTCACCGTGTGGGAGACATTTGTGTTGACGCTAAAATCCATAACTCACCCAAATGTGTAGAAGATTTCGCCTTCTTTCTTACGCCCTTTCACGATGGTGTAGTACTCGTTATCACCGTGAACCTGAAGTGCTATTGGTAGCACTGGCACTTTCTTACGCGCCATGGAAACATACCCCAACAACCTCCCAGTAAACATCGTTACCCGATAGCCCGTTTCGTCGTCACCTTGTTCGGCTTTGTGCTCATACCAGCACGGATAGGTATCGTCCAGCAGGTGATCGTTATCACCCAGCTTTTCAATGGCTTCAACCAGCTCGCGCGCATATTTGAGATCGATGCCATTCTGCAGCCCCTCGATGCTGAGGTACGGATCACCCTGTTCAGGATTCACGCGCCAGATAAACGGTGTCTCCTTAAAGACCAGTGGTGCAACGTTGGGATTATGAATCGCTTCCACCAACCAGATTGACAGTGCTGTGACAGCCACCGCATCCAGCTTCTTAAACTGCATAACCCCTTCAAAAGGAACCTTAAACATCTTGATGACTTCAATATTCATAACTGTTTCCTTGTGCGGCAATTTCGCCACCTTCTACATAACGTTCACCCACTGAGGTGGTCCAATTTTCACTACAGACCCGCGATCCACTCTCGGTACGACACTCGAGATAGACAGCCCGGCCTATTTGAAGATCCCCAACAATCTTGCCTGCATGTTTGACACCATTGGTCTCAATCACACCCAGACACGTTGAGGTTACTGAGGTTGCTCGACCGTAGCACGATTCCAGTGCTGCGATCTTGCCTTTAACGAAATGGTTACCTGCACTCTCTTCGGCTTTGGCATGAGGAGGATCCATAACAAGACCCGTGGCGATCATACCCAAGGCGACAAAAAGAACTGCTGCACGTTTCATTAGATTTACCCGTATAAAGGTTGAGAGAGTTAGTTAATTGATCTTACCGAGATAAGGAAGAGTTTCGCCGTCACGCGGTGGATACGCCGGTGGGTCAAACGGGTCGTTATCCTTGAAATGACAATACCCGGTAAACTCATCTTCGATCAGTGTAAGACCGTAAGTCGAACGCCCTGTTCCCTGTTTACCGATTATCCAAACGCCTGGATCAGCTTCATGGAGAATATCTTCAGCACCATTCATAGTACGGTGTTCATGATTAAGCACAACCGGAGCTGGCGCAGCCATGAAATCGTTCATTCCCATTGAATCGTTAAGCGACCCATCCTGCACCGCGTCATACATGCTGGCCGCAATGCGAGTCGCTTGCTCTTTGGTTAGCACAATACACTGGTTCATTTGAAGCGAGTCAGCGGTGATCATGTTACAGGTCTGATCTTCTTTCACTTCGATCAGCAGTTTCTTAGCGCCCCAGCCATCAACAAAGATTAAGCCTTTGGGATTAGGCGCCATGGTGAAATAGTGCAGCCACATGTTAAACATGCTGTACTCCTGCAAGCTCAGTTCCAGCTTAACTACACCAAAATGAATGACGTAGGTTTGTTTTGTGTAGATGAACGTATCAATTTCCATAATGACTCCTATACTTTATCAGATTGAATAAGGTCAACCAAAGCTTGCATTAACGCAGCTTCACTTAATTCGACTTTAATACTGGTAAACTCGCCCTCAGCAGGATTCACCAGAATGATGATCTCTTTGCCTTTGAATGCAATCGGTGGGTTTAACGAAATACGAACGTCTGCTTTACCAAATTGTCCGGAGACCACAGGAATGCATCCAAATGCTTCATGTGTGAGCTTGAGATTAACCTCTTTCCCTTTAACGATGTTTGTTAACTGATTATCAGCGGGTGTCGGAACAATAATGGTAAACATCCATCGGACGGCAAGCGCCAATGTCTTCATAAAAAATACTCCTAAGGTTAGCTATCCATATGGATAGCTAACCGAGTTATAAAGGAGTTATACCGAAGCAACGACAAACTGGTCTAACACGTCAAAGAAGCCTTTGCGGTTATCGAGACTAAAGGCATTGGGTGCCGGTGCAAACTCTTCGCCCACAGCCACATACAGTGACAGCGATTCACGCTTAAGAATGCGTACTTTGATCTTACCGATAGTGCCTTCTGCAAATACATTACCCAGTGCATGGGTAACTGTCATCGCTACTTCGACACCGGTGTCTGTGTCGATGCTTTCAATCAGCTGTGTGCAGTTGGCTTTGAAGTCCATGGGATGGGTCTGGTACAGGATCTTATCGAGACGATCAAACACCGGACGAATAGTATTGGCCTTGGCTTCATCCTGCAGGGCATTTACCACACCCGCAAGACCTACACTGGTTGAAACCGCACGGTTGCCGTTGATGGTGTCAAATGAATTGACCACATACTCAATGATTGGGATCACAGGGTGACCCGGCTCATCTTTGAAACGACGTTGCATATCCATGGCGAGATCCAGATCGATCGCAACCTTGTAGTAACGCTTCATGGCTTCAATCGGCGCCATGTTGCCAATCAGACCAAGCTGCAGAGTTGCGCTGTTGAATTCGGTAGCCAGGTGACCGATATCCCCGATGATGGTATCAACGCTTGCTGTGGTGCCGGTATACTGCGTAATACCGTCGGTAATAGAGAATTGAATCTTGCCTTCTTCAGTTACTTGCAGAGCCGTCAGGGTAATCAGGATTTTAGCTTGGTTAATCATAACACTCTCTCTAAGTTAGACTATTTTAATAAATCAGAAAACGATTAATCAGTTAACTGACCAGGAACAAATTCACTCTCTTTGTAACTCACGTTCAGACCGGTCTGGATAGAAACCAGGTCATCTCCGTTTACAGCATCAATTGCCTGTAGCAGCGGAATATTGAAGGGGATCGTACGGTTTCTGATTTCTGCCATAAGTTCCCCGTCAATGTCTACCCGCACAAAATCCCGCAGACCATCAATACCCACATCACGAATCAGAGTATGTCCCAATTCGCTTATTTCAGGACAGCGTAAGGCGACCTCTTTAATAAAGGCGACACCCTCCACCACATTGGTCAAAGGCGACACCGGGGAGCTGATTTCACGTTTGACTTCGCCACCATCAATAATGAAACCCACTACTTCACCGGCATCGTCACTGTTATAACTGCTGAGAATCAGCCGGTGCTTTTTGGGTGTGGTCATGATCGTACTCCTGGAATTGGTGTCCCACGATACTTTCTTTGAGCCGCTGGTGTTCGGCACGTTTCTGGCGATTGGCGTTCATGTCGCTTAGCAGACCGTGGATCTTGTTGCTGCCTTCAACAATAGTTGCGTGCGGCGCCCGCAACAAGGGATGAGCATCAGCATCGCCACACTGCGAACCCAGATAAACCCGTGGATACGCAAACGGCAGTTTCTCCCGCTTGTAGCGATAGGAGATATCACGGATCAGGAGTTTCCCCCACACCGCATCGTATCCCTGCCAATCTTTATCCACGGACTTGACCACAATCACTTTCTTACCCAACAGCTCGTTTTTGAAGTGCTTGCGATAAGACATAAGCTTGATATGCCACACCGCCACCTTTGCTTTCCAGAGTAACGGCAAGTTATTCCAGAAGACATAGGTATACACCCAACGCATCGGGTGCTTTTTAAAGGTAATCATCTTAGGTGCTCCGTAAGAAGATGCTGGTAATGTTTAAGGTCGTACAGTGACTGCCGATAGGGAACAAAGGTTCCATAATCGATCGCGACCACCCGACCTCGGTAAAGTCCGTAGTTCACATAGGCGTACTCACACCACTGCTGAGCTTCCTGAGCTTGTCTGTCACGTTTATTAGACTCGTGATACAGATCAAACATAAAAGCATGAACCAGCGGCGGGGCTTTCTCCAATGTCTTTACTCTGGGCATAACCACTAACAACCCAGGAATGGTGAACAAAACCGGACAGAAATAATCAGGACACTCTCGAGACAATCGACGCTCTCGAAGATTACTCAACAACCCAGCCGCAAAATACTCAAGATCCCCCAGACGTGGAATCTTGATTGCGAACCGTTTGGTCAGTATCACAATCCTGGTCGAGCCCGTTTTGTTCACCGTGACCATTACCAGATACCCATTAAGATGATGTTAACGTTACGGCAGGATTTGTGGACATCATTGGTGAAGCCCACTGTTTGCCTGATGTAAAACAGCGCCAGCTTGTCCATCATGTTCATTCCATGAAGGTTCAATTCATTCTTACCGGCATCAGTCACGACCTTTAAGACGTCGTCGATAATCTGTTCTACCAGATTACGGAACTTTTTATCCAGAACTGAATCCACGGCTTTGCTCTGGGCAATCTCTTCAGAAATTGCGCTGAACTTTTGTCCTTCGTACTCTGCTTCCAGAGTCAGTTGAACAGTGAATTCTGTATGATCTTCGTGATACCGCGTAAACTTAATTGATTGTAGCATTATCCTTTTCCTCAACCATTCTTGTTTTAAGAGAGTTGCTGTTAACCAAGCTGAACTTCTCACCGGCTACAGCGCGCAATATTTTTTCTGCTGTACAGACACATACTTCTGGATTAACGTCATCAAGATCGTTGTTGATTTTAAACAACGCACCAATGATATCAGCTTCCATCCAGTCTAACCGAAGATCCTCACCGTGGTTAATGTAATAACCGTAGAAGAGGTAGTCTTCTTCCTTTACCTCTTGCTCACTTTGCAGTACGGCCTCTTTACTTAGCTGGATGTACTGGTCTACCGCATCCCCTACTTCATTCAGCAGGGAATCTTCAAATCGCATGAACGCCGGAATGACTTCGATGTTCTCGTCGACTTTAAAGAAATGAAACACAGCCAGTTGCCAAAGTCGTCTTTCACCGTACAGGAATTTAGTCATCTCCTGTAACCCGACCGTCAATGCTGTTCCCTTTAATAACATGTTAACGCGACTGGTGTGAAAAGACATGGGATTGTGGTTCATATCCCCCATCACGTAAAACTTACTCAAGGTGTCGCTGAGTACAGCATTAACCTGACGACGAATGCCTTCAATGGGATTATGCTTCTTTTTACGTGGTGCCTTGGTCTTACTCATGGATTACTTCCTTCTCTAAATTAGTTACTGCTAAACTGGAAACTAAACAGCAAAGTCGCTGAATGTCAGGAGCTGAATCTGATTTCGCAGTTTGGTTTGTAGTACAATGTCTTGGCATCGCAGTGCCGCCTCTAATTCCCCAGTCAAATGACTGATGGTTTTATCAAGGGCACTGGTTTGGTCTTTCGCTCCCCGGACGTTCGTGGATTGAGAGCGATTTAAAATAAGACGCAAATCGTAAGACATGAGATTCCTTATAGTTTATATTTGTATGTTTTTATTAAGCGGGTATTGCCAACGTGCTATGCCTTATAGGCGTTCATCAGGTCGCGATGAGTACGACGCAATGGATGTTTCTCTGCAAAGGCCTGAGCTTCACGCTTAGCTTTAATACGCGCCAGTACAGAGAGTTGCTCTTCCAGTGAAATTTCAGTTGGACGAACAGCAGATTCAACGGTGGTGACTTTCTTGAAACGTGCAATCACACGCTTCATAACAGATGCAAATTCTTCGTTGTTTTTATTATTAAGGGTTGATGCGAACATAGTAATTACTCTCTAAGTTAAATTAAAAAATTAATGTTGGGTTTCTTCATGACGACAATCAATACAATAGTCGTCCCATTCGCCGTAAACCTGATCCTCGGTTAACGGACATTTACACTGACAGCACTTGGTATAGGTGCGCGCATTTTCAGCTTGACGTTTAACCATACCGGCTGCAAGTTGCAGTTTATTACGTTTGCGCAAAATAGCGCATTCAAGGACGTCCCCAAAAAGTCTGGCCATGGCGATTACCTTTGACAACGCTGGGTTAGTTGATCGATATATTTAGCCATCGTTTAATTCTCTCTATTGCTAAAAGTAACACAAAGACCAGGATGGTCGTTGCGGTAACGATAAGGGGTAACACGTAGAACGAGATCTCGAAATGGATCCCCTGTTCCTGATACGCGACATAATACAAACTGCCGTTTAACACCAACAACAAAAAGATCACCAAACCTTTAACGCACTTTGCTACCATGTAACTTTCCTGATTGGATACCGCTGAAGGCAGAGTGCTCTGCATAACGTCCGAGCAGTTTGATATAAACAGCATACTCTTTATCAGTGACCTTCTTGAGATCTTCCAGTAAGAGCCGATCGTTGTCCGCACCGATATAATCTCCCATGAGGTTGGCACGTTTAATACGCGCTTGCAGTATATCGATGTGGTCTTGTCGTGTCATGACTGCCCTCCAGCCGCCTTCTCTTCTTTAAGGCGTTGAATGTAGTTGCGAACCCGCAAGGTGACGTTTGGTAAATCACGTTCATCAAAGATCACAGTGGTACCGCCCCGTTGACAGGGAAGGACTCTGACCAAATAAACGTCACGTTGATAAGCGCCTGCTTTGCGAACAAATTCCACCGTTAACGATTGGACTGATCGACCAAAGTCAGGTAACTTACGAAACGTCGTCTTGTTCTCATCAGTGAGATAGTTTACGGCGCATTCGTGACCGAACGTCTTTTCCACGGTTTCGATCCCGGTTAAGATTGATTCCATGATATCGATGGCATGATCGATATTACACACATCCAGAGTTAATGCATTGTGGTCCAGAATAGCTGCATTCCGGGTATGCCATCCGTTAATGTTTTTCACTTATACGTACCTCGCTACTATAAAGGAATAAAAGGCAGAGACATCTGTCCCTGCCAGCGTGTATTACTTGTTACCGTCCACGTCGCTATTGAAGCGATCCCAGGCATCCAGATCTTCATCGTTGAGGATCATCGGATATTCTTCTTCCTGAGACTCAGGTGTTGAATCAATCATGGCATGTGCAGAGTACGGTAACTCTGCTGCTTGCAGCTTGGGATCCCGCTCAGGACAATAGTCATCTCGACGACCCATGCGATTAGCGCGGAACAGCCGATTGGTACGGTTAGGTGTTGGCGTCGATGAGTGATGACGTTCTTTCACCGGTAACCCCAGTGAACGACTGATCAAATCGATTTTATCCTGCACCGCGTCAATCTGTTCACACAACAAAGTCCACTGCTCGCCAGTGCCCTTAACACCCTTTAAGGCATTACGCTGTTCACGCAGGGTCATCACCTGGGCAATCAACTCACGGCGTTGTGCTTTGAGCTGGTCACGCAGGATATTGGTTGGTGGCTTGGGAAAGTTTTCTTTGGGGGTTTTCATACCGGTGAATCCTTCTAAGTTAAAAGTTGTAAGGAGTAATCAGTAACGTTTACCAGTTACTTTTACGGTCGTCTTTAAATGGCGGTAAGCCAGAAGCTTTGGGTTTACCGAGGTTGGTGAGGTCAAGATTGTATTCACCGGCCACAACTTGGCGATGTAGTTCACGCCGACCCAGCTGCTTCATCTGACCGGTCAACTCGTTCAGGTTAGAAGAGGAGGACCGATAGACGATGCCCTCATCTGTTGAAATGCGACCCATATAGAGATCGAGCTCATCAACACGGGTAATCATGAAACCTGTGGTTCCAATGAGTACCGGCAGAGAGTCGGCACCTTCTACTGCTTGCACACCACCTTCGGCACGAAGATTGAATTGATTCATCGCGTTATCGAAGGCAATGAACTCTTTATTAAATTCGTCTGAGTTCGCTTCAACCAGCGCACACATCAGGTCTTTACGGAAGTTCTCTTTCCCGCCGTGTTCCAGCAACCAGCTGTAGATATCAAACACATGTCCCTGATTGATGAACAGTTGATAATAGTGCTGCGGCTGACGCATGTTTTCGTTAGGGTGACACGCACTGACCAGCAAGCCATTGATCTCAGGGATATCGATAAAGACGGTATCTGGCTGAGATGTGGTAATGGCGTTACGAACGATGGATGGATAGTCTTTCAGTTTGATAGTATTGTTCACGGGTAATACCTCTTAGCAGGGGAAAGTGAAGTTCAGATTGTGTACCATGATAGCCGAAGGCACCATATGAGCCTTGTGATGAATATCATGGCGGTTAAGGGTGAGGAAGAATGACTCAATCAAATAGAGCTCTTCCCGCTGGTCGAGGTCACTGTGGACAGTTCGACCGACAAGTGCTACAATACGCCCACTGGTTTCTGCACTAAGCAATGCATGATAACGTTTGACCAGTTCAAGGGTAATAGCCTGTAATTGAACAAGATGGTCATGAAACTCTTCGTGACCTTGAGCAACATGCGAGCTACCAAAGCGCAGACCTTCACCGATACGAATAAGTTCCTTTACATTTATTTTCTCTAAATCTAGCATATTACACCTTGAAAAATTAGTTTAGTTTACAAAGTAATAATATCGAACTAAAAAATAATGCAAATGAAAAGGGAGTGAGAGCTTTCGCCCCCACTCTCTTTTGTTAATGTATCGAGTAGTCTTCTTTGGGCAAAATCACATAAATCCCGTTCTCTTCGTTCTTTACCAGATAGTCGCCTTTATCCGGTGCAAAGAAGAGTTTGTTACGGAAGTAGATGAGCTTCTCCAATTCGATCTCGTGTTCCACGCCATTGGCCACGATAAAACAACTTCGGATTTTCGGTTGGTCGAAATCCTCGATTGTTCCCAGGAACGTATATTTGTTTGCTGCAATATATTCGCCTGCTACAAATTCGTTACACAGGGGTTTTAAAGTCACGATTGCCACAGGTGCTTTACCACCTTCCAGTTTCAATTCGAAGACGTACATCTTTTTATAGTTGGTACTGACCAGGTTCTTCATTTCCTTGGCAATACTGTCCACAAATTCCTTCCACTGCTGGACGTCTGGAACATGCTCATTGTTGATGCTGCTGTTTAAGTGTGGCGCGCACTCCAGGTTATACAGGAAGTCCAGTGCGTTATCCAAAGCACACGTAGGGTACTTCTCGTAAGGAACCAGACACCCGATATCTCCTGAGATAATCGTACTCGCCATGCCGACCCAAGCGTTGTTTTGCCCAAGCGCACCCCGGAAGTCGACTTTGGCTTCACCGGATACATGGACATGAAGGTTACCGAATACACTCATTAAACGAATCAGTTCAGTGGATGTGCGACGGTTGATGACTTCCGTATCGAAATCTGACATAACGACAGCTCCTTATATATTTTTAGTTTAGTGTTGAGATCTCTACATAAACGTTGATGCGAGACCTGATTTGATCAAGCAGGCCATTGACGATAGACTCACCTAACTTACCAATGACGGGCTTGTCTTGATTTCCGAAAGCGATTGACGCGGCACGTTGCCAAATCTCACTCTCTCGGTTGTAGTACCCAGGACCTGATGAAAACGCCATTACCGGTGCTGGCCATTGGCTGGCGTGCGAGTAATGGGCAGATTCGCGAGGAGCGGGCTCTTTCTTCGTCACGAACTCAGGGAAGAATTCCTGTACGGAGAAGATCTTACCGCCAACCAGAATGTCATGGCTGTTGATGCGGATAAACGGGATACTGGAACTTGCAGAGAAGAAGCCGTAATCAACACGACGGGTAATATTGATGGTTTCCTCTGCGACCCAGGGCTGCAGACGCGCCAACGGTTTGTAATCTGCCAGCACCTTGTTATCAGGATGCGGATAGAAAACGTAACTAAACTCGTTGAGATACGTGTTAGACGCGTAGAACGCCAGGTTTCTTTCACCGTAGGCGCAAAATTCAAATTCACCGCTGCCTTCGATACAGTCCAACGTAATGGATCCGAGCCCACTCATGTTAAGGTGTGACACAGTGGACTTAATCAATGAGACCGAAGTTTCTGTTGACAGGCGAGAATTATTAATCACGCTGTGAGATACTGACACGTAGTTCTTAGAGTTTATCCGAGATTGACGAATCATACTGTCAGCGATGATAACACTGCTTTTGGTTTCTACCGAGGAGTTACGCAGGATAACAGTACCTTCCAGCGTTACGTCATCAGCAGCAATACGTGACGCCACCAGAATCAACGTACATCCTTCCTGAATCGACATCGCCGGCCCTTCATAACTGTGCCGAGCCGAGAACAGGGAGTTGATAACTTGCAGCGTACTGCCGCTGGTCAGGTAGATTTTTACACCGTCTACCTCTGCAACGTAATACTTAAGTTCCTGACCTTTAGAACCTTTATAAAGGCGTTGCAGCTCAGAAACACGCCAGTGTCCGGTTGAATGACGGGTGGTGCGTCCTTGATAGCGACCGATGTCCTGAGGTAGTGCCATTTTGGAAAGGATAGGAATTGGAATATCCTTTTTGGCAATTTCCTTTACTTCAATAACTTTGCCGGCTACCTCAACAATCGGAACGTGGTTTGGTGAATGATGATGTTCACGCATACCCGCATCGGCGTGAGGATAGGAGATAGGCATTGCCCACAGGTCATCCGCAGGGCCTTCGTCATGAATTTCATCTGATAGCTCGAATGACGCCGGAGGCTGTGCTTTCTTTTCAAGCTTTGGAACAATGACTTTGGCATCCAGTACCGTACTCGCAGGTTCTTCGACCACAGCAGGCTGAGCGATGGGTTGGTCATCAATGACCGGCTGGGTTACTTCGATCTTGCTTTTCTTTGTCATAATTCATCCTAATATGTTTTAGTTTATAGTGCTCACCCAAGTTATAAGGGGGCCCGTAATTTATTAAATATTTCTTGCTGGATTTGGAGACGGTTGCCGTTCTTGAAGAATAGCGCGCGTTTTCTTTGCGACCTGGGCTGAGTACACGTTCATTGAGTAGGTCACTAACTCAATGAGACGAGGATCAAAGTGAAACTTACCCTGACCATCAGCCACCCGTGCAAAGCCACAGTTCTGCAAAATAACTTCCATATCGTGTCGCGTGATGTCGTGAGGAACCCACAACTTCTTTTTGGCTAAATCAATGGCGTCTCGAATCTCGTCATCTGAGATTTTGAGCTCCTCCATGTGTTTAACCAGATTCATGTAAGGTTCAGACCCCACGGTATCGGCTGGCGTAATACGGGTGTTGTACTCCTCCCGCGGCATCGCTTTAGCATGAGCAAAGCGTGGCTTACGACTGACTTCTTTCTTCTCACCTGCCAGTGCAGGTGTAAAGAACCACTTCAATCCTTTTACAATTCGCTTGAGCATGAGAACCCCTATAAGTTGTCCAATGCGTTACCACACCGCAGAACGATCAGCTTGTTCTTGTTGGTTTTGTAGTTTGGCACCAAGAATACCAGGGTATAGTATTCGTTAAACTGCATGAGATGAAAACGCCCCTCACAACGAACATCCGAACCAGCCTTAAAGATCTGGTCTTTCTTGATGTTCATCCTTTCCAGGAATTCATCCATCGTTTCATCATCTTCAATGCCGTCGTCTTCTGGCACAGAGAGAGGCTCATCCGGTACCTCAATTTTATCGGCACCGTGATAGAGAAACGTTTTACCATCCCGGACATAGAAAACCCCTTTCTTTTCATGCAGGAGTTTCATTTCAAAGAAGTCCATTTCTCTGAGTTGATAAGTTTTCATTAACGTACTCCTCGACGTTTTGGTACGGGATATTTGTTACCAGCTTTACCGGTAACCACTTTCTTGCGACCGCCGCCATTGGTGGTGATGTCGTGACCGTACCCGCCGCTGCTGCGATTGGTTCGAATACTGAGTGATCGGCCCAGCTGCTGCAGATTTTCAATAAGGGGTTGATGACAGATGTTTTCTTTCCCAAATTCCATCTCCTCTAATTCAGACCCCCAGTAGGTCAGGCGATTAGGGTCTGGTGTGAACTGGGAGAACTGAAACTCCTCGGCACCAATCGAACTACCCTTGAGAATTGTCTTAATGTCTGCGTCAGTCAGTACGAGATGCTGACGACCACTTACTTGAATAAGTGATCGAATCGCTTGCTCTTTACTGAAGCCAAGTGACCACATCACGTCATACACAATAGACGCAGAGTTGTATGCCGCTTCAAACGCCGGAACGTTATATTTACTTTTCAGATCCTCGGTGGTTTTGATCCACGCATCGACATCTTTAATCAGACGACCCGACTGCTCAGGGTGTGGGGTTACCAATTCAGCAAACATGGTATCTACGGCTTCACACAGTTCGCCTAACTCGGCAGGGGCAATGACGTTTCCATTTAGCAGCATGCGAAGATAACCCGGATTTAAGTTACCCTCCTTGGGAGTGAAAGAAAAATTACCTTTATAGTAGTCATCTGTCATCACTTCCTGAACCAGATCGATCGGGAACTGTTTACTCAGCTCTTGGATCTTTAAGGCGGTGTTATCATCAAACACGGCGCTATCAATATCCGACTTCACCACATTCGGCACAAACGACCCAAGCTGTTCACGGATCAGCGCTTTCATTTCTTCACGATTTAAAGACATAATAGTTCTCTCGCTAAGTTACCAGAATTTATGATCATCACCGCCAAAGACATAACGACGAACTGTGTTTGGAATAAAACAATAAACGGTGGTGAATATGGAAATGAAGAACAAAGACGCCACGGCAATAACAACGACGATCTCCATCGGGTTCCTGTAAGTGATGATGGCTACAAAGCCGGTAATCACCCAACACATCAGCGTAAACAGTAAACGACCAATGAAGTTCATCAGCGGTGTCCTTTACGGGGTTTAGTGGCAGGCCAGGTGTGGCGTTTGCCTTCCACCAGTTTCTGACGACTATTACCTTTTACTGTCGGGGGATTATCATCCGGGATTTGAAGGAGCTCAACCGTTTGATAAGAGTTCAGACCCACTACCTGGTAACCCAGTAAGGTGACGATCTCACGGGCGATCTCTTGTTCTTCACCTGTAATCGGCGACAAGTTAACCCTGACATGTGTGTGTTCAGTTTCTTCGTTCATAGAGTACTCGCTAAGTTAAACAGACATAAAAATAGAGGAAGCTTTCGCCCCCTCTATTTATTAGGATACGAAAAAGCGGGGTTTGACTTTCTTGATCTGGTATTCCACATCCAGGGTATCGCCACCATACACCAGAGCCTTGGCTGCTTTATACACAGCACGGTCAGTGGTGTGGATCTCACACGGTGATTGTTGAACACCGATATCTTTCAGCGCCGTAACGCACGCATTGATTTCGTCGGCAAACAGAATGGTGTTGCGAAAAGCAAACAACGGTTCTGCGGTAGTCTTTAAATTATGGTGGTAGATCGCTGCGTACAAACTTGTACGTAAGTGATGCAGTGGAATCAAATCACCCACAACCTCAAGGTCACTGATGAGTTCAATCCAGTTACCACCGTTGCCCTTCAATGTGACCGCCAGCTCTTCAGCAAAATCATGTTTAGTATAACCATGATTCGCAATGATCTTGGCCACTGCCCGAATTCGCAGACGATCAATCACTTCCGATGGCATACCAGGGATAGCGCTTAACAGCAGCATCACCGGACAACCAGGAAGGATATTCATCTGTTTCAATTTCAGACAGGTCTCGATAGAATCGAGGTGACCGTGGATTTCATGAGCGAGTGTATCAGAAGGGCTAATGTTTAGCATAAGGTAGATCCTTGAGCAAAGGTAACGAAAGATGTTATTGGTTTATGTCGCTTCCATGTCAAATATCAATCCACATTCTTTTCATCAGTTTGAGGATCGGCTCTACGGCAGATATCACTGATGTTCGGAAGAAGTAATACATCACGCAGTTGGCGCCAGTTTTCCCGGTCTACCTCGTTGGTGAGAGGACCACGCGATTGGTTGACGATTCTTATATATCTATCAGAAGATGAGGAGGAAGATCTGGCTGGGTTCATGGTTTCGAATCCCTTAGGGTTCTCACCAAGTGAATGAACATAGCCCGCCTGATCCCGTTTAAATGATCGCAGATGATATTCAAACCCGGCAACATAATCTACTGGTCCGATACCGTGAGATTCCAACAATGCGATAAGCTCCGGGAACTGAACCGGATGCAGGCGTCGTTGATCCAGGAACCAAGACAACTGAATCACCGATGAATAAATTTCATCGTGCGACATCACGGAACTGTTGGGATCAGTCCAGAACCCAGGAAGTTCGCTGTACTTGCGAATGATTTCCAGGGTGCTGTCGTTATCTACCGCCGACGTTTTCACGAGCTTGGCCTGTGCCACGAAAAGTGTTACGGGTGTTTCTGGGTTCTTCTTATCGCGGTACGCGTAAACTCTAACAGGGATTGCTATATATCCTTCAGGAACTTCATCCGGATACAAGAAGCCAAACTCTTTCCCGCACCACATCGGATATTCTTTCCCGAAGTAATCAATATCTCGTGCAATACGCCACCCACCCGTCATACGTTCCAGAATGGTATCGGTTGGGCCCGCCAGCTTAACGGTTACGACTTCGTCATCTTCAGCAATGGTGTTATTCAAAAGACACCACCCGCCACCGTTAGGTGATGCTTCCATCATTGTACCGGAGGTGGTTTTGATGACGTACGGATTCTTTAAACGTTTTCCATTAAAGGAGACCGTTTCCCCCACGACAAAGGGGCTGTGGTTAAATCGCTTTTTCATTTGATACCTTTAAAGTGTACCGTGGTGGTTTCATCTTTGTTAGAGAGTGTGAGTGTCACTGAAATATCCAGTTTTTCACAACACTCCAGTAATCGATCAACCCCTACACTGTTAGGTTGGGCGGTGCAAATGAGACTGCAGATGGGCTGTGATAAACCTGTCTCTCTGCAGACCGCGGCCAGCGTTTTGATTTCTCGCAGCCGGAGCAATTCGTTTCTCACCGCTTTGAAAATCTCATTTTTAAAAAGTGTACTGCCTTTAGACGTTGCCCTTATCATTATTAATGATACTCCGAGCCATGGTGCGTCCTGAAGACAGGGAGACGAATCCCCCTGTGATTAATTAGTATGTGCGCTTGGATTCATCGCCAATGAACTTACGACGACCGCCACCCAGCGTACGGACCTTGGAGGATTCCAGACTCTCCATGACCACTTCTACGTTGTTACGTTTGCCATCAAACTCAATGACCAGCTTAAAACGCAGCTGGAGACGCTCTGCGGCCTCGGTGACTGCTTCAAAGCTAATGCCATGGCTGATGTTGTTACGCAGCTTAGAGATGATGTGGTTTGACATTCCGATGCTTTCTGCCAGTTCCCGGCCTGTCATTTTATCCAGACGGAGACCTACCAGATAGCTTAAACGCGAAACCATCATTTTCTTGGCTTTGATAACTGATTCGTTATGATAACGCATGGTCTATATTCCTTCTAAGTTAAGTTAACATTTATTTGTGTCTACACTGTGATAATATCTGCCTGTACGATTATAGATGTGGGAAATATAACGAGAGGCCAGGTACCGGTTAAGGTACCCAGCGTCTTTTACCGTTATGCGAATAAACCACCGAAGAACATCTTGAGTTTAGGAATGAATTTAAACTTAGGTTGTTCTGGCTGTGGTTGAATATAGTTAAGTTCCAGCTTGACCTGGTGAATAGCGTCGCTCATGTCAATAAAGTTTTTAAAGACAAAAAGCTTGCCGTTACGCAAGCACTCCAGCGAGTAGTACGGTTCGCCGTCGTTCCAGGAAACATAACGCAGTTTGATCGATTTGCTGTGCACATGGCTCAGGGCTTTGTCGCCTCGCTTGATTCGCAGACGCAAGGCATCCATTACCGTGTTGTACACATCGGTCTCGGCAAAGAACGGATGATCGAACAATGTTTCTGAGAAACGTGACACATCTACCATGAGTTCCTGAGGCAGGGCTTTCTCCCAATAGGTAGCAGTGGCGTGTCGCAGGTTAATCAGTGACATCGGTTCTTTATTGATCAATACTTCTTCGTTTGGATCGGTGTGGATCTCATAGAAGAGTACACCGCCGTCTTCGGCTTTACAGGTCGCTTTTAACAGACGACCTGGAATCCCTGGATGGATACAGACATCCACCGGGCCGTTGCCCTGACGCGCTTGCAAACCAGAGGAGAGCTTGTCAATCAGCGTGAAGGCACTGTCACCATACCCCAGTCGACGCAGCTCAGATAACAACACCAGGAACTGTGCATACGGGACATCAGTCGGCGTGGTCTTAGGATTACGGCGTTCGTTCTTGATCTCATACGGGAACTGCAGTGTGGTTTCCAATACCTCGTCACCCACCAGAACAGAGTAGTGGATCACGGGCTGGGCTTTCACAAAACTGACCTCAGAGATAATGACGGTAGCTAACACCGTGTTACCCGGCTGATGGGCAATATGGATATCACCGTCAGAACCGAAGCGGTGCCAGTTATAGGCGCGTTTCATCGCGGCAGAATAAACTTTGGCATTCAGGAATGCCAGCTCGTTCTGATCCAGGATTAACCCGGCCGGATAGTTACCTTTCTTAAAGAAGATGTCGGAGTAAAGCATGTCGCCTTTGTTCAGCAACAGGGTAGAGAATTCATACCGCACTTTAGCCAGATCTTGAATCTGATAACTTTGCGAGACATCGTTGAGGCGAACGATACCCGGCTTGACCGTTATAACAGTTTCAATGACACCGTTAAAAGTGAAGTGTTTGAGAGTACCTGATGGGTCTTCCGGTGAAGCAGAGGCAATGACCTGGTCGATGTAGTCGATATTACCGCTGAGTTTAATCAAAGGGAAGCGTTTACCCAAATAGGTACGAATATCTGAATGGCGGGCCATAGTGATCCTTTATAATTTTTTAAGAGATGTCAATCAGCGCAAGTTGCATACAAAAGGAATAGATGAGGTTATCCCCCATCTATTTCTTGTTGGTGTATTATTTAACGGAACTTAATATCCACATTTCGATGAACTTACCAATCACCATCAATTGCTGGCCATAACCTTCTTCGATCATAGCAAGATTATGAACCACATCTTCGGTTGCAACCGCACTGTAAACCTTACGAGCGGCCGGACGAGTCATCGCCTTATCCCAAAAGTCAGACTCAATAAATTCACTAGGGTCGATGGTATCAAGCGCAATGTCTTCGTTGGTATCGGATAACTTACTGAATGAGTCCAGCGTGTCCTTCAGGAGTTTGACCATTCCCGATACATCATCTTTCTTCAATACGGGCAGTTCGACACTAGAAAGAGACAGATCAATAAGCGATTTAACATCGGCAACTTTGACATCGGGCAATGCCTCAGGACTCACGTTACCTAAGTCATTAAGGAGTTGATCCATTTCTTTTGAATCAGTGGTTTTATTATTCTTCAGTTTATTATACATCTTCAATCCGCTTGAAAGACGCGCCTTCACATTTCTGACGTGTTCATTCTCCAGATTTTGAACTGCTTTAGTAAACTGATCAATAATAGGGGCCATTCCTGCCGCGGTATTAATTTCTTTAAATACGGCGGGAACTTGAAGCTTAACTTTACCAACGTTGATAAACTTCTGTTGACTTTGCCATTTAGGGGAACTGTATTCGTCAATGGCCTGACGTGCCTGATAAAAAGACTTCTGGATTTTAACCCGTTGTGCTTTGGTTGGCTTACCTTTCAATTCATCGAAGGTTTCTTTAAAGGCGTTCTTTAAATCGTTGAAGAAGCCTTCAAGACCCGCAACTGTTGGCTCAACGTCGGGGCCATAACGATCCTTAATGTCTGCCACTGCTGTGGTTAGAAGTTCACTACCGTCAGTGAATTGTTCCATGCCGGCTACATCTGAACCTACTTCGTTATAAGCGGTCAGAACACCGTCGAGTGTTTCGATATCGTTCTGCATGTCGAACTTGGCTTCAATGAGCTCACTGCGAGACGGCGTCGTTTCACCGGTTTCTGGTTCATTCAATAAAGCTGGTTCTGGCGGATTGGCTTCTACCACGTCAGGAACATCATTATCGCCGGCATCGGCATTGACAGCCACGATCGCTGCGGTCATATCAGGTGCACCGCTACGACGTGCCACTAAGCGCGCCAGGCGTGCTTCAAAGTCAATAGCGCTACCCATCTGAGGCTCAGGCGTTTCATCCCCGCTGGTTTCCAGCACTTCAGCCAGATTGTCACCCAGGTACTCACTTTCTTCCATAATGACTTTATGTGGCGTGCTGTCTGCTTCACACGAATCGATGAAGTCGTTCCAGCGGGCTTGCATCATGTCGATAAAGCCCTGGGCGTTACCACGGTTGATGTAACGCTGAATGTACTCTTCTTTGAGCTCACGCTGTGGGTAGACCAGGGTAAACTCAATGCCGGCATCATGCAGGGCTTTACGCACTTCTTCATGACTGGAGACAAAGATCACCACGTCATCAAACTGCGAGAGCACTGACTGAATGTGCGCAATGTAGTTCTGTGGAAACGCGGCTTTGTCAAACAGAGAACTGTCGGAGTCAAACACCGGCACACCCAACGTCTTAGGAATCTCGATGTCATGTTGCCCGGTCTCTTCATTGAAGGTGAGCTGACACCATTTCAGGCCGTAACGTGGGGCATTTTTCGAGATGGTACTTTTACCACAAGCAGGGAAAGCAGAGATAACTAGTTTCATGAGATAACCTCAGTAATAGGACATAAGATCAAAAAAAAATAAAGACTAAAGAAAACCTGACCCCGGAGAATATCCAGGGTCGGGTTAGTTATTTATAGGTGAAGCTTTGCTTTTGTTCTGCTTCAAAGGCCGGGACGATAAAGTTGATGCCTTTAACTTCGCCGATATGATCAGGACTGTTACTGGTGAATCCGGCTTGACCTAAGATAATCTTTTCCTTGGGAACATCATAGCGAGCCGTGACACACAGTGAGAAGATAAAGTCCGGCGAAACCACCGGACCGTCGATATGTTCCAGAGCCTGAGAGTTAAGGTCACGCAACAGCAATGTCAGATCACGGTTATGCGTAGCCCAGCCATTACCTGGACGGAAGTTGGCCGTGGAATAACGCGAAACGTTGAACTGATATAAACTTGTGCTATGTGCGGTAGTCAAGGAAAGCAACAGGTTGTTGAGTTTCACATTGGTGCTGTCGATCGTGATCTTTTCAGAGTGCACGTCGCGATCCACATAGACCTCAAAGAGATCCACCACAGACTTGATATCCAGATAGGGACCGAAGCCTGCTTTCTCCACCAGTTCAGACAGTGGAGGTGATAACAAAAACGGGTCAGCTTTGCCGTTGGTAACAGGAACTAAATTATGCTCTTGAAACATTCTACTTCCCTTAATAAAAGGTAAAGGGCTGTTAAGCAGCCCGTTTACGTGTGTACCACGGTTTCTTTTCTTTATTGACCTTGAAGGTAGGTACAAACCCTTCGTCGATCTCCGTGGGTTGTGCTGCGGCTGCCTTAGCTAAGACATCACAGCGTTCGTTGTCCGGAATACCGGAGTGCGCTTTGACTTTCACGAATACCACTTTATGGTAGCGTGTTAACTCGTGCAGGCGTTTAAACAAGTCCGCGTTCTTCACGTCCTCGAAAACACCGGGCGAATTTTCTCGCTTCCATCCTTTCATGATCCAACCCCAAACCCACTTGGTTGCACCATCAATGGTATATTGGCTGTCGGTATAGATGTTAACTACAGCTCGCTCTTGAATCTGAGAGAGTGCGTTAACCACTGCCAGAATTTCCATGCGGTTGTTGGTGGTCTTAAAGAAGCCCTTAGAGTACTCTACACGTAGATTACCGTAAGTCGCTACCCAAGCGTATCCACCAGGACCGCCCGCAGAACTATTTTCAAGACAGCTTCCATCTGTGTAAATATGCCATTCCATACGTTTTCTCCACAATTAGTTCTCCTACTATATACATCCGCTTTATTTTTTAAAGGGCTCTAATCAGAACCCTGGATAGTGTTGTTGTTATTATTGGAAATATTGACCGATATCGCTGAACAGCAAGGGAGAAGCTGTTTTGGTCGCGAGCTTAACAAACTGATTACGCTCGATGAGGTTGACAGGCTTGGCATCCGTGTTTAAGGGATGAATAAAGTCTGTGGCGATACGTCTTACTTTGGTGACGTAATAACCGCCCATGTAACGACGCAACGCAGAATAGACATAACCCCCTTGTGTACGGACTTCCCAGTGTTTACGACCTTCGAACTCAATGGGGATCTGAACAAAGTTGTTTTTCACATCTGCATTGTGAGCTTCTACCAGAAAACGCAGCGCTTGCATCAGAATGTTGTCAAACACGTAATGCGGAGCTTCGATCTCACTAAAGACACCGAGTTGGTGTAACCGGACGTTGATTTCCAGTTGCTGAACAAACGGTGTTTCACAGTTAGGGTGTTTGTGATCCAATACCGGCAGCACCATTTCAATCGAATCACGATACGGAGACGTAATGGTGATGTGAGTCCCATAGTTCTCTGTACTCCCCAGGAATCCACCCCGGTCTTCGATTTCACTGGTGGTAGTCAACACCGCGACGGTACTATTAGCTGCAATGGTGACCTTTCTATGGTTATGAATGATATCCATTAAAAGAGTCCCTTCACCTGGGCCTGTACCGCACGCTGAATAGCGTTGTCCCCTACCTTGCCCAGAACGACCACATACTTCCCGGCGTTGTTCGCCATGTAGTTGCCGTTAAGCAGGGTTAGGTTAAAAGGACCTTGGATGCGCTTAACTAACGGAAGCACAGTACCGATGTCGGTGGTGACTAGGTCGATGGCGTGTGACTTGGTGATGTCAGTGAGAAAGATCTGGTCCTGCAGATTCAAATCGTCGATAATCTCAACAATCTTTTCTTTAAGCTGAACATCAACACCGCCACGGATAACGAGTAATACTTCAATCATTTCTTCTCTCCAAAAAGAAACCGACCCTTTCGAGTCGGCGATAGATTATTTTGACAGGACTGCGATGATACTTTTCAGTTCATGCAGCGAACGGATATCCACAATTGGGATGTTCAGTGACTTGGCTTTCTCAAGCTTGGTCGGTGACGGCTTATCCCCAGACAACAAGATCTTGGAGGAGCGACTGACTTTATCGGTGATGATAAAGCCCACCTCGCCCAGCTTGTCAACCAACATCTGCCGTGGCATAGCAACCCAGCTACCGGTAATCGAGACTGGGAACCCTTCCAGTGCCGGAGTACGCTCTTTAGTGAAATCGTAGTGACTCAGGAACTTCTCGATCTCCTCCTGATGGGTTTGGACATAGCTGCCAATCACCAAGCCATCCAAGCCAAACAGATCAAACAGGAACTTCCCGTCTGTGAGCAGATCCATTAACTCTTCCAGGTCATGGAAATGTAACCCTTCGAGTGCTCGGTTACTGCCCGCATGTTTGGAGATCTCCATGGAGCGCACCAGACCGAGGTGTGGGATTCCCAGTGCCGACAGCCAACGATGAAGATCCAGCGAGTTCAGATCCTTAATCTGCGCCACGGCATTCTCCGCAACTCCAGCATGAATACCAGCACTGATCATATCCTCTTCGGTAATACTAAAGAGATCAGCTGCATTGCTCAGGAAACCGTTGTCAAGTAACGCTGTGACCGCAACATCACCCAGCCCTTTAATATCCAGACCGTATTTACGATCAACCAGACGAGTAAGCTGTCGGGTCAACTGCCCCTCACAAGCTTCGTTGTTACAATACGCCAAACCGGCATCTTGCTCAAACGTCACCATCTGCCCACAGAACGGGCAGGAGTCAGGATATTTCAGTTTCTCCCCGGTGCCAGCACTGACCATGCCCACAATGTGTGGAATGATTTCGTTGCTCTTGGTGATCTGAATCGTAGAGCCAATCGCCAGTCCCTTGTCAAAGTAACTTTGAGCATAATGCAACTTGGCCCGTGACAAGGTCGTTCCGTCGTATTTCACCGGCTCATATAACAATACGCCGTGGAACGCACCGTCCAGTCCAATCGACCAGTCCAGTCCTGTAACCTGGGTTTCAATGAACACCGTTGGGAACTTGTAGCACATGGCATACGACCAGTACTGATTTCCCTGTGGTACGTCCCATTTACGCAGGTCATTGATTTTCGCAACCAGGCCATCGATAGGGTAACCCAGATCCGGTTTGGTTGGCATGTCCAGGAACTCTTGCAACATCCCACCGTCAATCAACATCGGGACATCAAACCCAATATCAGTGAAGTGGTTACGCAGGTCGATATACGTTTCAAAGTCTGCCCGGACATTGGTCGATGCCGCATACACTTTAAAGTAGATCGGCAGGTCTTTGTCACGTTCGTTGCCCTGATGACGTTTCATCATGCCAGAGACCGTTGAACGTGGGTCTGCACTCTTGCTGTCGAGCTTGTGCTTTTCAACGTAGTTGTTGAAGTCACGTGTCATGCAGAATGCTTCACCGGTGTACTCGGTTCGACCTTTACTTACATCCCCTTCAATAAAGTCAGGGACATTGTGCAGAAGGTGTCGACGATGTGAGACATCGGCACCATTGTTATTGCCACCCCGAGTATGAATCCGAGACAAATTCCCATCCACATAGATAATGCGGAGCGCCATCCCATCAATCTTATCCTCATGGATCGCGTTCGAATCCGCTTTGGCAGTGACCCACTTTAAGTAGTTATCTTTATCTTTACACTTCGCCACTGACAACATGGGTTCGAGAATCGGTACCAAACCCATTGACGGATCAGGCGCCACAAAGCCCATGCCGTAACCGGTCACGTATTCTGGACGCTTGTCACGCAGACGCAGATATTCTGATGAGAGCTCGTCATACTTGTCGTCGCTGATCTGTGGGGCATCCAGCTCGTGATAAAGATAGTCGTGATACTTCAGTTGACCCTCAAGTTCAAGGATCCGTTTAATCATATCTGGCATGCTAACCTCTTAGATAGTGTCGCCACGATTAATGCGCTGCAGGATATCGTCGACACACTCACTCATATCAGTGATGTGCTGTTTAATGTCCGTGCGTAACTGTTTCATCGTGGCAGGGTGAATTTTAAAGCGTCGTTCAAACGCATTGGTCCATGTATTGATCTGCTGGCGAAATACACTGAGGTCTTTCATAGGACCATCGTAACGGGTATAAGACGCCGACCGAGTAATCAGGGGACTGACCCTAACCATAAAGGTACAATGTGGTTTGATTACGCGATTGCGTTCTTTAACAAGATGCACAACAACGGCGCTGGTATCGTCGTGTTTATGCAACGTGATTGAAATACTTTTGCTTCTCACCTCAATATTGGGGTGCTGTTCATATTTAAATAAAAGGTCGTTCTGATAATCGTGGAGCGCCTGCTGATACTTTTCCTGGGATGCGGGGGATAATAAATCGTGCAAAAGGTTGGACCAATCACGGGTAAACTCCGGCACTTCTTTGAGGGCCGTGGGTACTTCCGCGATAAACACCTTGAGTAAACGGTGCAGGGTCTTGGGTGATACTAAGCCTACGGCAATGACGCGGGAGCCTAATTCGTTGACGTCATGAGTAATAACCGGGAACCCTTTTATATCAATCGACAGGGTTTCAGTGAAATGCAATGACACAGGGTTACGTGTACCTATTAGCGTAACAATAATCTTCCCTGATTCAAGTGTGATAGATGCTTGTTTCATGTGTGTAATTCCTTTTTAAATGTAGCCTTTTCAACATCGTGGAAAAAAGACTAGACAGCATAGAGGTAACTTGGGACGGTGTTACCCATCCCAAGTTAAAAGGCGCTACTGGTTTTATGCAAAACCAAGAATATTTTCAACTGACTGCTGAATATTGTCATTGTGATCCGTGAGTGAATAACCAATGATGCGGCCAGAGTCGTCCATCGTTAAGAAGGCTTTAACTCCCCCTGAGAAGCTCAGGGTACCGCCACGTCCGCCCATGTTGTCAGACTGTGTGTCAATGACTGCATTAATCATTGCACTGCCTGGGTTCATGGAGGGGGTGAGAACGTGGGTGTTGGGATCGAAGTTACACGGGATACTTCGGTGATTCATTAACATTACGGCGGTTCCTCTATTTTCAAAATATGTGGTCCTTTTCAAATCATAACGTGGCTCGTTAAACTTAACTTTTTAAAGTTAGATTCCGTCATTCCAACCGACATAACGAAACGTGTTTGACTGGGCCATCATTAATTGGTCATCCACCACAGTCAGGTATTTGCGGTGAATATCTTGGCGTTCCTGTTTTACCACATACTGCTTGATCTGTGACTTGTAGAAAGCGCGTTCCCGTTCGACCAGGGTATTCATATAAACCCTGAATTCGCGTGCCGTTCGGACTTTACCGTTGGGCTTGACGAACATGCCATGGTTACCCGCAGAAATACGGACCAGGCGATTCATTGGGGTCCCGCTTTTACTGTTCAAGACACGGACTGCTGTATCACGTCCTAGGAAATGGGACATGTACTGGTCGCCCAGTTGGATTTGGTTTTCATTGAGATGCGTGCGTTCAACAAGATATCGTTTCGATTCCATTAAACCGCCAGCCCCAATCAGTAGGCTTGCTCGAGGATTAGAGACCTTTGCATTGGCCGCTACTCCCAGTTTGCTGTGATAGGCTTTGCGATCTGCTGCCCAGGTACCTTTGGTATGTCCTAACATACCGGAGGCTGATGAGTGTCGATTTTTAGCACTTGAAATTAGTCCGGACTCGATACTGGCGATGGCGGTTAAGTCAGCCATGTCCATACCGGTAGTCTTTGATGCGTAATAGATGTCAGCTTTAACCTTGTTAAAACGCTCCAGCATTACCTTCTTAGTGTAGTCATCTGGATTCGCGCCAACCGAGGCGTTTGCGACAGAAAGACTCCCCACCCATCCTAGTAACATAACTAAAAGAATGGAAAGAATATTGTTGGTTCTCATTTTCGTACCTATGGTTAAGTGATTGTTAAAAGAACAACTTGTTTCTTTTACATAGTGATAATATCTGCCTAAAAAGATATACGTGAAGATTTCCTATACACCGGGGTCAGCGGTATATTGCCTTTATAGCAAAGAATTGAAAACACTCACTAGAACTTAATCTAGCAAGTGTCTGTTGTGTGGTCAGTAACGAATAAAACTAGGCAATTGCACGGCGATAACTTGGAACACTTGGCGCCGCGGACAATTTGAACTGACGCTGAAGCAGCTTGGAATCTTTGTGGGTCAAATCAAAGATCAGGCCCAGGATTTCAGGTTTGCCGTTGTCATAATTCCCCGCTGTTTTGTATTCCAGGCAGCGAGTAGCGCGCGCATAGTTCAGTGACAATTCGATCTCAATGGTGGCCGGACCTTCACCGTGTTTGCCGGTGTTAACGTCAATGAGATTGCGCACAGGAATTACCAGAGTAGTATCCACACCCCAGTTAGCCGCATTCAGGCGATCCAGTTTAACGTCCAGATTAGCGCGATACACTTTCCAGTAGTCGTGGTCAGGATCCATCATACCAATCAAGATACCGTCAATCACAAAGTGATCCGGATCTACTTCCTCTGTTACCGTCATGGCAACATTTGTCGGAGCGCAGAGTTGAACCAGATTGGGGATAACGCCAGGTTTAAGGTAGCCTGTACGTTCACCCGTGTAGCCTGAAGCAATGATGTCCCATGGTCCATAAATAGATGGATCAACAAAGAGATGACGGGACGCAGCGGTAGCAATAGGGAAGAGCTTTTCCATTTTTAATTCTCAACAGGTTAACGAAAGAACACCCGAAAAAAGGGTTGACAAACAATCGGTAGGTGGGAGAGTTTATCTCCCACCGATTAGCGCAAGATGCTTTTCTTGTTAACTTCAAAGCCCACACGAATGCCTTCAATATTCAAGGCAATGATGTTGGCCGCAAAGTTACCAGCATACTCTTTGTAGTTGTGTGAGATCATGAAGGTCTGGGGGAGTTTATCCAGGCGGGTTTGCTCTGCAATGTATGCAAAGAACCGACCACGGTGTAACTCATCAAATGCTACCCCAACTTCATCCATCATCAACGGCAAGCCACAACGCTCGCTTAGATAACGGCGCAGCACCAAACGAAACGCAAAGTTAATAATCTCACGTTCACCACCCGACCCATCACCTATGTCTTTACTGCGTTTGTCATTGTTACCAGAAATCAGCGGGAAGTTATAACTCAACTCCACGTCATCTTCAGACTTACTGGTAGAACAGTTCATTACAGAAAGACGGTTGGTCCAGATTGGTTGGATGATAGCATTGACGTTGGCCACAACCGATTTCAAGAAATCGTTCATGTAATAACCAATCAACCCTTTGACCGGCGAGAGACCATCCAGCAGAATCTGGGTGTGCTTCTCACGACGTTCTAAGTCGGCGATGTTGTCTTTAATCGACTGAATCACAGAGTGCAGTGATTCTGCACGGATCAAGCTTGAGATCATCTGTTCTTTGCGTGGGGTGAGTTCATTGATGACTTCCTCGACCCGTACTTTGATGCGATACTGACCATTGCTCTTCAACAGCTCCATGAGGTTATCCATCACCATCTTCAACCGGTCACGTCGCTGAATGTCTTCAACAATGTGGTCCCGTTGTTCACGGACTGTACGAATCTCGCCTAACACACGGCGAACAGAGCGCTGGGCGGCGGCTAACTCACGTTCTACATATTCGGCCCGCTTAATCAGCGTTTCGATGTCAGAGCTTTCCAAAAAGACAATCTGTTTCTCAACAGAATCTTTCTCTTCGGCTAACACTTGCAGGGTGTCGACAATGTGCGCGTACTCCACAGTGCCTTCTACCAAACTAACCAATACCGAGGTGTCTTTCTTACCGATGTGGTAATCGCGAATCAGTGAGAAATAAAGCTGAGGAATCTCAGAGCTCTGAGCAAACCGCAGCAGGTCCATCATGCTGTCATACCAACCCTGGTTGTCCGTGATGTAATCACTATACTCGGCGATGTTCTTACGGAGTACTTCACGACGTGCCAGCAAGGTTTCACGCTGTTCACGCAGTGCAGTTGGGTTAACCTGAGTAAAGCCGGGCTTAAAGCGGTGTTCACACTTCGGGCAATCCAGCGCATCTGCTTTCTCGTAATGCTCCAGCGTATGCTCGATCTGGGTGATCTTGGCCTTTAAGTTATCCGACTCATGGGTGACGTGAACCAGCTTCTGTTGCACCTCTTTAAACTTCGCCGAGGTAATCTCCATATCCACTGCGCGGTTAACACCTTGGATATAGTAAACAAAGTTAGTCGCACGCTTAACAAAGTAGCCAAAATCTGCCTTGTCTTCGGGCTTAGGAACAAAGAGCGGGTTGTCACCAAACTTATTGGACAGGTAGTTATATTTTATTTTGGCCTCTTCCTGCTGCGACACGAGGTTGCTCAGGCGATGTTTATAACTCTCGAGGTTAGAGTTACTGGCATCAATCCCGGCCAGTTGTCCGGCAAACTCCGTCAACATGGTAGAGTAGCGAATCTCTTTCTCCCGGTAAAAGTCCAGCGTGCCGTTGTAACGCTCTTCCATCTGGTCCAGCATCGACATCGGGTGTTTCACCAGGGTATCGTTGCCGAGCAAGAAAGAGATCAATTTTCCAATCTCTTCTTTCAACGGTTGAATATCTTTATGCTTGACGTGCTGAAGTTCACCGTGAATGATCAGCGCCTGTTTAATCTGGTCATCCAGTAAACGGATCTCCGTGTGCAGTTGATCAGGATCCATGCTCGCCAGTTGGCTCAGACGTCCTTCTTCGACCACCAGACGTTGACGCTGGGTTTTCAGTCCACCTTTGATCGCATTCTGATTAGAACGTAACTTGTCAAACATCTTTAACCCGTAACTGGTGTCATTGGGGTTAATCGCCATCAGCAGTTCTTTGCGGCGTGGCGGTGATAAAGTCGTAAAGAGATCACGTACATCCAGACCTGTAATAAAGTTTTTGATGTTTTGTGTGATACCAAAATGAATTTTCACCAGGTCACGTTGTGCCAACAAGGTTTGACCTTCATTAAGGTTTTTACCGTTGTGGATAAACTCGTGCTCAGATGACTTCCCGGTGGATGATTTGAGGATGAACGTCTCTTTCCCCACCACGATATGAACTTCTTTATACCCGCCTGCTTCGTAATCGGCATTGTCCGGTGGCAGGGGCGTGAGTTCGCGCAGCAATGAGGTCTTGCCATACCCGTTGCGACCCAAGATGATATTAAACATATCACGGGTGTCTAATTCAACGTGCGTCACGCCTTTCTTAAACAACGGGGTATAATTCTTTAGAATCAATTTAACTATCATAATACCCTCGAAGGTTTATATGAATTTACTTGAATGTTACGGTGTCGGTACAGTCACAATAGACAAAGAGACCAACACAGATGAAATAATGGTGCACGTTAAGTCACTGTTCCCGGATGCAGATGGGGAAGCGGTTACGCAGGCGGAAACGAAAACAGTAACGGTACAAACGCCCTCAGGGGATTCAAAGTCCAGTACAACTTTACAGGGGAACACGGTGTCGGCAAAGTGGATGCCGTTTAACACCAACCGCATTACTCCACCGGATGTGCGCAAGGGTTCTAAAGTTGTTGTCTACAAATTCAAAGGACAGAACACCTTCCGCTGGACCTACTTCGGCATGGACGGTACGCTGCGACTGGAAACCGTGATCTGGGCGTTCTCGGCATCGCCAAATGTGAATGAGAATTCACCGTTAACCCCTGATAACTACTACATGATGCTGATCAGTACCCACCAGAAAAAGATTCAGTTAATTACCGGACAGGGCAATGGTGAACCAACCAGCTATGTCATGGAGCTGAATACAGGGACTGGGCAATTCAGTATTGTGGACGGTGAACAGAACGTCGTTTCCCTTAACTCCATGGAGCATGCATTCTCTTATATGAATGCTGAAAAGACGTTCTTTAACTTCATGAAGAAGAACATCACGTTGTCTTGTGAAGATACCTTGATCTTAAAAGCTGCCGAGAAAATTCTGATGCAGTGTAAACAGTTGGTGTTAAAGGCAACAACGTCGATCAATGTGGAAACACAAACCACTACGTGGAAGTCACCGACTTTTAACCTTGAAGGCGATGTTAGTCATAAAGGTAACTACGAACAAACTGGTGACTATACCCAGATAGGTGACACGTCCATTACCGGTGGATTTAGCCAATCCGGTGGTAAAGGTAAAGTTAGTGGTGGTTGGAACATTGACGGTGTTAACTACATCGGACACTTCCATAAGGGTATTCAGAAAGGCGGTAGTCAAACAGAAGGCCTCAGCACATAACAAACATAACTCCTACTTCCCCGATTGGGGAAGTAGGAGAATATGGTTTACATTACGACGGGAAGTTCGGTCTCGCCAGTTTCCAACCTGTTGCACCCAGATCAAAGTTTACGTGGGTTGGGTTATGAGCAACCGACCACGCAGAAAGATCTTGGTTAAACAAGCGGTTCGCTGCAAACATATACGAAAGAATCTTCGATGCTGCAAGGTTCCAGGTTGAGATATCCTGATTAAATACCGTTACACCCAGTACGTCGTCACCACGGAACATGGCTACGAAGGATGTACCGGAACGGGTATCCCAGTTACCCAACGGCTGATCAAACGCTTTGGCGTACATAAACATCTCAGAGAAGTCTGTGACGTTGCGCGTGTTCCAGCTATTGAGCGGTTGGTTAAAGACATCGGTAAGACTGAACATACCTTTGAGGCTTGTCGCCAACGATACGTCCCAACTATCCAACGGTTGGTTAAAGGCGCGCGTTCCACTGAACATCTGTGTAAACGTGGTTCCGTAACCGGTGTTCCAGCCTGAAACATCGCCGTTGAAGATAGTACAGCCGAAGAACATCCGAGTGAAGTCAGTGATGTGACCCACGTTCCAGGTTTCAACACCATCCCCTGTCCACGCGTAGCACCCTGCAAACATCTCGAACATGGTGGCGAAGGCAGTGGTTGGTAATTTCCAGCCGCGTACTGATTTGGTGAACTGCGCGTTGTTGAACATTCCGTTGAAGGATTTGACCTTACGCACATCAATATCAACCAGGTCGGTATCAAAGGCCGCGGTGTTAGCCAGCATGTTACTGACGTCAACCACTTTACTCCAATCCCAGCCTGAGAGATCCTGATTAAACACCGTGTTCAGTCGGAACATCTCGTTCAGTATCGCCCCTTCACCCGGTGCCCAGTTGGTTAACGGGCTGTTGAACTTCGCCTGTTTAAACATCCGGGTAAAGTTCACGCCTGCACTGACATTCCATCCGCTGAGGTCTGCTGACCCATCCACACCAAAAGCTTGTGCACTGTTAAACATATCTTGGAAATTGGTAACCCGTGATACGTTCCAGCTACCCAGCTTACGGTTGAAGGTTTGGGTGTTCATGAACATGGCGCTCATGTCACCGACCCCAGAGGTATTCCAGCCAGCAATGTTGGCATTGAAGGCAAGAGCGCCTGCAAACATCCTTGACAGGAACTGGGCTGCACCCATGTCCCACGCACCGATATCAATGTTGAACGCAATCGCGTTTTCAAACATCGACACAAACGTGGTACCAGAACGCGTATCCCATTTACTCAGGTTTCCGTTAAACGCAGTTGCACCCATGAACACCTGACTGAAGTCACTGACACGGATAACATCCCACGTACTGATATCCTGGTTAAAGGCCGCCGCTCCATTAAACATGTTGCGTAGGGTTAAGACACGACTGGTCTTCCAGGTACCCATGGGCTGGTTGTATTTCGCACAGTTAAGGAACATCCCCTCAAAGGTCACGGCGGTTACCGTGTTCCACGCTGTGAGGTTCTGGTTGAAGTTCACCGCCCCGTTGAACATGTTAGAGAAGTCAGTAACGTTACTCACATCCCACGCATCCAAACCAGGGTAGTTGTCACCCACGGCATCACGGAACAATCCACTTAACGAGGCGAAACGAGCAGGCAAAGCCGCCTGAATTGCGAAGTTGGTGGAGTTGGTGAAATCAAGTGTCGTTACCGCACTACCAATGGCTCTTAATGCTGCTAACCCAGCTGCCCACTTGATCAGGATCGAGTTGAAAATCTCAACTGTTACTACACCTGTGTATTTCGCTGGGATATCAAAGGTTGTCTGCCCGGTGTAACTCTGGGCTTCGCCGTTGACTTTCACTGAGACGTTAGTCCCGGTCCCCATTGGAATACTGCGCCCCACCGTTGTGTCCCACGCCATGGTAGTTGCGCGACTGGTCAGGAAGAACCGGTTGATTGGCGACCCTTTACCGTATGTTCCCATGAATACCGGGAAAGAGGACCCGTATCCATAGAAGTTCATGCGTTTACCGTCAACCACGGGCAGCAACGCACTGCGGAATCCTACTGGATCATAATGAGTAAAGACTTCATCCTTTAAGAAGCCACACGGAATGATACCCGAGTTGGGTTCAGTTTCTGTGCCGTTGGGATTGTGTTTCACCCCAAACAGCAACGCTCCATCTGCGCTTGTAGTGCTCGTCTGAGTTGCCTCATAGAGTTTCACAAACAACTCATCATTGCCCTGGAAGTAATCTGACCGTGCACTCACCGGCGATTTGGCGAAGATGTTCGCGCCGCCAGCTGTGATGACCGAACCCACTGGATAGATAGGTGTGCCCTTAACGCTTGACATCAGTCCACCTGACACCACAACTGTACCTTTGGTCTTGGTAAAGAGACCGTACTGTCCTGGGGTCTTACGGAAACTCCACATTGACTTCTTCAGCATGACCGGAGTCTGATAGTTAATATGGAACTGATGTGGCGTCTTCTTACCCCATTGGCTCAGGTTGGTGTAATCCACATTGAACCCGTTACTCTGCGAGTAGGGGAAGACTGGATCCACGGCATTGGCTTTGGGCGCAATAGTGACTGCTCCAGTGGCGCTGTCAATACTTGCTTCAAACTCGAAGTAGAAGTTATTGAACGGCGCCAGGTTCAGCATCAACTGATAAGTCTTTTTAGTCCCGGTTTGATTCATCAGGAACAAATAGACGTCGGTTGCGTTAAACGCATCCCACCCTACTACGTTACGGGTGTCAGTATCCAGGCTGCTGGCTTTGTTCACTTTCAACGGATATGCCGCTGCATTCCCATCCAGTGGACCGTTGATCTTAATTACACGCTGATCACCCACTACCTCAATATAGGCGTTACGGATAAACCCGTAGTAACAGTCCGTACCATCTGCCTTTATTTCCGTTGTTGCCATAGACTGAGAAACCCAGAATACCACTCCGTTGAAATAGAAGAACTGACGATGGTTCTGAATCCATCCGCCGCCGTTAACCGCGACCCAGTTGCTGATGGTGTCATCAAGCTTGGTAGGATCCAGGAACTGCACTGGTACCTGTTTGTTGTTGACGTCATACCCATAGCGACCGTAACCCTGGAACTTGTTCTGGGTGTTAAAGACCAGACAGGTATTCTCAAAGTCATTGAGGTCAGCATCATTACTGATCACAAAAGACGGAACCGATAATGAGGGATCATCCAGCCAATCCATGCGAGTACGCCATGGGCCGTGATGGTGACCGGTTGGGGTCAGAAGTTCTGCCGTGGCGTCGGTTTCAACACGCGCGACAACCCAACGATAGGTATTGGTCCAATCACGTGACTGCACCAGGTAATCAGTAAAGCCGCCTGCAGCCTTTAACGGGATGTGACGAAGGTGATCGCCATAGAACCCATCCTGATTAAGTGTTGAGACCTGCGTATACCGATATTTGCTAAGGGTAGGTTTAACCGTGTCGCCTTTACTGATCCAGTTCAGGGCGCCCGTAATCTCGTGACGATAGTGTCCCAGGTATTGACGGTTATAAAACGTATACGCTTTAATGTGTCCGCCCAGTGAGTTGAAACTTCCATCAAACACCAGAGGGTGAAAGACATCGTTTCGTGCATCTACTCCACTGGAGACAAACCGACCCTGTTTATCCAGCTCAAGGTTGTTGTTGAGCTTTTGCACATTACCATCAAGATCCCGCGTAGGTGAAACATTCACGGTCACAGTTTTGGTGGAAGTCACTTCCTTAACCGTAAAGCTGAGGTCAAGATAGAAGTTGTTGTACTGTGAGTTGTTCTTACTGGTGAACCCCAGTGGGATACGCAGTGCAAACTGACCACCCAACCGATTACGCCAAGCAAACACCATTTTCTCAGCACGATCACGGTTGACCAGTGTTGCCAGGTCTGTTAACTGTGCATCGGTATAGGAGACAATATCCCGCAACTTCAACACCAGGAAACTGGCACCGGTTGTGGGTTTGATCAGCTTGAGTTTACTGCTCCCACCTAACAGGTACTGGATATCCGTCCACGTCTCATTAATCGATGCCGTGGTTTCGGTTCGCTGACCTGGACCTTTCTGGGTATCCAATCCTGAGTCGGTAAAGGTGTAAACTCCCAGCTCCAATTTCAGGTAGAGATCCTGACCGGTTCCCTCTACATCACTGAACACCAAACTTGAGATCAAGTTATAGATGTAATTCTCACGAACTTCCAGGATACCTTTCCAGGTATTCTTCCAGGCACCGTTATTGGTTAACACATCAAACGGTAAACGATACCGGTTAAAGCTGCGCAGCCCTACCATCGTGCTCTCAGCGTACGACACAGAGTGACGATCGAAAAGATGAGCCGATGCCTTGACTAAAGAGTTAGTGGGCTCAAAATTGCTCTCAGCGCGTAATTGAGCAGGTCTTGAACGTCGTGCGTCAATGTTTCCATTGAAGATACGAACATTCATCCCACCGTAGGGGGTAGACACCCGTTTGGCTCGACCAGCATCCGCAGTAACCTGTGTCAGTGTTTCACTACCGTTAAGAGACGGCAGCAGATAGATGCTACCATCGGTGGTGAATTGCCACGGAGTATCACCTAGAAAACTCAGTGGATCTTTAAACGACTGAACCACTTCACCATCACGCCAGTCAAAGGGGGTTTGGGGGATTGTCCCTAACTGGCCACCTGAGGCAACCGGGATTAACCGTGACCGAACATACTTGACCGGGTCAATGGTCAGGCGTGAGAGAATCATCTCTCGTAAGCCCACAGGGTTCGCATACACATTAGGAAGGGTGCCAGCTTTGTGTTCTTCCAGTGTGCCCATGCGCCAGTTGTCGACTTTACCCAAGCCAATACTTTCACGGGTCTCGCCGTGAATCGCCCCTTTCTTATTAACGTGCGCGGCGATCAGGGTATCGACATCGACAACAAAACCATCCAACATCGCCGTGATATTAGTTTGGGCAGCGGCTGCTTTTTGTTTGAGCTCTTCAACGTCGCCCCGGTTATCCAGTCGTGCGTTGTGAATTCCGATAAAGGCATTCAACACACTTCCAAGATAATCTTCCTTGTCATCCGGTATTGGCAACGGAGCATTTGGATCTACATACATGTACTACTCCTGAAACAAAGGGGAGTTGCCTCCCCTCTTTATTAGTTATCGTAAAGCTCGTTACGCGAGATGAACTTATAGGTTCCCTGCTCAGTAACTGATCCCGAAGAAACTGGAATCCCCATGTCGCGCACACGCGTCAGTGGGAACCCTGAGATGCTAAAGCTTTGACGACGCTCAATGGTCACGATACCGAAATCATCGGTATTCACCACCGCTACCAGTACGTGGTTCGGGTTGTGATTGCGCAGAAGTTTGGTTACCTCATAGAACGCATCGGAACCATTCATGATACAATAGATGTAGAAGATCTGGCGTTTGTAGACATCCGTTAGGTCACGCAAGTCCCAGTTGGTTGCTTTGGCAACGACATTCTGACCATTGAAGGTGACGCCCAGGTCGGCGTTGATAAATACCGACCAGTTACCCTCTACATAAGTTGCCCCGTACATCACCAATTTATCAGGGTTAGTGTCGCTAGGTACGTACATACCCGTGCGTCCATCCCACGGCATCATCAGGTTCATCGCAGCACCTGAGTACTCAGCTGACACACCCGCTAACCAACCCAACTCCGGATTGGCACACAGTTGCCAGGAATATTCAAGGTTAAACGCCTGACCCTGTAACCAACCCACCGATGCTTCAGTAATTTGATTACCACGACGACGGAACATAATGCGTGGATCATCGGCGTTACCCGGTATCTGAATCTGCAGCCCCGAGAACCAGGCAATCTCCATGTTCTGGTTTCCTTCCGACTCAAAGTCGAGGATCTCGGTGTGTTGCTGACGCACCTGCAACCCGGTATCATAGACGATTGCCCAGGTCAAGTTAGAGTAAACGACGTGCCGGCCGGTGACCACAATGTTGGCATCATTACCTGGAGTCAGACTGGCGCTAGTACCATACTGGGTACACTTGAACGGGTAGTTCATCCCTACTACTTTCAAGACCCGAATCCCATCTGCTCCCACCGACGCAACATCCCAGGTAAATTGCCCCACGATCATCCGCATTGATGAAGGTGACCCAGTCAGGTGATACGTTGCTGACCAGAATGAATACGCTTGGTCTCCACCCGTGCCCGGTTGCTGCCCGATAAAGAAATCCACACACAGGTCGATCAAACTGTTGGCGTGATTACCCAGCGCTGCCATGACCATATCGATGTAGACCGATTTAGGAATGCGCACCTGTTTCGCCGGATTGGCTTTGGCATACAGTTTCTTGGCTGCGGTATCCAGGGTATAATCCAGATCCACGTTCACCAGCAAACTGCCGTCTGACTGCATGCTGTTCTTCACCACTTGCCCACTGGTTGTGGTTGTGTGGGTAAAGTCATACGGTGTACCTGGATTCAGGTGAATGGCCCGACGAACCCAACTGAACAATCCCACCTGACGGCTGGACGCATTCTTACGCTTAGGTCGGTTAGCATACCCGATGTTCATCGTAAGGCCATCCACTGTCCCGAAACTGGAGTTGGTTTTACGGCCATAGATTGGATAGGGAATGTAGTTCGACTGCAGCGCGTCGCGTCTGATGTAACCGTCGCCCTCGCCCCCTTCAGTGACTCGATAGAAAATCTGTTGCGTTTGACTTTCATTCTCCGCCACAAAGATCTCAATCGGTGAAGCACGCACACCCGAGGTCAGGGAGTACAGATCGCTGTATAACCGCGGGAACCCTGCTACCCCAAACGGAGAACGCATTTTGTAGACTGCCCACCACGCACTGCTTTGACCGGCACCTGCACTCCAGAGGTTGGGATAAGACATGTAGTCATAATCACGCGAGATCTCACTGGTGCGGTTGAACTGGTTCGCAAAGAAACGATAAGGTGGTGTACCGGTCTGTAAAGACTGCATCACCATGTAACCATAACCTGGTATCCATGACCCGTTGGTATCCACGTACCCAATCGCAAAGTTTTCCATCCAACCTGCGATAACGTGATCTCGCTGCAGTTGTGTTGGGTTAACCCAATCACCGGTGTCCATGTTTAATGTGGGCTGACTGAAGTTAGAACTCAACGTAAGTGTGTTGGTCTCTACGTTCCAATCATAGGTTGCAACGACACTGCCGCCATAAGAACGTACCCCGTTGGTGGAAGGGTCACGGTAATCTGCAAAAGGACAGGTAACCATCTTAACACGTGCCAATGCGGGGTTGTTCGGGTTAGGAACAATGATCCACGCTTTCTTACGGTTAATATAAACCGCTTCTATTGGTTTATTGAACTTAACCGTTTGCTCGCTGGCCAGGGTTCTTTCGGCGTTGGCAAACACAAGCCGCTGTGGGATAAAAGACGGCTTGCTGACACGGCGTTCACGGAACAGGGTGTCGTAGGTGACATTGACCTGTGTAAAGGTGATACTGGTCTTACTGGTATCCAGGAGATCGTTGTACGGGACCCGGAACATAACAGTCTGCCAGTTCTGCGAAACAAAGTGGTTACTGTAGTTTGCCGGATCATCCCCTTTAAAGGAATCCGCGGTCGCAAAGAGATAAACCCAGTTACCCACTTTAGAGATCTTAAAGCATGACGGCCTTGGCGTGGTATCCGTCATGGTTCGGATAGTTGCCAAAATCGGGTCCATGTTCACCGGTTTCAGGGTGTGGCTGTTCGGATCAAACGTCGAGTTCGATGCACAGATCCACCAGTTACCCGAACCCGTGATCGCAATCTTCGGATTAGGCTGAACCCCCATCATCAACACGTTGCCGTCTGAACCATCAATGGTGAGGTTCGGACTTTTGCCAGCGGCCGAGATAGTTGGGTGCTCGTACTTAACGTAGGTGTTCAACCACGGTGTGCGCGTTTGATCACGATCAGTGTAGTCCGTGCGATAAGCGTAATACAGATTCTTAACACGCCCGTCAAATGCCCGGAATAAAGTCACCAACCACCCGTTACCTTCAACGTTAAACGCCGAGTTCTCAGAATCCCCACCCAGTCCTTCAAAAGAACCCGTAATCGGTGGTGGGAGGTAAATCCCTGATCCGTAGTAACCAAATGGAAGTTCTGCCTGTAACAGGTAATCTTCCGTTACCGGTTGCACTTCGGTAATCAGTCGTGCGAAACCACGGGGTGTTGAGAACAGGTCACTGCGTTCACCCTCAGAGTCTTGCTGTGGGGTAGCGGTAAAGTAGTTCGGGATATTTCCAGCATCCACATCCACAGGTTTCACATCGTGCGGGTTGACGTAGTTGCGGCTGTGGTCCATGATGGCACCCCACTTGAGCTTTTGAATATAGTTCAAGCGCGAGTACATCTCGGTCTGCAGTTTATCCAACAAGGTAACAACCCGGTTTCCGTCAAACTTCTGACTGTTGGTAAACATGGTCAACAGTTCAATCAGTCCGCCAAACCCAACCAGTTCATCCGGGTTCTGAATGTCGTGGCTGTGGCGTGAAGGGTAATAGCTGGCTGGCTTATTACCGACCTGGGTATCGAAGTCCACGGGTTTACCTGAGATCACCATGTCTTCGAGCATCTGTAACAATGTCTTAACAGAGATAACCGGTTTACCCACACGCTGGTAGATAACTTCGACTTCACCGCGGCTGGCAATCACATCGTCAGTGAGTTCGATGTATAGGCAAACAGCTTTGCCCGTTGAGACGGTTAAATCGGTGACTTCTTCAACAGCTTTGAATTTGCTGCTGTCAATATCCAGCCCACCTTTTAAGATGCGTAAGCTGTCTTTATAGAACGGACCTTCTTCAGGGACAATCCAGGATCCCGAGATCTTGGCAAGGTCGACAATATCGGTTTTCTCGTAGTCGCGATTTTTCGCAGTACGGTCGATGTCGACGATTTGTATATCTTTCATCTAAGCCTCGACAAATAAACTATGGAGCGATCAAAAGATCGCCCCATGAGTTATTTAAGTTAAGAAATGTAATCGCCGTCCAACAGAATTTGAGCTGTCACGCCCGGTGCAAATACTGAACCACTGCTTGCCAGTATCGCCGACCCTTTACGTACCGAACTGATTTGTGCTCCGTCCATGGTGAAACGGTTATACGGTTCAATTCGATCGATCTGGGTAGGACCGTTGACGACTTTGGCAATCATTGCCTGAGAAGAGGACTCAGGTAACACGTTACGACTTATACTGTAAGTTGCCTGTCCATTGAGATAACTCAGGTAAACATAAAACACCTTGTTTGCCGGGTTAGGATCCAACGCCATGATATCAATGTAGGTTGCCGGAATGTTGTACATCTTTCCTGCAATCAGAACGTTTTTTGCCTGCTGGAAATAGACCGTAAATTGAGGAGTAAGGATATTACTCATCCCAATGACAGGGTCGCCGATATATTTGCTCTGCGCCATGTTATCATAGAGGTTGCCGGTGTTATCCCAGATATTGGCACCGATTGCTGCGCCCTCAAATGTCAAGGTTCCGACATCTGCGTAACCTGGGCCGTAGTACGGCATGGTACACACGGTGTTATCCGTTCCCCAGTCCTGAATAAACCTTTCCCCAAGCTTGGTGATCTCGCTACCATCTGCTTTGATCTCCAAGACGTACCCTGGTGGCAAGGAGCCGCCGTAACTATCATACCGAGTACTGGTGCTCATGATTACGACATATCCTGATGTATCAGGAGATCCGTTAACCATTCCTTTATAAGGAACGCCGACGAAGTAAGGCAGAGATGCTCCATTACCACGATAGTTAGGATGGCGGTACACCGAGTTCGGTCCTCGATCAGGACGAAGTTCAGTCTTCACTGGGGACTTCACCGCACACGTTGCGGTAGGATAAAGCGAATACCCATTCACCGTTGTAGGTGTTCCGGCCGGTGATAAACTGGTAATGACTGCACCCACAGTAAGATCGCGGTTTACCAGTCTCCAGACGATCCACACTGCATGCCATTCCCCACTGGGACTGAGTGCCATATGAACTGCCCACGTTTCCCTAACCTGGAAATCACTGAACCCTGCGGTAGCAAATGCCGGGACAATGACATTGGTCAAGGTCGCTTTCAGATCAATCGCAATCGATGGGGTTACTGACATCACACCATTTGCGGTTTTAATCGCCACTTCATACGGCATGACAGAATCACCAAAGAAGCGATCCTGACCATTAGGATAACTGGTTGGGGTCGAACCATCGATGTTGGTGTCACACGTTGCACCCAGAAACTTCTTCTGGTTACCGGCATTGTTACGCCCAGGGAACGGCATCTGGGTTCCCGGATAAACCTGCAGACCCATGGTACATTTGAGTCCTGCTGGAGTAAACGGATAATGGCGCCAGCTCTTGCCCTGGAATGTAGTCACGTTACCCGGCGGAACATGATCCCAATTGCTGTTCATGTAATTAACCGGACGGAAGAACCAGGTCGCCTCAGGTCCCTCAAACTGACGCACCAAAATGCCTGCTTTGGTGTAATCGTCATTATCAGAGGAGAGCAGACGCTGGATCGCAAACTGACTGGTCATTCCCAGGGGGTTTTTCTCGGTGAACGTCTTCTTGTTATACAACAAGTTGAAATTACTTTCGTTGTTAGGTGGATCCAACAACGTTTTATAATCGTTCAAGAAGGTCGCTTTACCTACGGTATATGCCGGCGGGAATGCCACACCCTGAGTTCCCTGCGCAAACTGTACATAACCACCGGTCAGTACTGCAGAGCCAGTTAAGTCCATACCTTCAGCCAAGGTAATGTTGGTCGCCACGTTCTTCATGTAATCCGTCCACTCTTTGGTGTTGGGATTATTAATGTCGATGGTATAAAGACGATCATTGCCAGGTGCGGGCACCACAGTGACCGTGAAGTCTGCACCGTTCCTAACAATCTTTAACGTAGCCCGGAAGACACCCTGATGTTGGATGTTGCCGAGTGATGACTGTGCGCGGGCGATGTGTTCATAGCGGAATGAATACTCACCAAAGTTTCCGTTGTTCAACCAATAGGCAAAGATTGAGCGGAAGTTCAAAACGTTTATAATCGGTGGGTTATAGATCGCATAGGCAGACGTGGTGACGTATTGCCCGTTGATCTTCTCCACTTTAGGTAGCCAAGGCGCCCAGTATTTATCCCGAAAGTTACCAAAGATCGGATGGGTATAGTCAACCGTTGCTCGTTTGATACTTCCTGATTTACCGGCCACAATGTTAAAGCTACAGCCCGCATTAATGATACTGCCGTTACCCCAAACCTGCGCACCCAGCGTGGCGTAGTCCGGGTATTGATTAGGGCGACGTTTAACAAACTCTTGAACGATATAGGGTTGGATGATAGCCCAGTAATCACCGTAGTTCTCATCTGCCACAATCGATGCCAGGCCCGAAGTTTCATAGACGTCACTGACGTTGCTCGGTGCAGCCATGTCTTGAGAGACCCACTCACCGGAGAGCGGAATCAATACATGACGTTCTGGGTTAAAGGTTCCGTGGGTTTCACACCACCACCATAAGTTCTTAACACGGTCACCCACTACCATTACATATCGGTTAGATCCATTAATAATGGTGTCCAATGTTGCACCGGCTGCCGTAGCAGTGGGATGCTGATACATATAGGAAGTGAAGTCGTAGTTGGGTTCGGTTTGCTGCCAGTTAGTACAGCGAATGAAATACAGACCACGATACTTACCGTTGTTACGGTGAGTCATCACTAATAAAGTACCGTCTGTCTCAACCACTGCACCGCTACGACGACTGGTTCCACCTAATCCTTCAAAACTCCCACTGATGGTCGGAGGAATAAAGGTATCTGAGCCGTAGCGCAGCAACGGAAGAGAGCCTGACGGAAACAGCTTGTCATTGCGTCCAGACGAGGCCTCAGCGACTTTTGCGGCGTTATACACAGTAATGCGTAAGTCATCGCGTAAACCTTCCAGAGTCTCATCCAGGGTGGCTGTGGCGATGTTGTCCACATTTCCCAGTCCAATGACTTTGTTGTCAACGCCGTGGGCGTTTGATTTGTTGGCGCTGTGTGAATCAATCAGATCTTTGATAACTTTCTTATAGCCATCAATGTAGGTCTGCAGGTGATCCTGAAACGATGTCAGCATCTCTTCAAACACTGGTTTCACCGAGGCGGCATACGTCGCTAATCGGTTCAACTCTTTTACCAGATCGGTAAAGCCAAAGATGTCATACGCCAGATCATGCTGGTGAATCTTGGGAATGAACCACAGCGGTTTATCCGTGATGTTCTTCCACATGACATAACGGTCATCTTCATAGATGGCGTGCAGCATGTTTAAGATCTGACCGGTTAAAACATTGAAGTTTCCCACCACCTGATAGTCCATCTTCCACTCTAAGATCTCATCTTTTAAGATGCGAACAAAGAGTCCCACCGGTTTCCCGGTATACTGGGTGAGTTTGGACATGATTCCGTAGAACTCATAATCATCATTCTCAACCAGGAGTTTACCGGTGCGGTCATACATCTTAAATGACTTCTGGTAAAACGGGCCTTTGGGTGGAATAAATATCTGGTTGTTCTCAACTTGGGTGCGCTGCTTGTGTTCTTGCAGTACCAGGTTGAATTTGGAATTGGCGGTGAGATCAAGTTTATATAAAGGTACGTCTTGTTTGATCATTATCCAAAAGCCTTATAGAACTTAACTGAGGGTTCACCCCCTCAGTTAAGAAAAGTTAACTAGGTCCACTGTCCGGTTTGGAAACCACGAATCATCTCTTTCACCAAAGCGATATTGGTCAGCAGTTCGGTGGAGTTTCCTTTGATATCCGCGCTGGTACCCATGCCCCAATCTTTGAGATTGTTCACCCCAAGATCCCCCAAGGTTGCTTTGTGGGCATCCTGTAACTCGGCGGCCAGGTGAGCTTCAAAGCGACTCATCCAGGTGGCATCCGGGGTTTGCATCACGGCATTCATGTAGGAGGTCATCCAGACAATCAGGTCACCGTAGTTCATGGTATCCGAGGCCGGTTGCTGATGCGGGTCTGGCTGCCATTCAGTTGGCAGGTTAACCAGGTTCTCCCAAGGCGTGGTGCGCGGTGAGGTTAACTGGTTCGCCACCGCTTCGGCGTAGGCAATGTCACTCAAGACAAAGTCGCCACCGATGGTGTCGTAATCCAGTAACACATCTACTGGAGATTCCACATCGCGTAACTGAATCGCCCCCCATACCAGTCGGTTATATTTCTGGTTGAAGCGACCAAACGGATGGAGGAAACTGTAATCGCCCGCTTCCAATGACAGGGGACGACCGGACTCCAGCAAGGTGATTTTCACATCCCGGCTAAAGAAAGGTCCATTGCGTGGAACAATAATCCCAGCGCCGTTTTTATCGGCCTGCTGCTGTTCACCGGTGATTCGTGAGGCAACGATATCTTGGAAAGGGTTCCAGGGATACGTGATCTTACCGGCGACAGTAAGTTTTGCATCATTTGACATTAATCATGTTCCTCTGAAAAAAGGTTTTTCTAACGCATGTATACATACAAATATTCGGTGGGGCGATACAAAAACTATAGACCGGGTTACCACCTTGTGGACATCTCTGCCTACAGTGTTGCCGACCTCGAGAAGCTTTTTGATATCCTTTATATTGTCGTCAACGACGGGTTCTATAAAACCGATATCTCGATTGCTCTTGAGGATTATCGTTTTTCATTCGCCAAAAATCCAACCATGACAATTGGGGAGTGGTTAACATCCCAAAATGAAAATAACCTTAAGTCAGCACGGGTCTTCCCAGGCGAAAAATACCAGTACGTAAAACTGGAAAGGATATTCACTTATGGGTATTTCCATTATCCGGCTGATTTAAATCTTGCAAATGATAGACAGGACACCCTGCTGTCAGATGCTGCACCCGATGTGCGAATTGCTCACTATAAATATGACAATGTAGATTACGCGAAAATCAATGAACACGCGTTATTCACAGTCAATGGTGTGTTTGTACGCAGCATCGCTCGCGACGACGGAATCTATCTCAAAGGGGTGGGGCTTGACTATATCGCTCACCGTCAGGACTTGCGGATTGGCGCGCTGAACTTTGAGAAACTAGGAACAGTGAAGACCGTTCCTATGGACCAGAATAACCTGCTTGAAGAAGAGTTCGAGATGGGCGTTCGATGGTCCTTTAAACTTGACAACATCACCAACAAAACGGTGTATGCCGTTGTCAATGGACAGCTCTTGGTGGATCCCAACATGGTCTATCGGGTTGCTGATGATCGGGTAGCGTTGGACCTGACGTCGTTTGATGTCGCCCATCATTACCTTAACTACAAGGAGTACACCCGTACCCCGAAACTTGCGCTGTTCTCAAAGTTTGAAACTTATAAGCGTGCAGCTTTACTTGCACACAACAGTTTCTTTGTTATCATTGATAACCCAAGTCTCGGTATTGACGTTGAACCAACCACAACGTTTTCGTTTCCCAATGTGCTGCACACCACAGAACGTTTCCAGCATCCAGTGGTGTTAGACAACGGAATGTTCCCGACGCCGTATATTCGTTCCTACGGTATCAAGCAGCGGCTGTTAAATCACGATCTTCGTGTCTATAACAAATATCCTTTTATGAGTGCCGGAGCATTAGGCGGTAACGTACTCATCAACGACGCGGTTAACCAAGGTGACCCTGGACGACTCTCGAAAGGATGGCTGTTTAAGATTCACGGTCTCACTCTCAAGGTATCTTAATGGAAGGCACTCAATCTAAACTGCAGGCACTGAACACCATTGCCCTGTGGATCATTACCCTCGTTGTTGTGGGGTATTTAGTTTTTAAGCCCACCAATAACATCAGTAAAGAAACGGTTGACCGTCTGGCCAATGTGGTGACCAAACTCGGCGAGGCGTCAGAGAACATGACGAAGCTGGCTGACTCGCAACGAGAATGGGTAGCCACGCTTCAACAACAAGCACTGAAGAATGAACTTCAGCGTAACAAAGAGTATGGCGATGTATATAAAAACAATGGGTACCTGGATCCGCAAGACGCTTCTCTTAGTCTTAATGATCTCTATAACAGCAAGCTGCACATCGAAGCCCAAGATAACGGACGCGGACACGTTCGTGGACTCCAAGGTCCAGATAGCAAAGCTGGAGCTGTACAAGAGTCAACTGGCCACTCTAAAGGATAGCTTAATCAGCATCCCGGCTGAGGTCTATAGTAAAGACTGGAAGGTGCGGGAATCCAATATTGGTAAGCTTGACTATTACCTTCAGAACAACAACTGTATGACGGTGGAAGATACACAAGGGTGCTACCGTGAGACCCGTTTAATCTTGATCACCACCACCAAAGAGTTGGACGCAGCCAATGACAAGATTAACTTGCTTAATCAGGTTGTGGATCGACTCAGTGGAAATGTCAGTGCCATCATTGACAACCTGGATGACCAAAAAGCCAGCGAGATGAATCTCAAAGACAAAGTGGTAAAACAGGTAACCGGGGATACCCGTGCTCTTTTGAAATAGTGTACACAGTTACTCTACTCACCTTTCGGGTGAGTAGAGTAATATGTTTCTTAATTTTATTTCTGAGGTGTAGCAAGCACACTGGCCAATTTGTTCCGCCAAACATCAAACGCACTGGTGCCTTTAATCACGGCGTTCAGGGTTGCATTGGCACGAACAAAGTTCCAGGAGGTGATGATCGGACCGATTACCACCATAAAGAGCTGAGGATCACCTGGGAGCTTATGACCCGATAACATGGTGTCATGGATCGTCCAGGTAAACAACAGGCTACAAAAGCAAATCACGTGTGTTGAGAAGGTACCGGCGATGGCGCGCAGCAGTACTGTGGTTGGACCCACAATCTCACGTTCAAAAGCGATGTCGTGTTGTGACACCAGTCCAGCGGTGGGTTTCACCATAACAGGGGGCTGTTCAGGGAGTTCTACGCCATGAGCGATCTCTTGCTCAGGGTCGGTGTCTGTGGTACCAACAATGGTGGCAATCACAGATTTCGCATTAACAAAGTTAAGCGTGATGATAATTGGACCGATACTCATCAAGATCCAGGTAATCAAACCTGGCCAGTCAGTTGCGCCCGTGGTAACACCCCGGTGAATCGACCAGATAAACACGGCACTCATTACAGAAACCGTTAAGCAGGAGTTAAACCCAGATACCGCCCGGAGTACTACCGGAATACGATCCCAAGGTTTAACTTCATACTTGGTTTTAACTTCCAAGACAGGTGCCATCGGACACGTCCCATCCCAAGCTTTTATAATACTGGACTGCGGTATACAACGCGATCAAGATCCCGTCGTTGGCATCCCAGGTGAGTTTGTCCAAGTCAAATCCATTTAAATCCAGGAAAGGACATTTTTTCAAACCCTCTCTCACATCTTCCTTGCCGGCGCCAGGGAAATCAGCCTTGACAATCTTTTTGGCCAATCGTGGCAACACGAGTTTGAAAGGGGTGTCGGCTTTGTGGGTAACAGTATAGATGTTCAAATACGACACAACTTCAATAAGACGTTTAAAGCTGGCTGGGTTAGGACCTAGGAAGTTGTCTTCACATCCCACCACAACCGGATCGATCATGTCGAACACGTGACCGTAGGCACGGGTAAGACCTTTGGCGCGTACTTGGTCCTGACTGTCAGCGCGTACCCCAAACTCATTGTGCTCACCGTTTAAGGTATCCGCATAAATCAGTTTGAACTTCTTACGCTCATAACAATCGACTTCTAGTGCTGCTGCACCAAGTTGACCAGTTGCTGGGTCAATTCCTAAAATTCTAACACTCATAATTTTATCTCACAACAAGTGCATAGAGAACATACTCTCCATACATCATTAACTCCAACACGGCTAAACATTTAGCTTCAGGATTGAAGTTATATACGCGCGGTGCATCTTTGCCACTGCCAATATACCGCAGGGTAAAATACGCCGTCGTGCATCCCTGACTTGGGTTCGAGGTCCAGCCATCCCCGATGTTGTAATTGTTCAACAGGTTCATCAGTTTAAACGTTTTATCGTTACCCACTAAACCTGAGTCGTAACGCACATCAATCGGTGCATCACGCAAGAACGCAAGCTCACTCTCGCTATTGAGTACTACAGAGAAATTCTTTATAACGTTGGCAAAGATAAAAGCTTTGGGGTGAGTTAACACCTCATTCAACCCCACATTGCCGTGCGCACTTTCGGTGTCGATCACCACCCAATCACGTTCGCCGCTTGAGGCTCTAATCCCCTCCAGGGTCAACAGACCCTGGTCACCGGTATAAGGAAGTCGGTCTTCGTAAACACTGGGATCAAGGTCTAATCCATAGCGCTCATTGAGTGCCGGAATAACTGCACTCACCGTTGACCACTTACTCAGGGACATATGAAGCGGAGAAACTGACTGGGACTTATCTGGTTCACTCACAATAAGTCCCCTCTACTTAACTGGCGTTGACAGTAGACGCTACCAGCGCATCGGCTGCCACCAACAGCGGCAGGGAGTTACCGTACCAGAAGAACCACGGCATCTTGTTGTTGGCGTTCGCATCACGGGCATAAGCCTCAGTAATGTGGAATGCCACTGCACAAGAAACCAGTTCTTGATACGGGGTGGTTGCACCGTCAGAAACCTGTCCGTCATTTTCCGTCTCAATGCCGTAGCACATGTAGACTTCGTTGATCGCCGCTTTGCCTTCGTCATTGAACATAATACGACAAACATTGCGCAGCTCTTCCAGGTCATTGCTGTTCAGCGACATGTCGATCTTGCCGGTACCGTTAATAAAGGTATCGGTAATCGGCACATTGTTGGTGGCAACCAGCTGATTAGGAACCGGAGACAGATCACTTTCGCGTGGCACATATTCACGCTCTTTTTCATTGCCGGTTTCTGGATCACGTGTACCCACTTTCATGGTTGGATCAAATTCCGTGAAGCCCGCTTTCTTTAACCAGTAGAGAATATGAATGTCGTCCCCGATTTTGCGAATCTCACGCACGCGGTAATACTTACGAACTTCTGGATCCAGGTCATCGCCGAGTTTACGGATTACCATGGGAATTGGGAAGAACGCATTGAAGTCCACCGCGGTATGCTGGTGCACACGACGACCTTCTAAGCCAAAGGAATCTTGACCAGTGGAGCGAGATCCGCCGATACCCACACCAAAGTAGCCCAGCTCAAAATCACGGCCTTTTTTACGTCCCAGTGACTCGTCCGCCAGAATGTTGTATTTCTCATTCAGCGTGGAGTTCTTAGGGATGTTCACAGTTTGGTTACAAGACAGTGCTGCATTGATAATCAGCCCCATACCGGTTGCAGAGATCAACTGGTTAGGAAGCTTCTGACTATCGCGCCCTGAAGATGAATCAGCCATCATGGTTCCTTAATAATATACTGACGATATTTAATTTTAAACGTGCCGCAGTAAAAAGGATTACGCGGATGAATAGTCACGACATACCCACCCGGTACTGCGTCAATGGATTCAATGTCGGTGCCGTAAAGGTTCACACCTATAAAAGAACGAACAAGTCTCACAACATCCGCAGGTCGTAAATTATCGTTGTTTGTTTTGAGACTGTGTTTCGTTATAAAACTCAAATCCTGTTTAATGGGGGAGGGTGTTTTCCACTTCGCCATTATCCACTACTTCTCTTAACGTCATGCCACCAGGGAGATACACCGAGTTAACTTCAGGATCAACCTCAATTCCTTTAAGTGACATTCCCATATAAAGTTGCCCACAACCCATGGAGGTTGCCTCGACATAGCCATCAATACCCGCCCCGATCGCAAACACACTGTCGCGCGCTTCCAGGGTTGCCTGAGGTTGTACGGTCATGAGATTAGGTAAGAACTCAGCACTGGTATACTCCAATGCGGTCTCGCCCTCTTTGAACCAGTAGTCGCCGTCCAGCAACATCATGTAAGGCAGGTTGAACTGACCCTCAGCAGTCACAGTACTGCCGATGTACTGCACAGTGTAGCTGGTCAGGTCTTTCATGAGGTTGATCAGCAGGCGCTGTTGCTCCCCAATGCTGATGACGCTGTTCTCATCCCAGCCGGTGACTTTGCTCCAGATACTCCAGGCCAGATCGAGACACTCTTCTGGGGTGTACTCAATGAAGTCAATGTCCATCTTCGCCAAGAAGTTGTCGTAGGTACCGAAGTCCCCGATCTTGGCAAGACCATCTGCGTAACACGCGGATACAGCATTTTGTCGACGGGCAGAGATAAAGAGGTTATTAACCTGTGAGTAGAGTTTCTTGTGTTTCCACATTCCGTCCTGAATCTCACGGCACTTATTAAAGAAAGTATCCGGGGAGATCAATACCGACATCTCCACATCCACCTTCAGAATATTTTCGCACACCTCTTTGGTCAAGATCTCATAACCACCCAACAGCTGCAGCTCTTGCACTGTAGGCGGGGTAACCCGACGCACATGCCAATAGGAATATTCAGGAATGTTTCCAGGTCGCTTGATACCGTGATATCGATCCAGGAGATAGTGCCAGAGAATCACACTTTCCGTGGTGGTCATACGTATCGTTTTACCCGTACGTGAATCCACTACGTCTACATTAATATTGTAGAGTCCCTCAAAAGTTAAATGGATCCACTCATTGTGTAACACCCGCATGATACGCTCAGGATCCCGGTCCGTGGTATCGGTAAGATTCGACTCCAGAACCTTGGTGGGAACATCTGAGTGCAGCGAGTATTTAATGGCAGCAGCGGTGTCCTTGGCATGCATGGGTGCTAACTGATCATTGTCCAGTGCCAGCGGTAACTCTTTTTGGATCACCTCCTCCACGGTCCAGAGTTTGGTGTCGACTCCATAGAGCTCGGTCATGTTGATCGGACGACTCAACACAAATGCTTCAGGCTCCAGCGTCTCTACCATCTTCTCGGTGGTTTGCACGGTCTCATACCGAATCAACGGAATATCACGTGCGGTCAGGATCTTCTCTAACACCAGGTCAAATGACTCACGCCGTCCCAGATGACGCAGTACGTATTTGAGGTTACGATACAGCCACATGGTCTGGTCACGGTTAATCGCACTCTTATACCGATCAGAGAGACCGTGTGAACGCAAACGACTCCAGATATAGAACTCGTGTGCATGACGCGTACCGTTAGCTTCTTTGCGGATTAACAAGATCGCCGAGATCAGAGAACCATAGAGGTGAGCAAGCAACGCTGGCAACATAAGGTTGTCAGTATAAACGTACTCCGTTTTGAATGATCCGCTGACAGTTGCGTAAATGTGATGTTGGAGTTTATCAATAAGTTGATACTCATTCCACAGCACATAGTCGCTGTTGTAGCGCAGGATTTGATAATCCTTTGCCGGAAGAGATTCTGCCGGGGGTATGGGGTTGATGATTCCGTTGATCAAATTTAACTGACCCGGATACGCGGCGATCAGCCGAGTATAATAGTACGACCCCAGCCGGTATGCCCGTCGTGTTGCGGTATGGATAACCAGGTTTGCTTTGGTAAACTCAATGGTCTCCCCGTTATCCAACGACTTGACGTACATCATCTCATCCATGACTTTGTGGTATTCGCCATTTAGATTAAGATAATACTTCCACTGGCTTTTATCAGTACCCGCATCAATATTGTAGTACTGTTTAAGCTGTTTATTATCTAATATAGCGAGTGCTTCACACTTTAATACAATCGTTCTTGCGAACGCAATCGTATTCAATATGTAAGCTTTAAACTCGGTATTATTAAGCATAAAGATTCCTGTAAGGAGTGTCCTGTTAATGAGCACAAATAATCAGCAGCTACCCGCTGGGTATGAACCTGTTGACCAAACCAAAATACGAGGACGGATCAATAACCCGTCTCCTCTGGATAAAGGCCTGCGCAGTCTTTTAGTGCCCGATGACAATCTGCGTAATGGACGTGATATAAAAGATAAGGCGCGTCCGCCGATTGCCAAAATCAAAAGCATCTCTGATATTATCAGTAATAACATCCAGGCCACCACGGACCTGCGTACTATTACTCACTATATCAAGCGCGCAGAACAGATCTGGGTCGCACTGTTGATGAAACCCAACGGGGATCAGCGTCAACTTCTGATGTATGACTCAGAGAGCTCTGAGGTGAAAAATGGCAAGCTCCACGAACTGCTGTTGCAGAAGGTAGAGAACTATTTCACCACGGTTATGCCCTTTGAAGAGATCGCTCCACAAATTATTAAAGATGTGCTCTTCCGGACTGGTTCTTATGTCCAGGTGAACATGAGTCATGCGGTGTTGGACCATCTGATCAACGGTCAGGAGATTGTGGGTAGCGAGAGTTTTCGCGCCAGTACCCATGAGATCTTGCAGAACAACTTCGTCAACAACGATTGGCACCGTGCTCTGAACGTAGGGTACATTCGTAAAGGTAAGAAGCCAACTCATGCCCTGGCTGGTTTAGAATCACTCTACGGTGGCGCTTCAGCGCGTGAACCTGAGTTTGATCTGGTTCACGGTGATTTAGGTTGGACCTTTACCGATAACCCGGTTGCCCTAAAGATTGGTGAGTTAGCCCAGGTCATGCGTGAAGACCGGTTAGCGAAAATGGCGGGGATGGAAAGCATCAACTCGGCCATGACCCGTGTCTTTAAGAAGAAGAAAGGCAAGAGCAAAGTCAACAACAACAATGTCGGCATTCTGGAACAGCAGACGTTGGATGAAGCTCTGCGTGAACTCTATCCACAGCGTCGGTATAACCAGAACGAAGACACCTTGTCAATTCGTAAAGGTAAGTATTATTCTGGTAACGGGCGCGGTATTGGTATTGGTTACCACTGGCCCAGTGAGTCCTGTATTCCGTGTCATGTCAACGGTGAAATTGGTGATCCTTTTGGTTTCATTCTGTTAACGGATCCTGAAGCGGGTTCGCCACTGAAAACTGTGTCGGATGTGAAATTCTATCAGACCGTGAAGAGCAACTCTGAAGGTGCTGCAAACGCACCGAAGTCAGGCAGTCTCAATGACATTATTCAGCACATTAAAACCATCTCTAACGGTGGCGATTGTACTGAAGACATGGATTGGATGGCAGAGTTCGTTTCAGCGACCCTTGAGAAAGAAATTGTTCAGAGCTTCTTAAACGGCGACTTGAACAAAGACATCTCTGTGTCACTCACCGAGGAGAACAAGAAACTCTTCCTGGCGCGTGCATTGAAAGGTCAGGGTGTGCGTGCGATCTTTATTCCAGCGGAATACGTTACCTATGTAGCAACTGACTGGAACCGTCTGGGCGTGGGTCGTTCACTGGTTGATGAAGCAAAACTGCACATCACCCGTTTAGCGGTTATCGAAACCGCGACGGCACTGGCACAGGTTGAGAACTCGATCTCTCATACGCTTTTGGAAATCACCCCAGAAGAAGAAGACACCGATGTGCGTAACACCGCAGCGATTGTCCGTGATGAGTGGTTTGCGGGTAACCCTGGCATGCATGACATTCTGGGTTATAACAGTGTGTCAATTGACTCAATCCTGGATCGTCTTAAACAACAGGCGATCACGGTAAAAGTCAATGGAGGAAATAACCCGCATACTGTTGCACCTGAGATCAACGCGAGTCAGCAAGATCGTGAACCGATCAAGATGCCCGACTCTGAACTGCGTGAAACCTTGCTGAACACCATTGCCGGTTTCTTTGGATTGAAACGTAGCTGGTTAGAAGACACCGGCGAAGGTAATGACTTTGCGATTGAAGCGTTGGCCGACCAGGAACTGCTGCGTAACCAAACCACGGAATACTCGCGTCTGTTCTCACAATACTTTACTGATATCATGCGTAAACACATCGCGGTCAATGAACCGCTGTTGAGTGGGCTGGTTGAAGTGATTCGTGAAAACAAAGCCCTCTATATGAAATCGGACCAAACCGGTAAGGTCTCAAAAGAGGACGAAGAGGAAAACGCTGAAGAGGAAGTGGTAGAGGAAGAGAAGGCGAAGAAAGATAAGAAGAAGGACAAGAAAGAGAAAGATGAAAAAGACGACGTCATTGAAAACGAAACCGGCAAATTAGTCGCAGACGAAGAAGATGACGTTGAGCGTATTCATCTGGTGCTGGCTGACTTCATGAACACTTTCTACGTGATGCTTCCTACTCCGGCGATCACTGATTCTCTTAACAAGCTTGAAGATAAAATTGAAGCAGTTGAGAAGTTAGTGGAGTCGTGGGTCACACTGGGTGGCGGTTCTAAGATGCTGCGCCGTCGTGCAGAAGAGATTGGACTGAATGGCGATGACGTGGTTGAGAACTTCAAAGCCGTGTTGTTCCATGAAGCCTTTGAGCGTTTCAATCTTCCGATGCCGTTTGAGGCGATTCTTAATAAGGGTAAAACTGGCGGCATGATGACCTACATCAATAAAGCCAATGACCTTGACAAGAATATCCTGACCTTCCTGGGTGAGTGGGTGAAGACGCTGGAAAGCACGCAGAACAAAGTTACCACTCTTACTGAGAAGGTTACTAAGGTTACTGCGCCGGACACAGCAACCGATGATATTTCTGCGGATGATAACAACGGTGAGTTACCTGTAGAGGGAGATGCGCCACCGCCAGGTGATGATCTCTTTAACGGTAACGAAGGTAACAACGATCTGGACGCACCACCGAGTGATGACGATGCTACGCTGGCAAGCCAATCAGAGTTAAACGACGAAACCAATCCAGGTGACGGCGATGATCTCTGGGCGGATCAAACCAAAGAGTAAGTCGTTTTAAACAAAAAAAAAATAAGTCAGTGAAACCCTACTCATCCATTTGGATGAGTAGGGAATTACTTATGCGTCTGCCGCGATTTCTTCAACGTTGATAGAAACCTGACCACGCAGCATTGCCAGTGCGCTATCGCGTACCAGAGAAGATACAACGAAGCCAGCGTTACCCAGTGCGCTTGTTGTAACCATACCAATGACGTCGTCATTGCGTACCTGTGGGATATAATCCACAGCTGCACGCACGCCGCTGGTGATGGTACCTGTTACTGCTGACACGCCTGCGATTTCCAGCAGGGAGTATTTCTTATCGTTACCCAGGTTTTCGTTCAGCATGTTTTCAACAACCATGTTAGCTGCTGAACCCACTGCAGCGATTGCGCCTGCGCCAACGATTGAGATCCAGTCACGCTGAGAAGCTGCTTTAACTGCTTTCAGTGCGCCTTTCTCTTTTACCTGCTCAACCAGCTCAGCTGCAGTTGGTGCTGCTGCCTCAACAGTCTGAACGGTTTCTACTGCTGGAACTTCTACTTCTGATTTGTTAGAAGAAGTGGTGTTGGTGTTTGCAGTTTTAGTGTTTGACATGATATACCCTTACTAAGTTTAGGAGTGTGGTGAGCATTAGGAATTAATACTCATTGTTTATACACTATAATTATATATGTCTGAAATTTTTTATAACTGAATTCTGAACCTGTTACGTACGTTTACCTTGTGCAAGGATAGTGTACGGTTTAACCCCGAACTCTTTCTCCAGTGCCAGATAGAGTTCCGTTTCACTGTGCATTATCAACATCAACCGAAGGGCATCGATGACGCGCCCACGCAGAGAAGACCAATAGCGGTCCTGGACATAAAGTGCCAGACCACGCAGGTCAACATCAATGCCTAGTCTTTTAACCTCGGAGAGAAACTCCTCATAAGCCAACTCAACAGCGGGTCTTGCCGATGCGACGAGAGCGCCCGGTTCCACGCTTTCTGTCTTATCATACAACCGGGCGATGTTGGCGTCAGCAACCAGATCGCTGAGCTTTACATCAGCAAGTTTCATTTGCTCGGTGCCAAACAGCAGTGCTTCAATCTCGCCATCAGTGGGCTTAGGTGCGTAATCAAAGACTGCTGGGTCTGAACCATAACGATAGCTCCCTACGTCAGTCTCTGCAAGTTCACCGTTAATTAACGCTAACTTACCTAAGACCAGATCCTCGACCTGACCAGCGGTGAGCTGATAGGTTCTTTCTTCTGTTTCGTCTTCTGTTGGTAAAAAGACGGGAACAGGAAGATCAATAGGTGCACTTTCCATCTCCACATGTTTCACGTCTTGCGGGGACACCAGTTCGGTTTCCGCTTGCTCTAACAAAGAAGGTTGGAAATGAAGGTACTTATAACTAAACTCGCTAGGAGAGAAGTTTTCTAACCGCATACCGTGCTTTAACGGGATAGCACTGTTTAAAATACTGAGCAACGCGGCTTTACCGATCTCACCTCCGTTGATACACTCATTCATTATTTCAGCATGACGCACCCAAAGATAAGGTGACTCGTCTGCTTGATTTTCAATATAATCGATGAGTGCACGTCCGACCTCTTGAACTTCTACTGGCAGCTTAGATCCTTTAAGTCTTACTCCTTTGATCTCAGGGATGTCCGCCAATTTAGCGCGCTCCATCTGAGACTGGGTAAGACGATCAAAATCAGCCTGATAAGGAGAATCCTGTTTAGGGGTGGGATCAATTTTAATCACATCGGGCTGGTGTGGGATTGTCTCTACGCAATGTTTGGAAACCTGGAGATTGAAAGCATAGGCACGAGTACGTGTAGACATTCTTTATTCTCCAGTATTTTCGATTTGGACAACTGGCGCCGAGGGTTTATCGGTGCGGTAGAGACCGTAAGGACCAAGTCCCAACTCTCCACTATTTAATTTATCCATTTGTTCTTGGGTAACGTAGTAATGATCTTCTTCTACTGGATGATAATTAAATACTGGTAATTTAACTTTTTTCATTTCTTTATCCTTAACGATAAGTAACCAGTGAACGTTCACGATTGGCGTAGGCGTGACGGATCAGACGACGCAAGTCATCTGTCGTGAAGTTTTTAAGCTGCAGTGTTTTGCCACGATTAGACGTCATGATATTACATGGGTTTAACCGCCATTCAAGAAAACGATGGACTTCAGGAGCGGTGTTATTGCGCACCATTAAACGGACCTTACCGGCAACCCGGTTAATCCCTTTAAAACGAATACAATGCTTCTCTGTCTCACCGTTAACAATGAGTTCGAATTCTTCCTCTTCTTTGATATCGTCTAACGAACCCAACCCCAGGTCATCGCTGATACAAATGCGCTGCGTGTTAAGTCGAGCAGTCAAGGCCAGTCGTTGCGCGAGTGGGGTTTCTTGACGGGTCAGAGACGGAACAAAAATAGAGGTCGTAATCTTTTTCATTAATACTAATTCCTAAGTAGGGAACAATCAACGTGTAAAAGCTTCTAACGGCTTTTGCTATATAAAGGATGTAACATCCACTATATAATAAAAGACGCTCTGAGGACCATACAACAGCAAAGAGGATATCCCGCAAGGGATATCCTCTCTAGGTTAACTTAATTCATGAATTAACTTATGCTGTTGATCAGAAACGTCTTGGCAACGGGTGCGTGTAATCTTCAGTCTCCGATACTGCGCGCAATACGAAAGCGCTTTCAGGATCCAGACCTGAACGACTCACTGCCCATACCGTGTCGTGTTGATCTTTGCGGAATTTCAACAACACCTGCGGGTATTCACCAAAATGACGCCCAGCCACTTCAATGGCTTTACGGAAAATGGCAAACAACTGCGGGTTGACGGATTCCTTCACATAGGCAGGTTCTGGTGAAACCGGACCATCTTGCTTGATCATATTAATGAACACAGATTCGCGTACAAAGATGATCTTGCGTTTGGCGGCTGCCATCAATGCCATGCGGGATTCATCGTCTTCATTTTTATAACGGGATTCAAACTCTTTACGGGTCTCTTCCTTGCCCATGAGAATCTCAATACCATTACGCATGAAGTCGTTGGATCCATACTCCAGGAATGCGCGCAGCGACGGGTGATCGTTATCAGTAAGATAAGTAATCAGATCTTCGATATCTTCGAAGATGGAACCCACTCGCAGATACGGTGCACTCATGTCTTCTTTGGTTTCGGCATAGCCACGTGTTTCCACTAACCAGCGGTTAACCAAATGAGTGAGGTACGTTTCAACGAATGTAGTGAATTCGCTGTCGAACCCAGAGAACTCACGACACTGACCACGTAATGCGCGCAGCACACGGCCGGTATCGGTTTTCTCTTCGGTGTTTCCTTTCACCATCAGTTTAAAGCGGCTGTATAATACATCAGCATCAACATTCGCTCCCAGGTTCCATACCTGAGTGTTAACCATCGGTAACACAAACGCGTCTAACTTGGACGTTGGGTCATACGACTCGGTGAACGTATCAATACGTTCCAAGGTATCACTGTTGCCTTTGTTAGCCGCCATCGGACGACTACCCACCAGGAGATCTGGCAGTTTGTCCAACTCTTTCATTTCTTCCATCGGCACAATCACATTGTCACGCACAAAGTCAGATGTTTCCATCGCCTTGGGATCAAACGTGGTGCGCTGTACGCCGTCTTCTTCAAACATAAACGGCAGCAGTTCAGATGGATCACTGATTAGTCGTTGCATATCGGCGACGTCCCGAACAGAGTAGTTGATAAACTTATAGCTGAACGTTCCACCCTGCCAGTCAAACTTATACACAGCCAGCTTGCCCAGTTGGTTGGTGTCGCTCATTTTGAAGGTTGATCCATCCGCCAGATGCAACGCACGGTGAATCTTGTCCAGATAATAACGGTGCAGGATATACCAGCCTGTATCCCCAACCTGACGAGCATAGTCATTGAGGTTATACAGATGACGGTTCTCAAAGTTGATATCGTCAATCTTCAACACTGGACGATCATAGTTATCAGTGGCTGGCACTGCTACACGTGCAGGCGTTGAGACCTCACCAATGGACGTGCCGTTATACGCCCCTGCAGTTTGGTTCTTACGTGCTTCATTAAGTACCCAGTTAGTGATGTCATCTGCAGCCGGAGCAGTAGTTTGACCATAACTGTTGGCGGCACTCATGTAATCATACACATTGGCACCCATACCAAGATCAGTGGGAGAAACCACATCAATCAGTGGGTTGTGCATGGTGTTCTTTTCGCTGATTTCAGCCAACTTCCCTTTCATATATGGACATTCAAGATTCGCAAAGGTATAGCGATGCTGGACCATATTGGCAATAGGCTCTTCACGCGAGGCCAGTTCTTGTTTTGCAGAACTGGTGAGACGGTAGTAGCTTTGCGGGTCGTTGGAGAGGTAGTCAATAAATTGCAACGTGATGATATCGATACAGCACCGATAAAACATCTCCTGAAGTTGCGACTGATCATTACGGATGGTGGAGTTACCCTTCATCAGTTCATACGCCAACACCGTACCGAATTGAATACCGGCGTTCATCAGGATAAAGGTTGACAACGCTTTCGTGTTATCAATGTCCGTAACAAACTTCTCCATGATTGGGTCTTTAGGTCCGTTACGCAGTGGGGACTTAAAGCGGGCCAGTGCACTACGCCAGGCAGCATAGAACACACTCTTGGTGACGTTATTCAGACAGACGCTTACAACACCGTGGGCAACTGCGCCGCCTTCAGCTAATGCTTGGGCTTTGAGTTGATCTTCGCCGATGTCACCTTCCAGCCCGATAATCGCAGCGTAGTTGGTGTGATGTGCGCCATAGTTGTACAGGTTACCCATACTGTTTTGTTGCGGAGTAAGGTTACCTGCAAAACGACCTGCCAATGCCGCAAGGTTAGCCAGCGGGTTTTGTTGTGGCTGGTTAGTTTGGTTTGGTTGAGGTTGACCCGTGCCGGTATTGGTTCTACGGCCGGTGAATACATCATTAGCGCCAGGGTTCATGTTGTTAGGAATCATCGGGTTTACATCTCTCTAAATTTAAGCCTACGTTTGGTGGCCTCGTACAACGGACGGTCTTCGGGGCGCAACGCAGTGTACTTACCTTGTACTAAGTGAACCCGTGGTTGGAGCATTCCACGACCATCCGGATTGGGTTTACTTGCATACTGATAAGACACTACAAATGGTTGCGATGCGTGAATCACGCTCCCAGGATGGTTGGGATCAAAATCTTCTTTCTTACGACCAGGTCCGCGGTTAACCGTGGATTTGGTTTGAAGGATGATGCCCAGGCCATAGTCGATAAGTGGATTATCAGTACCGGTCTGTTCGAGGATGGTATTGTTCTCACGTACCGAAGTATCGATGTTAAACAAACGGAAATGGGTATCCAGTTCGCGGTTGATAATCTTCGGGGTGATGTTACTTTTATTACGGATCATGAAACGGAAGTCATTGGCCTGATGAATCAGGAAATCCACCAAGAACTCCATGGAGGCCAGTTCTTTGTGAAGCATGTCTGCCGGATCATACAACTTGATCAAGGAGGAGTAGTTAAGGATCAGATAGTTAAACAAGTCGTACGTCGTTTTGATATTGATGTCAAACTTGTTGTATTTCTTCACCGTGATGTTATCTGCCATTTCTTCGATGCTCGTGAAATGCTCGTTCATCTGTCGCAGATACGTACTCGGATCGGTGCGCTGTGGCAGTCGGATAGAACAACGGCCAATGATCACGCGCCAATAGTCGATGTCATTAATACGTCCAACATCTAACTCGTGGCTAAATACCCCAAACATAAACAATAGCCCGCCAGCGTATTGTAATGCCAGGTTACTGATTTCCCCGCCTTCTTTAGTACTGCGAATGGCCAACGCCGGATCGTCTAACAGAGGTGCACCTTTGGGACGGTCAAACGACTTCGCGTGAACCGCACCGGTGTTGCTTAAGATCTGCCACCCTTCAGACTCCGGACAGATGTCCAGTAGTGTGTCCAGGGTATCGACCTTGTACTCACACTCTGCAAACTCGTTCATGCAATGTTCAAAACCATATTTACCAAAGACATACCAGGACAATAAAGGAATGGGTACCTTTTTGCTGGTGATCTTACGGTCATTGCGTGAGCTCATAAAACGGTTGGCAGGCAGTGTCATGTTAATAGCGCTGGTAACAGTATTGCCGCCGGCGCGATACACACGGTTAAAGGTGTGAATCTCTTTGGTGACTTTGAACTTGTAACCCAGTACACGGATAAAGATGGTTTTGTCTTTACCGCCATCAACCGAGGGACCGCGTTCAGATAACACATACTGCAAGTTATAGACACTGTTACGTGTCAAGATGTCGCCGTACTTATTGGTATAAGCCAGGAACATCATGGGTGTTTTCAATTCAGTTTCGACACCTGTTACTGGGTCGCGAAAATGATTGAGTATCCTTACCCCAAAGAAACTGTTTTTAGCGATCTCAAAGTCTTTGGTTCCGTTACCCGTGATCTTGGTGATCTGGGAATAGAACTCAATCGGGTCCACTTCTTCGATGCCATCGAAATAATACCCTTTCTCCTGCAATGATCGGAACATGTTCGTGAACGCTTCCGTAAGGTGCGGAATGATTCGATCCATGTCACGTTTGTGCCATCCATCCACCAACTCTTGGGTAAACCCACCCCGTTGCGCTGCTAGCGCCTTGAGTACCTGCGGATCCATTTTCTCTCCTATTACTAAACAATTTTCAAAAGCTGCAACAGTGTTAAAACAGTTTTAGCATTTGCGATGAGAGTAGTGATTAATCGATTTACACCACTTACATAATCATCGGCCCGGTATTCTTTCAGTTTTTCCAGGGCTACTGTCTGTTTGAAATCACTTTGTGCTCTATTTATTTTTTCTACCCGCGCCTTGGAATCCAGTTCCTCGATCTTCAGGTTGAGCTTTTTCACTTCGCCGCGTAGTTCTTTATTTTCTTTCTTTGTTTTCTCATTTTCGGACGTAACCGAAACTGTATACTCTCCTGTGGAATGACGTCTGGCCTCTCGCTCGGTATGATGGAGATTGAGACTAAGTAGTTGTTTGCTGTCAAGCAACGTGTTAATAGGAATAAACTGTTTATGTTCTAATCGTAATCCGCCGGCTAAGTATAGCCCCTCTTCTTGCTCCTCATCTATTACTGGTACTATCATGGTGGGTTTGCCAAAGCCTGTGGTCCATAGAACACCGACGCGACTTTGGTTGTCGATTAAACGGGCTGAGAACAAGGTACGAATACCCAGATCAGTATCACCGTCTGCTGCAATGTCAATCTCTTCCAGTTCTTTTATGATCTGGTCGTTGATGTAACCAATTGGATTACTGCCGTGTGACTTCTCCACCAGGTTGGTGGTTTCCCGCAGCGTAATACCCAACAGGTTAGATCGGTGCGTGGTACGTGTATCAAAGAAGTCAAACTGCATCTCCACTTGAATCGTCATACGACACTGATCGGTTTCAGAGGCATAGATGTTAATCCGCCCCCGCGCTTCTTGAATCTTTTTATTAAATGCTTCCAGGTAATCCCGGTCACATTGTAGTTGAGACTCTGTACTCAAAACACTAACACGTCGAGGATCAACCGAACGGGTGATGCGTGCAATAACTTTGCCGCGGTCTGCCAATCGTTCTGGTCTGCCCTCCTGTCGGAGTATCTCAATCTCAATACCCAATCGATCCGTGATAACGATATCATGACTGGTGTAGTTGAAATATTCCACTCCTTCAATAACCGGTGCGTTTCGAGACGGAATCCAGGTATCGCCGGAAACTGTACTCATAAGACTCCCAATATTTCTTGCAAGAAATAATATTAACTACCATTACCCTTTGATAATATTTGCTTGAAATAGTTTAGACCCTTTTTTATATAGGCAGCAAAAACCCCCTACCCCAGCCGCAGCCAGGGTAGGAGGAAATTGGTATAACTTGGTACTCAGGTTACCCGGTCAGAACCTTACGGAACTGTTACTGGGATTTCCTGTGCAGTACCCGCATCAGTTTTCTGAACAGTGGTGATTTCACCGCCGATGATGTGCTTGTTCACGCGAGTGATCAGGCCTTCGGTTCCCATCAGATCTTTGATGTCTTCGATCACAACGCGACCGATTACCGGGCACAGGCTGTGATGCTGGTACGCTGGCTGAGTTACGATGGTGCGGTACTGGCGGTCTGCCTGCAGTACTTGGCCTTCGATAACAACCAGTTCTTTCGCTACGCAGATGCCGATACCACCGAAGATATCAACTTCACCGTTTTTGGTGCGAGAGGTCGGAACAACCCACATACGGCCAACTTCAGAATCGATGTTGGTTTCCAGGATGTTGAACTTGATGTTCTGACCGAAGGTACGGTAGTCGCCCTGAGTCATCAGGAACGGCGCCAGTGCGGCGTGTGCGATTACGGTGTACTCTTCAGCACGGCCGTCCAACTCTTTCAGCGCAGAGATGTTAGAGTTGATACGCATCGCAGTGATGATGTCCCACAGCTTGTTCACCAGAGTCGCTTCGATGTTTTCGCGAGTGTCTTTAGAATCCAGCGTAGAAACAGTGTCAACCAGGTTCAGCGTTGATTCAATACCAACCGTACCCAGGAAGTGCTGACCTGGCAGGATAGAAGAAGAATCGTCGTTGATGTTGACAACTTTCATACCGTTGTTGTCGCGGATGTAGTCGAAGTGCTGGTTAGCAGCTTTGAACGCATCGTGAGACATGTTACGGCTGATCATCACATCCATCTGACCAACCAGTTTCTGCAGTACAGCACCGTTGGTGTCATCTGGTGACATTGGGTACTTAACAGAGATCGGCTGACGACGGTTGATGTTGTAAGACTTTTTCACGTTCGCGTAAACGATCGTGGTACCGTAGCGACTACGGTTGGTGTTCGCGTGGTTCATGCTCAGGTGGATACCGGCAACTTCGCCAGCAACTTTCTGAGTCGCGATCAGGGTGTTCAGCGCAGCAGACATGCCAGACGCGCCTGGGGTCATGCGGTTGCCATCTTTATCAACGACGTAAGCAACAGACACCGGAGAAACAGTTGGTGACCAGCTACGGGTTGAACGAGAATAGGTCGCAGTGACTTCGAACTGCAGGTAAACGCGCAGACCAGCGTCAGTCAGAGATTTGAACAGCTGAGTGCTGTTGCCATCTTTGTCTTTGAAGTTTTCAGAGCTGATGCCGTTGCTAACGAAGTTGATCTGACGTTTTTCATCAGAGGTCACACCGGTAGTTGGGCGCGCTGCAACACCAGACATGCTGGAAGTGTTCAGAACGTAGAAACCAGAACCGTCTTTGGTATCCAGTTTGATCAGCAGGTCTTCCATTTTGATAGAAGAAGCTTCGATCTCATCGTTCTGCTCGAAAGCAGGTGCACCTGGAGCGCGGCAGAGAGACAGCAGGTTCTGCAGCTTTTTCACAGCCAGGAAGTTGGTCTGGTGACCCTGACGGCCCATCAGATCGCCATCGTCATAAGACACAGCCCATGGCGCCCAGTCAGATGAATCAACAAACGCAGTAGCGTTCGCATCCTGACTGTTTTCTGGCAGAACTGGAACCAGCTTCAGGTCGTCGCCTGGATTGAATTTTGAATCAGACAGAACTGATGCGATCGGACGCAGGTTTTCCCAGGCTTCGTTCACGTTGCCAGAAGAGTTGTACGCGCCGACACCAGCGATGTCGATTGGCATTTCCAGCGCTTCCTGAGTATAAGGAACGATCAGCGTTGGATACAGAGCTTCAGCGGCAGGCCACTGTTTGTTACCACGGGCGTTCAGCTCGATGGTCGCTGCTTTCATACGAGCAACTTCACCTGGCTCGAGTTGCATAGAGAAAGACTCCATGCCGCCGTGTTTGATCATGTCGCGCAGTTTCGCGGCACGGTCTTTGAACTGACCATCGCTGTCAGTCAGAGATTTTACAGCCAGGCGCTGGTTATAACCCATGCCATCGGCCAGGATTTTGACGTCACCGCTGAAGTTCTCATTACCAACGATTGATTCCATGGTGCCGTCAGTGTGTGCGAGAGTGCCGCCCAGTGCTGCATTAATCAGTGCTTTAATAGAGCCGCCGTTGCCAGAAGCAAAACGGAAGTTTGAATTTTGATCCATCGTTGATACCCTTTACGAAAAAAGCTTTGAAAACAAATATATTTGTTCGCGGTTACAATGTTTACGCATAAGATAGCTTATTATCTCTAGCGCATCCCACAATTCCACACAGTATTACTGAGCGGCTTTTTGAATTACAAAACCCAAATCAATATACTTTCTTTGAGCAACCGTCTTTGTGAGTTCTTTATTTTCACGGAAGTACGATTCGAAAACATTATAAGCCGACAGTAATGATTGATAAAGAGAACTGGCCAGATCCCCTTGAACGTTTGTGAACATTGAATTGTTCACAGTATTATTACTGTTAAGAATGAAAAGCGTGCCATTGATGACATGATAGTAGAAGTGCTGACCTAAACGAATACTACGGTCGCTATCTAATAGCGTGTCATATTTTGCCTTATAAACCACTCCCTTGCGATTCACATCCCCGACAAGCGAGTCTGCACCGTAATCGTAGGTTGTCGATTTAAATCCACAATATTGCTTTTCAACTGCACGCTGGAAGCCTAACCAGTCCAGGAGATCTTCATCTGCGATCTCTGAGAACTTTGGAAGGTAGGGCAGCTGTGCGAGTTCCAGCTTATGCGAATTCAGCAGGTTCAAGTGATGTTCCTGTAAGAAGAACACCTTGACGCCTTTATCGCCTGATTTAAACAACATATTGAATAACCCTATTAAGTTTCAACGAGGAGCCGTACATGAATAACCTTATTCGTCTTGTCAAGCTGACCAGTGCGATCTATCAAGCATGGCGTTTAAAAGACGTTGATCTCATGGACGAGATTCTGTTGCTGGCCGAAGAAGTTCCCACCAGTAAAGAAAGTATGGTTCACCAGGACAAGAAAACCGAAGCACGACTTCGCCGCCTCCTTGCCTGGATCCGTGAGCAGCCAGAAGACTCTAACATCATAACATCACTACTCTCTCCGAAGATTGCTGAGATTGTAATGTTGAGTCCTGAGCTGGATAAAGTTCTGAATGATGCCTTCAACAACGATTTAAGTGTAGAAGATTCTCGTCAGTTTATTTTCCAGATTGTCAAAGAGCTGCGCGAAAACGATTCCAAGAACAAGTTCAGCTCCAAGTTTAAAACCATGGTGCGTCCGTTCCTCTTTGAAGATGAGAAAGATCTGACCAAAGATGACTGGATTAAAATCAGCGAACTCATCAACGAGAAAATCACTGACCTCAATGAGAGTACGTTTGATAAAGCGGTGGTTGAAGCTACAGGGTCAGATAACCCAGAGTCATTGACCGAAGTTATTAACCAGTTGAAGATCGAGACCTCAGCAGAGGGGATCATCAAAACCGGCTTAGCGGGATTAAACGAAGCCCTGTTCCCGGACCTGGGTATCCGTCGTGGCTTGATGTACATGATCGAGGCATTAACCAACCGCGGTAAGTCATTTGGTCTGGGCCACCTGTTAGCCTCTGTACCGCTCTATAACAAGCCGCTGCTGCGTAACAAGGCCAAGATTCCAACTGTGTTGCTGATGTCAGCAGAAGACAGTCTGGGCTTAATCTTTAAGCGTATGTTTGAACTGTTTGTCACGGCCAAAACCGGAGAGAAGCCAGAGTTCTTTGATGCCACCACCGAGGAGGTCGTGAAGACCATCATCGATACCTTCCATGAAAATGGCTGGGCATTTAAGTTCTACCGTGTTAACCCAAGTCACGATAACATCTATGAAATCATGCAGCGTGTTCGCAGTCTGGAACTCAAAGGTCATGAGATCATTGTTGCAGCATATGACTACCTGGCTATGGCTGACCTCACAGGCTGTTCTGGTGAGTCACGTTCTGATAAACTGCAGAACCTCTATAACCGTGCGCGTAACTTCTTTACTTCTCGCGGTGCCGCGTTCTTAACTCCACACCAGTTAAACCCGGACGCCAAGAAGTTTATTCGTGAACAGGATGATGACTCTGAGATTTACTTTATCCGCGATGTGGGTGGTAAGTCAATGACTGAGGGTTCTACCAAGCTCACGAACGAAGTGGATGTGGTGATTGGGTTCCACGTGGCCAAGCTGCAAAACAACGAATGCTGGTTCACCTACTACGTCGGTAAGAAGCGTGGTGAAGGTGCACGAGAGTCAGACCGTTTCGGTATCTACCCGCTGCATGAAAAGAACGGGTTGGTGCACGACGTTAACTTCGATAAGAAAATTTACCGTAAATCACTACAACACAGAAGTGAAGCAATGGGCGGTGGCTCAGACTTTGACAGTATGGATGCCTAAGGGCTAGCATAACTACCTCTACTCCTCACGGAGTAGAGGTAGGGTCTATGATTGTTCAGAATACTGGTCTTGTGCTCTGAGAAAGATCGTTAAGATGGTAGTACGTTTAAACGCAGGATTCAGCCCATTAGTGATCGGAACAAAATCAGTACGGTAACCCACTAATACACCGCGACGCACATAAGTCTGTTCATCGTCCCGGAAGTATTGATAGGTTAACGGGTGTCCCGGTTCCAAATACCCGGTATCACCATTACGCCACTCTACCTCCAAGATCTCTCCCTGATTACGGGCTGTTTGTGATAACCCGGTCATGATGTTTCCCGTTGGCTCTAAGTCCGTGGGAATCCACTCATTACCATCGCGTCGATCAGAGAGCTTATACTCCTGCATGGAGTCAGCACGCGTTGTGAGTGCACGACCATTGTTATAATGATAACCAGTATCACCGGCAATGGCATCTCCCATTACCACACGTTTCCCGACCCCGTCGTTCTGTTTACGGATATCCGCACTGTCATCATGACTGCCCTTACCGGTAGAGATAATGGTCAAGGCCGTAGGAGTGACATAGAACGTACTGTCCAGATCAGGTATCTTATTCTCAGGTACTCGGATAATGTTCAGCGGTCGAGGATGGGTTTTAGCCCGCTCAAAGTTAAACAGCGGATAGACCCACCAGTGGTTCTGCTTGTAGAACGATCCCAGTCCTTTGGAATAGACACCATACTCGTTGTGGGTTTGCAGATACTGCGCCACGTCGATTAAGCGAGTGCCCGTGGGAAACAGGATCTGGCGATAATTGTTGACGTTATCCACCGGTTCATACAGGGAGATTCCCTTGTACAGATCGTATCCGGTAAGGTTGGCTTCCAGAGTCCCCTGGTCTAATACACTTAACAGGACATCACGAATGTTGGCCACGGGATAGATATTCGATACAGGGATATTGCGAAGTTTAGCAAAGCCGGTATCGATTAACTGGAAATCATACCCTACCAGGTTAATGTGGTCCATGGCACCGATGTTGTTCTGCACGCTGTTATTGTTCTCAGCACGGATATCTCGGTCCACTAACGGCACTGCAACCAGGGTAGTGATTTTGCGATTCCGCCCCGCCCCGATAATCAGCTGACAGGTGATGTCATCACGATACGGCACCAACTTATCAAAGTAGACACCGGGTTGCAGCTTCAAGGTGATCTGGATGGTCTCAGAACGCTTTGAGGCGAAGTCTGCGGCCACCATCATCTTCTCGACACCCAAGGCCTGGTATTGCCCTTGCGGTGTAATCAACATCGCCTGGATCGCGACATGCTCCGAGACCTTGTTAGAGATCTGTGCAGTGAGTTTGGCATGACGAAGAACGGCGGTGATCTGGTTAGTGATCATAGCCCGCCTCCAAAGCCCTGCATGAAGTCCAGAGACACGTTACCGTAAGAATTGCTGGAGTAGTTGATCGAGGACTTGTACTCATCCAAGGCTGAGTAGTAGGAGATCGGTTGATCGAAGTCCTTGCCAAACATCATGGTACCACGCAGCAAATCAATCAGGGAGGCATTCTTGATATCCGGGACATGCAACGCCTGGTTGATCTTTTCATGGTGATAATGGGAGTAGGGGGTAAACAGCATTCGCCCTAACTTCTCAATCAGTTCCAGCTCCATGATATCCGGGGTACGCAGGTAGCTGTGACCAATCTTGATCTCAATCCAGTGATCGATCCACTTCATGATCGCTTCATAGATCACCGGGATGTCCTCACGTGGACGACTGAACCCGATGTCAAACTGATCTCCACTGACCTGCACAGCCTGCAGGATAAAGGCTACCGTGTATGGACGCTCTGATGCGGTTAACAGGGAATTGAATCCACGGATAGGCGGATTCTTTTCATATGCCTTGAGCTGTTCGGTGGTTAAAACCGACGCCAGCGGCAAGGTCACGTTAAACGTACGCAGGGTAAATAAACGGTAGAGTCGCACTAACTCTTCACGCAAAAAACAGTAACGTTCGGTAATCATGAATAAACCTTAGGTAAAGTTACTCGAGGTAATCAACGCGGTGCGGATTGCCAGGATATAGATTCCACCCATATACAGTTTGCTGGTATCATCCAACAACCAATAACCGTCCAGCACTGCCAATAACCCTTTCTTATCTATGGTTCTGTCTCGGAACATCTGCCACACAAATTGCTGCAGCGCAGTGCCTTTGCCTTCAAAGAAGTTATCACCAAAGAAATACGGCCACTCAATACCCACAGCTGGCAATGGCGGTCGGTTGTTACCAGGGATTGGAATCACGGAACCGGTATAGTTGTAGGGATAACGTGACGACCCCGCGTTGTGTACCGTAATCACACGGTTCATCTTGGAGAAGTACACATTACCGTAACCACGGGTTCCTAACAGGGACGCGCGGTTGTGGACATACATCGACTGTTTATAGCGGGCAGGGTAAGCAAAGTCATTGCGATAGAACATGTCCCATACCGTGACCGGCTCCTGCATGTTGCGACCTTCTACCCAGTAATTCACATTCAGGCAGCGGATCTTTTCACGCGGAGCGATCTCATTGGCGGGAATCACAAAACTCAGGAACTTGGCGAGATAAGGATCATAGAGCAGATCGTTCTCAGCATTGGGTACAACCACAGTCTCTTCATCGCTGAAGTAGTGGCGTGACAGCAAGTCATCCTGAATCGCAAACTTCGCATCATACAGACGTTTGTTAAGGGCGTAGTCCTCTTCGGTCAACACCGCATTACCACCCGCGACTGCAGAGTCTTTGGAGTAGTAAAGTTTCTTAACGGTTTTGATATCCAGGTTCTGCTGGATAGCCGTGGTCATCACTGCTTCCAGGCTTGCTTCAAACGCATAAACCTTATCAGCTTGAATCGTGCGAAGCTCAGGCTGTTGCGTGATCACATAGAGGCCAGCCCGACCATCCCCGATATCTTTGATGAACACATCCCCTTTGTTAGGGGTGAGATCAAACAGGATATAGCCGGTAAGCTGATGTTCTACTTGACCACTGTCGGGCAGGAAGTTAAAGTTGCCGTTGCCGTTGTCAATCTTCATGATCAGATTACTGATCAAGGTATAGGATTGATAGGTCTCGATGCTTTCCGGTTGGAAGTTGTGCTGCTCACTGCTCTGCCCTAAATACTGGCGATAGTAGTGAGTCCGGGTAGGAGTGCCCGGTACCATAGAGAGCAGGCTGGTCTGAGGAACATAGCGTGATTCAATGATATCACTCTTGTAACTCTCTGGCAGCGCACTCTCCTGCTTAACTGGTGGCTTGGTCCCACCGAACGAAGTCTGGGCCATTTAATTTACCTGTGTCTCGTAATTGAAGGTATTGCTGATAGGAGTCGGAGTTCTTGGCCACAATCATAGCGTAGAGCATGCCATAGGCTGGGAAGAACGGAGAATCTTTGCCGTCACCTAAATTGATCTGATCCAGTAACCACTCCCAATCCGCCCAACCGTTTTCACCCCAGCCATCAGGCAGTGGGAAATTCGGGAACAAGATACCAATGATCCAACGACCGTACTCTGGGTCATCCAGGAGATCTTGAACACAATCATCAGTATAGAGATGGATGGCGTAATCAAACACGATCGTGATGCGGTAGATGTTCTCCATGCGTGGTTTACGCAACATCTGAAGTTCACCAGTATCCGAGAGCTGGTACTGTTCTTCAAGCACCAGAATGGCATCACGTCCATCATCGGTCCACAACTGGATATTCATGGGGTTGTGATGACGGCGGGTCACCTTGCTGGCGTAGCGCTGCAAATAGAGGATCACCTGTGGGTTCCAGGTAAAGCCATTGATGTCGTTGAGGTTTAATAGATTCTGGAACTCCAGATCCTCGACATTGATCAACACCTGTAACTGCGGACTTAAATAGGCAACGGCCTCAGGACGCCAGTTATCCTGCGTTGGGAAGACGTGGTAGAACGGTTCCTGATTCTGCTGATAGTCCCACACCTTACGGGATGCATTGGCTTCAAAGAACGCCCGGTTCACGTAGTCTACCTTGTTGTTCTCAAACACATCCGGGACATAGTCTTCATGCATAGGACGTTGGTAGATTTGAATTGGGTATTCAAACACCCACTCCGTGTGCTCGCTCCAGTAGAACCAGTACCGGAAGCTCACCTGATAACGCCCGATATACTGACCGTTATTCACCACCGCCATATTGGGGTTTTCCAGGTTTAATCCGATATCCGCCAAACACTGCTTAAACACAAACACCGGGGCTTTGAATGCCGCATTGCGCAAGATCCCGGTAGGAACCGTGGCATTCTCCTCCATCCAGTCCAGGAAGTGCTTATCCGTTGTTATCTGACCAGCCTGTTGCAATAACAAGTAGATCTGGTAATAACAGTTGAGCTGGGTTTCAATTAACGGATAATGCGTCTCGACCTCAAACAAGGTGTTCTGGTGCGCACTCAACGTTTTTGACTTGATGTTAGTGGCAAAGCGCTGAGCCGTTACTCGGTCTTTGAATAAGGCATTGACCGTGATGTTCATGCGTTTGGTAATGAACTTGGGATAGATCGCTGCCTTACTAATAGGATCCATCCACAACGCCATGTCCATCTTGTTACCGCTATAGGCGTCCAGTTCATCATTGTAGCCCGCCTCGACCTCTTCCATTTCGATATAGAGTTTGTTGTCATACCCTAAATCGATACCGGTGTCTGATCCTCGCCGACCTTCTTTGTCCCCGCCAATGAGCTTTGATACCTCGGAATCCCCGTTGAAGAATAGGCGCTGGTTAACATTGATGTTAAAATAATCCAGTACAGTTTCCAGGGATTTCAGTACCGCAGGACGGGTACCAATTCGGTATGTTTCATTGGAAGGAATTCGTACATTAAGCATAATCTCTTCCTCTTAAGAACAATCATAACATCAAACCCTCTTACCCCCTAAGGAGTAAGAAGGCTTAAAGGTTTTACTCTATCTCTATTTCGATTTCACCCATATCGTCATCACTACCTTCGGTAGGAAGAGAAGGATAAGGATGTTCGCTTTGCTCACCTGTATTTAAATCCCCTTCCCCACTCACCGGATTCTCCGCACTACTCTCGTCACCTTTATCTGGTAACCCTTGCGAGTTATCAGACGTATTATCAGAGGTCTCATTATTTTTTAATGATTCCTGATAACGGATTTGAAAAAGTTCACCTGAGGAGATAATCACAACGATATCGGAGAATGCATCTGCATACTTCTCAATCACCCGTGCACCGCTTAACAGTCCCTTACAGACAGCCAACGATTCTGCTTTGACTTCACGGCTGAACTTGTTGATCACTGCGATCACAAATTCCAATGACAAGGAGGTGGAGACAAAGTGAACTTCATCAATCTCAATAATGGATCCCATCAAGAAGTTACGAAACTTCAAGATATCCAGTGATTGAGTAATATCCACCGAGGAGACATCGCGCTCTACATTCAACCCTACCCCGCTAAACACATCCAACACCACGTAGCAGCGTAGCATCCCTTTATACCCATATGAGTTATGGGACAACGGTAACTCGATGTACAGAGGGTTGGATGAAGGATTTAAGGGACTCACGTTGTAGTAGTCTACGTTCTGTTCCAATCCCAGGTCATAGATCTTGCTTAATGTCGCATAGAGATCATTGACTGTGCTGCCTGCAGACATTGAAATCGTTGGCAGGGTCAGGAAGTAATTCGTGAGATCTACCTTGGTCAGTTCAAAGAACGTTTTGATCGACCCCTTGATTCCCTCAATGCGTGTCTCACTGTCACTAAGGGCATAGAGTTGATAAAGCGTGTAACCCTGGGGAAGGTTTTGACTCACCACGTCTTTAAAGTTCAGCATAATTACCCTTTGAAGTTAGAGGGAGCTGGTTTCTCTTTTACCGACGTTGCCATCTTCGAGATTGAGTTCAGACCCGCAATGATCTTGTTCTGCATGCCGCCAATGATACGGGCTTTCTTGGTCCCCTCTTTGGCTTCATCGCTGGCTTCCTTGTTCTCCTCTTTGATGCCCGCCTTCACTTCTGGCGTATCATCTTCATCGGCTACTTTAGGGGTGCGTAGTTTGTTGGCCGCATTCTGGGTTTCACTCAGGCATTTACGCAACGAGGTACCCACTGACTGAACACCCTGAGAGGAGGCAGTGTAGACTTCACCCAGTACCGAGCGCAGTTTAGCCACGGTATCACACCCTTTGACCTTTTCAGCGGCCGCACGGATCTTGTCCATGGCACTGCCGAGATCGCGGTTCTCTTCTTTGATCTCGTTGTACTCCGCCCCGCCATCTAACGCCTTCATGATGTTCTCAGGATTACGCAGAGGAGAGTCTTCAGGAATTGGGGTGTTACCTTCTACATCACCCAACGCCGCAATACCCTTTTCTGCTTTCTCTAAGGCATCCTCAGCCGATTTCTTGGCATCACCGAAGAAGTACGTGCTGATACGCTTGAGCATTGCTGTGATGTTATCGTAGAGCTTCTTGGCCACTTCTTTTGCTGCGTCCATAACGCTGGCTTCTGTCCCCGCCAATCCCATCATGTCAGACAGCAGAGAGTAATGGTTCTCGTTACCGGTTAATGCAGCAAACCCATTGCCACCGGCGTCAGCCACCGTTACCGCACCATCAAAACACCACTCCAGGTGATCGAACTCTTCGCTGATCTCAGCAGGCAGTTCGGGTACCGTCAAAAATTCTTCGTCCATCGGTTAACACCCTATATAGAAATCGTTGCAGAATTCAATCATCTCTTCAGTCAATTGAACCATGTTGAGCAGCAGAACCAGCTGGAGAACCGAACGGGACGACTCAGGTGATTCGATCCAGTATTGCACCAAACTCAGTGCCGCAGTAACCTCACCTCGAAGACGTTCATCGAGCTCTGGCGAAAAGGTAAACCGTTTACCCATTTCCTGGTTGATACGACGCTGTGCCAATAGTGGGGCCATTACCGGATAGTCCATGATCGCCTGATCCAGTTTCATCGTATTGTGACCCAGGAGCTTAGCCAGCTCAGGGTTCTCTTCCTCAGTGCCCTGTAATGTTCCCAGGGCATCTGCCAGGTCCAGAAAGTTCACAGAGAGGGTAGTGGTGACCTCAGTAAATGTAGGCAAGGTAAAGTCACCGCGAATCTCTGCCAGCGTCGCCAGGGCTTTGTTGTACACACTGGTTTCCACCATCACGGTGTTATCGATACTGACTTCCCCGCCACAGCGTTGAACCTGTAACAGCACCAGGCATTGCTTTAGAAATAAATAGTTCTCTTGATTGGTGATCATACCCAAACCTCAAGTGAACCCGTGAAGTAGTCATGCGTGGAGTTTACCGAGATAATCAATTTCCCCTCGATAGTTCCCAAGTGGACTTCACTGAGTTTCAAGTTATAGAAACCAAAGACTCGACAGAAGGTGACAAAGTCACGCACGCTGTCGATATCAAACGCAGTAGGCGTATCCAGAAGATATGGATCGTTTACCACCAGGTCAGTAGCATACAGGTTGTTGAGTTTTACCGCCTTGTCCGTGGTAATGGTTTTCTGACGACGCATCACCCCTTTCTTAAAAGGACGGATATCAAGGTTAGCAGGAAAGAGACTTCCCAGGCTGACCTTGTTCATGATCACACCTACCCGTGAGATACTGTCTTGCAGCAACACCTTGTCATCCAGACTGGCACGGGCAAAGGTGAGTTGATCAAGTGAGATGCGCGTCGAGACGTTGTTTAGCTTGTCAAAGGCAGCAACGCCTAAACTCTTGATCTGCATCATGGAGAGATTCAACGGGTCAATGGTCATGGGCGCAGGCTCGCATTTACAAAGTCAAGTCCTGCATCGGTGGCGGTCAGGACATACTGAAGGTTCACGGTCATAAGGCGCTTGTTAAAACGCACCAACCAGTTCAGGTATTGACGCTGCTCAGAGGTGAGCTTCTCTTCGGCTTTGTGCTCAAACTCACGAGCACTCTTTTCAAAGGTTCGATAGAGCTGAGATACCGTACTCTGGTTTGAGCGTATCTCTTTAGAGACAGCACGTACCTTATTCAGTACGTTGTCAATCATGGGACCGCTGGGCTCAAACTCAGGTGACAACAGTTTCACCGGCACCGTGGAACTCTGGAAGTAGATCCCGATCTTGTCGAGGTTACTGGCTTTGGGTTCGTCGACAATAAGCTGCCGGTTACCTGGAATCACCTCAGAGAGATAGATATCCCCTTTATGACTCAGTCCCATGCTGGTTTTAATTACCCCCATGGTTTTGGTCAGTTGGTTTTCCAGGTTAAAGCCAGGTGATGCTGCGTCTTTAATCAGGTCCACTAATTCCCGGTACGTTTTGATGGTGTTTTTGTAATACTCATTGACACCGTTGATTGACACTGCAATCCAGTTACCGTCTAATGACACGGTATGAGGATCCAGTAAACGTCGATGGGTCGCTGGGTATTTCACCGGGGTCGTTACAATGCCATCCCGTTTGCGGTTCGTGGATACCCGAAACTCCCGGTTATCTAAACGAGCAATACGGTTGTTGATGAGATTGAGGATAAAGTCAACAGCGTCTTTGGCCAGTTGGATTAAAAAGTCGATCATCCGTTTGGCACCGCTTGCTGCCTCCATGCCATCAACCACAGCACTGTCAAACTGTTCCGGGATCGTGATATAACCCTGCGTAGAGAAACGTTGTAACGCGCTCTCCATACCTGTTACAGCGTCCAGCTTGTCGCTGTCAACATTGTCTTTATTTACTTTTACATCTTGCCCAAGAAAGAAGTTCATTCTCTCTTCATAAGGTTTTAAGCGTTCCCCGTAGATGTGATCATTGGAGTTGGCAGAGGCCTTAGGGTCGGGAATCAATTTGTTTGACATAATAACTCCTAAGTGAGGTCATAGCATTAAACAACAAAAGGAACAAGAGGCCGAAGCCCCTTGTTCCAAGTGAGGTTTAATCTTTATTCAAGATTAGAAGTGTGCTTTAACGAAGCTCAGCTGAGCGTCGAGGATGGCAGCACCCAGGTTGGTTGCGCCACGAGCGTACTTCAGGCCAGCGCTGTGCGCGGCTTTAACTGCACTGATGGTAGATTTAACTTCAGCTTTACCATCTGCAGTGCGGTCTTCTTTCGGCGCTTGGTTCTTCTCGATCGCAGCAACCGCTTTATCGCGCTGAGTGGTCAGAGCCGCTTTGTCCAGTTTCGCATTGTGCAGTTTGTCTGCATCAGACGCGACGCTGTTCAGGATGTTCAGCAGAACGCTCTTATCCAGTTTAGCGCCTTTCGGTGCTTCGCCTTCTTTCACGGTCACAGCCGCTTTACCCAGGCCGGCATCTTTGGTTGGAGCAACAACAGTTACTTCCGCACCCTGACCAACTTTGATCACCAGATTTTCGGTGGTTTCAGTTTTGCCATCAACGCTTGAGCTACCCGCGCCATTGAAGGCAGCAGCAACAGCGTGTGCCGCGTTAGCAGAATCGCCTTCACGTGCCATACCCAGGCCGCTCAGCTCAGAGAAGCATTTACCCTGAACAGTAACCAGCGCAGCGATCGCTTTAGAAGAACCGTTAGCTTCCAGCAGTGATGCAGATTTCTGCAGAGTCACTTCAGCTTTGGTTTCTTTAGCAGCCTGCAGAGACGCCTTAGTGGTGCCCGCTTTGGCTTTGATGCCTTTCAGTTTGTTGAACAGACCAACAAACAGATTGATGAAGCTGTTGTACAGATCGATGAAGAATTTCTTCACAGCGCCGACTGCTTTACCAGCAGTTTCACGGAAGGTTTCCATGCCAGCGAAAGCAGCCAGGTTTGCAGTAGAAGCATCAGAGAAAGACTCTGCGCCCATTACGTCAACCGGCTGGCCGAATTTGGCGGTGATTTTAGAAGCGTGGCGATACTGGTGTGCAAACAGTTCAGCGTTGAACGGCGTTGCGCCAGAGATCATAGATTCCATACCTTCGATGGTTTCTTCCAGCTCTTCGACTTTCTCTTCGATCGCTTCGATCGCAGTTTCGTGCTGAGCAATGTCTTTCTCAGCAGTAGCGATGTCTGCTTCCGCAGTTTTCAGTTCCGCCTCAACAACGGCTTCTGCTGCTTCTTCTGCTGTTGCAACAACAGTGGTAGCGTCCAGATCAGCGCTCTCTTGACCAGCCACGCCTGCAAAGATATCTTTAAGTGACATAATAGCTATTACCTTTTTCTATAGAAAGAGTTAAAACGATTTAATTAAATTGTTTACTTAAGTAGGACGACAATGTGTCCACATAATCGTCAATGTAAATCATCAGCTGTGGAAGAAACCCTGAATAGAGGGCGAATACCTTGGCATTCCCTTCCAGATGAGAGCGCATATCTGCAAGCAGTGAAGCAGACAGAGTTCCCTTCAAAACATCCAAATGCGCAAAAGATTTACTCAGCACAGTATTGAATTTCTTCATATAACTTTCGTACTGGTTAAGTGCCTTCACAACATATTGGTAGATTTCCACCAGTTTGTTCAACTTGGTCAAAATCGTTTTGACATCGCTTTCAGCAAATGATTCAGTGACTTCCTCGCCAGGAGACTCAACGTTCATCAACGACAGCTTGTTGTTGGTTTCGTTGTACCAGATGGTTTTGCCGCCTGGCAGGTCGTCAGACACCGAGCTCTTCGCCGAATGTTCCGGCAGCTTTACATGGGGAAAGATCAACGCCTCAAAGCCATCCAGCAGACGCACAGCATCGTCGGTGGTCTTAACGCTATTGATCCGATCCAGTAAGGCAAGCTCTTTACTCGAGTAAACCTCTACATCCTGTAAAAACGATTTGATTAACTCCATCGTTTTCTGAAGAGCGTCTAACCCGTCGATAATGTCATCGGGTTTCCCAGTACGGGTGATTTTCTTCAGCAAGGCTGCATTGAACGTGAGTTCAGATTTCAAAGGATCCTTACCTAAACGATTGTGCAGGTGACCAATCATCATGCGACGGGTCCCCAGTGTTTTCACAATCCCGGTGATAGCTGCCTTCGTCGCCTGGGTAATTCCCTTGAGCGCTTCATCGCCAACATAACCACCGGCTTGTTTAAGTTTCCCCATGACGTCGGAGAACAGGGACTCAGCCCCGTCAACCCGTGCGTCCTGAAGAATGAGCCCTTGAAGTGCCTGACAGAGTGACGCGTGGTCATTCGACATTATAACACTCCAGATGCAAGCTCAGCATCGTGATAAAGTGGCTCGCCAATACCACCAACATGCTTGAGACCTCGGTCTTGAAGCTGTTGACATCATACTGGTAATCAGCGGTGATCAAGCCATACTGATAGGCACGGTCCTGGGAAGTATCTCCCTGACGCAGTGTAGTCAGGACATCTTTGACATCGTCCGGATTAAAGTTTACTGCATCGTCTTCCTGATTCATGTTCTTCAGACGTGCGATAATATTCTCCACGACATCGCGAATCACATAGATCTGGGTGAGATTCAGGATCTTCATCTGAACCTTGCCAGTGCCCTGGCGGGCGCCTTTGATGACATGATAACCGGTTTGTGACAGGGAATCCGCATACAACGTGTTGTCGGTTGGCACAATGACATTATCTTTGACCCAACGCATGTCCAAGCTCACAGCCTGGAAACTCATCCCATCCAGCATGCCATTAGTTTGGCGCGCCATGAGCTTCTCATCATCACCGTCGACTTTAGACCGCTGATTGAAAAGCTTAGGAATAATACGCTCGATCTCAGTAATCGTGTTGCCTTTGGGATTACCGAAATAACGGATCACAGAGTTCTTGTAGCGGATCTGCTCCATCTCCCAAACCCGAAGGCAGGCAGTAATGTAGTTGAACTCACTCTGAATACCTTTGGACAGATCCCCGGTGAGCATACGGCCGTCTTTTGACAGACTGCGTACAATCAGCTCATTGAGTTCAACCTCAGTGCATCCTTCACGAATTCCCGCCACGACATTCAACACGGAGTCCAGGGCTTCCAGACGCGATTCCAGTACCTCAGTAGAAGTGGTGAGTTCAATCCAGGTACGCTGGAAGTTCTCCACTAACTGATTAGCCCAACGTTTGATGTTCTTGTACGTTTCCGACAACATCTCACGCAGTATCGCGCCGCGGCTCTTACGCCACTCTGCAGGGGTAATATTTAACCCAAAGGCTTCATTACCGGCGATCTTTGTTGCACCGCCGCTAAGCACCAGGTTGGGGTTATCGGCAATCAGGTTGTCAACCTTGCTGGCGATCTCTGTAGATAACTGGTAGTCCTGGGATTGGTCTAGCTTTTGCAAGACCGCCTCCAATTCTTCTTTTACCCGCAGATTCACACGGAAGTTGCTGAGTGCACCACGGGCCTCTTCAGCAAGCTTGGGAACATCCTGAACAGACACCGGGTTAATCGTCGCTGCTTTAAGGCTGTTCACCAAGTCATTTGACATAGATAATTCCGTCCATACTCAGGCAGAACTTCGCCGCCAACTCAGGACCGATCAGGGCCATGACGTCGTAGAAGTGACGATCTTCGATATTGCTGAAGTCAACGTCCTCTACTACAAAGCGCGTAGCCGCACCCTGTTGAACATCATAGATGATCGGCTGTGGAATCGGGTCGCCGTTGTTGCTCATGTTCTGAATGCGATTCAGATCGATCTTGAGCTGGGTAATTACCGTGCTGCCAGACATCCGACCATTCAGGTAACCGGCAATTTTGCGTGCCAGCTCACGACGGGCACCGCCGCCATCACGGAAGTTCACAATCAGCCAGTTACGAAAGCTCTCGCCAATATAACGCTTGGTGATGCCAAAGACCTCAGCATGGGCTGAGATATCGGTCTGTAACAGGCCGCTGTTCCAGGAGTTAATAAACGCTTTAATAATGCGCTCGTTGTTCTCCAGGATTCCGTTATCAAAAGCAGCAGGTACCAGACCGAATTTAAGGTACTTAAACTCAGTCGCCATAGCGGGCCTCGATTTGTGCGATACGGCTGTGACGTTTAATGATCTCATCCTGATAGGTTTCGATCTGACGTTCCAGGCTTGGATCTTCTACCCCGGTACGGCGGTTGTTTAAACGGGCAATCTTCATGGCCAGCATGTCGATATCGGCGTTGGCATCGTCCAGACGTTTGATGTCTTTCTTCATGCGCATCATCCGCCACCAGAAGCGCGGGTTCAGTTCATGAGGCGCCAGGTTACGCTGTACACTCACCGCACTGTCACCAGAAGAAGCACGAATGATCTCTTCAGACTGGGCGTCATAGGTTTCATCGGTCAGGTCATCGATCATGGCGTCCAATGACTTCAGTGACTGAGAGAAACGCACAACCAGTTTAGAGAAGTACTTTGGCGTGTTGGTGAAGAAGGCAATATCGATCTTGGTCAGAAACGTTGCCAGGTTTACTTCTTTGGTGGCTTCGGTGATCATGATGTCCGAGACCAGACCCGCATAGCGGTTAAAGAAGTTCACGGCCGCGATGCTGTCCAGTACACCTTTCTCCTGGAAGGAGATGGTTTCGGCGTCGAACACATCGGTCCGGCTTTTCTGAATACGATCACGCAGACGCGGTACCCACTGCAGCAGTTGGTTAATACTGAAACGCAGAGAACCAACCAGCGTAGCACGCGAGTCCAGACTCTTTTTAATGTCCGCTTCAATGCCTTTCAGAACCGCATTACGCTGTACATACGCTTCGGCAGCCGTGAGGTTGTCGTTGCTGTCAGCGAGCAGGGTCAGGGTGTCATTTAATCCACGCAGGTAAACGACTTCTTTGTCGATGGCAGCCAGCACATCGTTTTTCGGGGTATTACTGATAATGATCATGGATTAACGTCCACCAAACAGTTTAGCCAGAGAAGCCAGATCCATTGACGTGTCTCGTTTAGAGGTCACGGTGATCTGACGCTGTGTCCACTCTTCCGGCATGTTGTTGCCGCTGTAGTAGAAGGTAAAGACACCGAGATCCTGGTTAACCACGATAATGGTGTTGGCCAGTACCGCTTTACGGATTTTGTCGATGCCAGAGCCATCAAAACGCACACCCAATTCCAGCTCGATGTTGCGGGCTGTTTCTGAGGTCATGATAATGGTGTTGGCCTGGGAGTTCATGCTGAGCACACCGGTACGCAGTGCAGCCATACGGTTTTTGCTCTCACGCTCAGTGACTTCGGTGTAATAACCGGAGCTGTCATTTTTGCGCATTTTGAATTCACGCTTGATGACATCTTCACCGCCCAGCAGTTCAGGGGTGGTCAGTTCACCAGAGCGTGCCATGACCATACGGGCTTTCCAGCCATCTTCCGGACGGGCCGCTTCAAAGATGTTCTGAAGATCTTTTGAGGTGACCGATACCGGGGTCTGACGGAAAGTCAGTGGAAAGGTCAGTTGGTTACCGTCGATCGTGACAGAAGCATCTACGGTGCGACCAATGGCCAGCGGACGGTACTCAGAGATCTCCGCCATTTTGCTGCCCACATTACTCTGTGGACGTTTAACAGGGGGTGCGGATTCAACACCGGTCACCGTGTCAAACGCTTCGGCACCCTGCAAGGACAGGAAGCCAGAACGACGCGGTTGGATACCGTCGATCAGGTCAGAGATTTTAATCCCGTTAACGCTGCCCTGCTGGGCAAAGTGAGACAGGGTATCATTGATATCACGCAGGTTGACAACCGTCATGAGATCGGACATGAAATCCTGGTGTAACAGGCTGTCTTCAATAGCAACCAAAGGCGAGATCAGGGTTTTAGAAGCAGACTTGGAAACGTTGCCAGTCTGAAGTACATTGTATGTCGCCGTAGCTCCATCAATGATTTTCTTTGCTCCTTCAACGTTTTTCTTGTCCGCACCGAATGAGGTTGCCACTTGAACAAGCGTGGCTCCCAAAGAAAGAACTTGAGGAATCATTACGTACTCCATTAAGGTTTATATATGAGTTCAGATGAAAATAATTTTACAAATTATTCAGGGGAGAACCTCCCAAAGAGGCAGGAAATATTTGATGCTGCCTTATTAGAAGGAACATCGCCAGGTTGGACATCGCCTTTAATTAACTCGTTACGAGGGTTAAAGATTCTTGGTCAGGGCCCGGCAATGATGCCGCTTTCGGATAACACCATAGGATTGCCGTTTGTTACCCGCCCGCAGCTAAACCTTACAGATGATAACATTACCCGCTCAGAGAAGCTGGTAAGTCTCTACGGGGCCGGCCAAAACAGTATCGGTGCCTATATCCGTGGAATGCTGGATGAACGCTGGGCTGCCAGTAATGCCGGTGTGATCTTAGATAACCGCATGCCGTTTATTACTCCCCTTACTACCTTTATTAAAACGTCTACCGGATTCAGTGATCTACAACTCTCCATGGAAACGTCAGAGCCTGGACTGCGTAGTCAGGTCTATCAGCGTGTGTCCAGTAAGCTTGAGGAGAATGGTCAGTTTACCATTAACCAGACTTACTACAATCCCAAGCCGTCTGTGTTACAAGCCCTGTTCCAGTACTGGGAGGATTATATTTCGGAAGTGGTGTCAGGCGATCGCCAGGTTGCACCCCGTGACTGGTACCTGATGGGAAACCGTATTGATTACGATTGCCGCATCTATCACCTGATCATGAACAAAGATGCCATGTACCTGGAACACATCTTTGCCACGGTGCAATCTATTCCCACCACGTATCCTGCTGGTGCCATTGCCTCGATTGACACCACCCAGAACACCTTACGCGGTGAAGGACAGGATGAGTTCACTATCCAGTTCTCCTCGGTGGGTCAACGTCAGGATGAGTTCGGCTTGATCCAGTCGTTTAACGAACACAGTTTCCTTTATAACCCAAACCTTATGCCCAATGTGCGCAACCAGTATTACCGTGAAATATCAGCGGATGAATACATTGCCTACAGCGGGGGTGCTTATCCTTTATTACTCCCGCGTGTTGAACAGGGGCGTAGTGGTATCAAATTAACATGGTGGGTCTTGAAAAATGAGTAGCAGCATGACCTTTGAAGAATTAGACCGGATTTCGAATAACCCGAGTCGTGTGATCTCCACGGTGTTTAACAACATCGAGTCCACGTTTCTGGCCGGTGCCGGTACCTTGAACTCTGCAGACCATCCCTTTGCCTTTACAGTGGATCTGGTTGTGGGGTCACAGTTTAACATGATTAACCGTCTGGGTGATTCTGAAGCTGGCGGGTTCCTGGCCCATGCCCGTAACATCGGGGATCTGTCCAAGAATATGAGTGATGAAGATTGGTACGGGGTCTATGGGGATCCGAGCCAAACCGTGTTACGCTTTATCATCTCAGAAGAAACCCTGGACGATGTGGCGATACGCTACAACGAAGTCAGCGGGTCTTTAGAGAACACCTACCGTAAGCTGGTGATTCCAGCAGACACGGCGTTCACGGTCGCAGGGATTCCGTTCCTGTTAGAGAACCCGGTTGAGATTCGCGTGATGGATCACGGTGGGTATGAAGTGGTCTATGACAGCAGCCGTCAGTCTCGGTTAAACCCCCTGTCGACCAACACCCCAGATGTCTCCTATATGGACATCGATCGCCTGCGCTACATTGCAATTCACTTGCCGGTGCGCCAATTAAAGATCACCCCACACAACAACAAGCCGATTAACCCCAATGTCGGTTTCCGGGAAATCATTAACTACGAAGACACCATCTATGCAGTGCGTGCCTTTATTACCCCGGATGGCAGTACCCGTCGCAGTGAGATGTCGGTGATCTATAACAACGAGAACTATGACCCGAATCAGGCAACCCTGGTTGTGGATCTCAAAACTGACACCACCTTTGAAGTGTCTGTTCCGTCGGTGTACACCCAGAACCAGATCATCGGCATGGCACGTATCACCATTCTGGTTTATACCACCAAAGGTAAAATGTACCGAGACCTTACCACGTTAAGTGGTCAGTACTTTGGCGTTGAGTACTTTAACTACGCCAATGACCGGGGGCTTCCGAATCAGTTTGAGAAACCGTTGACTCAGATCAACACAGTGTTGGTCGAAGCCATGGCTCCGATTACCGGTGGGCGTAATGCCATGAGTTTCCAGGAACTCAAAGACACCATGATCTACGGTCATCGTCAACGTCTGATTCCAATCAGTAACAATGACATCTCACAGTTCCTGCTGAGCAAAGGGTACTCGTCGGTGAAATCCATCGACATGATCACCGACCGTCTCTACCGGGTCACCAAAGATCTGCCGATTCAAGACTCCAAGCTCTATACCGATCGCAGCGTGGCAAGCTTTAACTCCGCCATGGGTGTGAACGTAGGATCTATCTTGACCAGTCTCGAAGAACTGATTGCTTCAGGTTGGGCGTTGGACAACGGTCAGCGGGTAACGTTACCACAGCGGGCGGTGTTTAACATCACCAAACAAACCCCGGTGTTAATGCCAAAGAGTCGCTATGAAAGTCTGATGGCCGCCTCGAACCAGACTAAGATCGATTTGATTTCCGACAACACGCTGGTCTATACCCCGTTCACGTATGTCTTTGACACCACCAAGAACCGTGCCGTGAGTCGGATCTATCGCACCAACCATCCAAGTATCCGTTATCAGACTTTCCGGTTTGAGAATGCGACGCTGGGCTTGCAGGTGAGTGTGGGTGCCATTGGGATTGAGTCGGTACCTGAAGGATATCGGATTACCATTGAGACCGCATCGAAAGAAGCGTATCAGCGGTTGAACAACGACTCTATTGGGTTGCAGTTATCCCTGACACCTTCTGGAGTGAGTTCGCCGATTACCATGCGGGCAACGCTTAAAGGTGTGACCAAAGAGGGTGAGCGTCAGTTTGAGTTCATGATTCCAAGTACCTTGGACATCACCGATGCCGATCTGATTGGTTTGCAGGGCTTTAACCAATTTGGTCAGCCAAGCCGGGTGAGCTATGTGGATCTGCAAACCACCGCTAACTTTATCTTTACGGTGAGCGGACCAGGACTGCAGTTGACTTCTGCATCGGATATGAAGATCGATCAGAACCTCTTTAACACCGTCAACATCGCGATCATCGAAACTGACTACGTGCTGGAGTTTGGCCGTAACTTGGGATCACTCTTTACCCGTATCCGTCCCATGGTGGGTGATGAGCAGTATGAGAAGTATCAGCGTGATGTACCAGACCTCTATACCCAGGATGAGTATGAAACGGTCTTGGTAGAAGAGAACGGTGCCATGTTGAACAAACTGGTGTTGAAAGATGGCTTGCCAGTGTTGAAGCACAAAGCCGGGACGCAGCGGTACACGCCGGACGGTAAACCGATCTTCCTCTACCTCAAAGATCAAACGGTCTATGACAGCGAGCACAAGCCGGTGGTGTTGGCCCCAAGAAAGATGCGTTACTATTGGGACTTCATTGGTTTCGACTTTACTTATCTGTTGTCGCAGGATGAGTACGACACGACCTACATGAATAACACTGAAGCGTTCTTTGTGGATCAGGTTGTGGCTGAGCTCGATAACTATAACCGGGTGGCACTGGATGAAACACGTCTGGTATTTAAACCGCGCTCGACTATGGGATACACCAAAACCATTGTTAATGAAATGGTTGAACGGATTGTGAAAAACGATCTGACCTTTGGGGTGATTTATATGTTGACCGAAAACGGAATGCGTAACCAGAACCTCAAAGACAACCTCAATACCTCAACGCATACCCTGATTAACAACGCACTCTTAAAAGAGACGGTGTCCCATTCAGGTATCGTGAGTATTCTGAAAACCAACGGGGGATCAGAAGTCATTGACGTTCACCTTACCATCAAGGCGGGCGAATATGAGATTGACGCCATTACCAATGTGGACGCAACCAACGGCTTCAGTGTTGGTAAGACTATCGAACAAACTGCCGATAAATTCCTGACCATTAAGGAAGCGGTAGAGATTCAGTTCAAGCGTCACCTGCCTAACGGCTAACCATGCATAACCCCTACCCCTCCGAAAGGAAGGGTAGGGGACTATGTTAATATTCGACGAACGTGTCGAGGTAATCCAGATAAGACTTCAACGCACCCAGGGTATTTTCCTGGTTGAGGTTGTTGACATCACTGCCAACCATGGACCAACGTTTTACCGCATCGGCGTCCACGATCTTTTCTGCCAGAGATTCCAGATCAGAGTTGAGGTAATCGATCCAGCTGTCTACGGTGACTTCTGGCCACTGTTCACGTTTAATGATAACGTGCTGAGTATAACCAAATACCGTTAACAGACGCCCCACGGCACGACGCAGATAAAGCTGACGTTCAACCTTATCCAGCAACGTGGTTTCTGAGAGTCGCCGCGCTGTGTCCAGAACATAATCACGCACACCCTGCAATACAACTACACGGGCATCAGTTAATGCCTTGTTGTATCCGATTGTGATGTCATGATCCCGCACAAAGTCTACCGCGTAGTGCGCATTCATCTCAGACTTGGCTGACGTTAACTTCAACGACAACACATCGAGACCTGCTACGTTCTCACTGTTAAAGACTTCTTTAATAAATGCGACACACCCTTTCTTACAACGTGGCTCACTCAGAAACCCATCGAGGTATTCCAGGAAGCGGTTGTATTTGCTCTGGTCCAAATAGAGACGACTAATCAGAGCCAAGACTTCTTCTTTTTGCATAACGATTAAATCCTGCTTTGAATGCCCATCTCTTTCAGACCGGCGTTGACCCGTTCAATGATCTTGAAGTTCTTACGCAGATCCCCTGTCTTGGCACGGTACACTTCCAGGGCTGGACCCAGGACACGGTGTTTGGCCATGAAGAGTTGGTTATAGTTGATGTTACTGGTGGTGTCGACACGCTCACCTTGGTTGTTGTAAACTGCAGCAATCTGATTGCCGTTTTCATTCAACAACTCTTCCTCGGTATTGATGATCGTTTTCAGATCTTTACTGAGGTAGGTAAACATCAGCTTGTCTACTTTGGTCGACCAGCTCACGATGTTGGCAATGCTCTTACGCACGTTGCTGCTGATCGAGATCAACTGGTTCAGTGCCCAGGTGTACTCATTGATCAGTGAACAGTAAGAGGTATACGAGAGCTTCAGAATCCCGGCACCCTCAAACACAGCATCGATGCTTTCAATCAGCTGAGCATCAACCACTTCGATGACATCTTTCAGCGCTTTCAGGGTATCTGGATCGTACGGCTTCTGGGCTTTAAGCAATACAGCGCCCATGCGACCTGCCACCATCTTCACCCGCTCGAACTCTTCAGTCGAGATACGCACCGGAATGGTTTTGTCCAGCACATCTTTCTGTGCGGTGAGATTCTGCTTAAACGCTTTGTCTACACCTACGCCACCCAGATCGATGTCATATGCCATATCAACCAGTTCTGCAAGCTCACGACGAATAGGTTCCGGGTTAAGCTTAACCGCCACTTCGTTGTCCAGCATCGCACGAAACTCAATGACGTCTGCATTGGAGAAGCTTTCCTGATCTTTCCAGGCATTGCGAAGCTTGGCCACTGCCTGCTGGTAACGACCGCGTGAAGTACGTGCATCATGACCAGCATTCTTGATCAGGGTTTCCACTTTATCCAGACGACCCTGGATCTGTGCCAGCGCATCAATCTGATCCACAATCTTTTTGTTGCGATTGTAGACAATGGAGAACGCATCACGCTGGGTTAAATCACCCGGCAGTGCTTCATAGAGTTCGCCTACATCGATGCTGACTTTCTCTGCACCGATCAGGGAGCTTAGCAGAGCAATCAGTTCACGCTTGGTGTCTTCGGAGTGCTGGGCAACAATCGCCAGTTCCCGTTCGGTCTTCTCAAAACCCAGTAACACGCGGATACGAGTCACGATCCAATCGATCACGGCCAGCAGGAATTTCTTCGCTGCTTTGATTACCGTAATGAAACCCTGCTTGAGCTTCTCCAGGAAGCTCTCTCCGCCCAGTACCGCGTTCATGCGGTCATAGGTCGGTAACATGCCTTCACAGCCGCTGATCATCAATACAGAGTGCGCTGAAGGGTGCAGACGTTTGTTGTTCAGATATTCCCGGCAATTAGCCGCCAGAATGTTCAGGGATTCCTGACCTGTGACTTCATAGGTCTCATCCAGCGATACCAGTTGTTCACCCGGCTCACGTTTCACCACAACAACCTGGTCAGTACCTTTCTGGGTATTGAGCTGGAGAACCGTACTTAACTCAACTGAGTCATCATCAGTTTTGGTTGCTTCTTCTGACATGATAACTCCTGTTAGGCGAGAGTGGTTTCTTTGTACTGGGCCATTTTGTTGTTGGCTTCATCAACCAGAGTCTGTACCAGTTCGGCATAGCTCTCCAGTTTGGTGTAGTCAACCTCATCGGTGCCATTGACTTTCTCAACCACCGGGATCACGATCACATCACCGGTCAGTACTTCGGTCAGTGCTGCATTCAGCTTACGGGAGAACGCACCCAGCTGTGCCAGGATCAGGTTACCTTTATTAGGTACCACGTTGTTCCAGTAGGAGAGCATCCACTTGGCAAAGCCGTAACGTACTTCATCCGTGAGCTTAGGGCAACCGGTGACATTGATCAGCGCTTTGGTGTACGCAGTCTGCGCAATGGCGTCCTGAGTAGCCGGTGAGTTAATGCCCTCAACGATCAGGGCTTGTTTCAGTTTAACGATATGAGTGAGGTGACTCATGACAATTCCTTAAATGGCTTCTTTATAAAGTGACAGAGTATGCGCAAGCAGCTCGTCGGTGTAGTGTTCGAATTCCTGGGCTTTGAAATCACCGCCGTTAAACAGGTAGCCCACCATGCGCTGAACCAAGGTGCCTTCCAGGAACGGCTTTGCATCATTCGCGATGTTTTCCATCTCTTTGGCAGTTTCCAGCATCTTGATCTTGTCACGCTTGTCCATCTCTTTGTTGTTATTGAGCTGGACGATGTGATCACGCAGGATAGTTTTGATACGCCGGTATGGACTGTCGTAGCTGCTGTTAGGGACCAGGTCACCGTACAGCATAAGCAACAGATGCAGAACTACATTACTCACGCCAAGGACGATCATAACTACGTTGCAGGATTGGATGCCAAACAGCGCAGCAGCAACACCGTAGAGAATGAAACCAGCATGACCCAATCTTCCGCTTGGGAAAGATGCCAGGGCTGCAATCAGCGATTTAGAACAACCCATGCGAATCGCATACATGTCCGCATAAATTTCAGATGAACGATCTTGCGTACCCAATGACAGCGTACGACGCGCATCACGACTACCAATGGCTTTGTTGAAGTAAACCACAAAGTCAGTGTCGTTGAGTTTATCGAGTTCACGCTCGTCCACTTTTTGCGGTGCATTCAGAACTTTCAGCGCATCTTTAACAATGGCGACACGCTCTTTGCCGTACGCTTTGCTTTCCAGAATCAACCGGATGGCAGTGGTAGAGATGATCGGGTCAATCACCGAACGGTGGATGTGCATAAAGCCGGTGAAGATATGCCCACACTCGTGCAAGACAATTGCACTTAATGCTTCGGCCATGGTGACTTTGTAGCGGTCCAGGAACTTCTTACGCATAAACTGCTCTACGTAATTGTTGATGTAGAGATTGAACTCGACCTTGCTGTAATCGCCACCAATCTGTCCGGTTGAGGTATCGATCCAACCTTTCAATACGGTGTTCTTAAGACGGTTGAATGCCTGGCCGATGCTGCTGTCTTTAACACTGAAGAAGTCTTCAATGCCTTTGATGTTGAGCACGTTATGCGGAGACATGTAACCGGCATCCACCGCGGCATTCGGTGTGATTTCCGGATTCAAGGTGATGTTGATCCCGGTGTGTTGCATAATCAGGGCTTCGAGTTTTTCAACCTCATCATTAACACGGACAAATTCAATGCCTAATACACCGCTTTGCTTTAGGTTCGCTTCAAAGAAGGACACCAACTCTTTAAACAGACTACCTTTCTGGTAATCCATGAACTCAAGCCCAGCGACATTGAACTTCAGGTCTTTGGGTTGGTTCAAAAACTCGATACCGAGCATAATGGAACTCCGGAGTAAAATAAAAGGGTGAGTTATATCGTTTAGAAAAATTTAACTCGCGACGTCATAACATTCGGGTGCAGCATGACTGAGAAAAATGAAAGTCCTATTGTGGGACGTGTGTGTAAACATGCATACCTGTCTCACAACAAAACCAACCGGGATGATGATCTCCTGGTAGCAAAAATTACCAACGTTCATGAAGACGGCAGCCGAAGTCATCAACTGGCTAAAATTGAAAACTTTAAACGTGACTTCTATATCGTTAAGAAGAAATACCAGGGGTTCAAAGACAAACGCGACTACATTGAAGTCAACAAGTGTGACAAGTACAGTTCCAACCAATCTCGTCTGGCGTTAAACATCAGCAAGATTCTCTATGGTCGTCCTGATCGTGGCGCGAAGTTAGCTGACCTGAAAAACAACCCGTATGTATTCGGGTGTCAGGAAGCAGTGCCTGTGGTCTACAAAGAGCGCTTCTATAAAAAGTACCCTAACCATCAGCCGCAGGAAGCGTACGGCGTAGCAGCGTATGACGTGGAAACCTATATCCTGGAAAACGGGAATACTGGTCCTGTGATGATGGCCTCCACCACGCACGGAAGCTTTGCATTTTGGGCAGGTCTGCGTTCTTACTTCCCCAAAGAAGATCAGAAAGATGATGCTATTATTCTGCGCAAACTCAATGAGTGTGCTGAGAAACATCTGTCTGAGTACATGAAGCTGCACAAGGTTGAGAAGATTGACTGGAACCTGGTTAACACTCCTGGTCAGGTGGTCTATGAGAACATCCAATACTGGCATCGTTCTAACATGGATTTCATCACCAGTTGGAATGCTAACTTTGATATGGAACGTAATCAGGAATCGCTGATGAACGAAGGCTATGACCTAGCCCGTACCTACAGTGATCCCAGCATTCCCGATGCTTATCAAGATTACTTCTACTTTGAAGGACGCAAGTTCAAAACCAAAGTGGACGGCAGTCAATCTCCATTGGAACCGCAGGAACGTTTCCCGGTGGTTCAAGCACCTGCACGGTGGCAGTGGTTTGATGCCATGTCCTTCTATGCAATTAAACGTGCTCCTCAGGGCAAGAAAGAGTCCTACTCGTTGCAAGCCACTGCAGAAGCAGAAGGGGTGGCCGGTAAGCTCTATATCCCTGAAGCTGATCACCTGCAACCCGGTTCACCGGAATGGCATAAGTTCATGGTGCGCAACTATCCGTATGAATACGTTATGTATAACATCCGCGATAACTGGGTAATTGAAGATCTTAACCGTAAAACAAACGACTACTCTCTGTCGCTGCCGTCTCTGGTGACCTCATCAGAGTTGAAGTCTTATCAGTCTCAGCCTTCGATGATTTCCGATAAGCTTTCCTTTATCGCCTTGGACCATGGGTATGTCTGGGGTACAGTGGGAATGCGTAAAGAAGATGCGTGGAAGGAGATCAAACCTGATCTGCGTGATTGGATTGCATTGCTACACACTGAGCTCAACGAAGACAAAGGTAAAGCCATCTATGCGGGTCTGCCGTCCTGGCGTTCACGTGGTCGTGGCGATACCGATGACATCGACGTAACCGGTGCGTACCCACACATCACCGTGTCGCTGAACGTGTCAAACAAAACCACTAAGCTTGAAGTCTGTGAGGTGGATGGATTGGATCGTATCGAGTTCCGTCGTCTGGGTGTGAACTACGCCTCCAGCCCGATTGGTAACGCAGTAACCCTGTGCAATACCATCTTTGGCATGCCACAGTTAACTGACATCAATTCGTTCTATGAAAATTCTGTCGTTCCGTTTGTAAGTGAAGCGCGTGAAGAAATGAAAAAAGCTGCGTAAGCATAACTCCTACTTACCCTTGGGTAAGTAGGAGATTGTGTTATTTGTTTTGGTCGCTGTTTACTTTGGATTGATACAGCGCTGTCAAACCGTTGGTCAGTGCATTGGCTTTTTCTGCCCACGCCTTATACTCTTTAATTGCCTTGTCATACGGGGCGTGAGAGTCCATCTGCTTTTTCGGCATGAGGCCATTGCTGTAGCTGATGAATGAATCACTGACACGAGTCACTGCATCCAGCAGGGCGTTAACATCGGTGATCACAGCAGCCGCGGCAGTGCCGTTCAGGGCAGCAATGGCTTTGTCTGCGGTTTCACTAAAGCCTTTGGCGTTGACACCTTCAGGTACTTTACCTGCGGCAGCTTTTAATGCTTCGATCTTTGGAACCAATAAGCCGCGCGCTTTTTCACGTCTGGCTTCTCGCTCTTTGTCGTCACCTGACTTCATGAAAGAGGCAAATTTACCTTTGGTGGTTTTGAAGACTTCAGAGAACCACTTCTTGATCGCTTCAAAGAGTTTCTTAATGAACTCACCGGTTTTCTGGGCACCGGCTTTGATGTTCTCCAGGAAACCTTCCTGGCCGGCTACGGCGCCAAAGTCCGCGGTGTAAAGACGCAGCACTGAGCGAGCATAACGACCTTCTTCACTGTTGGGTTTACCGGCATTGATACTTTCACAACCTGCAACCATGTTGCTAAAATGTTCTACATCTGAAAAGCTGCTCATACTGCGTCCTTTATAAAAGAAAGATGAAAAAAAAATGACTAATGCAAATAATCCTACCCTGTCCCGCAAAGGACAGAGTAGGGAATAGCGCTAGATTAGCGGTAAACGTAGGTGTGCAGATTTTGAGCCGACGTTGGTGGGAACATGCTTTCGAACTTGGTCATGTCAAACATACGAATGAACTGACCCCGGTTCTTGGCGTGTTGTGCCAACAGGGTGATAAAGGTCATGAAACGCTTGTAGCGAGTCAGTTCTGTATCACCCAGGACACCTTCCAGTGACGCCAGCGGTTTAATCACCGTGGTCCACTCAAACGCATCTTTCTCTTTGTTGACCGTGATCAACAGATAGTCGAGCACCTGCTTGGTGTTGTGGTAATCCATCTCCAGCGCAGTCCAGATCGTCTGGATAAAATCCTTCTGATACTTCTGGCGCTCTTTGATGTTACCGCCACCGAATTCCCCTTTCAGGAATCTGACGAACTGATCCACACCGTTCTTGTGGACGTCTACAGCAGTGGTGACAACGCGCTCGGTATTCTCCTGTACGTTTTGCTGTTCGGAGGTCATCTGCTGCTCTACGGCGTTCTCACGCTTGTCTACGGTAGGTTTGGTAAAGTTATTACCCATTACTTCTCTCCTCGTTGGGCTGATGCAATTGCGGCTTGTTCTGCCTTACTCGAACCGGCTTTACGCTTAGCCTCTTCCGCTGCACGCTTCGCAGCTTCCTGGTTCGCCTTGATAAGGTCTCTGGTACCACGACCATAACCTTCCAAAAGATCGGCAAGAAAATCCACCGGCATGTCCAAGAATTCTCTCATGGAGAGAAACTTGCCATATTCCTGCTCCCCGAAGGTATACCCAAAGTTCTTTGCGGACCAGAGATGGAACAGATCTCGGGCCTGATGGTTATAGATGACGTGCTTAGAGAAATCCTCATCCAGATTAATCCAGCCCCGCATCACCATGGTAATTTTCCGGTTAATGATTCGGCGCTGTAACGCGTCTTTACTATTAACGTGTTGAACAAACAGGGTGAGTGCCTGCTCAACACGGTCTTGGTTTAAACTCTCTTCATCAACTAAGAAAGAGAGTCCTCGACGATAGTTGACGTTTGTTCCAGCATACCAATCATCATTCGGGTACGGTCGAAAAAATTCATGATCGGATCAATCGGGGTAAACCCTTTGATCATTTCGTGATCCGGAGACTCTTTCGTTTTACCGCATTTGGTGCAGCTGTCATTGGCAATACCCACAAAGGTGTAGGTCATGCGCGGAATGATCTTCACCAGACGTTGCAGGGTTGCAACATACAGATCTTCGTCATCACCGAAGTTCGCCTGCAGTCCCTGATCGAACTCACGCGGATCTTCGCTGCGTTTGATGACTTCAATCTCTGTCTCTTCAGACGAGACCGGATTGTACTCCATGGCCGTGATCCACTGGGTGAACTCGGAACCACGGATACCCGCCAGCAGTTCTTTGCGCTTTTGCATGAACTCTTTAGGGTTCGGGAACTCCACGGCCAGATCACGGATCTGTGGGTTGATGTTGTCACGCATGGCATGGAAGGTATCGAAGTACTCTTCCAAGGTAGGAATGCCGACCACCATCTGACCCACACCCGGTACCGGAATACGGGTATCAATCTCTTCCCCGTTTTCATCTTTGTAGACCGGGGCGTACTTAGCCAGATCTTCCCGCGACAGCTTGAGCCCTTTATGGGTGATATCGTGAATGATACGGCGACGTTCTTCCGACATATCTTCTTCGATATCCAGCACCATCGCCGTTGGGTCTACCACAACCAGCTCATTGTGAGTGCACTGGTTGGCCAGGCAGTACATACGGAATGACAGCCCTTTAGGCGCCGTGGTACCCAGCAGGGTCATGACCAGGGTATTAATGTCATTGGCCAGGATGTAACGCTTGAGCTCATAGAGATCAGCCACATCTTTCATGCTGTGGTACTTGACACGGTCCAAGATGAAGTCAACCAGCAGTTCTGCGATACCGGCACGTTCCAACATGATTGAGGTCACGTTGTAGCGCTCACCGTAGTTACGCAGACGGGTTGCGATGGTGTTCATCAGACGAATCAGATCCGGGGCGGTTGGAATCTCCACGCGCAGCAGGACCAGGGAGTTCAGCAACACGATGTTGAACGAGTCCGGGCTGTTACGTGCACCACGCAGATTACGACGCATACGCTCGCTAACAGACAGCTCTTTTTTGTTAGACGGAGTTACACGGGTCATCAGCGCTGTACGGTCATCTTCGTTGATACCCGGAATGGTATTACCGAAATCATCACGACCGGCGATAGCCAGGTTATCTTCTCGCATCATGGTGCGATCCGCATACCGGTAGACGAACTTCAGATAGTTCATCAGCATTGGGGTGATTTCGTCTTCTTCCATTTCAGGGAAGTGTTCTTTGCAAGACTCTTCAAAGACCTGGCGCAGGGCTTTCACATCACGCCCTTTCTTATCGCCACCGTTCTGATCAGCACGTTCAGCTGAAAGACAGGCATTTAACTGCACCGCCGTTTTGAAGATTACACTGTGGATTTCACCTACTTGACCAATAAAGATCGGCAGGGTAGTCATGTCGCCTTCTTCAGCGACACTCATCACACAGTCACGCAGGGCATTTAAAGCACGTTGCTTCTTAATGCCTTTTTCCATTTCACTTGTTGGTTGCTCGGACATCATTGTTTCCTACAGAGTTAGGCAGCAGCGTCAGACGCTGGGGAGTCAGGGGTAGTTTCCTGTGCTTCTTTATTAACACGATCCAGGTACTGATACGCCAGGGTACTCATCACTTCATTGCGACGTTGATCAGGTGAGTCGATCTCAGTGAGGGCGGCGGCCAGGTTATCCAGAGTCCCTTCGATCGTCAGCGCGTGTTTCTCTGAACGGACCACTTCGGCATAGAGTTCCTGCGTGTAGTTGCTCAGGGTGGTGCTGATATCCAGCGCTTCGGTGTAGAGGGCATCTTCTTCACCCTGCTGCGCCATCACGATCATTGCCTGGACACGCTTGTCAATGCTGATGAGTTCCAGCGCTGTGGCTTTCAGATCCACCTCAAGCACGTAGTCTTCCAGCAGACCGTTGGTGATGATGGCGTCGATCAGGGTCGCATAGGTAAAGAGTTTGAACACATCCCCGGTCATCTTCTTCATGCCGGCCAGAACGTCCTGCACCGAGTTGATGTCGCTGTCGACATTTTTACGGCGGTTGATGTCAGTGACCAGATCACCCAGTACATCGTCAAACTGTAGACGGTCACCGTTCAGAGCAGCACGCAAGCTGCGGCCGTATGCTTTGGTAGGGGTAGCGCGTGCTTTGTTGGCAGAGAGCTTTTTAGCTTTGGCACGGGCATTGCGTTTCACAGAGCGAGCTTGATTACTTTTAGCTTTAGTCATCTTATGACTCCTTTAAAAAGATTAACAGGTACCAATTATGTCAGAAATGATTGATCTCACGAATGTGGATCTTGGTGTAGAAAACTTGGGTGAAATGTGGTCAGACTTTATTGCACGTTGCACGCCTGAACAAGCTATATTATTCAATGAGTCGTACAATTTAATTGCGATTTCATTTCCCGAGAGCTTTATTGATAGCACCTTAACACAGATGTTTATCGATGAAGCACTCGACACCAGTGAACTCATGGCGCATGTACGCAGCCTGTTCCTGGAAACGATTCTCGACACGTTACAGATGATGGGAATTAAATTCGACCGTGACTTCATTGAGATGAATCACCTGCAGGACATGAAAGTGATTCTTGACACCGTCTATCTCTTTGATGGTCTCACTGATCTCTTAGGATTGGTCGATATCATTAATAATGAAGAGCTGGATTGCAAAGAGCGCTTTATTGAAATCGTGCGTATGACACAACCGCAGTTTAACCTCGACAATATGGAGTGTTATATTGAAGAAGTGTCAGCGAACACGTTGCGTGGGATTCTGATCGGCATTAACATCATTGATGAAGATGACACCGAGTATGTGGACCACACCATCCGTAACCGCATTCGGGCTAACCGTCAGTGGTTAGTGGGAACACTGGGTGAGCGTCACATTGTAGACGGCGGTGGGCCGGGTCAGAACCTTGATGGGTATATGAAGATTTTTATGAGTGCCCTGGCCAAATACCTGGTGGAAGATCCTGCACTTTATCTGCAGAACGTGTTGTCATTGATGCTGATCTCTAACATGGGAGATAAAGATATTCAGGGACAGTACAACGCCCTGATTGAAGATCAGACCACCACGGTGGAAGAGGCATACCGCGCACAGAACATCATTAAGAAGGTAAAGCTCAATGCATAAGCTGGATTTCTTGTTTCTGGCCTTTCAGAAACGTGCTTATATTCGTAAGACCTTTCTGTTGTCGATCTTTAGTTTGGTTCACGATACGCCGAATAACACCAAGCTGTTAAGTGAGATTCCGTTTGCGGTGCACCGTGACAAAGAGCGTCGGGAGATGTTCTTCTATAACGAAGCCAATCAAAAGGTTGTTCTCACGGGAATTGAAGACTTCAACAAGCCGCTGTTCTACAAGAACGACCCGATCAAAGTGGATCTGGGTTTCTACGGCTTTGAGAGTGAAGCGGTCGATACCACCATCGGGATCTTCCTGACCAACATCGTGGTGTTGTTCGAAAGCTTTGGAACCCGTGCTAACTTTATCAACGGTAAGATCTCCGGCGGGACGGTGATGGGGCTGATTGACAGTCTCATGGTGGATAACCCCACTCCTGACAATCCGGTACCCGAAGGCAAAGCTTCGGTTGATGATTGTTTAAAGGTCACCAAGCAGCTTGATTACCTGGAAGGTCTTAACAACGTCTTTGTTAAAGCCTCCTCCATTGATGTTCTTACTGTTCACCCTGACGTCATCGCTCTGCGTGACCGACTCCTGAAGAAACTGGAAGAGGAAGGCAAGCTCGATGATCCCACTGCTGTTGCTCTGGCAATCGATGAAGTTATTGCACTCGATGCCAAAATCCAATATGCGGGACCTTCAAAAGACTTCTTTATTAATGGCAAGTTTATTGATAACGCCCGTAAGAAGATGTTTATTATCTTTGACATGGTTCCTGATTTTAATACAGGTAAGTACCAACTCCTTCGTAAGTCCCTGAACGAAGGCTGGGATCCTGAACATTATCCGGAATACATCAACACCGCCGTATCAGCGTCGTTTGACCGTGGTAATGCCACCGGTGAAGGTGGGGCAGAGGTAAAGGTTGCAATTCTGTTAACCAACCGTATCTCGATCGGCAGTGATGATTGCGGAACCGTACGGACTGAAGCGGTGTCAATCAATAAACACAACTTCAAAGGTTGGGTCGGTGGGTTCTACGTCAACAACGGGAAACTGTTGGTGATTGAGAAAGGGGACAGTCATCTGATCGGGCAGACAGTTGCCATGCGCGTCCCACAGTTCTGTGTACAACCTGAAGACAATCTGTGTAAGACCTGTGCAGGCATGAAACTCGGTGCAATCAGTACCCGTGTGTCAGCAGAAGTGGTTTACCTCTTTACTCAGTTTATGTTAACCAGGATGAAGGCCATGCATGTGTCACAGTTGAAGACAATCACTATGACATTAGAACAAATTTTAAAGTAAAAAAAATAGATACACATAACCCCTACCCTTCCTTTCGGAGGGGTAGGGAGTTAATTAGGCTTCAGCCACCGGCAGATCCGGCATGGTCGCTTCCAGCGCTTTCACAGTTTCCTGGATTTCCGCCAGCTTCTCTTCCGGTTTGTTGAGTTTCCACTCAAGGTTACCGAAGTGACACTGATGCTTCTGACCATCCAGGTGCATGACTTCCAGGTCATGGCGGCTGATACCTTTATAGATATCCGGCACGCTTAGGAAGGTTGAGGCGATAACACGCGACACGCCCACCGATTTGTAATCTTCAAACAGCGGGATACTGACCTGTGGGTAGTCATCAGGAAGATCTCCGGTAGAGATGTGCATGTCGCCGTCCAGATCGTAGGCAAGCTGACCTTTGACCGAGACCAGCACTTTATCGGTGACAATGGCGACATCGGTTTTGTAGCCGTAGAAATGCAGCGGTGACCAGGTATTGTACTTAGGATCCAGCGCAAGTTGGTCACGGATGTATTTCTCTTTGATCAGTAACGCATCGTCCCCTGACACACCGATCAGTTGATCACGGAGTTCATCTTCCAGCAGTGGGAGACTGGCGATGCTCTGTTCTTTCTTGACAACGACGGACATATACTTCTCCTTTGTGTGGGTAAAAAAGATTTGGATTAACCTACCTTCCGCAAAATGGGAAGGTAGGTTATTTATTACGCGGCCTTATCGACTACGGTGGTGTTGATGGTAACGTTGAGGATTTCGTTCTTTGGATCGTAGCGGTAGGTAAACAGCTCGATGTGATCGAAGTAATCCATTTCACTGCGCAACACTTCAATGTCAGTGTTGTATTTGTCTTCGCTGATTTCTGCACTGAATCGATCAATGATTGCCTGCAGCATCTCTTCGAGTTGCTGGTACTCAGGTGTATCTTCAATCGTGTCGCTGACTTCAGTGTCATCTTCGCTGACCACTTCATCAACGGCTTCTTCGTCGATGGTGCGGTGATGGTACATGGCGAACAGCGCACTGGTGACCACACGGTTTTCGTGGTCAATCTGATCCTCTTCTTCCGTTTGGACTTGACTTGGGTCTTTGACCGGCACGTCGTTGGCAGGGTACTTCTTGGCGAACACCACGTTCATGGCTGCTTCCAGGCTAACGTGGATCTGTTCCGGGTTCAGACCATCGAAGAGGTCGGCGAAGTCACGCATTTTGAATTTGTAACTCACAGCCTGTTCAGGGATGATGGCATTGCTTGTATTACTTAACATAGATTCTCCAAAGATACATAATTTAGGTGTGGATAAATTACCAGAGTCGCCAGGCGCTTTCACTGGGATCTACATAAAACTGAAGTCTACTGAATTTTTTACCAATGTGGTAATCGTATTTAAGATAAAGCTCGCCGCTAAATGTCAATGATTGGTAGATGTAATCACTGGCAATCTGTTCGACGTTGGCCTTGATCTTTTCATAGATCTGATTGCACAGGGGTAAGTCCAGCGGGTCCAGGCATTGCGCGAGATATTGCGGAACCCCTACATCGAGTTCACATTCCCACGCCAGACCCAAGATCACGCGCTCACCCAGCATGTAGGCAATAATCTCGTCGATAGGTGCAGAATCAGTAAACACGGCCAAATGGGTGTTGACATTTGGATAGGTATAACTCACGATTTCCACGGACACGGGGCTGGGCTCTCCCTTACAAATAAACGAATAAGGCCAGGATAACTTAACCAGGTGATGTCATCGATATACTCAACCTGACTGGCGAACTGTTCCAACTCACGGTCCATACTGGCCATGATTATTGTCAGTTGGTCGATCACCGCATCGTAGGTTCGGTTAAAGAGTTCAGATTGTCCAGCACCGATGTGTTCAGTGAGATGATCGCCAATGGTCAGGCGGGCATGCTCTTGCATCGACATGTCGAAGAAATCTAACTCTAACTTTTTATGTTCATCAATCAGGTTAGCAACCCCGGCACCCAATACATCCAGCACAACCTCGTCACTAATACCGGGCACACCGATATTGAATGACACCACATCTACTTTCATTACTCACCACCTTAAAACAAACTTCAGAGGCTAGTGCCTCTGAAGTTGTGTTGTTAAATACGTGACCCACTGTCGATCAAGGTGAAGTGTTTCATCTTCTTGTCAAAGATCCCTTTTCGCTTGCGATGATAATCCACCTGCTTCGGAATATCCGGGCACACGAAGTACACAAAGATCGGATCAAGATCAGGCCACCACTTGTCGATAGGACGGGTACGTCCAACCATCTGGTCATTACGCTGAGACGAACTCACAGCAATCGGACTGAAGACCACGTAGAGTTTCGGGATATCTTTACCCGTACCACATGAACCTGGAGTCGTGACCACAACCTGGTGCTCACGGTAAGCAGTTTTGGTCTCCTTCTTCTTACTCTGCTCGCCGGTAAACACAATGGCATCAAGATCAGGATGGTCTTTCTTGAGCCGTGTCAGGAACATCTCGCACATTTCAATGGTTGCAAAGAACCACATCGCTTTCTGACCATCACGGTACGTATCGAAGTAGTAGGTCTTGAACGCCTCAGCAAGCATGAGGTAATATTGTTCAAAGACATACTTGTTCTTCATAATCGCCTGCTCAAACTTCACATGCGAATATCCACCAAACCCTTTGGTGTTGATACGGTACTTCATGACGTCCATACGGTGAGTATACGCAATCACGTGGATGTACTTGGTGTACTCCGGTGGTCGCAGATAACAACGTGCAGGGAAGATCTGACTGTAGATCCCGTTGATAAAGTCATCGTCACCCTGAAGGGTTGCTGACAACGCCGCGGTCTTGGCATGGTTACCAAACATCAGTGACATATAAACCGAGTAGATCGATTCATGTGCTTCATCAATGATGCGATAGCCACAGGCTAAGTCCCGATAGACCTCGTCCATGCACGGCAAACTGGGATCTTCTTTGACGCGTTTTAAGTACACGTCAATTTTAGTTAATGGCAAGATAATGAAGGTCGGATTGATCAGGCCCTCTTTCATTGCCCGATGTACATCCTCAACCGAATACTTGTCAACTACCAAGATGTCAGTTGGGTGAACATCCAGAAACTCACCAATGGTTTTAATCCAGATGTCGACATAACGGGGAAGCACGGTAATCAACGTACGTTTACCTAACAGGTATGCCGTATAGATTGCCATAAAGCTTTTACCAAACCCGGTGGTTGCGTTGTTCACCACCACTGGACTCGGGCCCGTCATAAACTCCACGTAATCTTCCTGCAGTTCGTTACGGGGTTTGATGTCTGGATTCCGCAATTTGATCTTTGCGGTGGCTCCCTGGATTACCGCTTCGTCCTGAATCAGAATACGGTTTTCGGCATAGCCATTGTCTTTCATTAGCTGAATCAGTTCAGGCAGTTTCTCTACGTTGAACCTTAGCTCGGTTTTATCAGCGTTGAACCGAGCGAATACATGACTGACTTCCCACTTGAAGGCGTTGGGTCCACCTCCAGGGACGGGAGTTTTCTGAATTCGATAAAAGTGTTTCTTACAAAAAGGAATGAGCACTTGTTTAACGAGTTCAGGTTTAAAGTCAGTCAAACGAACATAGTTGTTCGCTTTGTGCACCACTAACGTTCTGCGCATCTGACAAACCTCTTTACTGAAAAACCCTATATAATAGGGGGCGTCCAAAAGATACTTAGCTACCTGATTTGGACTCCAGTACTTTTAAATGCTAATTCCTTTTTGCGGGAAATCCATTTCCCCTACAGATACTTACGTCTCTATAGATAGTGTCCCAGTAATCCATCCCCAACCTTTGATCGTCAGTTCCCGTGTTTTGAGATCTAACGTAAGGTCAATCAGAATAGGAACGTTGGTTAATGCCAGGCCGTTAAACTGACCGGTCAAGATACCCGGTTGTTTCTCAGCCAACTCAACGCGCCATCCCCAATCCAACAACCCTTCAGATAACCTGCCTTCTGCTTCGCAAATATAGTAGCGGTAAGGTTTTTCAGGTGTACCGATCTGTTCTTCAGTAAGGGTGAGTTTGCTGAGGCCGTGTTCGCCGCATTGTAAATAGACGTAATCGATGATTTCACCGGGTTCGTCTACTTTCTTTAAGTCTAACTTATTGACATCGATGTTGGGACCGTCGTACCAATATGCTGCCGTATACGCTTCGACAAACCGTGCTTTGGTGTATTCACGGTCTTCGGGTTTGATACGGGACTCAAAGTTCTTCCACTCTTCCTGAAGGGATTTGTCCAATTGAGATTCGACAAGTTTAAACCGCCGTTCTACTTCTTCGGGAAGAGTAGCGGTTACTTTCCCAGATCTTCACCGTCGCCCAGTTTGTCTTCGGCCAGGTTCTGATCGTGTTCTGCGATGGTTGGCAGCGATTCGATTTCCACGTTGATCAGGGCAGAGGTCCAGCCATAACCGGCGGCGCGAGTTTGACCTTCAGCGACGTCCACTTCCAGGATCATGGACAGGGTCGCAGGAATGTCTTTCTCTGCGTCAGAATACTGCAGGATGAAACAGGCGTCCTGTTTGGTTTTATCAAATGACGGCACCATCTTTCTTGGTGTTTCAAATTCCACCATCACGTCGTCACCGTTTTTGATTTCGACCAGGAAGAAACTGAGTGCACCAACTGCAACGCCTGCTGGCAGTGCAGTTAATGGCGCAACGGTTTTCTCTGGCAGGGTTGAGTCCAGGGTAATTTCAAAGCCTTCAACTTGTGTGTTCATACTAAGTCCTTACGGTTTATATACGTGGATGTTGACATAATGGAAACCACTGCCTTTGATCTTAATCTGACGCTTGGTCAAATCGATCTCACCAGTGACTTTAACACGGGCATCTTCGGCCGGTGACCGACTTGCCCATTGGATAATCAGGGTATCTTTCTTCTTCTCTTCGTCGAACGTTACCACAAAGGCTTTCTTGGGTACCACAGCGAAATAGAAGTTATCTTCGTTTTGAGGGACTAATGATGCACCCACCAAAATAAAGAGATGCTCACAGCTCAGCTCATCGCCGTCTGGAATAGAGAAAGTCTCACCACGGTTCACTGAATAGACAAACAGGGGAGGGGCTTCTTCCATGATCTTTTCTAAGTTTACTTTCATACGCGGTTACTCAGGTTTAACAGCGTCTTGCTCATGCAGGTGTAGGACAATAAAGTCGAACCCATCACCTTCGATGGTGATCATTCCTTCTTTCAGCAGCGCTTTACCGCGAACCGAAACCGAGTCATGACCTTCAATGCGTTCGTCAATATTGGCATAGGCAAAGATCTGTTCGTTATCTACTTTGGACAGATCAAAACTTGGAACAAACTTACGTGGGGTAGTAAAGAAAATTCCTTCACCTTCCGCCACGTGGACTTCTGCAATTTCCAGCTTGATATTTTTACACAGCTCGCGACCCATTTCATGGGTGTTGCCGTTTTTAATGGTGATGGTATTGGCTGGGAAATTAACAGTGTTTTCGTTCATTTAAATTTTCCTGTATGGTATTTACAAAAGGATAATATCGATCTAGTTTTTGTTGGCTCAAATAAAATAAAATACCCACCTCTCCTAAAACAGGAAAGGTAGGTTAAAAGGCGTCAATCGTCGTTCTGTTCGGAGCTTGGGAACATCGGTGAGAGCTTGTCCAATTTAGCACTGAGTTTAGGATCTGCTTTGGCCACACTGACGTCGTGTTGGTTTTGCAGGTTTAGCCAGAACTGAGGTGTCGTTCCCAGAACTTTGCCCAGGCGCAATGCCAGATTTGCAGTAACTGCACTTTTGCCGTTGATCACCCGACTCACTACACCTTTATCCACATCCAGCGCTTCGGCCAGTTTACCGGCGGTAAGACCGGTGGGATCCAGGTATTCGTATTTCAGGATATCTCCGGGGGTCGATGCTTCACGCAACATACGAACTCCTGATAAGTTAACTATTGATTGCCGGGCCAGGTAAAGGCATCTGCCTTACCGGTAACAACCGCCCATGCCCCTGTTACACGTTGTTTAACACCGGCCCATCCTTGCATACCTTTGGGGCGGGCTGGTTCCCACTTACCATTGATATTGACGCAGGTGCCGGATTTGCTTTTATCCAACGCTTTCAGTAAATCATCGTACTTGTAAGTCATGACGAACCTCGATTACGGACATCCTTGTCCTGAAATTAATCGCGGGCGATCGGATGCATAAACGCTTCCAATGCACCGCCTTGGCGGTTTTTGATCAGCATGTTGTTTGGATGTCCAAACAGTGACGTTCCCTGCCACCCATACTGGAGACTGTTTCCCAGACCTCGGCTTAACACCATCTCATGAAGGCCCACAAAATTACGTGGTTCTTCACCCACCGGTAAACCATAATCGAGATTCTCCGGATCACGTGCCATACAAGACCACAGGAAGATGGAGTGCATGATGCTGTTGGCATCCTTGTACTTTTCATCTACCACTTTCCAGAAGGCAATCATGGTCTCGCCATGCAGCTCTGGAGTGATCTTCATGTCCCAACGTCGCGTGACGTTCTGGAACTTTAAGAAGTTCTCTACACGTTTACGGTATGCATCCAGATCTTCGTTGACCTGTGGTAATTCAAACGCCGGCTCTTTAAAGCTGTAGTCCTTCAAGGAGATCTTGAAGTTACGGCCTTCCTCTTCCATGGGGCGAGACAGCAGATACTCAATGAACGTTTTGGTCATGCGTGCATCACGCGAGGCAATCGTGGTAGTCAGTACCGGGAAGTAAGTCGCCTTACGGTCATCAAACATCGGGTTAACGATACTGACCTTGAGCTTGATACTTTCATAGGTTCTGAATCGGGTCGCATCAAGATCATCCAAACTGTCCATGAACTGGAAGTCAGAGAAGTCCTGCTGCGTTTCTTTATCCAGGATGATATACGGATCGGATTCCCCGTTCAGGATATCTTTGTGGAAATAGATAAAGTCCCCGGTCTCATCGGTTGTAATGTACGGGAGATCCGCACGTTCAACTTTAAAGCCCACCGAGGTTGCCGAACCAATACGGTGTTTGGTTTTCAAGATCGACTGACCAATAGGCTCAGCAAAGGTTGACCCGTAGAAGAGACCCGGTACAGCGCCCTTCTTGGTATACGGGTTATAGGGGAGTGCCGACTCCATCTTGCCAAAGCAGACTGAACAGGGTTTCCCACCTTTACTGTTGTGACACCAGGCAATATCACGAATACGAATCGTGTCCCCGGTTTCCAGCTTCTTGATCTCGTCACCAGTTAACAGGGTATTGGTACCATCTTCATTGATCGTCCAACGCCCAACCAGTGCTTTCTTAAACTCCGTACTGATGATCTTTAACACCGGACCGGTTCGCGATCCACAGTCGGTTTGATACTGCACCGCCTGCACGACCTGTGCCAGGTTGTGAACCTTTTTATGGAACCACTCGGAGTCCTGCAACGCCGAGCCGTTACTGATCAGGGAGAAGCCCGCACCTTTGGAGTCACCGAGTGAATCCGCCAGGTTGGTAATCCCGTCTGCGTAACTGGTCATGATGGTGTTTGGTAAGATCACGTTGTTCAAGTCGAAGACGTCACCACGTGCCACGATCAACTGGAACGACTGCGTGGAGTTCACCGAACGAGTACGATAGAGTAAGGTAAAGACATAGGGGTTCATGTCCTGCTCACTCATCATGATCTCATCGAACTCCTTGTGTGCATCCGCCATATTGGTTTTACGGCTGTGTACACGTTCACGCAGGTCTTTGATTTTGGGATGGCGATAGATATGCACGATATCCACCGCACGGGCTGAAACCACTCCCTCTTCACCTTTGATCGCCAGATAGTTATGACACTGGTTATGCCAGGTAAAACTCAACTGCTTAATGAAATCGTAAAACACCGGGTCATTGTACTTCGGCATTAAACGACCCAAGAAGTTGTCGATGGGTTTCTTTAACGTGTCGTCATCCACAAATGCTTGACGACCGTTTTTACTTTTCAGTAACGCCAGCTCATCAATGTAGTAGGGCTCGTCATTATAATGACGGTGAACAACCAGACCAAACCAGCTTATTGCCAACATCCATGTGTCGGTGATTTGCGCTTCACCTTGATCATCAATGACATTGATCTTTACGCGACGCTCAGTGAACTGCAACATGCTGAGGCACGACAGATTTGCAAACTCACGTAGTTTTATCGTCTTCACGTTCTTTCCTTAATGATAATCCAAAATCAGAGAGCATACTGTCGATGACCTGAAGAGAGTGGTTCTGACGCTCTTCACCGGGCTTGATCAATTCAGAAATCAAGAACGGGTTAGGGGCACGGATCAGTCGTTTCACTGAGATGTCTAATAGTTCAGCCGAGTTCGCCCAGGCCAGCATGCGCGTTGCGGCCGCACCACCTTTCTGGTTCACAAACAAGCGACCTTCGGTTTCACCCACGTTACGGTTCAGTGTCGCACGATAGAAATCCCGCGCACGTTCATGTTTCGAGAGTGAGGTTGGCAGACCAAAGATGTTGAGCTTTGGCGTCGACTGACACGAGATGTCATCACCGAACTTATCCAGCATGATGTAGTAGACACTACTGATCACAATGGGCTGACGAGAACGTTTCTTCTCACCGAACTCATTGACCCAACTTACCGGGGTCGGTTGGATTTCTGGATAGCGATCCACGAATCGTTCCATGATTCGCACACCCTGGAGATCATTGGTGTTGTTACCCAATGCCGAGAACTCATTCTCATCCTTGGCAATCCAGTGCAGGTGATTAAGACGCATCTCCTCGGTAAAGGTATCCATAATTGCGGCATGTTCAGGTGACGCAGTTTCATAGAAACGATAAGCGATGTCCCAGGCAGTCTGGTAATCTTTATTGTTATACGCTTCCATGATTTTAGGATAGAGGTGGATGTTCACGAAGTTAATGTCAAGTTCCATAAACGAGTTATAGATCTGACGACGGTAACCCGGTGTGTTCCCCACTAACATATCCGCTACGTTGCCGTGGTCATCAACCGGTGCCATATGACTTGGCAATACCTTCATGATGATGGATTTGTTTCCGTCCATACCGGTGTTCTTAAAGCGGGTCTTACCTTCCACATCTTCACGCAGGTGAATCTGCACACGCCAGTCTTTCAACTGAATGTTGCTCATCTTACGTTTGATCTTGGTATAGCGACCATTACTGTTGTGTGTACTGAAGTCACGGGTAATGTTCGCCTGACCCTGGAAACAGATGAAGTTCCACAGCGCATGGGTGATCGGTACCTTTTTGTCTTTGTATTCGCGTTGCTTCTCTTTGAACCAGCGAACAATCTCATTCGCAAATTCATTTTGACGCTCTTCGATTTTCTCAAACATCAAGGTGTGTGGATGACTGCGCTTTTCGGCTCGCTTGTTGTTCGACACATTCTTATACCGCTCGGTCATGACTTCAATATCCATGACCACACAGTTTGCACTGGAGTGGAAGAGTATGTCATAGGTAGAATCCGGAATCATCAGCGCCTCTTTAGTGAGACCTGACATCGCGGTTTCCACCGTCTTACGACGAAAGCCCATAACGATACCGTCGGCACGAACCCGTTCACCGGCCAGCGGTGTAGGTTGAGGATTGTCGATGGTTCCGTACAAGTTCAACGGAATGTATTCATCTTCGTTCCACTGGAAGTCGTGACTGCGCTTAAACGTCACACCGATCTTCTTGGCGTAGTGTTCAAAGATCACCACGGCATCCTCTTCGGTGTAGACATGCGACATGGCTGCCACTTTGGTTTCCACACCCGGAACCCATTCATTACTTTCCGTGATACGAGCTGAGGTAGCAAACACAGCACCCTTTTTAAAGGTCTTGCCTTTCTCAACCCGACGCAGCATATCTTTGTCGTATTTGTACTCGAAGCCAAGCTCCATATTTTGGGTGTTGAACTTCGGCATTTCAATGAGGTCGTAATAACCGGTGTCCAGGTTTTTCACGATAACGTAATGAGAGCCCCACGGCATCGGTTCACGATCATTGAGAATGTTCTTGACGAACAAGATCTTCTCAACTTCAACCTCTGATTGGGTTTCAACAATGCGGGCACCTTTGGCATATTCCTGCTCATCACCTGAGGAGTATTTGCGATTGGTGGTTCCGTGAATAACAGCCGCCTTGCCTTGGTTCTTACCCAGCATGTACAAACGAGAAGGTGAGTTAGTTGCGCGGTTGGTGTTCATCCCAATCGCAACGCCCGCCGTATTCGGTCTAATTTGATTTGATTTATCCATGTTACATGACACCTCTTTTCATTATACATAAAGATAATATCTGCTTCATTATCTTTGGCATGACTTTTTCTTGGAGACGCGCAATGCCCCTTCCTTATACTGGCGGTGATGAACTTTATTACACCGACGAATACAAAGTGATTATCCGTTCCTGTAAAGAGGTGTTACTCGCACAAGCCTCAAAGACTCAACTGTTGGATCCGGGAATCCGCTACGCCTACCGTTACAACTTTCACAAATTCTTGCGGCAGCTTAGAAACGCCAATGAGGGTGCGTTTGTTATCCCGGAAGAGTTAATCTGGACGATCGCCTTTATTAATGGCATCGAAGATCCTGCGGACGATTTCAGTCATTTTACTGAGTTACGTATCGTGACCATGGAGCAAGTGGATGCTCTTATTCAGAGTACCCGTACCGTGAGACAATAAAAAATAAAGAAGAATACTACTCCCTACGATGACGTAGGGAGTAGTTATTTACTTTTCAGTTAGTGCTTAGTAACCGTTGTTCACGCCACCCATAATCAGTCCATTGTTATTGTTATCCGGGAACCCCATGTTCCCCAGGGCGGTACCCATATTGTTGTTACTCATGCCATTGTTGTTATTGTTTCCCGCCGGCACGAAGTTACCAGTATAAGGGTCACGTACCATGTTACCGTTACCGTTCATGCCCACCAACGGCATCATGTTACCCATGCCGTTCATCATGCCGTTCATCATCATCCCCATCATGGCCGGGTTCATCATGCCATTGGGCATCATGCCGTTCTGCTGACCGTTCTGTGGATATTGGAAATCTTCAGAGATGAAGCGACCATCTTCGGCCAGACGTTTCACACGAATCATTCCAGTTTGTTGCTGGAACTTATATTCGTAGATACCGTTGTGCGGAGAGTACTCCGACCCGATGTAGGTTTCGCCCGGTAAGGCATCCGGCACTTTTGGTGCGTTGCCGGTGTGTGGCGCCACATTGTGCTGAACCTGATGCTGGTTGTTGTTCTGATTGGTATCATTAAACATACCGTGCAACGGGTTGTAGCTGGAGATACGGTTGTTCACTGCTGTTTCTGGTACCGCAGTCAGATTATAGTTGTTATAATCCAGCGCCGGAATCAGGCCTTTGATTTCACCAATCTCATCGAGATCAGAGATCCAGTCCAGATCAATACCGTAAACGCCGATGGAATCGAACTCTTTACGGAACTTACCGATCAGACCATTCAGATCGCTGGCTACCAGACCGTAGGAATGCAGGTAGGCAACCAGACGCGCTGCATCAGAAGACGTCGCAGAATACTTCTTACGGCTTGGGTCCACACACGCCGGCAGTGCCAGTTCAAACAACGCAATCACTGTGTTCAGTGCCTGCATGGTAACACTTTTGTTGTTGAATGTTACACGGTCGCTGGGCTTCAGGTGTTCGTTCTGACTGACCACGCGATAGAGCTCAGTATAGAACGGGAAGCTTGGGGTCGCGGTGTAGTACGCCGTTTCGTCGTTGTCGGTTTTGCCGCCTTTGATCAGAGAGAAGTTAATCAGACGGGTATCGAAGCCCGATTGATCATCCACCACAATCGAGATGGCTTTAATGATGTCGATGACTTCAAGCTTGACATCTTTCGACAGGTTCTTAAACGGCTCCAGCGATTCCAGCATTTTGCCTGACAGTGTTTTGCCGCTTTTCTTACCGGCAACCGCACACAGCACTTCGAATACAGACTGGAAGGTGGTGTGCAGTTTGGCGGTGGTGAGTTTGCGGATAACCTTGAACATCTCTGTCTCTTTAGACATGATGGATTCACAGGCCGGGTGGAAGAACACTTTGCCGATGGTGACGCCGTTCAGGTTGTCAGAGGTTGGCAGATAGGTTTGTTTACCATCCACTTTTACCGGCACAGACAGGCCATTGGTGTTCAGCGTGATTGCGTAGTCATCAGTAAACGTACAACCCCACGATTCTAACATGGCGGCATACAGTTTGTTTAATTTGTTCATAAAGAAATCTCAATGTTGGAATTCGATTAAAGGGAGAAGTACTGCTGCACGTTAGAGAAGAAGTTCGACCCTGCTACACGTGCGTCTTCGCTGTGACCCAGAATCGGGCTGGTTGCATTGATTGCGAACGTCGGGAACATGTGGACTTTACCGACACGCTGTCCTGCTTCTTCGGTTGAGAACCCGTTACCAATGTTGGTGTCATCAACCTGTGCAATATCAATGCACGTGGTACCAAACAGTTCCGCATCGACCTGGAATCGAATAGGGGTCAGACCGTTGATGTTCAGACCGTTTAACTTGGTAAAGATCTGTGACCGGAGATCTTCAACAAACGCTTCGGTTTTCTGATACAGTCGAACGTCATCGTCTTCCAGGGAAGCTGGGTTGTAGGGGAAGATAACGATGTTGTCTAAACCACCGTCGCCGAAGTTATCACAGTTAGATCCGCGGAAGCTGATCATATTCAATCCGTGCTTCAGTAAAAGATCAAGGATGTTTACCTCGATCTCGGTCGCCACAACTTCAACCAGACTTGAGGTACCGAAGCTTTCGGTGTCCTGCGTGTAGTCCGTTGAGGTGAATTGCTCACTGGTCAGGATAGTCAAATCCAACACATCGTTGAAATTGTCAAACACCATTGCCAGGTCGCCGATGCGATAACCGGTAAAGCCTTTGAGGTTGCCTGCATAACCCAGGTTTTCCATCATCTCGGCAAAGAACGGATCACGCAGCATCTGCGGTTCATGACGCTGAGCCTGATAACTGAGGTTACCCAGTTCACCAAACAAACCATCCCAGTTACCCATGTTAACCCCAACGTCCATGCTGTTGCTGGAGATCATGGTGTTACGCTGCAGATTGGTCCCGGCTTTCAGGATGTCTGTGGCGTAGCTTGACGGGTTGGTGTTGTTACGACGTGAAGCAATTACGCCTGCACGATCAATCGAAGACCCTGCCGGTTGTACCTGAGGTTGAATACCCGATAAACCTTCTTCGTCCATGCGGGTCTGCAGATCCTGCTCAGTGGCTTTCTCCAGGCCGTAGTCGATAACATCAGAAGGACGCAGAGTGACCAGGTCATTACCCGCAGCACCGTCGTTGAACATGTAGTCAGTACGACCACCGATCTTGCGCTGGATAGAGGTAGGATCCAGACCCATGCCCGGTATGTTGGTGGTAACCGTTTCCTGTGACCGCCAGCTCATAACCGGGTGGAACTCTGCATCGCGGGTCAAGCCTGCAGTCGATGCGTTGTTGGTGATATAGCCCAACACGTGCATGTACTCGACCATGACCGGACTGTCCTGCGTGACCATATCCAGCTTCAGCAAGCCTTTGGTTTCGTTCCAACCTTCTTTGATGTTGGCAAAGCTCGATGCCTGAATGTTCAGACCGCCTGACATCACTGCGGTGTGCAGCAAGCTTGCCGGGTTGATCCCGCCATTGTGGTTCTGCATGGTGAGCTCGTCGATGAGCTGAGTGTGAATGTTCATGGCCGGGTTACGAATAACCTGTGGGTTATAGTAGTTGGTCAAGCCCGCCATTGCACTTACTAATGTTACATTACTCATTTGGTTCTGCCCCTAAGTCAAATTGGTTAGTTTCTTTAATCAGTCGGATAAGTTCGTGCTTGATCGCAGGTAACATGTCAACCTGATACAATTGTCCAGATGCCATGACTGCAACGAAGTCTTTGTTACCCAACAATCCCGGTTCGATATTGGAATCCCAACCGGTGGTACTCAGTTCATCCAGGAAGTCGGTGACCGATTTCACTAAAATGTTTTCAGTACTGGAGATCGACTGACCCACATACACATCACACAGTTCAACCAGTTGATCACGGTCTTTGGTGGAGAGTTTGAAGTCGTCGTCAAGATACATGGGTGAATAGGTGGGATTACGCACAATCGCACACAGCTGTGCTAAATGTTCATAGCCCGATTCAAAGAGCTTGACCTGTGCCAAACAGATGGCCGCCATGAGCTGGTCATAGTTCAACGCTGGATACAGATTAAAGCTGACGTGTCCGCGGAATGTCAGCGACAGTAACTTTAAATGCACCAGGGTCAAGCGGAAGTTCCATACCCGTGGTAAGGTATTAAACAGCCTTTCTGCCAGTTCCTGATTTTCAATACCAAGACCCAGACACTGATAGCTAAAGAAGTCTTTGGTCTTCTTGACATACTCCGTGGTGGCGTTGCCGTATTTGTCTTTGCCCGGTACCTCATTATAGAGGTCAAAAGTAAAGTACTCAGCCTGTGCCGCTTCATCAGTACCGTTAACCACCTGAGTGATACGGTAGCTTTCAGGAATCGACTGGTCATCCGAACCTGGTTTGGGGTCACCGTACGTTTTGAACTTCACGTCAGTGGCGCCGCGGATATCACCTTCAACCAGGGAGTTCAACTCTTTGGATAAGTTCTTGCCATTGATCTTACTGGGCAGGAAGGTTAAACAGAGTTTGTTGAACAGACCTTTATACACGATGTAATCGATGTACTTGGTTTCAGAGACGACCGCAATAGAGTTACGTCGTGCTTCCTGACGCAGACACGATGCTCTTACATAAACATCCAGAATGGTCCAGCCACTCATTTCGGTCAGCGGGTGAATATGGGAGATCAGGTTCTCACCCACAATCGCATCTTTGTAATCTTTACCGGTGGTTGGCGTAACGTGTTCCAACAGCTGGTTAATAATCGGGAACGAGAGCTGGGTAGCAAAAGCAAGTTTCACCAGTTCACCGTACTTGCGATTATCAATGGTGGTCTCCTCAGGGTAATCCCCTAATTGCGACATTGCCATGAGATCTTTGGGTGCTTCAGTACGTCCTGAAACTACCGCGCCGTACACAATGTCCTGCGGTGGGAACAGGCGATAGATTTCGTTGATTACCTTTTCCAGTTTACCGGTGACGAATTTGTAATCCTGATTGAACCGACGCAGTTCTAAAATCTCAGGCGTTTCAGGGTCATTGAAGTGACCAGGTGAGAGAATGCGTTTACCTTGACAGAGCAAGGTCCAGAGCTGGGCACGTTGGTGATCGTGACAGCTGCGCAGAAACTCATTGATGTATTCAAAGAGTTCTTGGTTAGCATCACCCCCGTTGACCTTTTGAGCACCGGTAAAGATCAAGGAATCCTCACCGTACTTAACGACAATTGCGTCAATGTTCTTTTTCCCGGTCATCCGGGTTTCATAACGCATTTCCATAGTTCATCTCCAATAACTATTTATGTTATACACCCTGATAATATCTGGTTAAAAATATATAGGGTATATAAAAGAAGCAGGTGGGTTACTATAGATTGGGGATGCGGTATTTATCTAAAGACAGCATAAAAGTTAAGAGAACTCCTAGCCCGTGAAGGCTAGGAGTTCAAGATAGTGGTTACTGCTTAGAAGTCAATATCGGTATCGAAGTCAGGCATTGGGGCTTGACGAGTCTGTTGACCACCGCCATTACCGCCGTTGCTATTTCCGCCACCATTACTGTTACCACCGCCGTTCCAACCGCCACCGCCGTTGCCACCGCGGTTGCCGCCATTACCGCCGCCGCCATTATCTTTCTTCTCACGCGGTTTGAAGTTATCCCACTCGTACTGATCCAGGAACTTCTTGGAGAAGTCGATAAACGCTTTGCAGTAGACACGTGACATCAGACCACGATCTTCACGCGGCTCGCCACCTTCAGAGGCAACCAGGATTACCGAGTCGTATGGTGAGGTGAACGGGAACATCACTTTGTAGGTGCCCTTGGTGTAACCCACCAGGATACGGCCTTCGCTGTCACGCATAACAGTAAAGGTCGCCAGCACAGACGGATGTTCGTTCATGCGGCCGTTGGCGCCGAATACTGTTTTCTTCACCACGTACTGAGACTTGGTAAAGTTAGGATTGTTGATCGCCTCTTCCATCAGGTTAAAGAGCGCGCCACGATCCAGCACGGACATTTCTACTTCTTTGCTTTTGGCGTTCTTATCGTCACGACCCCAGATACCGTCGTTGATTTTGAAGTAGATTGAGCCATTTAAGCCGCAGTCCCAGATCCAACGAGCCGGGTGCTTTGCGCCTTCAACCGGTTTGTCAGATTTCGGCATTGGGTAGCGGAAATCGTTCAGCATGGTCTGCGGGCGGCGTTGTACGTTTTGGTTATCCATTTGAGATCTCTCTTTTTAAATCATTTTCAGTAGAATGTCTTTCTCTGGGCTGGGCGCCAGAGACCGGATAGAACGGGCAACCATGCCAGGCGTCGATGCTGTGCTCCAATGGGCGGCGTCGGCCAGTTGCTTTAATTCGTTCTTTACACCAATAGGCTGCGAATAGAAGTTAATGGAGTTGTCTCCAAAGATCTGAATCGTTAATTTGCTCATCGGTATGTTAGTGAGTTTGTCTGACCCTGTGAGCTTAGTATAGAACAGCGTGTAATTCTTTATTGTGCCGGTATGCGACTCCAGCAAGTTGAGCCTGGCGTACGAGTCCGTGGTGACCAGGTCAACCGGGTGGCTCGTCAGGATCAATGCTTGTCCTGCAAATTGCGGGACAACGCTGTCAACAGAATTAATGTGTTTACCAAACTCACTTAGCAATTTATCAATCACCCCTTGATCTAACTGGGCAATGCTTTTTTGTTTGTCAGTTCCGTCCTTTGCTACGTTTTTGAGCTTAGCCAGTGGAAACAACCGGGGCAGACCTCTGTACGAGGGATAGTAAAGCTTGATGTCCAGATCGTTCTTGAGCTTCATATCCGCAATAAATTCCAGCAGACCCACAATGTCCTCTTTACACGCCTGAAATAACTCCGCATGTTTGGGAACATATTGGTCATACGCTTGCCGGGCATTACGCACAATGGTCCGTAGGTTGATCAGAAAAGAGTGGTATTTGTACATCGCAGTTTTAGGCAGCGCTTCAAGAGCCAGCGCTGTTCCTACACTCACGGGGACCGTACCACGGGTCCTTTCAATCGCCATTCATGACCTCATCGAGTAAGTCACTGAGCAGTTGCCGATCAATCTCTTCGTTCTGCAGCAGTGTGGGTTCCATAAAGTTAAACAAACTATCCTTCAGGTTCCCCTTATTAAGATGACGCCCTTTATACATCTCAGGGATATACAAGGTATCATCAATCTCAATACTGTCCTCTTTAGCGTTCTCCAGATCGAATACGTACTGCGGGTATTGATCTTTGTAATCGTTAATCAACGGGGAGGTCACAGATGACAATCCACCCACTAACCGAATATGGGTGTTCTTTGGTGGCACTTTAGCCAGGTAGTTGTTGAGCTCTTTGGCAACCTGTCGGGTATTCATCTCACGGTTAATCAAGATCTTATCAAAGATCAACGCGTTTTTGTTTTCCCAGAACTCCGCATGAAAACTCTCTTCATTAAAACGGAATCGGTACGCCCCTTTCGGGTGCATCTCGCCAAAGGCTGTGCGATCAAACGACCCACCACCAATGATCTTTCCTTTATTCGCCGGTTTATGGATATGACCACTAAAGATAACTTTCTTGGCCAGAGCTTGCCATTTCACCGAATCATACAACGTCCCCTTTTTATTGGCGATTGGGGGAAGTTGGAAATCAAACCCACCGTGTAGAACAATTATGTCTACCTGGGTAATGTTGTTTTCTGCCAGTAACTGCAGCGCTTGTTCATAAATCAATTCAGTTGGTGTGTGACCAAAGTTATCTGGCACATACATCAACCAAAGTTTAAGTTCTTCGATATACTCAACACTCAGGGAGTTGACGTATTTAATATACGGGCTGTCCTTGGGTTTCAAGATATCAAAGATTTCAGGTTGTGCCCAATCGTGAGACGATGTCCCCTCGATAATACGCACGTGCACCTTTTTCTCATGACACAGATAGAGGTGCTTTTTGATCCAGCGCTGACACAACATGTAATTGACATCGTTAGCTGGCGCTAGATCATGAAAGAAGTCCCCGCCCCATAAGCTCAAGTCAATCTTGGAGAGATCGTTGTCCCGGTAATAAAAGTTATCCAGGTTACTCAAGATGTGACGGGTGGGTGTGTGCGGGTGAAGGTTGTGGTGATCCGTTGAAAACAGACCGTGAAACATGTTCTTTTTAAGCATTACAAATCCTTGACACCCGCATGGTTATTAATCGCTAAGCAGATCAAATGGGCGATCGGTAGAGGAAGATTGGTCTTCTACTTTATTGGACTCGCCGTTGAAAATAAATGTGCCCTGAGTGATCTCATTCACCACGGCGCGCTCGGCTGCGTTGATCTTTTCTGACCGGCTATTACGCAGCAGAATATCAGTGACCTGATCCAGGAGATCGCCGTTCGAGGGGTGATTCATCTTCACACCTTTATAGGAGAAAGTGTCACGGATGTAGACCACCTGTTTGGAGACATACGGGTTAATACCGTGTGACAGGTAATACTCCCACGGGATCATCATGGTCAGGGTGTCGTACTCTTCATTCTGCGAGGTCACCTTTTCAATGATAGACGCCACATTGTTGACAATGCTGTCCACATCCGCTTTATCCGGAATGTTGGCCGCATGAGCTGCCTGACGGGTGACCTGATCCAGGTAGTTCTTGTGGTTGATCCCAAGGTCCATGTCAATGAACTTACGAATCACCAGCACTGGCTCTTTCTCTTTATTGAGCACGATCACGCCTTTGGTGTAACCGTCGGTCAGGACGTTCCAGCTATCCTGATTAAAGTAGTTCTTACCGGCTACGTTACCAATGGCAAACAGCGGCAACCAGTTGGCAACAAAATACTCTTCATCCATCAGGACGTGTTCCACAAACTCCCCATCAGGCAGCTGCATCACTTTGTGACCACCCACATCCAGGGAGCGGATATCACGTAACATGTCTAACAGTTCGCCGTGTTTCTGTGAATCAATGCCCGCAAAGGCGTTATTATTTTCCATTGTTCAATGCTCTCATCTGATCGATAATTTTAAAGGAAGACCCTTCGAGTGCCACCGCATGGGCGACATCGTAAATTTTGCCATCTTGACCCACTTCGCCACTCAGCGCCAGGGTAAACATTTTGTCACCCGGTTGTTTGCGAATGGCGATTGCACCGACGCTAACCGTGTCAAAGATCTGCAACAGATATTCGGTGAAGTTTCTTTTAATGTCCTCTAAGAATGCTTCTTCACTGTCTTTATCATCCTGATGTTTGGCCACGATATATTGGTACGAATGAATATCGCGTAGAATGATTGACTGATCAACACGGTTGGCGAAATAGTACTTCACTGCCCGATCGATCTTTAATGTGGGCTCTTCAATGAACCCCACGGTATCCATGGTTCCTACAACGCCCTTTGGCATAATCTCTCTCCAGTTATATTCGTAATCAAAATATAAACAAAAAAAAAATAACACAGTATGCAGGATCTCCCAATGACGGGAGATCCTGTTAGTAAAGTTATTTGTTGCGTCTGGCCATTGTTGGTGCTGGGGTGATCAGAACCTTTACCGCGCCCACAATTGCACGCAGGGCAGCATAACCAAAAACCATAACCGCAGTCCCAGAAAGGAATGCGCCGACCATAGCAACGCCATCAGGAGTGTCTGAGCTAAGAGTAATTAATTCTAACATATTCGCCTCACTATATAAGTTAAGTGTTTAAACTGTTTAGGTTTATTACTTAAATGATATAGGTCTGAAACTCTATGCACCTGAAACCGTCAGTCTTTTATACTGTCCCAGGTTTCGGCACACAAAGTAATTGACTCTGGTAATTTCTTTTCAGCGAGGAGCTTTTCAATGACCGGAAAAGCAATCTCCGCCTCAGTACCGTATACCAGGGAAACGTGGAGCAAGAGATCATCGTAGGAGTGTTCAAACCCCTCTTTGACCAACTGTTTGTGTCGCTCAAGCACACCTTCGGACTCTAAGATCAGCGCACACGCGCGCCACTTGGACCCGACTTTTCCCATCATTCTCACTTCCTTGATCTGCGCTTTAAACGCCTGATTAGAATAAGAGGGAATGATATTAGGATTGCGTTTGTCATACATGATGGTAGCGTGAAGGGTATTGATTGGAATCAGATCCTTTACCTCTTCCCCTACTGCCGGCACAATGACGTTATACAATTTTGTTGCGCTGTTAAGATCAACATGTAACTCGGCATAGCCGTGATTAGCCATAAATTTGGGAACCTTTGTAATTTTGCCTGCACTGACTGCAAGTAACGCGGAGTCGATACAATCCTTGACAAATGTGTTTTCCTTTCCTTCTTTATTCTTAAAGCGATCGCTAAGAATAATGAGCAAATGCTCCTCAGTCAAACCATTGGTTGAGAATTCTAACCGGGCTACGCGGTCATCGTTTTTGTCATACACTTTGTATTGGTCAGTTTCCCCATATACCGTGCGAATACGGCTGGACTCACCTCGATAGATTGTTCCCACGACATTTCCTTTAACGAGACAAAAAAAAAATAAGTACAATAAAGGTAACCAGGGAATGACCCCTGGTTACACTTTGCTTATTGTTCGTCGGTTGGATTATCGCGTTCGGCTTGTGCCGCTCGGCGTTCTTCGACTTGTTCCACCGACAGGATTTCTCCGTTGGTGACCGAGGTCGGGTCAAACAAGTTTGCCAGCAGATGCAGGTTCGTTGCTTGCCACGTTCGATGGATATCTGCCCGCTCTTTAAAACTCAGTTGGGTGAGAGAATCACGCGAACTGGAGTAATTAGTACGAGTCAGTGTTTCCGCTTCTTTGTCAAAGACGACTTTGCCATCCATAGCACGGTTATAGAAATAGTTCTCTCGTCCAATACCGGTGCAGGCATCAGAGAAATCTCCATCATAACCCGAGATACGCTCTTCCAGATAGAGTCCCATGGCCATCGGGTTTGCCATAATGTAATCCCGCATAAAGCCCGTGGCTTGCTGCTGGTATTTCACTTCTGACAGATAGCCGAGTTCAAAACGACCAACATAGGTTCCATCTTTACCGTTGAGGCGATTACTGAATTCCCACATACGACTGTTCATGAAGTTAGTGTGGGCTTCTTTTACCGAATCCAGCGCGCCTCCAAGCCAGCCGCCTAATCCCTCATACTTCTGATAAAGTCCGGCCATGTGTTGATCAAACACAGCAGCACTTCGTTCAGTCAGGGAGCCACTGGCGCCTCGCATAAAAGCAGCAGTTACGTTCAAGGTTATTCCTCTGCGATGGGTTCACTTAAGAGCAACGAGTTGATGTTCAACAGGTTAGTCTTGGTATGGGTCGCAAAACGACTCAGTTTAAACGGACGGTTTGGATCCAACATCTGATGGTGACCCCAGCTACTATATGCTTCTACCTTGGACATCATATCCGGCAGGAAAATCACATACATGGCATCGCCATCAAAGTCCGCGCCATATTCCTTAACCGTGGTAATCGGAATACGAATGGATTTATCATCAAGGTCACGAGAGAACTTGACAAAGAACGCACGAGCAGACAGGTATTGAATCGAGGGGTTACGACCCGCTGTTGCCATAGCAAAGCGATTGTCTTCGACCCAGGTAATAAACTCCTCCACCAGAGGATGACGATAGTTGTTTGCCGTACGAATGATTTCCTTCACTCGCATTGGGGTGTAGCCTCGGCGGTACAACCAGTTGGTGAGGTGTTTATCTAAACAGGTTAATGCATAGAGCCAGGGTAATACAATTGTATCACTACGACAAACCCCTGACTCACCGGTGATGATAGAACGACCTGTTAAGGGCAATTTGCCCGCACCGGCATGATAACGAATCATACCTTTCTTACCGAACAGAATATTTTTCTGTACGTTCATCAGTGCTTCAACGAGGCCTTTGGTGTTCTTACCCATGAGGTCTTCGTTGTCGGTCGCGCGGATATCATCAATGGGATACGTATCGGCGAGTGTAAAGTAAATCTTATCTAAGTCAGCTTGTTCTTTGTTGACATAACGGTCACGTTGGTCAGACTCCACAACCGTTGTGATTTTGTTGGGCAGCGGCAGGTATTTGAATACCGCCTTTTTACTGTACCGACGCCAGAAGGTAGCAAAGTCGCTACGGTCTTTTTCGGTGAGGTCCAGCACTTTACTGACATCCTGCTCGATTGCTGACATCACAATCAGGTTCATGTTGTCGATAAAACTGTTGTAACCAAACTCGATGTTTAACGTCGACCGGAAGCTTTCGATCTTCGCGGCAATTTTAAACGCGTTGTTGTTCGGGTCGGTGAAACGTTTGTCTTCCCGTACCGAAGGATCAATCCAATACTCGACTAAGTTAACTTTGGGTGACTTGGTGTTGAGCTTACTAAAGAAGATGGCCCACATCGCGGGATTAATGAAGCCAGATACATAAGGCGGGGTTCGCAGCCACACCTTGGTCTCGATGCGTTGGGTTAAAGGTTTGATCACCTCATGCCCACACTCATCACATGTGATCTTCATGTCTTCATAAATGTTACTACGAAACTTCTTACATTGACACGAGGCCACGGTATCGAAGCTGTTTCCTTCATACTCAGTGCGCAGCAATTCCACAATCGCTTCACGATGCTCTTCGATGTTGAAGTCGAAGTCGTTGAGATAGATCGGGGAAGTCACTGATAAATCGTGCTTGAGATCAAAGTCCTCGAAGTCAGGATACAGCGCTTTATAGAAGGAAGGGTCATCATTACGAGGTGTAATCCCCGCAACACTTATAATGCCATCAAACAACTTACTCGGAATCATGTTGTTATCCGCGTAGTTGCTGAGAATGTCCGCCACCGTTGTTGACATAAAAAATAAACCCTATGTAAAAACAAGGATAGCAGGAATTAACCCGCTATCCTTGTGATTGTTACTTAGCTAAATATCTGTACCACTGCTACGAATTAGTAGCCGGAGAACGCGCCATTGAAGCCCAGGCCAGCAGTCTGAACAGACTGAGACAGCTGAGTGGTGATGGCATGGTTCAGATATTCGTTACCGGTGTTCATGTTCCACATGGACGCCAGGTTAGAACCAGACAGAGACAGCGTACCAGAACGCGCCATCGCACGAGCGAAGGTTGCGAAGAAGCTGTTTTTCCAGATGAAGCGACGGTTCCAACCGTTCAGGATGACGTTTGCACCAAACAGCTGGTTCAGACGGTTGTAGATGTTGTACTGACGGATGCGAATGTTGTCGCCGCCCAGGGTGCCATTGATCAGCGCCTGGTATTCAGAGATCATCGCTTCGTTCTGGCCGTAGTACGTATCCTGACGCAGGAACATGCCATCGACTTCAGCCAGGTCGAACCACTTACCGTCTTTACCTTGGGCAATACCGTTAGGCAGAACGATGTTGGTCGCTTCCAGGATGTTGTCGGTTGGGATCCAATCGGTCATCAGTGAACGCGCCTGACCCATTTCGACGTTCTTCTTAACTTCTTTAGAGAACTCGCCGTTGGACAGAGTGTCCAGCAGTTTGATCAGCGTGCGGTGGTAAGTTGAACCAGCCGGTTTGCTGATGAGGTTCCACCAGAAGTCAGTGTTCGCCACGTCCTGAGTGAACGTTGCCAGATCCAGAACGTACACAGCGTGTGGTGCTACATACGTACCCAGCCACTGGTTCATCACCTGAGCATTGTTCAGGTTCTTATCAGTGATGTACTGCGCAGTACCGTAGTTCTGCTGACCCAGTACCTGAGACAGGTAGTAGTTGAAGTTACCCACATTACCACGATGACCGACTTCTTTGCCGCGGAACGCTTCAGAGAAGTAGCTGATGTTGTTCGCACCGATAGATGCATACAGACCCAGCAGGGCAGTCAGCAGTGAGCTGTTGTTGTTCAGGGTTTCGCCAGGGATGGTGATACCGGTAGAGATCACAGGAACCAGTGGTCCGATAACGCGGCCTGGGTTACGAGCACGTTCCTGCTGGAACTGCTGGCCAGACATCGCTTCCAGTGACACGGTCATGTGCGCAGTAGCAACTGAACGGCTCTGAGAGCTGTTAGCGTTCTGCGTGTTGTTTTTGTTGGTGGTAGAGATTTTCGCTGCCAGGTTGTATGGCGTTGGAACACCGTCGATAACCAGTTTGTTAACCGGCTCGATACGACCAACCGCAGAATCATCTTTACCGAACAGTTTACCGTCTTTGAACGGGTTAGGCAGCGGCAGATCCGCAACAGTCGCTTCCAGAGTCGCGATGTTCAGCAGTGAAGTTGACCACTCTTTCAGAATGGTGTTCGCCACTTGCTGGATCATGTCTTCGCCAACAACTTGGTTTTTGATGTACGGTTCCAGGTCACGGACGATTGGAGACAGCAGGATGACTTTGGCCATCTGCACGCCATCGACGTAAGCGTACTGTGCTTTCACACGTTCCATCAGCTGCGCGTCCATGAAGTTCGCAGCAGGTTTCGCGATTGCACGCGGCGCAGGTTCGTTAGCCAGCATGATGGTGTCAGTGACTTCGGTGATACCGACTTTGTAGAACAGCACAGGCTGAACGTACGCGGCGTTACCGATAACAGTTGACAGCGCGATGCCCGGCAGGTTCGGAGAGATGTCCGCAGTGATGTTCTGAACTTTCTTCGGCAGCGCCATTTTCTGCGCTTCGCTGGCGGTGTTTTCGTTCAGCTGTTTGATGATTTCCAGCACGCGCTTCATCACTTCGGTGACTTCAGTGATGTTGTGGGTTGAAGAGATCAGGTTCTGTTGGCCCAGCAGCGCCAGCAGCGGATTGTTAGAATTGCTCATATTGTTATTGTTACCGTTGTTGCTGTTAGAAGAAGAGTTGTTGTTGCTGTTGCGATCGTCGAGCGCCATAATGCGAATTCCTTAATAAAAGTGTGAACTGTTCAGTGATATAGATTAACGTTAATATACATGGTGGAGACAAAATGAAATGACATCTTATCTATTATGCACTATAATAATATAGACTTAAGAAATTATAGAGCAATGTTTTTTCGCACAGTAAATCGTATGTATACTGAAAAATAAACGTACGACTCCCGTGTATTCTTAAGGACATGCCTTAAGAATTAGTTTACATAATATAGAGATGTCCATTAATTAAATACTGACACATTAATTGAGGTTTCATTACATGTCCTATTTCAAGCTTCAACCTAATGGGTTGAACTACGGTAAACGAGAATATCCCGGACTGGGTAATCTCGAACGTATCCTGTCAAGAAATGAAGACCGCTTTTTCAGCTACCTGAATCAAGGCAACCGTACCCTCCCGAATCAGAACCCGTTGGTTCAATTTCTTCAGTCGCTGTCAGTGAACGTAGAATGGGAACGTGATTACTTAATTAATCAGATTCATACTCGCGCCAAATCTATCGCGAGCTTGGTGGACATCACCTCCCTCTATAATAAAGGAAAGAACCACCTTACCTCACTGTATCCTGAAAGCAATCACCACACATTGCTGGTGCTGCCTTTTGGGGACGCGAGTCCTGCACAAATAAATGTATACTTTAGTAAGAATTTAGACGAGCTGGTTCCGCTCTATCCGATCTATACGACCGATACCCTGCAACGCTGGGATATCATGGATCTGCTGGACACTCGTCAGCTGACGGCACCGCGTCCTATCTTCACCATTATTAACATCGATGTCTATGCCTTGGTCATAGGGTATTGGCGTTGGTTAAAAGAGGGACCGGATTGGGGTAAGTCACCGCACGGGTATCTGGCGAACTTTCCGCTGGCGAATTGTTATCTGTACCACAACGAGCTGGTTAACTTTAACTATCTCAATGGACAGGGTGAGTCGATCGACATCTCCAAAGGTAACTGGAACCTTGAGAACTATTACACTCAGCTTACCGAATACACGGATCACAAGAACCGGGTAATGTTGGGTGAACCCATGAAAAGCTTTATGGAGTTCTTCCAGATTAACTGTCGAGCGAACCCCAATGTGGATGTGGCAAAGATGGTGTTTCCTCAGGCCTATAAAAGTCTGTACTTTGTTCAAATGAACTGGGTGTGGTCTATGGCGTCACTGGGGATGGTCAGTAAGTACCTTCGTTACATGGACATCCTGGGCAGTGTAGATGGTCAGATTAAAGCTCAGCTAGGAATGTACTTTACCAAGGTACAATTACAAACTCAGATGAATCAGATTCAGGATTCGGTCTGGAAGCACCACTTCAGCGAACTGTGGAATAGCGTTAACGACATCAGACCATAAAGGTGAACTCTACCCCTGTGCGGGGTAGAGTTCGTCATGTAATAGTTTACATAAAATTGTTAGTGTTCATCACTGACCAGACGGGTAATCGAGTCATTCATGAAGTACAACCCTGTTGAGTTCAACACCTCATAAACACACTTCAGGTTCTGCTTGATTACGGTGCGGTAATCTACAGCCGTCTTGATCTCATCTGGAATCCCCTGCAGATATTGCAGACGTTCCATTGGGACCACGATACCGTTTAAATCAGTACGACCGGTTTCTTCAAAGAACGCTGTTAACCGTTCTCTTACATCGGCATCTGGAATACTTTCGATCCAGGCTTTCAGTTTAGACTTAGACCCTAAGTCAACCGACATCTTCACACCCACATACGGCAGCTCCGGCGCCGAACCGTATTTACTGGCAAATACATTCTCCCACATTTCATGGTAGAAGTAGACAGAGCCGTTGGGATTAGAATACGACGCCTTACCTTTCACACCTTGGCGGGATAACCATTTCCAGTCACCGTTGTTGGTGTCATCCACGATCATACGTTCCAGGTCACCAATCCCTTTTAAGATCTCTGGTGCGTCCAGCTTCTTCTTGTGCTCAATCGCTTCCAGGGTATCTTTCATCAACTGCTGAGCAAAGTTCTTGATACTCTTGGCAATCTTCGACGATTTCAAGTGAACCCCTTTGATCTCCATTTCAGGGTGTTCGTTCATTACCCCCTCCACCATCTGCTGGCTAGCATAATAGTGTTTGGACATCTGGGTGGTCACGTAGGCACCGAAGTAATACTCGTTCTTCATCCCCAGCATGCGCAGGTTGCGTTTACTGACGTTGAGGTTAGCCGAGAGCTGCTGATGTTGATCGACCGAGATCATGCGAATGAAGTAGGTTAATACCGCATTCAACTTGATACCTTTCTCACGGTCACTGGTGTAAGCCTCAATCATCTCATCCACGGTGTAGATCGAGGAGTCGGTATCTGAGGTTAATACACAGTCACGGATCGACGAGGTCACATCAAACAGACCTGACGGTGGGATCGGTGATCGGAAGAAGATATTCATCAAGTCACTGTACTGTGTTTCCACAGCGTCGTGATGATGGTTCAGTGCAACCACATCCAAATGCGAGGCGTTACGAGGAAGCTTCGATACCGCCAAAACATATTTATCGTCGTTGTCGGGACTGACGTAATCTTCAACGGTCTTACCCGGCTCCGGTGGATTAGAAGCCGCAAAGGCGTCAAAGAAGGCCGAGATGGTTTCTTTGTTGTGGTTAAACAACGAGACCAAGTCCAGAGTATAGAGAATAGACGCGAGCTGTAGACTTGAGACCTTTTTAAGGAAGTCCTCAATGATCGCCATGTACTTCGCTGAATCCCAATACCGGCTAGAGCAATAGCGCACGCGCACCATGACTTCTTCAACGGTTGGATAATGAAGCTTGTACTTCTCCATAACGTCTTGCAGCTTCTTGAGGTCGGTGACCTGCATTCGAGCTAGCAGCGACTGTAACGTGTTCTCCGGGGTGTTGTAGAAACGGTTGCCGGCAATGAACTGTTCGTTAATTAAGTTCGCTGTGGACGTCAGACAACGGCAGGTGGAGGTCAATGACGTATGACCGGTCTTGTTGTTGATTGGCGTACCTTCAGATGACATCGCACCGGATTGGGCGTTGTTGAAGATCTTAAAGGCGTTCTGCAGTTCATCGTACTTGCTGTAGAGATCATCGTCGCCGGCTTTGTGCGCTTTCTTACGCAGACCTTTATAGAAGGAGCGGTTGTCGATAAACAGACGCGTACCAATGGAGTTCACACACTCCTCTTCTTCTGAGTTGGTATACGCAACCATAGAGGGAGAGAAATGGTAGTTATTCTTTTCAACGTGTTTCAGGACACCAGAGAAAGGCACCTTGTGTTGCTCACGGTCACCCTGTTTGTTTTTAATCAGGATGGTGGCCATGCGAGACTTGAATTCTTCTTTGTGCTCTTTGAAGTATTTGACCAGGTTACGACGAATCTTGTCTTCGTCTTCGTTGCGTGTTTTGCTCAGAAAGGTGGCATATTGGGTAATCGCGTGTTTTAAGATATTGCGATCACTCTGATACTCTTCTGAGAGAAATGGACCTACACTCGACATCGCGATTCCCTCATGACGAGAAAAAAAAAATAATTGTGGTAACTATTACCAGACCTACTTTATAGTAGGTCCAGTAATAGGATAATGTTACTTGTCGTCAATCTTTATTGTGTACTGTACGTTCAAGCTGTTCAGGAAGTCGATCAGCGGTGCGCGGTGATACTCAACAAAGCCTTGAATGATGATCTGTGCTTCACGGGTAGTAATGGTAGTCAGGGAATCCTTGTTGATCCAGGGAATCCCGAAAACCAGTAACTCGCTCTGCGTCGCATCGAGCTGTACCGTGAGATACTTATACACATTGGGATCATTAACATTATCCACGCTGTCTTTAAAGAACGGATAAAAGTTAGCGTGTCGACCATCAATACTGGGATCCAGTCTTTTTGCCACAGCATAACTAACAATGCCGTTGACAATCACACCTTTATATTGATCCCCATAGATGCCGGGCGTGATCATATCAAAGTTGATGATATCATCCGCTGCGATGGTGTTAAAGTCGGTCATAAATTGTGAACCTCAAGTAAAATAGAGGGGAAGGTTATCACAGAATCCCCGTACTTCACTTTAGGTCCAGGAAGATCCAACACGGTCATACTTTTCAAATATTCCGTATATCCGATGTTGTTGTTGATGTGGTGCAACAGGAACTTATCCAACTCACTAATTTCAGCGGTGAGGTAGCGTTCAGTCCAATCCCGCAGGAAGTTGGCGAACTGATCCGATTTCAGGGTCGCGCCGTTGGCCAGAACATAATCACCCTCATTATCCAGGGTAACACCTTCAACGTGACCGTTGCCGATCCAGTCCAGGAAGTGTTCCAGGTATCCGACTAACAAGTCATCATTGGTACCCGTCAGACAATCTCCCAGGGTATTCAGGATCTTACCCATCAGGATATAGAAGTCATCGGCAGTGGGATCCGAATTTTCTTCTGCATCAACATAGTTCTGCGTATGCTGAACCGAGTTAAGCAAGGAAAGCACAATCGTTTCTTGCCACGGCTCTAACTGATTGGCAGCGGTACGGACTTTATGACGTGCTTGAAAATCAATGAAGACTTTCTTAATGGTCTCATCGTCAAGGGGATTGTCCTGAAGATCGAGACGGTCCACGATACCTGTCAATAGCGCGTCGTAGTCGAAATGGTTGGCTTTGATGTACATGCTGCATTACCTGCAACTAAACGTCATGTAGACGTGAACGGTGGATCCCTGGAGCTCGCACTCTATCGTGTTGTACTCACGACTAAGGTTATCCAAGAAGGTTTTAAAGTTGAGGTATTCAACCATGAACGCCTCATCTTGCTTTGCGTCACCGGTTTGTACTGACCCGATGTGTCCAGGGTCACGGGCCAGTGAATGTTTGACGCCATAACTATCTAGCAATAAGATAATCGACGCCAGTAAACTTTCAAATGGAATACCGGGGTTGTGCAGGGAGTGACTGAACTTCGCGAGAATGGGATCACTCTCTCCCAGAATATTATTCACAATGTCATTCAGGCTCATGGTCATCGGGATAATCCTTGATATAAAGTTGGTTGTTCTGGATGAAAAAGCCTTGTACGTTATCCGTATGGTCTACTGCACTTACCAGCTCATATATAATAGGTCGGAGTTCTGATTTAATATTGGCTGCGTCAAATGGATTAAACCATCTGGACAACTGAGCATTGAGAATTTCCCCTCGACGATGCGAGAGGAAATCCAGAATGATATTAAATAACTTCTCAGAATCCAGCTGATAGCGCTTACTGATACGGACCAACGGGTACAAGTTGCAAGAGTGCAACTTCACGTTAGTTTACTCCTCAGGATAAGCGTGTTTACTTGCTTCCCACAACAGGGCATTATCGTCCCACAGATGTTGTTTGAAAAGCGCGTTGATGTCAATGCGATGCCCATACTTGGTATCTAGCAGGACTTGAAACTGTACAAATTCTTTTTGCAACTCTGGCCAGAGTTCACTGCTGAACTTCATGTAGCCGCCATACCCGGTTGCAGTGAGGTGCTCGGGATCACAGGCGGATTCCGGTACCAGGATAAAGTTAAGACTATCTTGGTAACGAATTAAACGATACTGCTCATCTAAAGAGATTCCTTTTTGCAACCCCAGGTAATCCCGGAACAACAACAGCAGATCGTCGAACTCCTCAACGATCGCATCGTGTTCATACCAGTAACTGATATCGGGATGGCGAACATACCCCACGATATCAAAACAACCGGCATGACGAATCAACCATTCCCGCAATGCCCAAATCAGGGTAGGGTGGTCAGAGAGATTAATCAGCCGGTGAGAGAGATGTTGCTTAAGTTCAAGCTGCTCTTCGATAATCCCATCAAAAGAAGTAAACTCGACCCTATTGCACGTTCTGGTCGAAGTATCGTTCAAGGTCTTCGACACTTGGGTAGTCGATGACGTCTGCGTCATTACTGTCTCCTTCGGATTCGGTTTGGAAACTAGCAAACGTCAGATCCAAGTCCATGCCGATGCCGTAATACGTAATAGTGGAACGCGGAAGTGTGCGCTTCATAAGTCTGAACTTAAGACGGCGATCAAAACCAGCCGTAATGAATTGCTTTTTGATTTCCCGCACTTCATTATGAATGATTTCACCGAAGAATTGCAGATCAACATCCTGACGGTATTTTATCAGTTCTTCGTTGATTGCGTCTTCCGTATGACGCGTCTCACTGTTCATGATGTCAACAATGATGTCCAACACAATCGGAAAGTAGTAAGCAATCCGTTCTTCGAGTTCGCCCTTTTCAGTCCTTGGAAGAAGTAACATTCCAATATTGGATTTCAATCCTCGACTGTCGATGTTGTACATGTGCTCTCTAATGTGTAGTAAGTTGGAATTGAAGATTACCCAACGAAGCAAGGTTAGCCGCATCGGTAACGTGTACGCCAAGCAAACAGCTCTCAGCATAATCTTTGACACTCTCATACACAAACCCATGGGTAAGAGAAGCGTCAGGGTAATAGTTGGGTTGCTCTACCGGAAAGCCATTGTCATGACAAATCTGGGCCAGCATTGCATGCGCTAACCCAATGTCATTTTCAGACACAACAGCCAGGGAGTTACGCAAAGATGAGAGGTTAAACAAAATTTTCATGGGGGCTAAAGCCCTGGGATTCCCAGGGCCTCCTTTTCAATTACATCATGCCATCATCAGAGTTGGCGTCGCCGAACGGGTTTGCTGCTTTGTTAGAGAAACGGCCAGAGAGTTCATCGCTCTTGACTTGTTTCTCATTAACCAGCTCTTTCAAACTCTCCAGGGTATCGCCATGATCCAGCACCGCATGCATGCCAGTTTGGATACCGTGGAACGACTGACCAAAGACGCCAGACTTACGGTACAACATGTTCGGGAACGGCACTTTGACTTCATCTGCGTCAGAGAACAAACTGATCGCAGCAACCGGCTTCGATTTGTAGCTCGCCAGATTATCCTGATGCAGGAATGAAACCTGCGACATGATTGGATCGGCTTGCACGATGTCGGTATAGTAGAAGAAGTTTTTGATGTCCTGTTCGTCGATGCTGTCGTTTTCCAGGTTGAACATCATGATGGCGTTGTCGATACGCGCACAAGCCACGGCATTGTTTTCACCGTGCGTGGTTTCTTCGGTATTCTCGATATAGGAGAACAGCACCGGATGACCGAGCTTGGTCTGGTTGTACAGCGAGCCCAGGGTTTCCACGGTGTTGGATTGTTCATTGAACGTTGAGGTATCGCCAATCACAATCGCCAGCACCGGGATCTTGCGCTCCAGCATACGACGCACTAACCACGGACCCAGTGACGCACCGGTACCACCGCCGGTTGAGAAGATCACGATGTTCATTTTGTTAGGTGCGTATTTCGCCAGCATCGATTTGGAGAAGTCACCCCATTTCTCTCTGTGCGTATGACGACTGCCACCTGAACCTTTCGCGCCTTCCAGACGCTCCAGCGGATACGCGCCATCGGTGACGGCATCAGCATCAGAACTGTCGAAGCCTACCAGGGTACCCACAAACTTTCCGTTCTTCCCTTCGCGCAGATAACGGTTCAGGATTTTGATTGCGGTACCGCCAGCTGCATAAATGTTAAAGTCTTTCATCTTTTATCCTTTCAAGGCTAAGTTACTTTCAGAGGTTAGCATAAAGCTCCAAATTCCATCTTTATGCGATTTAATCGTCTAAATAATAGTACGATCAGTATTAGTTAACTAAAGGGCTTAGAATCGCTTACAGAGATTATTCCAACATTTGACCCAGGATGTTTTCTGCTTCATCCGAGATCCAAACGAGAATACCGTCCATGAGCTCTTCTTCAGTTTCTGCGTACAGCGCGTAATCGAGCTGAACACCCACACCGAGTGGGGAAGGCATGAACTCATACCCCTGGCGTTTTACCGGTGAGTTGGTAAAGGTGGCCTGCAGTTTCACCAGGAAGTTACCGGGGCCGGCTTCATCCACGGGATAGACCACAATGCTAAAGGTCAGGTTAAGATCCGCTTCGGTGATGCGAAAGTTAAAACCCTGCATATCTTCGATGTTAAACCAGTTAGGGATCGGCTTGTCCAACTGCTCTTGACAGATCAGTTTGACTTTATCCACGGCATAACGGTTCACGGCATCAGTGCTGCTCATACATGTCCTCGACTTTCTGGAGTTTCTCGACAAAGGTCGGGATCACTCGTTGTTTTAAGATTTCAGCAATGTCTTTGTACACCACCAAATCGTGTTTACGAAAGAACGTAATTGACTCGCGCTCTTTGGGCTTCAAGAAACTGATACCAAAAGAGACGTTGCGTTCTGACTGGGTTAAGTCAATCTCGACAAAGCAGATAAACACTTCTTTCTTCGATGACTTCCAGCGAAAACTCACAAAGAGGCTTTTACGGTCTCCGGGATTGAGCACCTTGATAAAGTACACATTCCGATACGGTTTGGGAGTATGACGAAAGGCAGCATCCATTAAGATTTCAGCGACCAGATCTTTGAGATTCATTTTTCCCTCCCGCGTCACGGACAGCTGACTTAATTGTGCTCATGATATCGGGCTGTGACTTTAACCACATATCAATAAGGTTTACTATGGTGCTGCCTTCCATGGGAAGATACGCGGCACTCGGATACGCCATGGGAAATTCCATCTCCCCGAGCCGAATATAGATCCCCGCTAATCGTGTCTCTGATCGGTTACGATAGATGAGATCCAGGATATCAACAGGATACCCAGTTCGTGAGCACAGCAATGAGATCGTGTAATACTTTCTGATCGTGGAGTGAACATCGGCATCCAAACCTTTTAGCTTGGTAACAATGTAATATGCATTATAGCCAGGAACTTGAAATGATTCAGGCAATTGATTTAAAAACTGAATATTCAACATCGCTGACAGGGCATTACCAAGCGTATAATTTAGCCCATGTTGGAAGAAATTAAATCGCTCTTTCTCGAACATGTCCTCATTCATAATGTCAAAGCCTATATCTGCGTTATGTACACAATGATAATATTTGTTTGAAATTATTTTAACCAAGCATAATTGAGAGCAGGGTTTCCCCCGCTCTCAATGGTTGGCTTATTTAGCTTCAGTTTTCAATTGCAGGTAACGGGTAACAACACGTGCGTTGTTTTCGGTTCCCTCGTTGATCTGAACCTGGAGGTGACCGTTAACCAGTTTACCTTTCAGAATCAGATCACCCTCATTGGTTACGCCAATACCGGCAGCACGACCAATAGACCACTGCTCCTTGATGTCTGCAAACTTCTCTAATGCCGCCAGTTCCTTATCATCAGTGATACGGGACATAACAGCTTCAAAGTAGTAAGAGACACCGGCTTCAGCGCGGCTCTTAGACGTTGCGGTGATCATCGGGATCACATTACGTGTGTATGGCTTAAGTTGCACATAGACCGTAATTTTACCGCCTGCGGTTTTGTTGATCTTGGCTGCTAACAGTGGGCTCGAACCTACCGGCATTAAAGTACCGTTGATTCCACCACCATTGTGAACCTGAACACGAAGCAGGGTATTACCGCCACCCTGACGTACGCCATCGACATCATCTAAACGGGCACTTTTCGACAAGTAGTTGCCGGTACCGATCATGTTGATATCAAGGCTGTCACCTTCCTCTGGCAGGAAGAAATTGCCGACACAGAACCAAGCAGGTTTATCGCTTGAGTTACTGATCTTGTTACGTGAACCCAGAGTACCCGGTTCCAGCACACCATCAACAAAGATGCCGTGAGGTTGGATATCCACACGACCACGTTCCCACTCGCTCAACCAACGTTCGTCAGGAGCAGGAGTATAGTCGATGCCAGAAGTGGCACCGTGCAGATTACGGCCAATTTCAGTAAGACGGCAGTTCGCAGCACGAAGTTTCTTGGCACAATCTTCCATGTTGAAGTTCTGCATGACCCAACCACCACCAGAGATATCACCTGGATCGTCACAGTGCTCAATCCAACCGTTGCGCAGCAATGCCTGCGTACAACGTTGCATATCAAACACTTTACCGCCACGCACATTCTGGATGTTGAAGTTAGTTAACTCCACAGCGGTGGTATGGTTCCAGCCGCCGGCGTCACGATTAGACCAACGGTTAACCAGCACGTCACCGGTACATTGTGACACATACCACTGATCCAGTTTGGTATCCAGCGTATCAATAAGGCTAAGACACGTGCCACCAATTTTGGAGAAGCGCAGTGACTTACCATTAAAGAACTGACCACCAATAATGGTGTTGTTCAGGATACCTTTCTTGTTAGGTTTATCAACAGTGCTTACACCACGGAACTCAATGTTGTTAAGCTCTACCCAACGGTGATTCAGGTTTAACAGGAACTCTTCTTTGTCGTCAGTCACAATAACGGTACTGGCGAAATAGCCGAACTCAGCTGGCGCACCTGACATGCGGAAGTAATCGGACTCTCTTGCTGTCTCAAACTTAGAGACATAGAACTGGCCCGGTGGGAACTGAATACCCAGACCGCGATAGTTCTTCATTGTCCAATCATGCATTTTGTTCATGGCGACAATAGCATCGACCTTACCGCCAGGAACGGCACCAAACTCCAGTACAGTGACTTTTCCTGGGTTGGCAACTTCACGCTCCCAGAAATAATCCTTACCTGCAGCGACCATACCACCGTCGCTCCATTTCTGGATCACATTACGATTGACCAGATGGCCAATGAAATAGCCACCCCCAACGCGAGTGCCTGCATTCCACGCTTCCAGAAGAACACGTTGTCCTTCGGCAGTTGGTTTTAAGGCGCACAAATCAGAATACGACGCAACCGTATCTACTGTTACACTGGTGACCATTTTTTACCTCTTCTAATTACACACTAAACAGAATCTAAATACACTCTAATTACATTTATACAAACGTCTGTACAAAGTATCATATTAGAAAAAATTAAAAGAGATAATAAACCTCTACTCCCGTAAAGGAGTAGAGGTTAAGGAACGATTATTGAGAGTAATGACTTCTCATCATTTTGAACATTTCGATCGCAGTCCGATGGGTTGTCTGGATAGGATCCATGACCTGAACAAACCGCTGCTCTTGACCTGGGGTCGGATGAGCAACTTCAAACACGGCATTATTTTCACGGTAGCTCATCCGGTAGACAGTATCACCCATATAGGTGTTACCGCTTGGAACTTTGAACGTATAGACAACACTGTGTTCAATTTCGCTGGCTTGCTGTTGCGGTGGGGTAGGAATTTCAAACCGACGGATGTTAACATACGCCTGCTGGCTGTCAGAACGACGCAGAGGGTAACTGACTGCCTGTGGTCCTCCATCCTTGAACTCGGGGATGCTTTTCATGAGTTCACTTAAACTGGCGTCTACTTGTTGCAGGGTTGTGAACATCATATCGATGTCGTTGTTGGGACGACTATCAGGATGCTGTTGCTCTTTATCAGTCTCACATTGACCGCAAATACAAACACGGCCAGAGAGGACATCCTGAAGGAATTGCTGACGAATTGCTTCACGACGTTCCAATTCTGAATCAGGAAGAGCGAATTCTTCTTGCAGACCCTGGAGTGAATTGCCGCACCTTGCAGTCCTCATGAGTTTAATAAGGTGAGCAAAGCGGCCAGCGCTTGTGATTCCTTCTGAAGAAGCCGGTTCCTTCAGTTCTTCTGTTTCATCAGTTTTGGGTAACGGTTCTTCTGTGCCCGAGGCTTGTCCCATCTCCAGTACTTCAGGAGAATCTGCCTGCGGAATAGCTGGAGCCGTCTTTTTATCAAACCCTTCATTGAGATAGCGGATAAACTTCTCGCCGCGCTCAACAGGAGTATCCGACAGATTCATGCCCATCTGCTGACCCATATCGAAATTGTCTTCGATGAATGGGCGCTGGAGATACGGGTATGACGTCAACAGTTCCAGGATTTTATCCAGGTGATGAGCAAATGTCATTTTATCTTCCGCTTTTGTCATCTGCTCGAAATTGATCTGCAGCACAGAAGCGATGTTATCCACCGAAGTGTATCCAGTATACCGTTCTGCAATACCTGGGAAAACCAGATACTGCGTATCGATATTAGGTTTGCCCGTTACCACAAACTTACCCTGTCCTGTCAACCCACGTTTGATTTTCATCGCAAACGACATGCGCATCTTTTCATTTTTAGTGTGACAGATCTCTTTCCAAAGATCGATCAAATCCCCACCTTTATTCGTGCTGATCATCTCGGAGATTTTTCTCTCAATGGTCGCGGCACTGTTGATCGGGTCCTGGGTGTGGGCCGTTTCGATCTGGGTGAATGTGTTCATGATACGATCGACCATCTTGTCATTGAGACCCCCGTGTTCTTTGAACGAATTGGCGAAGCTTGGAACAGCGGCGATCAGGGTAACAACATAACGGTGCAGTAAATTGATATGTTTAGAAGGCATGATATTTTCTCGCTAAGTAAATAAGGTAACTCTCGGAATGACCCGAGAGTTACACAGAGGTGTGTGGGTTAGGCGTTAGCCATCAGGTTTGCTGCAATCTGAGGAAGTTCACTCAGCAGACGTTGTACGCGTTTAAAGAGGCGTTTCTCTTCGACTGATTCGACCGTTAAATCAACAACGTGATGTTCAACGATGAACGTGTCTTTGCGTTCAGTTAACCACAGGCTGACTTTCAGACTGTAGTACCCTGTTGGAGTTGGAGTCATAGTGAGCCGAATAGTGATCGGCTTATTGATCTGCAACAAGTCCACAGTCTGACTGATACCGAGCTCTTTATGAAGGGAACTGAGTTTCAGGTTTTCCTCTTCCAGACTTTCGATACCCAATGCCGAGCTTTCGCTAATGCTGAGCTTTAATACAGCGCTCATGGCATTACGGATAGTGTACCAGCTTTGGTTAACCAGATCGGTTTGATCCTGTTCGCTCTCGAACAGAATGTTGATGCGTTGCTGCAAGCTAAGCATTATGACCTCTATACGGGTTGATTACGGTAGTACGATAAATGAATAGGTGAAGCTTGTTTTGGTAAAGCCTCGAAGTTGCAATCAATAAATGAAGCGTTACCAAATTGATTTAGCCCAATAAAGGACAGGGTGGAATTTTGAATATGACACCGTGGTTTAATAACCAGTAGATGTAGTTTTCCATTTTCGATCTTGGGATCATAGAGATGTGCTGAACTTAATTCAACCTTTCCCTTTAAAGAGAATCCTTTCCGCTCGGTAATGGTATTGTACCCAAACAGGCGGAGATCTAACTCACCATTATTAATGGCGGTTTCCAAATCGTTCCAAGCTTCATAAGCCGGGGAGATTTCACACTTCCCCACAGGCTTAAAGAAAACATGCAGAGACCCGCCGTTCTGTGGGTCATCTACTACCAGATTACCTTTCTCAACAGCAAATTGCAGTCTCTGCATAACTACCTCACTTACTCATAATGAGCAACACGTTGTTTATTACGGATATCCGAAAAGAGTTCGCCATGATTCTTGCGAGGCTTGTTACAGCACCACCCATCACACGATTTAGGGGCAGCAGCAACACGTCCAACAATCTTCTTGTCTGTTTGTGGTCCCACATGATTCCCACTGCTGGACACATGATATCGGGCACAGTTCTTTTTCTTCACAACCAATTTATAACGACGGTAAGCACGAGTACGAGTCATAAGGGTATCTCCTGATCCACGGGAATAGCAATGGCGCTATTCCCTACATGGGGATCTCAGAGTGGCGAATTGATCGCAGGGTTTTGATCACATTTCCACCAGTGGCCAGGTAAACCCTTCTTCAGCTAACCCCAGGGTTATCAGGGTGATCGCATATAAATGAACGATGCGCAGACAACGGTCTTTGTGAGACTGGCCTTCAGACTGCCCTTGGTTCAACGCATTGTAATGCGTTTCCTGTTTGGCAATCTGAAGTTCTTCGCTGTCAGACGCGGGCAGTCGCAGACTGACGTTGAAACCCAGGTCATCCCAACTGGCATCGATCATACCGTTGAACTGTTTGGTGATCGCTTCAAAGTCCTGTGCTTCTACGTAGGTTCCAATGCGATCAGACAGACCGTAACGATACCACTCACGCGCCATCGCAGCAACGATGTGTTCCAGTAAGCTGTTACTGACTTGGATCATCGTGTTGCTGGCCAGGGTTTTCTCCAGACCCAGATCGATGTCTTCACGGGTCAAGCTAATGCCCCACGGTGTACCATGGATAAAGATCGCCATGGTCACTTCTTTCAGCTGCGGATTAGGATCATCTTCAGGATCGAGACCCAACGGACGCAATGGATTACCGCTGAAGATAATGGTGATGTCTTCTACACGGCCTTCGGTAGTGCGGAGTTGATAGGTTTTCGTCGGCCGATCTTTAAGCGCCTTGGCTTCGTGTAACGCAAATCCATCGGTCACGATCTGTCTCACTAACTGACGCAGATCGTCATGCAGACCCATCACAGTCTGAATGTCGTAATAGTTCTTGGTCATTTGATTTCCTTGATACGTAGACCCATAAAGGCATCGGTAAGTTCTTTTACCAGCGCCGGATCTAATCGTTGTTGTGAAAGGGAGTCACACGAGAGTATGGAATAAGGAATCTTCTTTCCATTGACATCTCCGATAACCTCAATGCGACTGTCATTGTACAATGGGAGAAGAGCCGTGGCATACAGGGCAATTTTGTAATTGGGGTCAAGCGCGCCTCGATTGTAGAAGTCACGCTCAACTTTACCTGTTACAACTTGCTCTAACACGATCTGAATAAACTTCTCCACTCTGGGCCGCAGCTTTTTAGGTATGGCCATTAAAACCCTTGGTTGCCGCCATAAGGATTGAAGTTGGAGTTGCGCAGTCCGCTCTCAGACATGGGTGCGGTCAGATGCGGATCCAACGTGTTGATCATCATGACTGATTTGTCATAAAGATGCTGAGGAAGTTCGACACCTGTACCACGCTCATCAGAGAAATAAGGCTCAATAACAAGCGGGTCAGTTTTCAGATCCTGATACAATACGCCTTGAACCATATACGTATTGATATCCAGATCAACTTCACGTGCTGGTCGAATATACTGACCGCACGTCAACGAGACGATATCGGCAATGACGCTCAAGATAGACGAGTGAGTACTCATCGACTCCAGGATACACTCAAACCGACTAACTTCCATTTCGCCTTGGCTAACCACAATACCACGTGGTGAGATCTTAACTTGCAGGTTATTAGGGAAACTAATAAATGCCGCACCTGTTTCATCCGTTATTGGAGACGGCATCGTGTTACCCATTATTGCCGAGATTAATGTGCCGTGGCGAACTGAGTGAGCGTGAATCCCGTTCTTAAGTTGCAACAGCGCCTGACTGTTAGAGAGATAGTTAGCCTTCTCGCCCAGTGAGTTCAACAGTGATTCAATAAACATTTTGGTCGTACAGATAGCCGTCATGGAACGAAGACCCGGCGACCAGGTATCAATACGACGGCCCAGTGTCATGTTCCCGATCATGTACGTTTCGGTACGTGAAGGATTTTGAGAACCTCTGGCGGCACGCATAAATGGATGAACTTCGCTACCGTCGCTATACTGAGTAGACCCACGGACATCCAGTTTGATGGTGCACGGAATGTATTCAACGTCAAAATTGATAACTTGCGATTTCTCGGCAGGGTTGTTTAACTTACTGTGGACGTCAAAAGCCAATGCCAGTTTGCCGATCAGTTCTTTGGTGAAAGTAACTTTCATAATAATTCTCGCTAAATTAAATGGGGGTTTGGGGGTGACTAGCTGTTTCGATAACTTAGATATTGAACGGTAACCAGTGGCCAGTGATCATGTAAGTCACAATGGACTTTGGAATACACAGAGCAGGAGAAAGTTTAAAGCCATTGACTTCAAATTCCAGCGATTCCACTGGCTCGCCTTTAGGACCAGCAATCTGAATCGTTTCACCAATCGTTACCGTGAACCCGCCTGGCAGTTCCAGAACTTCGGTTTTCATTTGACGATTGCTGACGGCGCTGACAATCTTCATCAACAGTGAATGGTTGATCAGCACATTGTCGTACAACGCTTCAGCGACACGGAAAGTCAGGATATCACCCAGTTCCTGGACTTTACCACTGATCTGCTCAATGGTGTCACGGGTGGCTTTATCACGATAGACTACACAATTCGCGACTTTACCGGTAATGCAGAGCTTTCCTTCTCGTCCTGGTTTTACTTCAACAACAACTTCGGCACTGCCGATAAGAAGCAGAGGGTGTGTACCAACTTTGAGGTTGGCAGGTGATGACAGAAACTGCGCGATCACAGTTGAAGCAGCGGTAACGGTATTCTTGTTGATAACGGCCATGGGGGATAATTCCTCTAAGTTAAAATTAAAATGTGTGAGTTTAGACACATTAATAATGTCAGGCTATAAAGATTTGTAAATGAAAATGAAAAAGAGATAACAAACCTCTACTATCGGTTACGGTAGTAGAGGAATAAGTTATTTACTTACTGAAAGAATCCTGAAGAAGATTATAACATCTGCGAGTAATGCCTTCCACTACGTACGATTCAGGTTTGAACCACTTCTGAACTTGTTCTTCCGTGATCTCAGATATCTTGATTTGTGGCGCAACAGCGATACTCCACCTGGTCCCAAGATAATCGAAATGGGCAATTATGGCCTGCTCACCTTCTTCAATGTTAATGATCATTTTCGGACCATCACGAAAACGCAGTTCGGTATGGAAATTTTCAGGATCCCGAATCTTATTCAGATTCCTTACGAGAGAGGTCACATACCCACGCAGGTTGTCCTTGGAAATAATTTCTGGCCAGGTGGCATTTTCAAATTGAGGATAATATTCATCCACCAATCTTTCAATAAGAAAGTTCACACCCGGTGTCAGTTGATGTTTCCGAACATCCTCTTTAGTGATATTCTCTCGCGGATATCCGTCAAACCTGAAAGGAATCACCGCTGTCTTATCACCAATGGTCAAATGAACATCTTGGGTTCGTGTTTCAGGATTCTGAATAACCCGATACTCACTTGGTGCGCCAACATGTCGGAACTTCAAATGTTCCAGGAAATACTTGGGTGCATGGATATTGATGATGTTACTAACCACATTCATTATACAATGTTCAAACTCTTTCTTAGAAATAGACATAGTGACCCTTATAAGGCGGAACGGAAAGGAACACCCCAAGTTGGGATACGTTGAAGACCTAGCTTTTTATACTGAATCGCTATGCACTCAATTTCTCTGAACTTCATGGGGCCTTTTGGTTTACCAACAACAAGAGGAGTGCCACCGGGATACTGACTGATGTAACAACACCCATCTATCCATTTGACTTTGAACATTGCGCTACGTAATAACCCATCAGACCCCATATAACGAAGCCGCGTGAATTTAATATTCCAATAACGAAGTTCCTGGATATCACTTAAAAGAAAGTTTCTCTTTAAGCTCTTCATTTTCTTTTCGCTACGATTACGCCATGCAATCTTTACATTCCACCACTTTTTACGGAACCAGTTTGGTTTGATATATTTGTTTCCACCAACTTCATAGAGAAACTCGCTGATGTTACTGCTGTTGATCTCTCTCATGAATACTAATCACTTGCCAGAGAGTTTAACTCAGTCAACATCCAGTCGTACCAGTTAACACCATCAGTACGATCGACGGAGAAGAAGAAATGAACCATCCCAACTTTGATCCGAACATATTTACCTGACTTCACTTGCATCATGGTAACTTCCGCACTAGGGAACCATGGATAGGTCACAATAATACCGGGTCCGAAATTACCATTAGCGTATCGGTCGCGAATATCATTAATGACCTGATGCATTTCAACTTGGTGATCCTGGACATATGCCAACACATTTGCTGCCATCAATTTCTTATCGGCAACGTGTTCAGGAAAATCAATCCACCAATCACCCAGTAAACGTTTAGCGATACTGTCACGAGAGAACAACATATCAACAGGTTCATCCGAAACAGTGGTAGAATCAACCTGGGACAGAACAGTTTTCATTTTGTTAGCGAAAACTACTTTATCACCTGTTGTTTCAGGTTCAACCACTTTAACGGAATCACCACCGAAATCACGGTTATCAGAAATAGAGACACGATAAGCGCCACTACCCGCTTCTTCTACTTGGAAGAAGATGTCGTGATGGACACTGTTGAGAGAACCCAGGTCGTCCCAGTACAGAGCGATGTAAACACGGTTATAACGAATGCCGTCTAAACGATCACGCTGTACTCGACCACCGATTGCTTTGACATCTTTGTCAACACCGGAGGCAAAGACAGTGGTCAGTGGAGGCGGAATGATAACAACCTGAATATCACTGTTATAGAACAGCTCATTAACCACAACGTTAATGATGTCAGTGGAAACCATCCCCGGTAACTGAATACCGATGATACCCTGCTGAAGCGGATTCGATTCCAGTTTGTGCTGGATCATCTTAACAAAGTTTACGCCGGTGATATTCATTAGTACGTCCTCAAGCCAGAAAGGGGGTCGATGATAATAACCGTTGGAGCTTCACGAGTTACCAGTTTAGTTGAAGAAGTTGTCCTTACCTGACAAGGAGTGATAACTTTGATATCTTTGTCTTTGACCAATTCCTTGGTGCGGGAGAATAGATCGTTCATTTGTTCTTGAGACATTCTTCAATATCCTCAGTGAACCGCATTAACAGATTTAAAAATCCGATTAATCAACAGCGTGTTGATCTGAACAAACCGCTCCACAATCCAGCTTTCATCATGGAGTTTGATATCAGCAAAATTCTGAGGTGAAATTCTAAAGGCAACGATCTCACCGTACCAGCCGTTGATGTAGACAACCAGGTCGTCCATTTCCAGGATAAAGCGAACTTCCACTTCCTCATCCCGATGTTGGAACCGAAATGTTTCAGGTGCCGTCTTGATATCAGGCAGTACCATGAGATGTTGGATCACCGGGGTGATGAGTTCTTTTAACTCTGCACGAAGTTTCTTACGCGTTAGCATGGATGTTTCTCCAAAACGTTTTGATAAACCTGCTCCATGTGACCCGGTGTGGTTTGAAGTACCCGATCCAATTCACGGAAGGTGGTGAATCCCATCCAGGGATGTTGGCCGTAATAGAGTTTACGGGCGACATCCAGAGGTTGATCAATCCTGTCAGTGAACTGAGAGGCAGAGATATTTTTACGGTGGCAAATGGCGCGAACGATTTCGGCAAAGGCTGCATTGAGTTTTTGAGCTTTCATGATTTCTCTCTAAGTTAAACATAGGTGATCAAAGATGACCCAGCCGGAGCTAGATCATCTTGACTGTAGTTTGATAATATTCTACTGCTAGCCGGGTAAGGAAGACCGGGTATTCAACTTCACGATAAAATTACCCAGTATACTCATGACAACCTCATCATGGATGAACTCATCTTCCAGGTGATAGTCATATTCACGTACGCTGGTCATTACTGCAATGTGGTTAGGATAAATATTAATACGACCCAGTGGGGTTTTGCTGCCTTCCTTTTCAACCGTGATCGACAAAGGGGTTTGATCAAAAGGTGTGAAGACATACTCGTTCACTGAGAAGGGGGTGAAATCGGTGAGTGTTCGACTTTTAAGCGAGTTGATCATCTCGGAGAACTGCACAACAAATTTCATCAACGCCTGGGTATCGTACTGATCAAGTTCAGCACTGAGTTTATTCACCAAGCCTTCTAACAATTTTTTCTGTAACACTTCTTTGTTATCGTCGAATCGACCATCTAACTTCTCTGACGCTTTGGCGATATCGAGCTCCAGCTGCTTTTGAAGGGATACGGCGTAACGATCAACTATTTTGGTTAATTCTTCTTTGTATTCCATTTACAACGTTCCCAATTGAAAAAGCGGATTTTCTCTAGTTACCCTTTTGAGGTAACTAGAGTCTTGATCTTTCTCTTTTCTCTTAAGGAGGTTTCTTTCCTCTCTTCTCCTTTCTTCTCTCTTATAGTTACTCTATATATATTAACTATATAATAAATATAATTACCTTAAAAGGTAAGAGAAGAATCAAGAATAGAAATTGCCCCTATTATCCCCTTTAAAGATAAGAAAAAGAAGAGAAAATCTTATAAACCACATTACCATAAAAGGGGGAAACCAGTAAGGTGATCGATAAGACTACATACAATAGAAAACGCGTAAAAGAAAACCCCGATATTAATAGGGAAACATTCACGCTCTGTGGGGAAGGTGATAGTCAATGATCGCATTCATAAACGTCAGCTTGGAGACAACATCTCCAGCTTCGATCACGATGTGGTGACGTCCTTTGTCAATGTCACGATCGAGTCGAATTTCTACGTTCGGTACCAAATCCCCAACCCGATTGATAATCGTAATCAGATCTGAGATGTGCAGTGCCGGTGCGTTTAAAAGACGTTTATTGATTTCAATTTCAATGTTGCCATAAGCGCACTTTACATCCTTCACAGCCTGTTGAATCTTTTCTGATTCGTTAAGCAAGACGCAGACGAGCCAAATCGCTCCCACTGCCAACAAGATCAACGCTATCAAAATAATGATTCCCAACAACCCATAATTGGTTATGCCCATGTTATTATTCTCAAAAGACAACAAAAAAATATAGACAGGGAGTTTCCTCCCCATCTACGTACGGTTACTTCAAGTGACGCTCAACATGTTCCAGCAATACCTCACGGACCCAACGGTTCAGTGACACATCGGCCACGTTCGCGTGATAGGTTCGCATGATCCCGGCATGAACCGGCACCAGTTTCGTGAAGAGACCTGAGACGTCGCCCGTGTAAGTCTCAATAAACACCTGAAGGCGATTAAAGAGACCACGCTGGATCACAACTCGGGTTTTCATCAGAGAACTGATGTTGCTGTCGCCGTAATGGATTTCCTGGACGTTCTGACCAAAGATCAGACGTTTGAACCAGCCAATCGCATTAACAAACGGTTTGATATTGACCAGGTTAACACTTTGCGTAATGATATCAATGGCTTCATTATACGTGCTGCGGTGTTCCCGGTGAAACCAGACTTCAAGTTGGTTCAATACCGATTTACTGATATGAGGGTTTTTACCTAACTTAATGAACCGTTCAGTCCGTCCTGTGGTCAGGTGTAGACTGTAGACCCCACCTTCCAGTACCAACGTGACTCGCAACGCGCCTGCACTGAACAGAACACATTGGGTATAGGAACCAGTTGCCATTGGTAACATCACGGCATTGGTGAGTTCTTTATTTACCCTGGCGATGTTCTCAGCTAACAGAGACAGGAACATACGCAGGTAAATAACAGTCATGCTGTTATAGTCAAACATTAACCATATCCTCAGAGAGTTTTTGAGTGTGTGTAATATCCTTATACGTAAGTGACGACTAACTGCAAAAACAGTCAGGATCACAATATAGTAATGGTTAGCCCAAACTTACCTGAACTGGATCTGAAGTAACCTTAACTGCCCAGGTTCCCTTGATATCGTAAATGCGTTCAGCTGACCAGAATTTAACGGTGTAAGATTCCGTGTTTCCTTCCCAGTCTACTGTCACCTCAGTATAGCTCTGGGTTTTGGCATAGTTTCTGAGCCAGACCACAAAGTCCTGTAACTGGTGTGTGCTGATACTGTTGGATTTAAGATAGAGACTATTGAGTCGTTCTTCGACCACCATGATAAACCGGGATTCCAAAGAACCCGTAATCCAGACCTGGTTCTTTTGTTTGTACTGCTTTTGTTTCTCAACCCAGTTGTCATGATAACGCTGCAGCGCAGGCAGGATGTAACGTCCCAGAACAAACCCTAACAAAAAGGTCAACGTTCCAATAATTAACAGGTTGGTTATTTCTACAGTGATCATAATAGCCTCTAAGTAAAAGACACTAACGAATAAGGATACTCACTTCGTTCGTTAATATATTAGTAATTTCCTTTCGGAAGGTAGACCGGATCAGACCCCTACCCCTAACAGATAGGAGTAGGAGTAAGAATTAATTTGAAAGCTGCTTTAAGATATCTTCAACAATCTCATCGGTGATGATAGGGTTGTCGTAAGAATAGATAATCTTCTTTTTGAGGGGATGAGAAACATATACTGTCAACTCACAGCGACCCATCTCCAATACCGTCCGATCCCCACCGTTGATCTTCGCCATCATAAAACCGGCACCGGTGGTGATGTTGAAAGTAATGCCTTTGACCGTGAGATCAAATTTGCTGCGCATCACCTTCATCGCCAGGATATCGTTCAGCATGATCCGAAACGCAATCGCCTGTTTGGACCAGTGGCTGAGCTGTTCTTCACGAAGACGTGTCATTTGGTCTCCTTGGCATGCCCCACCAGTTTGTCCATGACTTCTTTGATCATGATCTCCAGATCAACGGGATCAGGCACTTCGCAGAGTTTGACCCCTTTGTTGATTTTGCGCAGCAGGTTACAGTTCACCGCGTCAAAGATCTCATCGAGCTCAATGTCGAGAACCTCTTCGTACTTCAGGATCTCATGGTAGATCCTAAAATAGTCCAGGTGGATAACTTCTTTGGTTCGGGATTTTGCACCCGTGAATCTTGGTTTACGAGACATGTGTCTCTCCTTGTCGGTATTGTTGGAGCGAGTCCAAGAGTAATAAGCCAGGCAGGCAGTAATCCCACCCAGCACAAAGAGTGCAAGTATGCAGAGAACGATTTTCATTAGATCTCGAAAATGTCGGAGAGCTTAACCGGACCGTTATCCCCGTGAATGGAAACGATCTGACCGTTCTTAATGACGCCATCATATTGTACAAAGCGACCGTTTTTCTCGACGGTGACTTCGAACAAGGCATCATAAGTTTGAGTGTGGCGATGCGTGAAGGTCACTTTGTAACCATCACTGTATTGCAAATCATTGCCACTTTGCTCACATGCACGCTGCAATCTTCTCTTGATATCCTTCGCTGCCATCAAACCAACCACACTGTCCACAATGCGGCCAAGTAAGTTAAAACGCTCATTCATACTTTCAGTAATATAAAAATAGAAATCGTATGATTTGAGCTCGCACAACAGGAATCGCAAAATCCCCTCTTTAGGACGGGTGTAAGCGATACGTCCTTTACTTTCAATCGCAAACGTGTACATTCTGATGTCACGGTTGACAATGAATTCGATGCACGCGACTTCGATGCCGTTCATGCTCATGTCTCGCAACGAACCAGGGTTGGCACGGGTTACGCGAACTGAGTTAATGGTCAGGTACTCGCCGAGTTTGGTAGCGAACTCTGCACGAATCGCGTCTAAGTTCAGTGGTGTGGTTTCTAAGTTCATGGTGGATCCTCTAAATTAAAATAACTGCGTTAAGTATACACTGTGATAATATCGGCTTAATTAATTATAAGCTCTTTTATTTTATGTAATAAAACGCTTACTTATTTTCATCTCTGATGAGATAAGAGACACTTGCTGTGGTGTCTCTGCTTTTTTATAAGCATTCTTACGAGTGTTTATAAAGAAGTATGTTCGCAACGTGCTTCTTGTGCCTTGGGCATGTAGTAGGGTTTTCATCATCGCTAACAAAGTGGAAGGGGTCCGCCAATCTCTTCCGCTTTCTTTAAAGGTATTCTTGCGAGTGTCTTTAAAGAAAGCATGGGGGCGTGCTTTCAATTCTGGCTAGCTGTTCTGTTGTACTAACTAAAAGGGAGTGAGTTGGTCTTACTTTTCCTCCACTCACTCGCCTTTTTATTTCTCTATGTCTATTCCCTGAGTAGCTATAAAGAAATAACATTGCGCTCAATGCTGTTTCTGGATTTGTTATCATACTTGTATGGATTTGCCTTCTATTAGGCAGGGGTTCAACGACCCCTTCTTTCAATGCATATTAACCAATGTATATTGCAAGAATTTTCCTGTTGTAACTAGTAGGCTTTACCTGTTCCGAATCCATTCGGGGCGGCTAAAACTATTATGCTGTTTGTCGTAAAAGATTATTCAGATATTTATAGTCTGAGCAAAGTAGTCGCCTGCGGTAATTTCCCTCTCTTGTCCTTCGTGGAGGAAGAGCGAGATCCAGGAGGGAAAGCAACAAAGTTTTATTCTCCCATAGTTCAGTTGGTAGAACGAGGTAAAGATCATGGCAATGAGGGATTTAAAGATCCTTTTCGATAGCATAGTCTCTGATCCTTCTTCGGGCTGCTGGAACTGGACTAAGAGTACTCGTGAAGGATATGGTCAAATCAAAGTTGGCGATATCCACTGGACGACACACCGTTATGCTGCAACAGCTATTTATGGTGAGATTCCGAAAGGGATGGTCGTTAGACATTCCTGTAATAACCGACGGTGCTGTAATCCTAATCACTTAAGCATCGGCAGTCACCAGGATAATTGGGAAGACTCTGAAGTAGTTCACAGAGAGAACACCGATAAGATGAGAAAGATGAGAGGTTGGAACATAGACGGTGTCTGTTATCCATCTTCTCGAATCGCTCATCAGAAAACTGGCATTTCGATGGCGAGCTTAGTCAAGTATACTCAATCTGGTATATTCGATATAGAAACGTATCGGAAGAATTGCGAACGCCAGGGTAAAGTTCCCAAAGTCTGATCCGTATGTCGCAAGTTCGAGCCTTGCCGGGAGAGCCAAATTACATTCACACGCAGTTGGGGTACAATAGACCAGGGGCGCTTTTGCGACCATACCTGGGATCCACTTCCCACCTACCAGCATAAGGACGTGTGGATGTAACCTTTTAGAGAGTTGGATGAGCGGTTTAAGTCACCTCCCTGCTAAGGAGGCGTATCAGTAATGGTACCGAGGGTTCGAATCCCTCACTCTCTGCCAAATATCGGGATAGTCTATTTAAACTTAGTGTCGGAATTCGACGGCGGATACGTCCGTAAGGCTATGTAGGTTCGAATCCTACTCCTGATAATAAATATGCGGTTATGTCTTTAGGGGCATCGTAAAGGTACGAAAGTGGATGATTAGTTTCTACCACTGGATAACTTTACAGTAGTCAGGTTAAATCCCTGTGGCCGCGCCAAATTTTTATGGGGGTCGTGTCGTGGGACACAAGTTCGGTTATGCTCTAGCGATCGAAGATCGTGAACCCATTAGCGGTGAAGATAGACAACTCTACTTTAACTGTACTGAACGATAAGCCGAGTTCGACTCTCGGGACTGTCTACTCATTTCATAAGGAATAGGTTATGGATTTTGATTTAGATGATTTAGAGATCACCGGTCTCGATGAAGCTGAAGCGCGTAATACCGAGCGTCTGAACGAAGCGGATGCAGCTGCTGCGGCAATTGGCGATGAAGCCGACTGCGAAGGTTGTAAGATCTAATTTTTACCTGTCAGTATGTTTTAAGATGGACCTGTTTTAGCAACACAAAAATAATGCATTGGCTGCCAGTTGGATAACCAGCGGTAGATCAAGGCAACACCCTCTTAGGCGGGTAGCTCAGTCTGGTAGAGCGCCGTGGGGTACACTCCCACACCTGTCCGTGGTTCGAATCCACGCTCGCCTAAACTTTTTAATTCGTTAGCGGAGATTCCAAATGAGTATGGCTTACCCTTCAGAGTTTAAACACGCGCACTCCCAGCCTTGTATGGTCGTTGAAGTTCTCGTTCAACCTTCAACCATCTGCCAGGCATCTGTTTGTGATCAAGAGTCCAAAGCGGCTCCGTCATTAAACATTATGGGTAGTAGCATCGTGCCGTCGCAGTCTTGTAGCGACAGACTCAGAAGTTTTGGTATTTGATTGACACGGCTCTACTGTTTAGGAAACATGCATGAAAATCGTTATTTACGGTCGACCTGGTTGCCCGTACTGCGTTAAAGCTCACGATCTCTGCCAGGCCAAAGCCCTGGACTTCGAATACATCGATTATAAAGATGTAGGTCTAGAGAAAGCAGATCTGGAAAAGATCGTTGGCAAGCTGATCACCACTGTTCCCCAGATTCTGGTTGACGGTGTTCCGATCGGCGGTTTCACCGAATTACAGCAATACCTTCTGGACCTACAAAGCGAAGATCCTCTGGATACGGACGATCTCGGCGGCATTTAACTGACAACGGCGGTGAACCCATGAAAATCAAGAAGAAAAGTATCTCTCTGAAAGAAAAGATTCGCCGCCTTAATCAGAATGCAGAAAAACCGCTGTACCTGGATGGGGATGGTGATACTTTCACTATGACCAAAACCAAAGATGGGTACCGGCTAAACCAGTAGGGTCTCTGACCCTATTGTATTTTTTTGTCTTCAACTACCGTATATTATGTAATTCAATCGAATGTAGCTGTTTGCAGCCCTGAGGGGCGGCTTGGTTATGTTACCTCGTTATATTCGACTGTAAGACCCTTGTTATCCAGGTGTGGGAATATAACAAGGGCAATACCCGGTAACTTGCAGTGCCGGGTTAAATCCAAGTAAGACCGGCGACCGTTATCTCGCTATCCGTTGAGCTTGGTGGGCAATGCAGTGAGCTGACCTCAGCTGCGTCATAGCAACGCGACTAAAGAGAAGTCCCCCTATCGTCTAAGCTTAAGACACCTCGACTTAATTGTTGGGGGAAATCTGAGATGAACCCGAAACACTCAATTGGGGGCAAATATAAAATATCTTTAGTAGTGGGAAAGTTGTGCCCTTTCCTGACAATAGTATGAAAATATTATTGTCAACCTCTTTGTACCGGTGGCTGATATCCAAGTAGAGCTTTAATTATACCTGACGGCATAGCGCTCAAAGTGAACAACCATTGGTACATCCTCTTGAGGGTCTTGAACGAGAACCGTAGACAGATCCACCGAGCGCAACTACGTCGCATATAAAGGTGGAATTAGCAGGGGACTAGCGAGTCATCCTGGGTGATATCAAGATCCTCAACCTTATCTACTCTCCGTGATATGGAGTGGATACTCTCCTGGTGGAGAACGTCGTACCATCTGATGAGTCCTGCGACGGTAAAAAATAATGGGGACGAAACGGGTTCTGCAGAAGGGGTCTCCAAACTCTGAGCAGATCCGTCATGAATCGCTCCGCCCTAACTGTGAGGAGCAGCCTCAGTCTACGATTCTAGAGGAACAACAGCGTCGCCTGCAGGGGACCATTGGCAAATGGGATCTTAAGGTTGGCAAACAGTCCGCTCCTTTTGCCAGAGGAGAAGTTGTCAAAACCAAGAGGTGTAGACAGCCTTTAGACCACTGTAATGATGAATCGGGGTTGCTCCCGTAGTAACCACCACCAGTGATCTTTAGGGTGTTTACAAAAATAATAAATAGATAGAGACCCTCTACTCTCCGTTAGGAGAGTAGAGGGAATCTTTTTTATTAGTTTTCTAAAGTCAGTTCATGCCAGACTTTATACAGACGATCCATGTCATTATACAGTTTACCTAATGCTACTGTATTTTTCAGATTACCTGCGTAACACCAGAGTTCGCATTTAGGCTCGCCCTTCAGTATAATGTCGTTGAAATACATCACGACGGATTTAGCTGAGGTTGCAATCAAATCTTTGCGGTTAACCGCAAAAGGAAACTCGTTAGAATCATCGATCACGTTGCAGCAGTAAATAAATAATGCTGCATCGAAGTCGTTAATATCGAACCCATGTTCTTCGATCAAGCCGAACCGACGGGTTTCAATTGCGGAGCTAACCACATCTAACTTAACCAGAGATCCATCAGCAGTGATCATTGACAGGTTACGTTTGAAAATATTTTCCATGTTATTCTCCAATAGATTAAGAACATTATTGTTCATATATACTTAAATGATATCGGTCTGAAATGGAATGTGACTAAACCATACTCTATTTGATCATATGAGCTCGTTTCATTCACAGCCAGGACGGTTGTTAATGAGACTCCTTTGCGGTCATTGTGACTCAGAGGCTATTTCGAAATAGAGGTAACATATGAGTTTAAGTTCACCCGTTGATTTTGCGATCAACTACGTCATTAACGGTCCCACTGATATCAGCGAGTATTTGCTGAAGCTTGCCTTTACGCCCATTAACAATGGCTATGGCGGACCCTGGGGATCGATCAACACCGAGTTCTCTATTGAACAAGGCCTGCGTGATAAAGTCATCAACAAAATGGTGGCTCCCCTGTTACAGGTGGCAGGTGGTCAAACAGAAACCATCGATCTTAGTGGTGCACATATTGAGAACCTGGCAGGCGGTATGATCTGGGTAAACGTACCCGATTTTCTGACCGGCGGTCGTCGCATTCTGGAAGTGGTGGAAGTCTATCCGGGGAATATGACTCAGAACATCGTGGGCGGTCAACTCTCTGGCGGTGGTGGTATTGGTTGCAGTCCTGGCGCCATTGCCGGCGGTTTAAGTCGTTTGCTGAATAACCTGGATGATTCACAGGTTACCCGAAGCTTCACAAGCTTTACCCCGGTAGGTCCAAACTCCTTTATTATCCGTGATGCCAGTTCAGTAATGTTCAACATGGTGGCCAAGGTGATCTTGTCATATGACGAGAATTTCTCTGGGGTTCCCCTGAAGATGTTTGACAAGTTCGCAGAACTGGTTGAGTTGGGAACCAAAGCCTACATCTATAAGACCTGTCGCCGTGGCATGCAAGAAGCCGTCTCTCGTTTTGGCGTTACCGTTGACGATGTGCAAGATGACATCCAGGGGTACTCAGATGCTGCGCAGCAGTTCAGAGAGTTCTACAACGAGAAGATGAAGAAGTATATGGCGTATGCTGATGCCAAAGGCAAAACCGACTCCATTAAAATGATGGTACCAAGGAAGCGATAATGTCTGCATTCCCCAAAGACCCTAACACACTGATAGGGAACATCTATACTCCTGCGCTGTTGATTGATCAGGAGGAACACCGCCTCTCTGATAGTGAGCTGCGTGAAATGATCGCGGGATTTGAAACCCGTGATGCACCCTATACCCTGTTTGGTCCTGAGATCAAATTCAATGCTTACGGCGGCATGGAGTCGTTTCAGGATAACCTGGAATACATTGCCGGTCTGGAAGCGTTAGCCCCGAACTTTGAATATGATCGCGACAATGCGGTTAAAGATGTATTCGACGGTTTGGTGGATGACCTGATTATCAATGCCCGCTGGGTTTCGACCCTGCGTCGATTTGTGTACGGCTTTGCCACCAAAGACAATGACCACACTGAGTTCTTTGGTTCCCCGTATCTTGGTACTCATCGTGTCCTGTTTAAAACCAGTGACCGTGTGACCTTCTTTCGGGATATCATTGATGTGGATGAAGTGCGTCTGCGTGATGAACTGATCAAAACTAAGTGGATCAACAAAGACTTCAAAGTCTCGTCTGAAGCCTTTAACTTGTCGATCATTTATCTGATGCACCGTGTTCATATCTCTGATCTGCCTGCGCACATGAAAAACGATGCGCTGGTGAACCTGGTGATGTTGTTCCACTACCGCATCATGACCTCAATCATGAACCACTACTTTGGTTACCTGGTAAAACCCAGTGTCGCTATTACGGCCTATAACAAGCTCTCCTTGAAGTTCGACATCAAGAAGTACGGTTCATGGACCGACTTGTTTAAAGCCCGTGGTGAGTTTATCATCGACCCTCGTACCGGTATTCACTACGATGCCTTTAGTAAGATGGACAATGATAAGAAAATTGTCTATATGGTCAATGACATGGAGTCCCGTTTAAAAGGCGTGGTCAACGATTACACCAAAGTGCTGTATGAGATCAAAGACTCAGCTGCCTTGGTGGAAACCGATTCCGGTCTGGCGATCATGGAAGGTGAGCTGAACATCAAAGACGTGCAGAAGCGGGAGACCATGTATAAAGGGTATATCGCTAACGTACTCTCTGCAACCAACAGTTTTTATAAACAGGAGTTGGTAAGTTATGCGGCCAAGGCAATTCCGCGTACTGATGAAGATAAACTGGAAACCATTATTCGTGATTTCCCTCTTCAGTACTCGCATGCCAAAGGCGATAAATACCGTGAGTTTGTGGATGATTGTACAACTCACCTGTTTGAATATCTCTCGAGTAACTCCATTCGACACCAGGACCTCAAGAACGTATTCTTTAAACTGCGGGGCGCGTACACGTCAAACAAATCGTCAAACTCCCTGCTTCTTAAATTGCGTACCAACGGCGACGAGTTAGTGAAGTCCATGACCGGGATTAAAACAGAGATTAAGATTACCTCTCTGCGAACCAGTCTGATGCTCTATATCGTGTTGCGTACCCTTGTGATGGATTCAATGACATGATCGACAAGAAGTCTTATGATGTTTTTGAGGGACCTGACTTTGCGGGCAAGTCCACCTTAACCAAATTGGTGGCTGAGCGTCTGGGTTACCGTTTAGTGGCCGAGCCGTTTACAGAATCGGAAAACGCCAAGCGCATTAAACAGGCACTGATCACCAACACCTTTAACAAAGAGACCGAAATCTATTTGTTATTGGCAAACCGCCTGGAAGCGTTCCGGGAAGTGATCTCACCGATGCGTCACAGCACCGGGGTCATCGGTGATCGCTCTGTGGTCAGCACCATGGTGTACCAGTCTGAGAAAGAAGGTTGGTATCGTCAGTTACCTATTCTGGACATGATGACCAAAGCACTGGAAGATCAGTGTCACGACATCTTCCCAGATAACCTTTTCTTCCTGGACATTGATCACGATACTTATCTTGATCGTCTGGCTAAATCTGAGCGTCAAGCAGATGCTAAAGAACTGGCGTTGATGAAGCCTGAAAACTGGATGCGTCTCAAGGAAGATTACTACAGTGCACTTGACTGGGTGAGCTTCCGTAACAACAAGGTGAAGATTCATTTCATCACCCCAGACACTACGGTGGATGAGATCGTTGCGATCATCAAGCCTGAGCTGATTCCAACTTCGGTTCTGACTTCTATTAAGTAAAAAAAAAATAAGCGATGATAATCCTCTACTCTCCAGAAGGAGAGTAGAGGGTGTCATTTAGTTTGGCAGTTCAGCGATGCGCTCGAACATGTATTTGGTTTCTTCACGAGCGACCAATGCCGTTGCGAAATCCAGATCAGTCAATTCAACTTCAATGTAACCTTCCAGCGTATCTTTGAAGAACCACTCGAAGTCATCCGCTGGTACACCTTCAAGGTGATGGTTGTACAACTGAACCATGGCTTTGCAGACTACTGGCAAATCAGAGGCACGGTTGTTACGCTCCACGATCAAGTTAGACTTGTCGAACATCATCATGGTTACTGCATAGACAGCGCCTTCCATGGTGTCTGATTTGAATCCGTCGTTCTGGATAAAGGTATCCAGGGTGGCAAAGTCTTCGTCAGTTAATACAATCCCAGTGCGACCAGTTACAGTTTGGATGTTTGATGCAAGAATATCTTTCATGAGTCTCTTCCTAAGTTAAGAACGCTACCACCTAACAACGTGATAGCGTATGATGATAAAAGGGTTATTTGGTTAGTCGGTGATAACGTGATTTAACAGTGCATTGACATCGGTACCGTAGAAGGCACAGCTTCCCACCGGCGTGTTTGGATAATACTGAAGTTCGGCAACAAAACCATGAGCTTTGATTTCATTGATCGATTCTTCGATGGTGGTGCGCTCTGGAACAAAGTCGTCGGTTGTCAGTTCAAAGCTGAGTTCGCAGTCAGGATCAAAATCTGGTTTCACTGGACGGTATTCCAGATAGGTCCCTGCAACGGCATTGTTAGCGAGGAAATTAAACTTCTCGATATTGAAGGTCGGAATCAGATCATAAGCTTCATGATCATTTTCTTTGACCCAATTCAGTAACGATACGGCATCGTAAGAGATGATGTGGATATGGCAGGTCTCCTCTCCCTTCTCATACTCCATAGAAAGTTCCACAGCGAAATCTTTTTCAATGATCTCTTTTGCCGAGACAATCAACTTTGCGCTGCATTCAGCTAAATGCGATGCAACGGAATCGTACACAGTAGCATTAGCTTTGGCCGTGAGTTCAAAGCAAACCAACTTCAGACCGGTCGTTGAATCCATGGCATTGATTGAAGCAAGGTCGGCAGCCCAGCGCTCATAAAACTCATCAGTGAACGTATTGATCTGTTCATACTTCATTGCCAGGAAAAGGCCCATACCTGGCACTTCACTGTGGGTCTTGGTTAAGGTATCAAGCTCAGCCAGGCGTTCCTGTCGGGTATGACCTTCAGGTAAACGCGTTTCAGTTAATTTACCCAGATCGATAAAAGCCTGAGAGTGGATAAGATGACGTGGAATGGTCATGGTTATTCTCGCTAAGTTATAAGTTGACAGTTATTTGTTTTTGGCGTTACAAAGCCGAAAGCCATTTGCTGGTTCTTTCTTCGCTGCGCTTTAAATCCAAGAGAAAGAATTCATGCTCAATCTGACACGCTTCTTTTTTCTGCTCATCGGTGAACACATAGCCTTTCTTGCTTTTCTCTTCAAGTTCCCAGGCCCGCATCTTGAGCTGCTCCATTGCCTCTGACTCGTCATCGGTATGCAGCAAGTCAGTCAATAGTGAGGCTAAACGTTTCCAGTCCATGTCACGATATGGACGCGGGCCATTAACCAGCTTGTGGTTATCGGGATTATACGGCGGGAGATCAATCTCACCGATACCCAGGAAGCGTTCCAGCACTTCACGCCCCACTACTTTGTCCAACACCACGCCATCTACTGCAATCTTGAAGCCCATGCTGTGTTCAAAGTAGTTGAACCACACCTTCACCAGCTTGTCGTGAGCAATGCCCCAGAGATAGGCAGCGCCGTTACAGTAGTGAACAGTCAGTCCCAGTGCATCGGTATTGATCGTGCGCTTGACGATGTACTTGTCAGTGTCATGACGGGATTCAGGATCCATCACCAGATCCAGGAACTGAGACAGTTCTGCCGGGACATTCCAGGACTCGCGGACTTCAGCACTCACTGGTGCCGCGCCAGGAGTTCTTCCCATCTGTTTACGCAGATCGATGATCTTCCGCTCAATAAGTGGGGTGTCCTTGTCATTCAACAACTCACGTTTGAAATCAATGCTGATGAAATGATCTTGAAATGCTTCAGTCATCAACAGCAGGGTTGATTTGTTAATGGCAGGGTTGTTATAGAAGTGAATAAAGATACGAACCAGGGTGCGCAGATCTTCTTCACGATTCCGTCCATTACCTAACCACTTCCGATGGTAATAGATACCAGTGACGATAAAAGCAATCGCAGCTTCATTGATATCTTCGCCCAGCGTCACACCTTTCATGAGTTCCTGAAAAACATCAAAGTCCTGATCCGTAATGGCGAATTCAGGATGAGGGATGATTGCGTTTACTTTTGCTTCTAATGCTGCTTTGTTCATGGTAGCTCCTCGCTAAATTAAAAGGTTGTTCCGAAAGACTCGACATTAGGAATGTTCTTCTGAAAGTCCATACCTGATTTAAACGCTCGACATTCTTTATCGGAATAATGATAGATCTCGTTCAATTTAAGTTTCAGGTTAGCTTCTAAATAACTATTGCCTGAATCAACCGCCGATTGAATACGAGATTGAAGCAGTGATACAAGTTCAGTTTTGTTGTCCATACATGTTCCTGAATTAAATTAGTTAAGTTTATTACTTTAATGATATAGGTCTGTTTCTGAATGCAAGTGAACTATACTTTGTAACGCGCTGTACAGCGCTCTAAGCTTATGTATGAATAGATGAAGGTAATCGCCTTATGAGTCCAGCAGAAAGAGCCAAGCAGGTTCTGGAGCATCTTGGGTTGAAACACTCAAACCTCCCAGAATACTTGATGGACGACAAAAACAAACGAACCCCCTTGCACGACGAAGAGCACCGCCTGCTTGCTCACTGGGAAGAAGATACCCTGTGGACATTAAAGACCTGTCGCTTCCTCAAAGACTTTCAGCGCTACGATGCAGGTATTCATTTCAATACCTCAAACAAATCGTTTAAACGTACGGCTGAACTCTTTCGTTCCATGGGTGTCAAGAACTATTACTTCATGTTGCAGCTTAATAACCCAATGCTGCAAGATGTCGATCCCTGGGATCCCACCCTGGATGACGTGACCAAAGCCATGATCCACGCCGAATGTAACGAGAACATCTGGTACATCATTCGTGAAGTTGTGGTGATCGGTGGCCGGCGCTTTAAAGGTAACCGCGCAGTGCTCTCCTTTATCTGGGCGTGTCTGTGTCATATCCCAACTACTATTCTGATGCCACGTCAGTCAGGCAAGACCGTAGGGATGCAGGTACTGGCCTTTGTAATGCAGTACTTTATCGGAAGGGGATACCGAACCGGGTTAATAACTCTTGCGGCCTCGAACCGTATGCAGTTCGTGGAAGCGATTAAAAAGATCCGTGCAGGCTTGCCAGACTACCTCATCAATATCACCTATAAAGATAAAGATGCGGGTAACATTCTCTCCTATGAAGCATTCGGGGAGAAGTTTAAAAATACTTTTGAAGTTCGTGTTCCATCAGGCGGTCGCGATGGTGCTGAGAACGTCAGTCGTGGTGCAACTCTTGAAGCGCTGTTGTATGACGAACCGGCCTGGACCAAGTTTATTGAGGAGATCATCAACGGCTCGGGTCCTGCGACCCTGACTGCCCAACGTGAAGCGCGTGAGAAAGGGGTTCCTTACTTTACTGCGAAAGCTACCACACCGAACTCGATCTTAAAAGAAGAAGGTCGGTATATGCACCAGGACTTCATGGATTCCACTGAGTGGCGGGAAACTTTCTTTGACAGCTTCTCGGAATCGCACCTGGTTCAGCGTTTAATTCGTGCGTCGCCCATCACAACCACCTCGCCTAAACTGGGAATGATGTTTACTCACCTGCAGTTGGGCTTTGGTCACATGTGGGTCAAAGAGACCATGGATAAACTGGGCTTGTCCTGGTCCAAGGCCAAGATCGACTTGTTGATGATGTGGACTGAAGAGGGGATGAACAAACTCTTTGATGACTACGTCCGTGAACGGTTAGCCGAGTGCAAAGAAGAACCGGTTTGGAATGAAGAGATTAATGACACAGGGTTGTTTATTGATTGGTTTATGAACAAGGAGAGTTTACACAGTTTGGCCGAAGACGAGGATGAGTTTATCCTCTTTGGAATGGATACGTCAGATGCGAACAACCGCGATGCCATGACGTTGGTAGCGAGGAGAATGAAGTCAGGTGAGAACATTGGGGTGGGACGGTATCCGTTGGCGTTTGCCGACGATGTTACTGAAATTCTAAAAGAACTTCTGATTCGTATTCCCCGCAGCCTGCTGATTATTGAGCGTAACCGCGCAGCGCACATGATCGAGCGTCTATTGCTGACTCTTCCGGCTTACAACATTGACCCGTTCCGTCGGATCTTCAATGACATTATTCAGGATCCGATTAAATACAAGAACGAGTTCCGTGATCTCTCAGAGGTACATTTCAAACACCGCAGTAAAGAGTTCTACTTGCGGTTCAAACGTTTCTTTGGTTTCTATACCGGTCCTGAAACGCGTCGCCAGATGTATGGCTTTATTCATGAGGCGGTGTCATTAACTGGCTCAGGGATTCGCTATAAGTTGTTGGTCGATGAACTGATCGGGCTTGAGGTGAACAAGGATGGGCGTATTGACCACGGCAACAAAACCCACGATGACTTGGTGGTGGCCTGGTTACTGACCTACTGGTTCATTAAGCTTGGGTACAACAAAAGCTATTATGGGATTCCGCAAGGCATGACCATGACGCAAGTCACCTCGCTGAAAGACAACAGTGAAGGACCCAAGTATACCCGCAACCAGTTGGAGTTCTTCTTAAAGGCCAAGACCCGTATTAACGACTTGACCAAAGAGTTGATGCAGTGTACCAACAACCTGATTGCCGAACGTATCGAACAGGAAATTCGCAAGCTCTCTGAAATCATCCCTAAAGAGCTCAAGAAGACCATCACGATCGATACCATTATTGAGGAAGCCAAAGCAGAACGCACCAAACGTGCGGTTGCCAAACGTTCTCGATTTGGTAATGTCAGTGTACGTCGTTATTGACAAAAAAAAAACAAGTGATAAAGAACTCCTACCCGGTTGGGTAGGAGTTCTGTTTGTTATGGGATGTTAACTGTCAGACCTTTATCCAGCGGATTGGTACTGAGATAGTGCGCCAGTGTTGAGAACAGGTCACTGTGATTCTCGCTGCGATGCGGAGCAGAGTAGATTAACCTTGTGCCCACATTAGCCAGAACATCAATAAACTGAATTTTTCCTGTTGGTACCGCATCACAGTAAATTTGAGCTGCTAATCCAAAGCCCAACGCCACACCTTCAAATTCGGGACCTTGGATAACATCCATCATTCGACCTACTGCCGCGTGAATCGCGTTCTGCACAAACGGATAGCAACCTTTAGAGAATTCTTCTTTAACAGTATGTACTCCCATTGCCCGCTCGGCACATCCCCGTAGCTTAGCGATATCAATGGTACAGATTTGTTCGCCTTCTACTTCGATGTTATAAAAGGTGTTGTTACCATGAATGGTTCGAATCGCGGTGACTTTATGTCCTTCATTCACAATGATGATGCGCGGATAGTCGCCTTTGGTAACAGCCTCTTCCAGCTGGTTAACAAAACTAAGTGCAACAAGGTTAATGTTTTCTTGAGTTAATAACATAACGGATCTCTCTAAGTTAAGGAGTGGGGTTTAGTCCCGATTAAAAATGTGTTGATTTATACACAATAATAATATCCGTTTGAAAATATATAGAAGAAGCTACTCTACCCAACCGGGTAGAGTAGCCTAATCAATTAGATCTTCACTTCTTCACACACGGCAGCAGATACACCCAACTGCAGTTCGTTGCCAGAATCATCCCGACGGGTCCAGCGAATAAAGACACCTTCGCCTGTGGTCAGTGACATGTCACTGATCGGTAACTGGTTAAACGCCGCAATTGGAATCGCTGTGCGAGCGGTACCGTCAATGCGCACTAAATCAAAGTGCGTAGGTTCCGGTGCCTTGACTTCTTGACGCGGATCAAAGATCGGCTCAAATTGCCAGTACGCTTTTTGCAGGAAGTCCGCCAGATCGGTTGCCGTGAAACTTGCCAGCAGTCCCTGACCTATGTCGTTGCGGAATGCAAGCTTGAGGCTTGAGAACGCAGGGCGACTGTAGGAGTGACGCACGTCCCATTTACGACCCGGTGATGTTGCTGGGTTATAAAGGGTGATCGTGGTATGCTGGGTAAATGTCCACGGTTCATAGATCGCCGAGACATCACGCAAGTTCAGGTTAAAGATCAGCGGTTGTTCCTGACCGTAGAGCTGACCGTTGAATACCGGTGATGCCTCGTTCAAGGTTTCCTTGCCCGTGATATCACGACAGTACTTACGATCCAGATCCGTCAGGAAGTGCTTGAGACGCCAACCCACTGCTGGATCCCAGTACGGGTAGCTGTAGATACGCGGACTGTACGCACCTTCGGCTGGTGTGGCCACAATCTCATAGACTTCAGACATGTGACGCGGTGCACCAGCTTGAACAATCGACGCTTGCTCACTTTCACTGAAGAAGTAGGACAATACCAAATCTTCAGAGATCTGACCCGGTGTCGTGGGTTTGTACTGCGACACACCGTCCAAGCGGAAACCGTTGTCCCCGTTATAGGAGTTCACCGGATGTTCTTCCACATCGCCATTACTGTAGCGTACCAGGGCCCGGAATTCCACTGAGGTCAGCGGCAGGTTGATTGGTACGAACATGGTATTAGGTTTAGTGGAGTTAGTGAACCACGGCGCCACCAGTTCAATCCCGGTCACGTACCGTTTGTCCAACTGATGATCACGCATGTAACCACAGTTCTGAACCACTACCGGATAGGTCGGTGGAATCGGACGTCCTGCCTGATCATAATAGACCAGCGTACAGCGTGTGCCGTTGGGGAGCTCTGCTTCGTTCTTGGTGACACTGAAGCGATTGCATCCCATGATCGTGATGTTCTCCAGGTTATCAAACACAATCGGCGCAACCGTGATCTGGTTGTTGATAATGTCTTGACCGGCGTAACTGGCCGAGATCACTTCCGGGGTATTCGCATCCCCTGTGACATTCCCGATCAGTGAACCTTTATACAGAAGCGCATACGCGGCATTCGGTGCTGTGGCATTGGCATCAACGGCAGCAACCGACGGACGAGAGGTAAAGTCAATTGTTAATGCCAGTTCGCCTGAGAGGAATCCGTACTCATGCTGCGGGAACAGCGTATAGTCCGAGGTCTCTTTTTCCGGCAACAGGAAGAAGTTAACAAAGGTTGACTTCCAGGTGTTGAACTTATCCACATGGGAGACTTTCAGTAAACGCTGCGCTGCAACGTCCACGACAATCTCACCTTCCAGCGGCACGACGTAACGTGCCATATCTTTTATCGGGTGAACATCCGGATCAAAGCACTGATCCAGATAGAGTACCCGTTTTAAATCCCCTTCGTTACGCACCCCAACGTCGTTACCGGGAGCAACCCCGGACGTATCGCCAGGTGACTTGGGGAGACCATCAAACATTCCCATTTTTCACCTCAAAGTGTCCCTCAATTGCCACCTTGCCTTGCAAGTAGAGTTCGTTCACCATTTTGATAAAGGTCAACTGATCCGGTGTGACAACAGGACGGGTATAGTTGCTGTATGGATGAACGGTGAAGTACTGCCAATCAAACCCAATGATCACGGGATCGTATTTCAACAACCACTCGTAATCCTTGATGAGCTCTTCCACCGTCTGCGGCGGATAGGGTACGGTTTTACCCGACGGGGTCGGTGCAGTCATAAAGCCCAGCACTAACTCGTTCACTACCATACTCAAGAACGGACTGAACAAAGTATATTTGTCCTCAGCCAGGTAGATCGTGTTCTTGGGTTGCTTGGGTTTGTAGTCCACATATTCCGTGAGATACTTGCTGACCGTTTCATCCAAATCACGGGCAGCTTGGTAGCCCCAATACGCATCGTACTTATCCACATACTTGTTGGCTAAATAGATGTGCTTGACTTCATAGGGACGACCGTTGAGTGCTTTGAGATTCTCACCGTGGTGAATGTCTTCTGCCCAATCCACCGTTGAGGTCAGGAACAGACGCCCGTTCAGAATCGTTTTGGTAGGACGATCGATACGCAGGTTGTAACGCCCGTTGTACCCAATGACGCCGTCAGCCACAATCCCCAGTTCACTGGTGCGCACCAACCCGTTACGAGACAGACCTGTACCACGATACTGAATGAACTGCGGACCGTCTACTAACCACATCTTGTTAATGAGATAGACATTCGGGAAGTCCAGAATGTAATCCACATTCTCAATCAACGGATGACGGTTTAACCAGATGTCGATCTGACCCGGTTGCAACGGCAGTTGAATCCCGCCCACTTTCCACTTATGCGTAATCCCAAAGCTCAGGGAGTTATCAATGTGAGACAGTGAGAACTCGTTATAGAGGTGTGCGGAATCAAACACCACCATACCGACCCAGTTTACGGTATCAAACTTCCAGACCACATAACCGTCAACAATCTCATACTGCGTTTTGTCATCGGTGATATCAATCCAGTCACCGTATGGGCGTCCACCCGGTGGTAAGTCGTTTGCACCCTCATCGGTGTTCTCGGTGTCCTTGTAGATCTTGAGTTCCCGGCCTTTCTCTCCGTAAGGATTAGTGCCGTCGGTGGAAACCATGATCTCATTGGGAAGGTCATCGGGATTGTAGTCAGGGTCAATTGCCCACTGCGCTTTGTACAGACGGAACCCGAATCCTTCTTTGAGCTTGACATCCTTTTTGCTGATAATGTAATCCAGCCAGGTTGTTGCTCGTCCCAATGCCCATTCAACGTAGAACGCATCCACACCCGGTGAATACCACTGTCGACCCGTGACCCTTACTTTGCGAATCAGCAACCCTTCTTTATTATACTCGTAGGCGGTTGAGCTCTCACGGAATGAATGAGGAATCTCATAGCCCAATCCCGAGGTAAAGGGGGCAGTAGGGTAGAAGTCATCGAAGCCCACATCTTCCGGCGTGACATACGGCATATACAGAGGTGTGTTGGACATCGCCATGCTGCAGCCGTGATAACCCAGCGCATTACGTACCGCTTCAGTACGCAAAGATTGTACCACTGAACTTAAGATCTGGTTCACCGGCGCATTCTCAAGCGTTGCCGCTTGCCACTCTTTGACGTTGGAATTGGACCCGGTCATTGCTCCCACAATCAGGCTGGGATCTTCCAGCAGATAGAGATCATTAAGACGACTGGAGGTAGGACCCAGTTTTGTCTGCCAACGGGTTTTGTGATATGCCACCTGAATCTGAATATCCGCCATCTTGGATTTCTGACTCGGGTCTTCACTGATCAGTCGATTACCCAGATACTCTACGTAGTCTGCGGCCATGCCGTAGTCCTGATGAGTTAACTGGCGAACCGCGTCAATAGAGTTACGGTTGAAGTAATAACCTTCTTGCGTGCGTTTATTGAAGATATAAAAATGGCAATCAGCAAAGTAACGATAGAAATGTGGGCGATCCATAAACGCAGGAAACAAGATTACCTTGCGTTTGCTGTCAAGCGTAGACAGGTAGTCTGGCATGGTGCGATAGTCATAGGAGAGAATCATCTCAATCGACGGATCGTAACACACTTCCACCAAATCCCCGGCACGCACATTTGCAGTATCAATGGACTTGATCTTGCCGTTGTGGAAGAAGGTGACCATGCCCATATTAAACGCTTTCCACGCATCGTAATTGGTACGCAGTCTTACCATGTCGTCACTGCGACGATAGAGGCCACCCACGTAACCGTAGGTCTGCTTCAGGCGGTTAGCTTCACTCACAGTACGAACATTGATGTCAGAACTGTAACAGTGAAGGTAGAGATTTTTATCCAGCGGCAGCGGGAAGTTTTTGTTAACAGGAATTGCCACCAACGTCGGCCCGTTAAAGCACGGCATGATCAACGCCGCTTCACGCGGGAACATTGAGCCGTCTCCTTTATAGATGTCGATGGCGACACCCCGGTTACGCGCATAGTCAGCAGCTGTGACCCAGGTATCAACAGGATACCAGCCTTTGCCTCGGTTTCCGAAATTCCAGAAGCCGGTGTCTAATCCACCCAACGTAAAGATGTGGTAGAAGGTATAAGTAGTTGGCAAATAACGCCGTTTACCCATGTAGACAAAATCATTAACAAAGCCTTGGACTGTAGAGACACGCGCCAGTTTGATCTGGTATTGTTGGGGAAGTTCAGGGTTCCCCCACATATTGTGAACACTATAGTCTACAAGTGGGTTATCTTCCTGGGTGTAGTTTTTCTCATAAGCAGTTGACATTGAGTTACCCCAAGATAAAAAACAATCAACGACCGGCCAGATAGAAGGAAACGGTTTGAATAAAGTTCGTTACCGAACTGTCGTTCTTGACGTTTAATTCCTGACCCACGGCCGTGTTCTGATAAAGCTTCTCAGTGGCAGAACCGTACGCGATTGCGGTGAACAGCGTAGGCATTTCCAGCGCTGCACCCATCAGCATACGAAAGCCTGAAGTTGAGAAGAAGATAGAGGAGCCTGCTGCCACTAATCCGCCCAGATCCATTCGAGACAAACTGAACAGAGACGGATGAGATTTGATTGCAGCCAGTAGCTCTTCGAGATTGCCCAGATAGCCGAGCTCTTCGATTTCAGCCAGTACGTCTGACTGTGGAACACGCAGCGCGCGCGATACCGCGTTCTGACTCACAAACGTGAAGTCGATGCTGGGTGATTCAAACAGACACACAAAGTAATGTCCCAAGATGATCTGCAGCTTGAGCTTTTGTACCACGTCCAGTGTGACTGTTCGCGCAATGGCATTGCCAAACGCACGAGCAAACGCTTTCAGGGTATAAGGTCGCACTGTTTTGATCAGCGAGGTTTCGCCGTTTTGGGCATCTTGCTGAAGTGCAGCTGCCAAGACCATCACGTTGTATTCGGGAAGGTTGATGTTCCGACCTTCTCTATTAAAGTAGGTGCGCTGATCCAGTACAGTGACGAGTTCACGTTTGTAGTTGGCAACTGAGATCGGATACACAAACTTAGGTAATCCGTAATCATTTTTATTATCTACCCCAAAAACCCCACGGCTATCGATCTGCTCTAATCGATCGGTGCTTTGCAGTAGCTTGATTGTCTCGCTCACCTTGTCCTTGACCTTGAATCTACTACCCACGGTAGTAAAATAACCATTTACAATCATGTCTCTAGTCCTGAATTAATGTTATGCGTGTTAACGTTAACTGTCATGCCCGATTTTGGGTCATACGATTGATTTTTTTGATCAAAAAAATTAATGAGGTAGTACTATGGAAACTTTTTCCAAAGTGATACCAGGTAAAGTTGTCAATAATGGTATTGTGAGTCGTGAGACCTTCTCAAGCACAGCACCGGTTATTTCTTCACCTGCTCACTTTCCGGACTATGCCGCGGTAACGCCGAAAGGCCCCACCAAGCATGGTACGGTTGCCATGGATTCCTTTACTGATAAGTTTGGGGATACCACGGATGCATTCGGGATGTATTACAACCCGGTTACCTATGCGATCCAATGCCTGGGTAAAGCTGCACAAGCATCATTCGGTTTTAAACGTCTGACCAACAACCAGGTCAAATCTCGCATCATCGCGGGTGTCGCTATTTTCGCCGGTGAAGTACCGAACTATGTTCGTGACTCCATGTCAGGTGATTATGAGTTCGACGAAGCAGGCGATCCGCTGGTTGACAAAGATGCACCAACGCTGCCAAATGGCCGCTGGGTCTGTCCGGCTGTGCTGAAAAGCACTGACGAAGTGGGTTCTGCGAAAGTCTTTGAAGTCACCTCTGACGCAAGTACGCCAGAGATTCCGGAAGGGACAAAGGGTAAGTTCTATCCGCTGTCTGAACTGATCTCCGGTGTCGGTGATTACTACAACAGCAGCTATGCGACGTTCGGTCACGCTACACTCACTGACTGGAACCAGGTTGCTCGCTTTGTTGAAGCCAATGGCGCCTTCCCGTTTGTGCTGAACATCGGCACCATCACCACCTCTGGTCTGCGTGTACCGGCTGCCACCGTTAATGGTGTTCCGGATACCAACTTCACGATGTTCGATGTCGTGACAGAAGACAAGGTGCGTTACACCCTGAAGTCAGCGATCGACTCCTACACCGGCAACAACGTCAACCGTCAGGTTGAAACTGTTGATGCGCCGTTTAGCGAAACCTACCAGTATGCAGCCAACATCGCGGCTGTGGCCAAAGAACTCTATGATGCCGAGTACACCGGTACCGCAGAAGTTCCGCCGGTGGTTCAGTCTAAGCGTCTGCCGAAGTATGCGATCATGAACATGTGGGATCTGGTCAACCACAACGGCGTTCCTTATAAGCACATTGTCTTCGGCGGTAACATCAAAGTTACTAACGCGGCCAACACGCTGACCGGTACCCGTGTGAGTCTGAACCACTTCATGCAGTCCAACGGCGGGATCAACCCGTTTGCGGATGCAGATGGTAAGTATCCAGCGAAACCTGCGAAATGGAATGCGACTCAGTATGGCGAATGGATTGCGGATAACTCCGATCCAGATGCGGTGCTGTCACACGCCCAGTGTTGGGAAATGAACCAGATTCTGTTGGAAGCCTGGTTGCTGGAATACAAAGCATCGCTGGCGTTCAAAGATGTGATCCGTAACCGTGTCTCCTTTATGTGGGACGTTGGCTACAAGCAGTCGATCAAAGACCTGCTGATCAGCTTCCTGTCAGTGCGTAAAGACTTCATCGTGATTCCGTGCGCAACCGAATACCTGCGTAACAAAACTCAGGATGAGATCTACTCAACGGCCATTATGCTTAATACCCGTATTAGCATGATCCCTGAGTCAGATGTCTACAAGTCTCACGCATGCCGTGCGGCGATCAACCTGTGGGATTCACGTTACATCGACGAATTCACCTGGAACCGCTTCTCACTGAACATCGATCTGATGTATGCCTTTGCTCTGGCCGGTGGTGGCGCTGACGGTAAAATCTTCAAGGCGCAGATGCCTGACCATGAAGGTAACCGTATCCTGCGTATTGCGCACGATCCATTGGTGCAGTTCGAAGCGGATGACCCGGCTGCAGCGAACCTGCTCAACGGTAACATCTCTGTTACCCCGATCACGGAAACGCAGTATTGCCGCGCTGCCCTGCCAACTGTTTATGACAACATCAACAGTGTGCTGAAAGACCTGACCAACGTCTGGAAATGTGTCTGCGTTGAGAAAGTGTTGCAGGATCAGTGGATCCAGGTTTCCGGTGATACCCAGCTCACCAAAGAAGGCTATCTGTCACGCGTTAAAGATGACTCTGAAGCGATCATTCGTGACCGTTACGGTGCAATCATCAGCAACTGGGAAGTGGTCACCTCCTTTAAAGAGGCGTCACCAACTTCCAAATCTGTCATGTATGCTACTACCAAACTCTGGTTAGGTAAAGGTTACTACATGCTGGATTCCGTACTGGAAGCCTACAACGAAGACAGCTTGGCCGCCTCGGCAGCCGCGTGATAAGGAATAAGAAATGAGCACTAACTTTCCGCATCGCGATAACTTGACGTTGGTTCCGGGCAACTCTGAATTCAAACGTGCGTTCGACATTGGTGATGTAGATGTCATCAACGCCGCACACGGCGGTCAGTACGGTTTCGCACCGAACAACTTCCGCTATGTTTCAGAGCAACCTTACGTGTCCCAGCGTCCGTATTGCGTCAACCTCTCTACCCCGTCGGCGTTCAGCCAACTGCCAGGTGGAGCTGAGTTGCACGGTCTGCTGCGTTCCTACATGGAAACGCGTAGCCGTAACTGGGGCGGTCTGTCCGTTCGTACATCGGTTGACTTCCATGACATCACCTGGGCAGGCGGTTCTACACTGAGCTTCCCAGTGGGTTCATCTCGTCAGTTCGGTGCGATCAGCCACATGGCGCTGGATCCAGAAGGGGAGTCTTACTCCAAGCTGATGGATACCTGGATCAACTACCTGTTGAACGACCCGGTCATTCGTCATCCTAAGATCATCACCCTGGGTTACACCGGTGGTCTTCTGCTGGATGAGATCTCTATGGCATCCGTGTACTTTGAACCAAGCCGTAACTGGCGTGACGTCCGTCATGCGTTCATCGTTCTGGGTCAGATGCCTAAAGAAGGTGCCAACTACGAGTTCGGCTTTGATGTGGATAACGCATCAGGTGCGGTTCGTGAGGTCAATACCGAGTTCACTGGTTTGATCGAGTTTGACACCGCTGCGGCCAAGCAGATCGCGCGCGCTGTAATGAAGCGTATGCCTCTGTACAACCCAGCAGGTCGCGCAGCACCGGCCGGCTTCATGCAGCCAACTGCGAACCTTCAGAGCATCCAGAACAACGGACTCGCCAGCCTGATGAATGAAGAAGCGCGTACCATCGCAAATCCGAAATATCTGGGCTAAAAAAAATACATAAGTATTTACTCCTACTCACCTGAAAGGGTGAGTAGGAGTTTTATGCTGCTTTGTGTTTAAAGATTACCGTTTTAATAAGACACGTAATAACAGATTTCGTTTGAACTCTCGATACAGTGAGATATCTTCTTTTGTTAAGTCAAGGTTCTTTAGTCGGGACTCCTCAACAACACCTTCCGTTAACGAAAGGAAGTTTTTATGGACGCCCTTTAAATGCTTGATCAGTCGAAGATAATCTTTCAACGTTGCATTTACCGGAAGCTGAATATTGAGATCCCGTTCAGCCTTGACCACGTATGTTGGTGATACAATATCCTCATTATAGAAGATGTCGAGTCGCCAGTGTCGACCTCGTTCATCGATCAGTGACAAATGAATGCGGTTTACCATGACCTGGTTCCAACTGAGCTTTTGCTCACGGGGTGAACAATCCCTTACCCACCACCATGCACATCCACCCAGAATAACCAACACCATGCACACTGTTACACTTAACGTCAACCAGTTATTTGGAATGTGTAACACTACCTCCTCCTAACGAACTGTAGGTCTCCTTTATCAGCGCCAGCGCAAAAGGTTCATCCAGCAGTTTTTCAGAGAACACCTTCCACTCTGCTTCAAAGAAATCCATGCCGATATCCGGATAGCTTTTCCAGTGATAACCTTCAGCACCAAACTTCTCCAGCAGGTGACGGTAGACATCCTCCACAATGGTGGCTTCATCCATGTTCCTTTTAAGACGGAACTGAACGGCCCGGCGCACGTACTTGTTAAAGTCCGGCACCCCACTGTCTGCGACGCTTACAATACAGCTGATATAGTTGCTGGGTTTATACTCATTGGAGCTGCGATGTTCCAACACAGCCGTGGCGATAACCTTGAGTTCTTCGTCGTTAAACTCGCCTGGCCAGTAACGGTTCAGCAGTTCATACGTCAACCCATAGCCTATCAAATGATGCTGAGAGCGTTCGTACCGACAGCCAATATCATGTAATAAACAAGCCACATAAATCAGCAGGGTGTCGCGCTCGTTGACTTTAAACCGTTTGGCAATAGTCTTGCCGAGAACACAGACATCCCTGACATGATCAAGGTTGTGTGCGGGGTCATTTAATGAGATTGACCAGACACAGTGGCGCAAGAATTCCTTTTGGATTTTGTAATCGAACAGTTTCACCCACTGGCTGTCCGCCAGGACTTTTTCCTCATCCGGAGATAATATAGTTTCCATATTGGTCTTTCCTTTAATCTGTTTCAGGGATTATCAACATAATAATATCTGTTTAATTATTATTTTAATTAAAAAAAAAGAGTAGTGTAAAAGGCAGGGTGAGAAGCTTACGCCTCTCACCACTACAAAGAATTACTTATTTGGCATTTCTGCTGCAGCCAGATAGGTATTGTTGAGATCCAATTTCAACCCTTTACACTCCTTTGGGATATGCCTTAGTGTGTCCTTTAACTGACCTGCTGTAAACAACGGTGACCACGCTATCCCAATATAACTGCCGTCAATATTGCGCCCATCAATTACAAACGCAAGATTGGTATCCACCGGTAACTCCGCTGCTTTATGCAAAGCTGCCTGAATATCGTCATCACCTTCAGCGGTAGAAAAGATTGGATCACGGCTATCATCCGCTTCACGAATGTCTTTGATCCCACTTCGAAAATCCATCAAGGAAATCTCAACGTCACCTTTAGGAACCACATTGGCATCGTTCTTGATGTAATAGCTGATCCCTGCAGCACGTTCACGGATATCGCACACTACTGTGACAACCGCCACTGACTTCTGTTTATCCACGCCAAACGCTAAGCCGTAGCCGTAAACATCGTTGGTGAATTTGAATTTCTTTCCCCAGACAAACTTGGCAATACTTGGAGTATGTAAGACCTGACCATACAGACTGTCATCAACCCCACTTTTCTCTGCTTGTTTGCTAAGGTCAATATAGTCACTATCCTTGTCACAACCTGACAATACAACCACAGCCAACACCATAATAAATACAAAGAACTTTTTCATAGTTACATTCTCGTTAAAATAACTCTACTCCCTTTTGAGGAGTAGAGTTAGTATTAATTAGTTTGAAGTGTAGAGCAGGGATGAGAATCCATGGTCACTGCTGAAGTTAATGTTACCAACTCCACCGTAACATAGGTAACCTCTTTGGTCTTTCTGACGTCATCCAGGGAATCAGCCACACTAAAGACAAAGTGTCGATAAGTATCCGCGCCCACATCCTTAAGCTGAATAGCAGTTAGCATAAACGCATCACCCACTGGGATTTTATCCGAAGTAGGTTTAATCCCTCGCCAACCTGACGGTGCAATAGTCTCCTGCTTACTGCGTGCAAAATTAAAGAAGACTTTGTCACCCTGCGGTGGATGCTTTCCATCCAGACTTTGTACATACCAACCAAAGCCGTCGTGGGAACCAGGGTTTATGCAGCGCATCTCTACCCGTGCATTCAGCTTGGGCAGATCAAACGACAGAGGTTTAATCACGTTGTCCGGGGTTTTCTCCGGGTCAACAATCTTTGCGATCTCAGGAGTTTTGATCTTGTCCACTTTACCGTTCGGACCTGACATTACTCCGAGAATGATAGCCAAGGCAACGACAATCAACGCCCAATGCCATTTTGATGGTTTATTCATGACGCTCTCACTTAGTCAATATTACCTGCCAACGAGAGTGTCGGAAGGATGAAGATTAAATCGAATCGGTCAGATTCTTCAGCGGATATACCGAAACCGCCCCGCCATTAATCCGGCAACCTTCTGCATCTGGATATTTATCCATGGCGGCGAAGATCGCTGGCAAGAAGCTGCTCGACAACAACATTGAGTGGGCAACCGGATTAGCTTTAATCCCGCCACGAGTCTCATAGAACTCAAACGAGAAGAAGCCAACACCGTTTAACTTTTTCATGCGGTCAAAGGATTTACGGAGGTTATCTTTATCTTTGATACTGTCAAAGATTTTGACGTCACCATTAGCCTTATATCCGTCATCGGGTCCGTCATAAACGTTAACCTGGAAACCCGTCGCCCCCTGTGCTTTACCCCCGGTGAGATCATCGAGATAGTAATAGGTGGTGATGGTCTGCTGGGTAACATCGCATTGTAACACAACACGTTGCGTAACGTTAGCTTTGGAGTCATGCAGGGTCAGGGTAACATCTGCGATGCCATCCATAACTTTGTCTGCCGTGACTTCGGCACGATCGGCCACCAACGCCGGATAGAACGGATCAGGTTTAACGTTGTGACTGGCCGCAATGGCAATGTTGGCAAAGCCAATCATCATAATCATAACCGCAACGCGGAAAGGCATGATGGTTGCCAGGTAAGCAAAAGGATTAATGCGTTTCATGAGTGAGATCCACCAGTGGAAGAATTGAATTAAATTTCGTCACCTCACATGTACTTAAGTCGGAATGATTGAGGTCCCGCTTAAATACATACGACGGTATGATTTCTGACCACGCCTGAGTAATAATGTCATGGTTATTGACATAGGTCTCAAACGTAATCACTACTCCCCAGTCTTCATCGCGAAAGAGCCCCTGCAGTGCTTTAACAAAGTGACCTGGTTGCCCTGACATGCCCGCGTCGTAAATTACAGCTGACGGAGCAAAGTAGGGCGGGGTCATTTTGAACCAGCCGCGGGGATAACGTTGAATCGTGAAGTAGTTGGCATTGGTAACCTGAAAGCCATCCCGTGTCTTGTAATAGATCACGTTCATCTCCTGAGTTTCCTCATCACACGTAATGATGAAATACTCCGGGTTCTTTGGGTCACCGTTGGTGTAGGTAATCTGCGATTTTCCTACGGCGTTAAATACATCAAACTGAGGATAGGGGGCGATCTTGTTGATGTACTCGGCTGAGCGAACCCAGCTGGGTGAAACAGTGAAAACAACGGCAACGAGTAGACACACCAAATAGTTCATGCACACCCTTTTCAATAAGCCCTACAACCCAAAGGCCGCAAGGCTTAAAATCAATTTGATAATGTATACCTGTTATTTCGTCCAACTTAAATCACAGGCGTTTGTGGATCCTTGTTAACAGGACACTGAGCGCTGAGTTTACCCAACAGCTTTTTCCAATCATTGCCCACCAGGAAATACTCACTGCCTTCCTGGCTGATTTTTGGTTGCTCTGGGTTCAGTGATGCAATGGCTTTCTCATACACAGCTTTAGAGCCGATAGGGAAACGCGCCACCTGAAACACTTTATCTGCACTCAGAACATTATAATAGACATCGCCCTGGGTCGCCATCATGAGTCCAACTACGAACTTTCCAGCCCGGTCAGAGTTGTTGAGATCGGTGATGCCGAACTTACGAAACGCAAACAGATCGTACTGTTTCCCGTCCACGTTGTAAGTCACGTTGAGTTTGTGGGTTTCTGGATTACAGATCACCGCGATCTCACCGCCGTCTTCACCGCGGTTGGTCATGCCAATCAGTTTGGTGCCCGGCGCCACCAACTCCTTCCAACCAAAGTCAGCGTCAGCCGCCTGTACAGACACAGAGAAGAACGCAGAAACAACCAGCAGTGCAGCAAATAACTTTTTCATAATCATACCTTTAAAATTTAAGTGAGGGGGGTTACACTCTGATAATGTAGAGCTGAAGCAACTTGCAACTGAATCACAGCCGACCTTTATACGTGTCCATGGCGGCTTTCGCATCAGTGATCGCACTGGTGAAGAATTTGGTTAACTTGATCACGACCTCAATAAAGTCCTTTTCTTTCTTTTCAGTTAACAACGCTTTGTCATCACACGAGGCGATGGAAAAGAAGAAATCATGGGTAGGTGAAGTTCCAATGGCCAGCGAAGACGTATACACCGCATTGGGTCCCGTCTCAGGGTTTAAGAACTCTCGAATTACCCAAGTCTTGTTGAGATCGTAATGCGCACGATACTCACTGAGAAAGCGATTAAACAAATCGCGCATGAGTTCGAGCTTGGAGACATAATCAATCAGCGCATCGCGCGCCCCAATGTCCCGGTTAGCATGAATCTTTACTAAGTGACGACCGATGCCAAAGGTTACTTCGAATGTGGCGAACATCACCTCATACGGCATGTAATCTTCAACAGCCAGATCGCGTTGGTCAATCCCCTCTTTCTCAGGCTTTACTGTCCAGCGGGTTGAGTTAGACAGCTCATGTTTATATGACACGGTGTTTAACATCGGTGAGCGTTGTAGCCAGTCACGTTTAAAGGTACGTTTTACCCATGCCATAGCAAATCCTTATAAATGTTTATTGGTCTCCGTGATCAGTTCTAAATATCGCGGATCTTTTTTATGTCTTCGACGCATCTCTTTGCTGATGCTGTTATCGGGATCACGATTGTACTGGACCACTTCATACGTGCGGTTACCAACCTTAATCATTTCCTTCCAGCACATCCGACGTTCATCCTGGTCACGTTCTACCCACTTAATGAAGGCGTCCATATACTGACGATCCATGTTGATGGTCCAGCCAGTTAAACTGGCCAGTACAACACGGTTCTCAGCAAAGTGAGTGAAGTCAACCTTAATCCCTTTAAAGGTGTATTCCGGGATAACGTTGGTTCTGAATACCCTCACCAGAATCTGAAATTCCTTGTCCAGGAAATCCAGGATCTGATCAAAGGCAAACCCTGGCTTAATCAGTGCCAGATAAGAACTCTGCATCAGACTGTTAAAGCTTGGAAACAACAACCCCTCTAAACGGGTCATTTCGCATTTCATAATTTATCCCCACAGAACGTCTGTTTACCACCACCGTTGATAGAAGGAATCATCTTCACATTCTTCCAGGGTTTCAGGTTTACGGATACGCCAGCCTTTACACCAGGCAATCAGCTTGGCAATGTTTTCATCGGTGACGGTAACAGAATAATTACCACGGGTAATCACCACATGAATAGCCGGCGGATGGGTATCCCGGTAGATATTCTTCCAACGACGATCAGGTTGATTCACCGATAACTCAGGATGGTTAATTGACGTCATGGTGACGTTGAGGTATTTGTACGGACGGTACAACTCACCCATGGCTGACATACGCTGTGGGCCGAGCGTATAGCCGTTCTGTATTGAATTGGCAATACGAGTCAGCTCAGCATCGAAAGCCTGGGAGATGAGCTTAGAGGAGCGTTTAGAACGTCTTCTGACCGCATTAACCGTATGTACCCGAAAGCGGGCCAACTCTTTATAGAAATCACTTTCCATCGGTAGGTTTCTCTTTAATGTGAGTGTCAACTAAATTCTTGACATTAATCAGATCTTCATCAAGACCATCCATAAACGCCAACAGTGACTTAAGGTAATGCTTAAGACCTTTAGGGTCCGTGAGGTGTCGGTATTTCTTATAGCAACTCGAAATTTCAAACACACAGAAATTGGAAGGCTCGTCACCGTCAGCAGTAATGAAAAGCGTCCCACCAAAACCGTCATTCACCATTCCGTCATTTAAAAAGTCGCGAAACACTTTCGGTCCTTTGCCGGTGGTGACATGTTCCAGTGCTTCGGTCGCCAATTTACGGATAATCGTTAACTTCTTTTGATATTCCGTAAATGATTGATGAATACTCTCATCGTTGTTGTTATGTAACGTGATTAACGAACCAGGATAAACGAAACTGATATTCAGGTGAACGTAGTAGTCGTTTGCTGCAATCCCGTCACCGTCAATCGTACCGGATTGCACTGCCTCGGTGAAATAGTGCGAATAGGTAAACCCCATAATGCCCGGCGGGGGAATAATGAGTTTACGTTTGTGCTTGATATAATTGTTACCTTTCATGGCACCACACAAAAATAAAACAGTGAGTAAAACCTCCTCTGGAAAGCCCAGAGGAGGAATCGCCTGCTGGCAGAAGTTAGTCGAAGAGTTTCTGGAAACGCTCTGCATTCACGCCGGCGTAGTTAGAATACCAATCAACCATGTCTTGAGTGTGCGGATAATCCACAAACACCTGAGATGTCCCATACAGGGTATCTTCGCCGATGACTTCACGACCACGCGAGTCAACATTGATGGTGACCCCGTCACACACTTCCAGACGACCGGTCCAGTGTTCGTGCTTGGTTTCGCCAAACTGTTGATGGTTGATTTCATCAGTGGCTGCCAACACAGCCAGACTGCCGCCGTTGATCAGGTCCACCGCTTCCTTGATGGTCCCGACCTGCTCTTTGGTGAAGATCGCTTCCGGTTTGAAATCGATGTGATGCGTTTCGCCGTAGATAGTTGCATCTTTCACCAGTGCATCACGGTTCTTTTCGAGTACTTTGCCAAACGGTTTGTTCTTAGACATGATAAATCCTGTTGCTTAAATAAGTGAATAGGGGGTATTACTAAATTGGGGTGCGGGTTACTTCTTACGACTGCGGACAGAGGCGACTATTCCGCGAGCATGCTTATCCTGCTCTTCTTTACTGAGCGTAAGCCCGGTGTCAGGGTCGACTAAAACAAATCCGAATCGAGAGAGACTCATCCGGGTCAGCTCTTTTTGAGTTAACTCGGAAACAATCTTTCCGTCAGCACCAAAGCGTACACGCGGAATAAACTTCCAGGCGTGATCTGTGCCTGGCGCTTGTTCGACGAAGAACCCTTTAGCTGTCGCTTTCAGAATGATCCCGTGCTCTTCTTTCCATTCCTGAGACGGATGTCCCGACATTACCTTGAGGACAGTGTCGGGGAATCGCTCTGCCACTTCTGATGCAAATACATGATAGATGTTTTCGCACTCATTGGTTTCCAGAAGACGGTGATCAATATAGATCCAGACTTCTTCTGATTTACCGGCCAGCAATTCGTCAACAGTCACCGGCGGGTAACCAATGATGTAACTGGTTTCATCTTTCAGCTCGACTGATCGGAGCTTCTCGACATGCCAGGCGCCATCTTTCAGATGAAGGACGACATCAGACTTTTCGATCTCCTGTTGAATGACGCCACACTGTTTACGGAACTCAGTGTAGGTTGGATCCATCAGTACAAACTTGGTATTGATCACTGCATCGGGATTATCCCGGCGATGCGTGGCCTTGATAATGTTTTCCAGATCCCAGAACATCAATGAATGGCGATTGAGTTCTTCAGGAGTACCGTGTGGGACCAACACCAGAACGCGGTCATCACCTTGGATCAGTTTTGCTGGATCAATAAATTCAACCATGTTTGAGATATTTAGTCCAGAATTCATTGAACCATACAGGGCATTGATGTTGTTATGAATCGGATCCGTTGGATGAGCGCGAGGAATAACATGATCCACTTCTCCCGCCTTAATTTTTTCTTTAAGTTCTCGACGACGGCCCAGCAGTTGTTTCATTGAAATATCTTCGGCCGAACCCTTGCCTTCGACAAACTCCAATTGAACCTTTTCATATTCAGCCTGTAATTCAGCTAATGTTTTCATGTAACACTCCTCTGAGATCTTGCCTTCAGCAAAATCCAATTTGTTCTTGAATGAAGGGCTACGTGAATTACGTAGCCACTGTTTAGCCAGATCCATGGTTACAGGTTAGCCAGGCAACGCCCGCGGTATTCACGACGGGCTCCACACTTGGAAACGTAAACACGATCATGGCTTGCGATCAACACGATATTTGACGTGATGATGTGCGCCGTGGTTTTCTCTTCGATCTCGGCATAAGACGCACGAGCAGGATTCATCGGGACAAGGTGAAGGGTCACCGCCGGATTGATTCGCTGCACATCTTCAATGACGTCGAGGAGATGTTGGGTTACCAGCAGTTGCTCTGCTTCAGAGTAGCCGTTTCCATAGCCGGAGATAATGGTCATGTTGATCACTGACTCGGGCTTGTACGCTTCCAGTAGTTCACGAACAGTAACCGTGCACATTTATACGGTCCGGTTATTGGCAGTCAGCAGTTCACCAGAACGACGCATGTCAAACAGGCGGGTCAACTGGGAGTTTGACAACGGGGTGTTCATGAGATACTTCAGCGCACGCGCAACGTCGGAGTAGGTCGACTTGTCTTTGGCGCGATAGATCTGATGACGAAGTTGAGAGAGCTCAATGTAGCTCAGACCTTTCAGGTGCGCGTTCAATTCGACATAATTCAGTTTGGCAAGTTGTTCAATGGTCATGATATTTCTCACTAAGTTAAATGAATGATAAAGGAAGTACGTATTCGTCTTCCCAGCTTTTCAGCTTCACGTTAATAATATCTATCTGAAGATATATGGCGCTTACTTTTTGAATTCCGGATCAATAAGCTCCGGGAAACAACCCAGCGATAGCGCTAAATCCGGCTGCGGAATTTCTTCAGTCGGATTAGGCTTCTTTTTAAACGAATCAGCTATTGACACGATCTACTCCTTAATCCAGGAACAGGAAGCCACGCGCTTCTTGTTCGATGGTGTTATCAATAACCCGATGAACCAGGGTCTCTTTTTCAGTGACGTTAACGACCCAACTTGCTCCGTCAAGCAAACGCTTCAATTCTGCAGACGGACTCTGGTAGCTAAGATCTTCATGCTTCTTAACCGCAACCGTGATGTTATCATTACACAGTAAGATACGACGGGTGACCTTACTCAGATCGGCGTTGGGTTTAAAGTTACGTTGGTCTCCGTCATGCAGTACCAGGATACGCAGTACATCCTTGCCGCAAAGTTCACGAGTCACGAACATCTTTTCAGTCGGATACTCAACATCCAGATCCAACTTACGCAGCTGCGCTTTACGCTCTTCTGATATGTTACCGTAAACATATGCTGCACTGGCCGGCAAGGAAGCTGGGCGGAATCCCAAAACGGTTAAACTCTCACCAACAATTAACCCCAGATCGGGTAGCGCCAGCAAGGTGGTTGAGACACCGGGATAATAAAAACCGACTGATCCGTCTGACTGCTCATACGTATATTTAATATGCTGACCGTGATCATTACGCTCTACCGGGAGAAGGAAAATCTTGGTATCCGGAAAGAGGTCAGCAATAGCCGTCTGTACTTCACGTGCAACCGCCATTGCCTTTTCAGACACATAACCAATTACCACGGTCTGGGGTTTAATCAACGGCAGAAGTTCTTCCAGTTGAAAAGTGACGTCTCCCAGATCTTTCTCCTTAATAAAGCGACCAATCTTTTTGGTGTTAGGAGTGTACTTAGACATAACCTTATTTATGATATTAGCAAGTGACATAATAACCTCGTGTGAAATAGCTTACCCAGGGGATACCCGGATAAGCTAGTTAAGGGATTAAGAATTAAAGCGCAGCAAACTGTTCGCAGAAATTAACCATACGCGATCTAAACTGATCATGGAACTCTGGACGGTAATTTAATACCAACTTACGGTTGGAGAGATACCGGTCGCTGTTTAGCATGACCTCTATCGAAGGTCCGGTGGTTGTATCTATGTAACAGGCATTGACGTACTCCATGTTGACGTCCTGTTCTCCGACAAACCGAACACACCTGTTTAATTCTGGATGCTCCAGCACTCGCTCGCTGGCTTCCTTCATGCTATCCAGAAACGATGTAAAATATCCAACCACATCGTGAGTCTCTGAACTTGGTCCAGCTAAACATCCCTTATCCCGACGCAATGACATATAGTTAACGTTACGATCAGTCATCTTGCGACCAGAGATGATGATAGGATCTCGTACACCGTTACCCGGATACCCTATCACTGACATCATCATATCTTCAATATGAAGAATATCTGATTGAGGAGGAACGTTATTTACGATTCGACTCATGACATCCAAAAGGTTGTCTCTAACGGTCAACCTATAACTTTCGCTTCTGGCTGGAGCATGCGCCACTAAGAAAGCAGTACTGTCATCGATACCGACAGTTTTGAAAAAGATGCTCTGCTGTCGAGTAGAGAACACATCTTGGCCATTTATTGTCACCCCTCCAGGAACCCGATTCAGAACGTCCATCATGGTTTCTAAATGGTATCTTAATTTTGGTGCGTCAGTTAATTCATAAAACCGACTGCATGCACCGTTGCCAAAGAAAACAATCTGAGGGCGGTTATGATAGCCCTTTTTATCTTCCGGAATAGGTTGATCTTCATGCGGTCGAATAACCCGAATAAATGAATTAACGGTTGGGTCGACCGGGTAATCCACGACATGAGAGTTGTGAAGAAAGAATGCGCGATTGTAAGCAGTTTCGCTCGAATAAGAGTCTTTTGATTTTAACATGGGCTCATTCCTATTTATGTTTGAATGATAATTTATATTGGTCAGTTAGACCGTCTTTACTGCAAGGGGAGTTTGGTTATTGATCCCCATTTATTTATTGGTACAGTTTTTAATTAATAGAACAGCAGCGGCTCGCCGTTTAACCAATTCTGGATAGTGCCTTCGATTTTCGCCAGAGAAGGCTTCTCCGCATCGTCAGGTACCGGTCCCATATCCACGCGATAGGTCATTAAGATATAATGCCGATACGCGTTCCAGGTTCCGTCCTTTCGGATGTAGTAAGAGACGTCAGGAGTTAATCCCACCGACACCGCGTTTTCCGTTGAATCGATATTGGCAAGATCTTCGACGCGCTTGGCAACTTGACGAATATCCATAGCCATGGCGAGGTGATCCAGATTACGCTCCAGATACTTACCCTCTTTTGCCACCTTCAAGGCATGAGCATACCGCGCCGATGAGTTGTCGCGCTGGTCAGCAGGATCAAATTGACAATCGGGTAAATTGGTATCTACCATTTGCTTTTCCTTAATCGAGTTTGGTGTAAGGCGGAAGATCAACACCTTCCGGGACTTTGACGATCAGGTGTTTGTTGTCCAGACATTTGACGATAACAATGTCATACGTCATCACCGTACGCATCTTGACCTTGGGGTCATGAAATGCGAACATCGGCAGAATCTGCGCATCGCCTTTCTTGACATCCCGGCGCATGACCAGGTGGGTGGTCATTGGAATGCGTGGATCAATTACCCCCTCTTCAACCACATCGAGAATTTTGCTGAGACGATCGACGTTGCGACAATTGTCATCAACATTCTCATAAGTGTGACCCACTGGCACTTCCACCAACACACAGACGTTCTTTGGCTTGGCGACTTTAAGCAAGTCAACCACGGTGGTAATTTTGTCAGTCATTTTCCTTTCCTTGAATTTCAGGAAGTTTGCGTTCTTTAGCGAAGCTTGCTTCCCAGCGTTGTTCTAAATAAGAATTTTCGTCGGTTACGTAACCACACTGATACAGTTCGCGTACATTGTGAATATGGTTCATCCAATTAGCAGCCGACATATACCCGGTGTAGTGAGAAAAGAAAGGGTTAGCTTGATCAATGAAATCTTCGAAAACGATTTCTTCATCCAAAGGTTTCGATAACCCCTTGATGAAATGGTTCAGTGCTGATTCAAACGCCTCTACCCCTTCTTCTTTCAGTGAAGCAAAATGAGCATCCGCTTTTTTCCATTCACGCCCCCAGCTGTAGAAAGAGGTGAACATCGCCAGCGCTTCAGGTACCGCACAACCAAACCCAAACACCAGTTGTCCTCGGACAGCAACAATGGCAAAGTCGGTCATATCAAGAATACCGGTGAAGTTCTTGATGCTCTCATTATACCCGGCGATATCTCTGGGTGGAAATCCGTACGAGGTAGGACTGTATTCCGCCAGCTTGATTTTGCCCTCGACGTCGAGTTCGATATACCCGTTACCAAACTCATCACGGGCCTGAGTGTGGCTTTCCTTAAATATGACGTCGTCTACTTTCATTCCCTCAGGAATTTTAACATTTGCGATATCAGTCATTTTGTTTTTCCAAATAGATGATCACTGCATCAATAAAATATTTAAGGGTATCAAGGTTAGAGCCCTCAACTACAAAGCTGACCTTGGAGTTCATGCAGGAGAGATCACTGCTGATGATAATACTGGTGCCTCGGTACTCACGAATCATCGAGATATAGATATTATATTTACCCAACACCGGATGATCAGCAAACAGGCGCTCTGTATGCGACTTAGAACCGTCCTTTACCTTTTCGACTACACTGGTGAGTCCCTGAGAGAACGTACTCAGGAAATGCTTCCACTGCACGCCACGGGCATGACCTTCATTTAAGTGAACCTGCAACTGACCATACTGCAGTGTGAGTTCACCGCCTTCACCATTGGTAGACTGTTTGTACCGCAAGAAGGAGGGAACTTGGCCGTAACTCAGATCACCGTGATGTGTCACCAATAACATGGTCTCTTGAGTAACGCCATCACAGAAACGACTCTCATTAAATAACGGATACTCCTCCCCCTCCTTTTCAAGGAAAGCGGTCAACACTTTGATGATGGCGCGGACAAAGTCACCGGCTCTGCGTTTCTCTGGATTACGATAACGTTCACCGCTCTCCATGAACCAGATCTGTTGATCACTGACGCGCACCGATCCAATTGACAGACGGGTGGTTACTTCAGTTTCTCTTCCCAGACCCAGCAGACGTTCGACATCGTTAATCAATACGGTGACATCGGCCATGGTCATGAACGGTGTACGCCTACCTTTGTTATAAACAAATTGACACAGCGGTTCATTCATCCGCGGGTTGTCAAAATTACGGGTAGGATAATAACAGTTCAACAGCAGAAGGTTCTGGGTTGCCACGACATGACTGGTACGTAAAGACGTTCCATGAAAGATATCCATGTCATCATCTAAGTTTCTGAAACGTTGTGTAAAACTCATAAACGGCTCCAATCTTTGTCAGCGGTTTGGTGTACTCGCAAACCAAAATAAATATTATTGTGGAATATACATAATGATAATATCAGCTTGAAAATATATACGAGCTAAGAAGGTGTTACCCTTCTTAGCCAGTTAATTAGTAAGAGATTCCCAATTCCAGATCGAAAGCGATGATGTCTGTAATGTTGAACATGGTCATGCCGCTAACCATGCGTTGCAATGAAATGCTGCGAACGGAGAAATAGAACGGCGCCGCTTGAACCAGTTCAATCGCTTTCTGATTCAACCAGACGTCACCCCAGATCGCCAACCCGTCTCTGTCATTGATCGCTTCATAACCAACCAGTGTTCCGGCAACACTGTTGGGATCGACGAATCGAACATCGTCAATTGTTTTCAGGCGTCGAGTGATGGCCGACTGATCAATTTCACCAATGGGGTTGTTAAGCAGCTTATCCATCTCGGCTTTCATAATGTCCGTGTCGAGATTGAACTGGACAGTGGGTTTGAAAGACGGAACGTTGAAACGCCCTAACAGCACGCGATAGACGCCATTGGCGATCGGGTCACCAATCAGACGGTCTTTAGGGATATCCAGTTGGCAATGATGAGGGCTACTTCGACGCGCAGCAATAATATCGGGCAGGGTATTCAGATCCATGATTGACCCTTAGTACAGTTTATATCGCTGGGTATCACCGGCCAGGAAATCTTCCAGTGCCTGCTCAGCTTGTTCCAGGGTGATCTCGCCCACGCCGTCAGTCTCACCCAGATCCACGTCGTAGGTTTTCTTGATGTAGGTGCGGATGTTCTCAGCGGTGGGTGCAAAAGCAATGGCGACCAGATCTTCAGAGACGCCGAACAGATTCACCAGCAGGGTACGGAACAGGTGCTCGTGATCTTTAACACGGTTACCGGCGACGTTCAGAATGATGGTGTCCATCTTCCAGGTCTGGGTATCAACATCCTGCTGCGACAGCGGGACCATGTCCATGCCGACAATGCTGTTGAGGTATTTGATCAGCTTGTACGCATACAGGTTAACCAGCTGATATTTTACTTTGGTACCAGACTGCTCAACAATCGGGCAACGCTTGTCTTCGGTATGCAGCTCTAACCACACATCTTCCATTTCTTTGAATGTGTTCTTGATGGTGATCCCCTGTAAAGAGAGTTCACGGATTTGAGTAGCCATACGCAGTGTGTTTAAAGTAGACATCTTTTATACCTTGTGAAAGTAACGAGAAAATTGGTGAACGAAAGATTGTACAGAATATAAAAAATAACCCGACGTTTATTAATGAGAAACCTCTACTCTCCCGAAGGAGAGTAGAGGAGTCATTAGAAGATATCGGTGAAGCTTACTTTGGCGGAAATCTTGTCACCACGCGAGTAGTTACTCTTCATGACATTCAAGACGTCACGATAGTGATCCAGTGCTTCCATACCACCCACACGCATCAGGGCGTCGTCGTTGACCATAGGGGCATCAACCACTTCTTCCAGACGATCCAACATATCGGCAACACTAAAGCGACGCATGTTGTCATTGAGGTGGAAGTTATCCAGGAAGCTTTCACAGCCCGCTGTCATGTGTTTGTTGGCGTGGATCATGCCTGGCTCAGAGACCCAGTCATAACCTGTCCAGTACTCCACATTCTTCTGCGTCTCACCCGGTTTGAATGGTGAGATTTGGGTGCGGATAGACACAGCGGTATTGTGACGTGGGTTACCCAGTGACTCTTTGAACTCCGGACCACGGGGACCAAACGGCTCACAACGAATCAGGTTGTGTACCGGAGCCCGTACGTCATTGGGGTTCTCAAAGCGCCACAGCACTTCACTGATGAGACCACAGATCTTCTCTGGGTCATAACTGCGCAGACGGTTAATCCACTGCAGCAGATCGGTCATGGGCTTGGCGTACTTAATGCCGTTTTCCATAACGTAGAAGTAAGGCTCAGGATGCTCTACTTCCATTTTGCAATATCCCATCTTCACACGACGCTGCAAATCCGAGTTGGCTTTCACCTGTTCTTGCAGATACTTGTTAAAGGGATAGCCGATACCGCTGGCATTGGGAATATTAAACCCGCCGGCGTTAAGCAGATAACGGCCATCTGCTTCGGGATGTAAGATCCCCTTCTTGCCACTGTCAGCAAGAATAATGTTACCTAAGCTGATTTCAGCCATTGTTGACTCCTGGTGCAGCCGGTAGGCCACGGATAACTTCTTCCAAACTGGTGACTTTGGTATCCTGGTTCAAGATCCCGGAGATAATGTTGTCCGCCATGTACCCTGAGGCCAAACGGCTAAAGGTGGAGTTCAACAACTGCCCTGGGTTATTGATCCCGATGATGCGGGGCTTAACATTTAAATCCTTGATGGCAGGCGAATACCGGAAAGGAATGTCCAGGTTATTCGGATCCCGCTGTGTCAGTGCATACAACACACGCACAGCTTGGTTACACGCCCCCATGGATTTACCTGTGTAAAACTTGGCTTCGTCGTAGACACTCAGCAAATCGGATTCATCAAAGTACCAGGAGATACGCGCATACTTGGTGAACTCCAGGTAATAGTAGTAACTGATGTTGGCGTCCATAGGAACGGTCAACGACTGAATCACTGTATCACCGGGCTCAAAGTCCAGCATGTAGTAACGATCGTTCTTGATCGTCTCTTCGTAAATATCCCCAGGCTTTAATGTCACCTTGGTCATGCCACCTAAAAAGGCGTAGCAGTCCCCGACCACAATCCCAAGCATCAGGATAGAGGTGACGGTATTCGCCACCTCTGCCAGGTTACTCTGCTCAAACCGCTTAGGAAAGCACACAGTGAGTTTCTTCAACGCCACCAAGCTTCCATCAGGCAAGACACGCAGTGCTGCGAGAACACGTTCACGGTCTCGTTTGAGTTTTTCAATTTCCATCAGATCGCAATCAGACGCTTAACAATGACTTTGTCAATCGACAGAGCCAGGATCTTACGCTGCTCTTCTTTGGTGGCTGCCGGAGTCTGGGCATTCAGCACCAGAATCTCTTCGGCCAACAGGCTGTCAAACACACCGGCCAGCGCTGGGGCTAACCCGCTGTTCATCAGGGAGCCCTGATTACGCAACACCTTATCAATCAGGTCGACGTTGCCAAAGAACATCTCCAGATCCAGACGACGTTGCAGACGGTTCAACGCACGGTACGCCAGTGGAATGTTATCTTCCATGGTTTCCAGCAGCGGTTTGTAGTTTTCGTCCAGTGCCAATTGCTCCATCGTGGTGATGAAGGTTTTGCGAGCAATGGTCCCTTTGTTAACAATCAGCGCAGTGCTGACGTCACTCAGGTATTCACGCCAGGCTTTAACCACGACATCTTTGTCCGTGATAATATCGGCCACACGGTAATCGCGGAAACGGGCGTAGGCGTAGCCCAGCACATATTCGCTCAGAGAGAGTTCATCAGAGTTGGCAAACATCTCTAACACCGCGTTGTTATAACCCACGGAGATACGACCCTGGATCACTGGTGTTTTACCGGTGATGTCGTCAGGAGAAGGCGCATACTGCAGCTGGTTATCGACAATCACGATACCGGCACGTGCACGCTGCTCCCAGATGTTTTTGAAATGCCAGAGCATGGTGTTGAACAGATCACGGGTCATACGCACCGAGGTACGATAATCATCCAGTGAAATACCCGACACACCGTCCAGTGGATCTTCCATCGCGGACAACTTGTTCAGAATCATGGATGCGATTACCATGGTACGGAACGAGCTGAAGCGATAGTTCAGCGGAGAGCTGATCGCTGCGACGCCATCTTTGACCGCATCAATGTTGAAGACCTCATAGAAGTACTTTTCAACAAAGAGAGAATCATAGACACGTTTGATCTCATCTGGGCTTGACAGGAACGGCTGTACATCCGGCACATCCAGGCTGATCAGTTCTACCAGATCTGCCCCGCTCATGCTTGGGTAACTACCTTTCAGCAAGCTCTCCAGACGAATCACCGTGGCATCACGGAAGATCCCCGCCGCTTCTTTGGGATAGAAGAACGAGTTCAGAAACGCCGGCTCGATGTTTACCATCTCAATAGTTGCTGCACGCATGATGCGCTCAACCGCATTCTCCGCAGAGACGCAAGAACGCAACTGGGCTTCTGCTTTTACGATGATCGGTTTGATCACCTTAGAGATGGTCTGCAGCGCACCACGGACTTTGTCGGCTACGATAGTCGTCGTTGCATCCATGACTTCAGTGTGATCGATCACTGCTGAGGTATACGCCGGCAGATCCACGGCAATGTTCTCTTCGGTGAAGCTCACGATCGCTGCTGTGGTTTCGTTCAGACCTTTGATAATGTCAGAGGTCTTTTCATGGAGATTGATCCCCTTCTCGGTTGCCAATGCGGCAATCGGGGTCGCCATTAATACGGTTTGCTGATTAATCATTGTTAACCGCTCCTGCAATCACTTCTCTAACTGCGCGAGAGGTATTTTCATTTTGAGTATCGGCATCCAGCGGCGCCTGCCACTCGTAACCGATCTTGGTCTTTACGGTGTTGATGAACGTAAACAGGTTCGCAACCGTAACGATGTTGTCTACTGCAAGCTTAGACATGCAATGTTCCTTGAGTTAATTAAGAGCGAAAGCTTTCTTGGTGATCCCGAGCATCTTCACACGATCTGCCATGCCATTGGGTTCACGTTCTTTATCCGGGTAGAACGGTTTAGCTTGTTTTGCCCAACCGTTGACATACACCGATACCCAATAGACATCATCTTTATCCGCCGTGGCATTAAGCTTAGGCTTGAGATAGCGCCAGAAATAGCCAGAAGCCAATGCCGCGTAAAGCGGATTGTTGGCAAGCTGACTGGCCGCTGCACTGGAAGAGGTAATGTCGATTGTCGGGTCATTTAAATGTTGCCGCAAAAACGTTTGGCATTCCAAATAATTACCCCGACCGGTAATTTGCAACCAGGCACGACCTTTAAACAACTTGCCGTCACCAGGCTGGGTGTTACCTAAATCGGCCCGACCTTCATATGCACTGCCGCTGGCCAGCTCTTCGCTGTACTGCAACATCGCGGTTTCATGAAGGATCTGCGCCATGAAATGGGCTTTACGCAAGGGGGTGTTAATCTCAAAGAGTTCCATTGCCTGATTAAAGCCGGGCAAGCAAACACCAATCTTTCCCCATTGACTGGCAGGAAGCATGGCCTTGAGTTGGTCTTCAGTTAAAAGCTGGGTCATAACGGTGGCCGCCTGTAAAGGGAGAGTCGATCCGGCATTGGGCTTTTGAGGCGCTTTAGCGTAGGCTGCGGCGAGACGATCAAAAGCACCTTGAGAACCCGTACCCCATTTACCGTCAATACGCGCAGTGTAGTAGCCCACTTGCGCCATTGCGGTTTGGATAAAGGTGTAGACAGAAAACGCGTCATAGGTGTTACCTGGGAGAGAGGCGCGGTTAAACGACGGCGCAACCGTGGTTAACATCGCGATAAGGGCGTCTCGGCAACTCCCTCCAAAGAGGCCGTCAATGCGACCTCGATAGAGAGAGAAGTTTGCCAGCGTCCGTTGAATTGTCATGATCCTCAATTCATCAGTTACGCTTAAAGCCATATCAGTACCTGCCGTATTTAGAGATCATCCGAACGGTGTAGACATTGTTGATTTCGTTGGCAACCAACTTGTCACGTAGACTCAGTACCATTCGGTTCAGCAGTGATTTCAGTGAGAAGATAATATCCACAGGACGACCATCCACGGTATACATCGGATGTTCATAGATAAAGCCTACGGTTCCCTTCATCTGGTTCCCCACAACAAACTTATCGGCTGTGGTGGTTTTGATCTTGTTATCAATATAGATAACAACAACAGCAGTTTCCGGGTAGAGTTTACTTTTACCAATCGAGGTGTTACCCCCAACATCCCCTGTGGCTGCCGTCAGTTCTTTGTATGCAGCAATCTTGCCACGTACGCCGTCCTGACGCTTGATCAAGCTGCGCAGTGATTCATCCCAACCTTCAGGATCTCCGTTGTAAGTCACCTCAATCTTGGTGATCACGCCAGACTGTTTAGCTTTAATCTGCTTGATTCCTAAACGGTCCAAGCCTGCGAACTCTTCTGCATCATCGAAATCAAAGCCCGCTGATTCCGGGTTCTGGATGTCACATAGGATTTGATCGTACTCAACTTCATCCCCTACTTTAACATGCAGTTTCACCGACTGAGCTGCTTCTACGGTAAACTCGTTGGGTTTCAAGAACGGAGAGGTGGATTTCTCAGCAAAGTTTTTGGAGATCGCAATGGAGTCTTCAAACGTAAACTGATCTTCCCACAAGGCAATACGTGCATTGCCACCGCTTCGCCACACCACACGCCGTGGATCAATAGGGTCACGGTCAAAGAACACACGGTCATACGCCAGAATCTCACCGGCCTCGAATTGGTAGCCCACAGCACGGTCAGTGATCTTCTCGTGTTTGTGGTATTCCCCGGCTCCTTTCCCTACGTCATACCCCAGCGAGAACTTCCCAGTAGTTCCGTCCTCATATTCCACCGTCATCCCGTACGCACTGATCTCCACAACCTTACCGGCTTTCTTACTCACTGAACTGTACAGCTCAGAAGTACGATATGCCAACATCGAGTCATAGGTGGTACGCAGTGGGTTCATCTCGTAGTTATCAGCGGCCATTACCTGCGACTGCTGAACGCCTGAGAACATGGTACGTTTGGTATCATCCTTGGTGGTTCCGTACAGCAAGTTCATGACTACTGAACCGCGACCCACCGTAGAACCTTTTTGCTTGACATCCACATTACCATAAAGGTCGGTAATTTTGGCGTCTGCTGTAAGGTAACCAATGAAGCCCACTTTACCGGAGTCCTTGCCCGCTTCAGAGACGATGCCGGCGTTGTTCGGTAACTGACCACGGGTACGACGCACCATCGCCTGATCGCTGCGACCCAGTGTGCCACCAAAGGTGTACTCTTCACCGATCTTCACCTGGTGAACTGGGTTGACCTCTTCAGCGGCCTGATGCGAGGAGTCTGTGATAATGCTCATCATCACCGCTTCAGGGTTGAGGTCAAAGGTCTTCTTACCGTTGTTCGGCTTGTTACGGTACTGACGAGTAGCTTTCACCAGTTCACGGTAGACATGACCTGAGAAACGCTCATAGCCAACCAGACGCTGTTCACTGATTTCGATCTCGTGCTTGGATTCGTTACTGAGCATCAGCTTCACCGCTTCGACTAATAACTTGTCCATCACCACCGGGTACTTGTACTCTTTTAAGAGACGTGCCGTGATCGGGTCAATAAACATATCAAAGATCATACTCATCTCTTTGAAATGCGTGGGTTTCACACGAGGATCCCCTATCAAGCTAAACCAGACGTTCGGGTTGTCCAGATCAGAGCGAGAGAAGTTGTGCAGGCCATTGAGTTTACGCAACCCTGACATGATCAAGGTAGAGAGTTCATCGCGACGGTTCAACACCATACGTTCATCAGCAAAGTTCACCAGGTACTCATCAGCAGAAAGCATGGCACGCTGATTGGGATCCAACGTCCGGTAATCCACCTTCAGCATCTTCATGACTTCACTCAAGCCAATCCAATAGCACAACACCACAATCACCGGGAACTTATACCCGTTGATGTTAACCGTAGCAGTAGGCACCGGCGCCTTGGCAACGTTGAGTCCCAGGATCTCTTCGATGTATCCCTTCTCGGCTCCGTCAACGGTCACCAGACCGGCGTTGTCAATCAGGATAGGTGATTCTCCCTGGAAACCAATGAGCCAGCTATCAGCCGTACAGAGCTTGGCCAATGCACGGTCACCGTTGACCAGTTTCACCGTATCGAAGTCAAACACATACTCGCCGATGCTGATCTCACTGAAGCGCGCTGCCAGAATGGAGTAGTAGTAGCAAACTTCATCCTTGGGTGCTTTGAAACCGCCCAGACTGACTTTGACTGACTTGTCAGCATAAGAGCGTTCAATGATCGATTTGCGTAACCAGGAGGAGTAGTCATCCACTTTCATGGTTGAGCGTTCCACCATCACCTTTTTATCGTAGTACGAGGTCAAGGAGACTTTGGTTGGCGTGATCTTGCGCACCGGCAATTCCATACGCATCAGCTGGGCATACGAGCGCACGCCATTGATGGTAAAGGTGCCATCTTTCTCAACTTTCGGAATACGGATACGACGGGTAGAGGGACTGCCCTTGATCGGCTGGAACTTCATGGTGTAGACGTCATACTTGGAGTCCGCGGTAATAATCGTTTCGCGGTCCAGATGGGTCAAAGCCGTTTTACCGTTCTGCACATGGAGAATCATCTCCAGGATGTTACGATCCAGCATACCTGATTCGATATAAGCATCACGCAACTCCTGCGTACGTGAACGCAGTGCAGCCTTGTCACGCACTGTGATACTGTCCGGAGAGACCGGGGTATCTTTGAGCTTCATCTCCTCAGGTTTGATGTTGGCAATCTCTTCCAGACTTCGTCCACCAATATCAATCTCACGATAACTGTTGGCCGCATTGAGGTAGTACTCCGCTTCACGGGTGGTGATCTGTCCAGTTTTAGACAGTTCACGTAACTCACGCTCAATGGCTGAGATTGGAGTAACCGTACGGCTCGGCGCTACCGTAACCGATTCAACCGTTACCTTTTCAAAGAGATCGTCGGATACATCTTGTCCCCAGGTACTTTCGTCAGATGGTTGTCCTTCTTCCTCCGGTCCATCTCCAGGCTGCTGATGTGTTTCAGGATCAGGCGCTTTTCCCGGATCTCGCTGGGTGTTATCCGGTACAGAATCATTTCTTTTAGGGCGGGCGTAAAGATCAGCGAGAGAACTAGGCCCACTAAGATCATCCACAGTGGAATCGACGCCAGGAATCCCTTGGGTCTTTTGTTCATGTTTCTTGGTTCCGGATACTGGCGAATTGCGATTATCCTCATCCGCTTCTTCAGCAACCTCCGTTTCTTCTTCTGCAGCGATAACCGCCTCATTAACAGGAGAAACAAGGTTAATAAGATTAAGATAAAACCGCTTAAAATAATTAACTTTAAGAGAGCTTGGTTTGACATCACCTGGCTTATCCGAATAGCCGATCAAATTGATCAGGTTTTGCAGGTTAACAATCCAGCACTTTCCACCGTAGGTAAAGATGATCTCAAGCTGACGCCGTGAATCATCATTGAGGCGATTGAACTGAGAGAACTGCTCAGCACCATACCCCATCAAGATACCGTACAGGTCCAGTAACCAGAAAGATTGTTCCGCCTGAAAATGTTGAAGAATACGTCGCTCGTATTTAACGATTTGGCCGTCAGCGTTGAAGAACTTCTTGTACTGCTCAAACGCGAGGTCCAGTACCTTAAATGTCGGGAACGTGCGAGGGAGTTGGAACTCCACGAATTGATGACGATTAAACTTACTGAACTCATTGACCGAATCGATCAAGGTGTACAGTCGGTTATAGGTTTGCTGGAACGGAGTAAACACCGTACGGCGAGTGTAAGTAATTGGGATCTCACCAATCGCCAGGTTGTTGATCAACAGCTCACTGTCTTTGTTGATCACACTCGGGTAGTTACGGGTACGCTGGTAAATAAAGTGCGACCCTTCATACGCTTTCATCAGTGCGCTGAACTGCACCGGTTGATTACGAATCGACCCCAACACCACTTCATGCTTCAGGTTAAAGAAGATGTTGATGCGTTTATCGTAGTTGCTAATAAACGGCGAGTTGTTGGTAGGGCCCACTTCAGCCGGTTGATGTTGCTGATAGTGAATCATCGATTCGCGTGGCAGCATGATATCCCCGATCGGTGTATACCGGGGATTGGTTACATCGTTGATGCGTTCGCGCGTTCCGTAGAGTCGCACAAACATGTCGTACTGTAACGCTTCATTCCCGGCAATAGCAAAGACGTTAAAGGGAATATGATCTGTCATTGGGCGAGTCCGTTGGTTAATGATCGTAAAAGGAATTCGTGAGGTTCTTGTACAGGATCGTACAGGAAGTCACCAGAGCCTGAAATATAGAAGTCCCGTTTACCAAACAGCGCCTCCACTTCACGAATGGAGTCTTCTGCCATGATGGAGTTCGCCGACAGCGCATCGCCGTCGAAGTCTGCCCCGGCCAATCCAATACGGATATTGGCTATGGACATCCCATCAAAGTAGCTGGGGTTCTTGCTGTAGGTGGGGAAGTAGTTATAGCGACCAATGATCGACTCACCATCAATGTCAAGCAGTGTACGCTCAGACGAGGTCGAGTTGGTTGGCATTACAAATACCCGGCTTGGGTAGATCGAACCGATACCGGTAATCGGGTAACGGGTGACCTGCAACATCTTCTTCTCGATTTCCGGGACACACTGCATATAGAAGAACTGCGTGTAGGTAATCGGACGAACTAACTTCTTGTTGAGATGTTCAGGCAGATCATCGATGTCATGCAACAGCATAACGTTCTTACCATCGTCGTACACCAAGCCCAGATAATGGCCGGCCACTTTGATGTCACGGTTACGTAAGTTCGGACTCCCATAACCATTGAACATCGAGGTTAATCCGTCACTGGAGGTAAACTTATCAACCACGTTCGGGGCAACATCTACATATACAGACCGCAGGGTTTTAGGATCAATCAGACGTGCCGTTGACATCCCGGAGGTAAAGACCTCATTCAGGAACCCATTGGTAAGCTGATGAATCGCCACCAAGCTAAAGCCCAACAGCGCCTGATGCAAACCGATGATGGTAGAGTTCGGATCACCAGTGATGTTGTTGTCCGCATTCTCAACCGACACCTTACGCGAGGTGATGACATTACGGGTCGCACCAAAGATCGCACGGCGAGACATGCGACGCTGCATGAAACCACGCTTACCTTCTTGCATATTAAAGAAGAAGTCGGCGATGTTGTTGAAGCTCTCCTGCAGACCCCAGCGAATACCGTCGTAGACCGGATCAGTGACATCGATGTTGCGGATGTTCAATGACTTGCTGCGGAAGATCAGCTTACGGTAGAGGTCGTTGACTTCATTCTCTGTGACACCGGTTGGATTGAATTCAATATCACGGATCCCCGCCGGAATCACAATCACCTTGGTGGACAACGCCTGTTCCCGGAAAAGATTCACCAGGTCGATCTTCTGTTTACGTTTAATCGATTCGTTCTGTTTTGGATCGAGTTGATTAAAGTGCGTCATGAAGAAGGCGTAGCCCGTGTCCCCTTCCAGCAGGTTGGATTTTATGAAATCCTTCTCAACGGGATCCCAGGTAGCATATGCTTTACCTTTGATGATTTCGCCGTACAGACTCTTTAACTGGATCAGTGCTTTGAAATACGTTGGGTTAAAGATCGGAAGCGTGACATCTATATAGGAAAGCGTGGTATCACGCTCTGCTGTCCCCACACGACCAAAGATGTCGGTGGAATAAAGTCCCTTGTCGTTAAGGTTGTTAGTCTGACCTTCAAAGGCATCTGCAACCGTAACAGGCTTCATTAAAGACCAAGGCACTTTATTGGGATCCAATAAAGTAAAGTTAGTGGGTTTTCTGCTCATCTCTGAGTTATCCTAAAGGGGTAAATTTATGGCCGGTGATTACGATATCGACCTCGACTGGGACAGTGATCCTTTCGGCGGCGATATGGACTTTGATATGGATTTCGATATGGATCCATTCAAAGGCAAAGGTTTCCTTCGATCCATGGGATCCGGATTCCTAACAGGCGTGGGTGACGCTATCGGTGTTGGCGAAGCAGGTTCAGGTCGCACCTCTGCGCGCTTTAGAACACTGCGTACCCTGTTGCCCGATACCTTCACCAACGCACTCGATAAAGCTTATTTTTTAAACGACCGGTTGGACGAACTCAAGCAGGAGTTTAAAGAAGAAAATTACGAGTCAGTGAAATCCTTGCAAAACATTGCGTCCAAGCTTAGTGATAAGATGGGCGACAAGCTGCCAGGTTTCGTAAGTGGTGGACTAAACAATTTCAGTTCCAAAGATTTTTCACAGTGGGAACGATATGAGACACGTTCCGATCGTTTCAACGAACGCATCGACAGCACAACTGAAGATGACGTTGGTCACGCAGTAGACGGCTCAGAGGCATCTCAGTCCAGCATGTTCGCTTCGCTGGGTGAATCCCTCAATAGCATGACTGCGGCTGCCACAGGGGCCTTACAGGCGTCTATTGGTACCAGTAACCGTCAGCTTATCAATATTGAATCCAGCTTACGGGATTTGCTGAATTATCAACGTAATGTGGATGCCCGTCTTCAGCAGGCGCAGCTGAACATTGCGGCCCGCACCTATGTGGGCAATGCCAAGTTCTACAAGTTCATGGAAGCCGGCATGCATGCTGAAGTGGCGGAACTCAAGAAGATCACCAAGTATACCGGGATGAGTGACTTCGAGAAGACCAGCACACTGACTGCCTCCAAAGACTACATGCGTAAGAAGATCTTCTCAACGATCGGCAACCGCATGGGTGGGATCACGGGATTACTGCGCGACAAGTTCAGCAGTGAAAACCGCAAAGAAACCTACGGGGTCTTTGGTTCCCTGATTGGTAGTGTGAATGAAGCCATGGAAATGGGCGAAGGCAGTTTATCGCGTGGCATGGTAGGTAACATCCTCGGTAAAATGATGGGTGAAGTTGCTGTGGATAAACTTCCCTACTTCTTTAAACGTGGACCAGGTAAGAAGGCGCTGGATAAACTCGCCAAGGCGTATCCAGAACAGGCGGATTACATTAACGAACAGGTGAAGAAACTCACCGACATCGGTAATGTGGTTTCCTACGCGTCGACGTCTGGTGCCGGTATGCTCAACTACATGGCGCAGAACTATCAGCCCATGGATGAGATGAAGTATGCGGATTACGACCATTACCTCTCTGAGCTTCCACCAGGAAAAACACCGTTACCCAAAGCGGTGTGGGCGGTAATGAACTCGGCGAGTAACCGCAGCAAAGAAGCCATCAACAAACTGATGAACGACACCACCAAAGCGCGTGGTACGCAGTACACCTTAAAACGCCGTAACGTGAATGATCTCAACCAGCCCGGCATCTGGAAAGAGATGAACAACACCACGTTAAACGAAGTGTTACCTGGCTTGATCTCCAAGACTAACCAGATTCTGGAGAAGATGCGGACCGGTGACGACAACGTTGAACAGGTGAACTACAACTACATGCGTGGTGAGTTCCAATCTGATTCCAAGCGTAAGATCTCGGTGCAGGCTGACCTGATGTCGCACGGTGAGTTTCAGCGTTATGCGAGTGCGTCATTGGAGTTGGTGGATTCAGTCGATCCCGACAAGACGTTGTCTGCCGGAACCCGTAAAGCATTTGCCTTACGTGTAGCCAAAGATATCGATGCCGAGATGGGCTTTAACCCGTACTACTACCTCGGTGAGATTGAGGGCATGAGCGCCAGCATGCAAAAAGAAGTGCATGCGGTGTTGAAACGTCACTTTGGCATCAGTACTGAAGATGTAGAAACTTACAAAACTTCAGACAGCTTTAGTCGCATGAAGCAGATGGCCAAGATGCCAACCGCAGAAGGGCGTGAACGTCTGAACTCGGTCTCGGCCAGTGCCGCTAACCTCAAAGCCAACTTCCCTAATGTCGCTGAACGTATCGACTTGTTACGCAATACCGGTAATGAGCAGATGCTGCGTGACCTTGGTGTGATCTACACCGAAGATGGCAAAGACAAAGTAAACATTCAGGCGTTCCATGATCGCATCGGTCAGTACATGGATGACCCGAATAACCCACTGCTGCGTGGAGTGACACCTAAAGACGCTCAACCCCTGCCAACACGTAATGGCTTTGGTAATGCTAATGGCGGCTCTTTTGGTCCAACACCTACGGTAACGTCAGATACGCCTGCTGTTGACACCATGGATAATGTCAATGAAACGCTGAAGCGCTTAAACGAACATTTAAGTAACACCAGTGTTCCGCAGAACCAAGGATTGGGTAATGCCGCTAACGTTAACCTGGATGGAGTGACGTCTCTCTTAACCGAACTGCGTGACAGTAATGCCAGCCTGATGGCAAGCAATACCTCGATCGAAGGCTACATGCAACAGTTCGTGGAACTTGCCAAACAAGGCAAGCTGGTACTGGGTGAGGAAGACCCTAAACAGGAACGAGAAGGCGAAGCTGCCAAGAAGTCCTTTATGGATAAAGTCAAAGGCTTTATGCCAGCCGGTCTCGGTGGTAAAGGTCTGGACTGGATCACCAAAAGCAACCCGTTGGTATTGGGTGGACTTCTGGGCTCTGTGGCGTCTATGGCAACCGGTCATAATCCACTGGTTGGACTGGGTGTTGCCGGTGCAGGCTTAGCGATTAACGCGGGCTGGAGCATGTGGAAGAATCGTCAAGCAGGTGGGGCAGCAAGTGGGACTGAACCCAATGACGATGACGACATCCTGGATGAGAAAGGCGAGCCAATCTTAAAAGCTGCCAAACGCAAAGCCGGTGAGTATCTGGATGCTGCGACACGTCGGGTGATTAAAACCTGGAGCGATGTGCGGGGTCCTGTGATTGACATCACCACCCGTGCCATTGTGGGTGCCCGTGAACTGGCGGGTAAGATCTTTGGTCCCGATGGACGTGCGGTTGCCTTGCGTGGACTGCAGAGAGTGCGTGACGCTGCAGCCGGTGCCTGGAACATGGCAGATCCCCTGGGTCGGATTCGTGCCTTGATCGACTCTGGCAAGGACATGGTCTACCAACAGGACGTCTATATAAAGGGTAGCAAAGAGCCGGTACTGCGTGCAGTGAAGTTCAAAGCGGGTGAGTACTTTACCCGTGATGATGCCGGCAACTTCAAACCGATCAGTGGGTGGAATGAAATCGATGGTCCGGTCTACGATGAACAGGGTAATCAACTGGTTAGCGAACTGGAATATCAGTCCGGTTTGGTCACGGCGGCAGGTGTGGCTGTACGCAATCTGGGCAGCGGTGTTGCTAACACAGTTGGCGCTGCAGCGGGGCTGGCTCGATCCGGACTCAATGCAGTACTGGGAAAATTTGGTTACAACCGTGATGCCGTACCTGATAACGGCACAGCAAGTGCTGCAGGATCTGCTGGCGGTGGTTCGTCAGGTGTGGAACATCGTCTCGACCTGATTTACAAAATGCTCTCTGAACACTTTGGTATTCCCATGGAGACAGCAGGTCTCGGTGAAGCCGTACGTTCAGCTGCAACAGGGGGATCAGGCGGTATTCGTTTGGGCTCTCTGGAGTGGAAGAAAAAGAACGCCAAGGAAGAAGAGCAGCATAAAGTCAATCAAGCCATTATCGACATTGCTGAAAACACCAAAGGTATGGGTGATGGTGATGGTGAGAAAGGCGAGAGCACTGGGTTCTTTGGCAAGGTGAAAGACCTGCTGATGGGCTTGGGTACCTTTGGCATGAAACTCATCAAGAACCCGATTGGAACCATTGGTGGATTGATCTTTGGCAGTCTCACGAATTCCGTGGGCCGTTTGGCCAAGATTGGCAGTGCCTTGTTCTCTGGTGTCTTGGGTGTTGCGTCTCCGATCTTTAAGCTCATGAAGTGGGGCTTTGGTAAGATGGCAGCAGGGCTCATGAATCGAGGTGGACGAGGTGGTCCAGGTCCTGAGTTGGGTGAAGGGGCAGGCAACAGCGAAGGTCGTCGAGGGTCTCGTCGTCGTGCAGGTGGCGCAGGTCGCCGTCGCATGGGACGTAAACTCGCAGGTGCAGGTAAAGGTGCGGCACTGGCTTATGCCGGTTACGAAGCCATGAACTGGATGTCAGGAAGTGATGACGAACCTGATTACGATAACGGCACCGAGAACATCGAAGCCGGAGAACGTGATGAGGCAACCGGTCGTTATAAAACGACATCTGACTCTGTGGTGGATACCGTTACCAACTGGTTACCGCAAGGCATGTTGGCCGACTCTCTGGTCACAGGCTTAGTGGGTCAAGAGAAGAAAGAAGAGCTCGATAACTTCGGCTTGTTCTGGACCAGTGATGGTTCCTTCTTTACCAGTCGTAAGAAGTGCGAAGAAGCCCAGGCTATTCTGGATGGCAAGTCACCGATTAAAGCACCACCGGCGATGCAGAAATCCAATACCGTGATCACCACACAGAAGAAAATTCGTATGGCGATGTACGGGGTACGTAACGTGGACAGTAACCTGGCCCGTCGTATCATGGCACTGGAACTTCAGCTCTATCCTTACGTAACCTTGCGCGATGGTCGTGCTGCCTTGAAACCAGAAACACCGACTGGCGAACTCATCAATAACTTTATCAACAGCGGCATCAGTAAAGACGCAGATAAAGGCGCGGTACAGTCGTGGTTCATGAATCGCTTTAAACCGGTGTTCATGATCTTTAACGCGGCTGTGGCCATGGGTAAGATGGGTGACATCGCTGACTTCGACAATGCCCGGTCATACGAAGTCGTACAGACAGTTGAGAAAGTGCAACGCGCTGTGGCGGAATACAACCCACCTCCTTACTCTATCGATATGCGTATTGATGATAAAGAAGGAACCTTAGGTCCAGAAGACACCCGTGCTGTGATTGCTGGGTTGTTTGATGAACTGAAGAAAGCCTTCCCTGCACCACCAAGTAAAGTAGAAGACATCAAAGCAGCGGCTGTTGATACTGCGAAGAAAGAATCGGGTCAAACCCTTTCTGAAGCGATGTCTCTGCCAAGCATGGTGTCACAGGACGGTACCGCGGGTGAAGCAGCACGTTCTTCTCAGAGGGCGGTGAATCAGGATAACCAGAAACCAGCCGATGTTGCAACCATTGATATCTCTGATCTCTTGGGTGACGGGAAAACTTTGGATGCCTTTACGCTGGCTCGTTTGGCGGTGTACGGTAACATTGAGAGCATGCCGTGGCGTGTAGAAGCTGTGTTACGTTTAGAGCGTTACATGGAAAGCTTCATCATGATCATGGGCAAAGACGCTCGCTTCACCGGTAAGTCAGGTGAAGTCATGGAGCAGTTCAAGGCGTCGTTCCGTTTACACAACACCTTCGCCAAGAACAACTGGGCTATCTGGTTCCGTGATCGTTTCCTGCCTGTGTTGATGATGTACTGTAAAGAAGTCTATACAGTACGTGGCGGGATGCCTGCGCGCAGCTGGAAAGCACTGAGTGCCACCAACAGGGCTGTGATTGCCCGTAAACTCACCACCCTTCTGGTCTCCACCAATGACACGCAAGTGCCAGTGTGGTCGATTGAAGCCGGTCCATTCCCTGGTACCACATCAGGGGTTTGGCCAGACCGTGCTGACAAGTATCTGAAGATGCTGGACAGCAAGGCGCAGGAAGCCAAGCTTAAGGACCCAGAGTTAGAAGACGAGCGCAGCAAAGCGTCATCCGGTGTCAAGGATGAGATTGAGCAACGTGCACAGGCTGCCGCTACTGCCGGCGCCAGCGGTCCTGCTGATCAGAGTCGTTCTGTGTTGGAGTCAGTGTTTGGCAAGGGATCAACCGGATCAGGGAATACCTTTACCGGTGGATTTGGTAACGCCCCAGCAACCGGCGGTTATACCCCTAACCCGACTATGAGTGCACCAGGTGGTCCTGCGGGTTCGGCCGGTGCCTTTATGGGTAAAGCCAATGCAAACTTCAATCCTGAGTTTATCAAGAAGGCAGGTGCCGACAAGGGGATTAAGATGTCACTGGCACAAGGTGATCAGCTCATGCTGAACCATCTCGTGAAAGCAGGTTTCCGTGACAACAAAACCCTGGCACTGGCATTGGCGATGGCCAGGAAAGAAACCGGTGGATATCAGAGTACTGCTGAAGATACCAACTGGTCTGCACCAACACTCTTGAAATACTTCAAGAACATCCCAGATGCGGCAACGGCGCAGAAGGTGGCAGCCATGTCACCGGTGGAACGGGCGATGTATGTCTATGGACGTGCACCAAAAGGTCCACAGTTGGGCAACACCAAACCTGAGGATGGGTGGAACTATCGTGGTCGTGGTCTTTTCCAGTTAACCGGTAAAGCCAACTACGAAGCGTTCAAGAAGGCATCAGGGATTGATGTGGTTGAGCATCCTGAGTTGGTGTCGGAAGATCCAAACGTCATGGCGGAATCGGCAGTGTGGTTCTTAAAGAACAACGCCGCAATGAAATCCATTGCCAAGACAGGTGACTTCGATACTGCGGTGCGTGGCATCAACGGCGGCAATGCAGTTCCCGCTACCGATGAACGTCGCAACTACTACAACGACTACCTGAACAAACTGCGCAGTGGGGATTTAACCATTCCAGGGGGTGAGGGTGCCGCTGAAGGAGCAGAGACGCAGAAAGGTGATGCAGAAGCATTGGCTGCAGGTCAGAAACCACAAGTGCCTGAAGCTGCAGACAAGAATGTACCGGCTGATAAAATGACCGTCGTAAAAGGTGGAGCGGTGAATGATCTTCTGGATAAGACAGATGCATCAAAAGCCCCGTCAAACAGTGGCGGTACACCACCACCGGTTGCAAATGTCTCGGCACCTGTGCCAGACGCTGCACCGACTACTACGGCATCTGCTGCACCGACGCCAGCCGCCGCACCAGCTGATACCTCATCAGCCAGCACACCAGTTGCTGATGCACCAGTGAAACGTGAACCTGTGAAATCTGCAGTGCAAGCGCGTAACGAAGCTGCGGCAGCGGCAGAAGCGGCGAAGCCACCAACGGTGAATCTGCCAGACTCTATGGACGTCGCGGATACGGCCAATGCGAAACTCAACGTTGCACAGATCAACCTGTTAACCGAGATTCGTGATATCTTGAAAACTCCACCGAGCCAACAAAATCGACCCACGGTTCAAATGTAACTCACTAGGTGCCCTTCGGGGCACTTATTTTTAGAGGATGGTCATGTCTGTAACTACCAGTTATCGAGACAGGAATATTGTCTCTCGTTCATTTCGTTTAATGAGTGAGGGCATCAAAGATCCTGAGAAAGCACTGCAACGATCGGATTACGATCTCTACACTAGTTTCTTCTCCACTGCTATGGGGGATAACAAATTTATCAACCCGTTACCGGGTTACAGCCGTAACACCGATCCCTATCCTAAACCAGCAATGGAAAACAAATTAGGGAATCAGGGGCGGTACTACAAACGTATTCACCAGGACAACGCACTCTCTGCAACCTTTACCGCAGGGGTCCCGGAGTTCACGGGGATGTTGACCTTTATTCTCAACATGTTTGATTACTCTGCGTCTATCATGGCGAACAAAGGGCGCGCACCTACCTGGGCATTCTACATTGCACAGGGTGCGGCCAGTATCGCTTTTTGGCCAGCCCAGATCATCGCGACCTCGTTTAACTTCTTTGAGTATCTCACCAATACACCAAAGAACAAGTGGTACTACTGTAAGCCGGCGATGGGGATGTACTTCACTGCGGCTCAGGGTATTTTCAATGACCTGATGGTAGCAGCCGGTTATGCACTGACTGTGTTACCGAATGACCGTCAGGAGCAGGGTAACCAGAAAGCGGGTGATCGTGATTATTCCGCCGGTGGACAAAAAGGATACAAACATGACAGTGCAGCTGCGAAGAACAACATCGCCTACCTGAACTCCATGTTCCCCGATGCCATCAACGATGACGGGACGATTGATATCCTGAAAGTGGCCTCGCGTGGTGCTCGTAAGTTCCGTCACTTCATTAAGAAGGTGAAAGACCTCGATGACCAATTCGGGATCAACACCGTGGAGCAAAAAGACAAAGCCATTGAGCAGACTCTTGATGCCCTGATGAAGAACAGCGGATTTGTCAATGCCAACGGCGGTAAGACAGCCGGCATCAGTACCCGTGACTATCTCTCGCAAGAGTTAAAGACCGTGGGTAAAGCGCGTGGCATGGATGAGATCAACTATCCAGAAGTGGCCTCGGCCTACACCAGCGCAGATGCAGGCCAAAACGTTAAGCCTGCGGATGCAGCCAGTCAGTCAGGCGGTGCGGTGGATGGCAGTCAGTACATTGCTGGCTTCCAGGATAAGATGCAGGCCAAGAACAGCGAAAGCTTTGGTATCGATAACAACGGCAGTGCCAGCGGTGGAACAACTTCACCACAGTTAGCCGGTACCATGCCAACGATCGAAGGACCCAAAGATGTAGACCAGAGTTCCTGGATGGGACAGATTGGCCAGCTCTTAATGGACGGGTTCTACGGTGGCTTGGACAGTGTGACGTTCCGTACCGAAGGGGTAAGCTCGGCCAGTGACTCCTTTAGTAACTCCACCACGTCTTCTGCTATTGCTTCTACCTTTAATGGTACAGTGAGTGCAGTGCAGAACTTCAAGTTCAACATCGGTGGCGGACAAACCGGTATTGGGTTTGTGGATGAAGTGGTTAACAACATCAAAGATGCAGCAGCCGGTCTGGCAGCCGGGTCGGTGATTGGTAACGTCCCTTTAGCTTTACTGGGTAACTCTAAGGTAGAGATCCCGGATCACTGGGAAGATTCCAGTACCAGTTTGCACAGCGAGAGCTTCAGTTTCTATTTTGAAGCTCCGTATGCGCATCCGTACTCGATTGCCACCAACATCTTTATGCCACTGGCATTGTTGATGCCGTTCTTTGTGCCGTTCTCAACCGGTGGATCAACTTACACTGCGCCGTTCCTGATCAAAGTCTTTAGTCGCGGTAAGAGCATTATCCGTACTGGGATTGTTCAGAACGCCAGTCTGGAATTCGGTGCAGGGCCATTAGGTTGGACCACGGACATGAAGCCACGTACACTTCGGGTTAACTTAACCGTCACCGATTTGGAAAAGGTAATGTCAGTCCCGATCAGTCGTGTCACTAACCCACTGGACTTGTTGAACATCGCCGGTCAGAGTTCTCGTTACTTAGGTGACGTGGGTAAATACAACGACTGGGTTAACCGTGTAGCAGGGATAGACTATCTTGATACCGTTCTGCGTTACAACGACCTTAACCGTCGCTTGACGCGCTTTAAGACCGATGCCAAGAATATGTTTAAACCGGCCACCATTGCAGGCGTTGTTAACGACTCGATTGTGGGAGACGTTGCTCGTATTTTTACCGGGCGCCCACTGAACCGTTAAACAAAAAAAAATAAGTCATAGTTCCTACTCTGCCTTTTGGGCAGAGTAGGAGTATGTTTGGCTATTGATTACCGAGCTTTAAAGCACCAGGGAAATGTCCCAGAAAAACATCAGTGGCTGACTGCTCCACAAAGATTCCCGACGCACACAACAGAGGAATTAATTCATTGACTTCTTCCAGCAACGTTTTGGCATCGCTGGATAAGTTTCTGACAATCCCCACATTAAGTGCTTCGCCAAACTGAGTAGGATACTTATACCAGTTCGGTCCACCTAATGTTACACAGACACGCTGCAGGTCTGCACTCAGTGCCGGGTAATCAGACGGATCCACATCACGGGGAAAGTAGTAGTTACTCAGTGTCTGTTCAATCGTGGTCGGATACAGAGCAGCTATCTTGTTTGCCCCTTCCTGTTGCACGATATCCAGAATCTTCACCACCGAGTCCAGATCGCCACGACCCGATGCTACACTGACGTTGTTGATCAATGCATCGTGATAGTCACTTTCATAGACATACATATCTTTAAAATTATCAAAGCCACGGGTCATACTGCTTTCAACCGCTTTACTCAGCATGGTGTTCAACACCGAGTTAATCGCAGCTACGTTCACCACTGATCCAAACCCGTCACTGTCACTTTTACTGAAGAAGTCAATCAGGCTGGAACCCATGGAGTACTTCCAGTCATCTGCAATATGGAGCTTTACAAATGACCCGTCGGTATCCGCAATAATCAACCCCTGTGCTAAGCCCCCGGTCATGGAATTGAGTTCATCAATAAACCCATTTCCAATCTGATTCTTAAGGTCCGCCATGGAATTAATGTTAAACCCCAGTCCTCGACCCGCTAACCCTAACAGCCCGTCGGTGTCAAGTTTGAACCCATCTTCGTACTTCACCAGTGCACCGAGATCCCCGATGTTATACTTGCCGCCGGTGAGGTTCTTTAACGCATTGTTGATTCCATCAATAGCGGATGACTTATAACTGGAGATAGTACCCAGAATGGTTGACTGGGTTTCACTGACTTTTGCTACCCCTGCCTGCACACCTGCCGATACTGCTTTAAATGGATTGACAACCTGGTTAGTAAGATTGGAAACCGTGGCGCCCATCGACTGACTGGCTTTTTGGAGGTTATTACTAATGTCAACCGTTTCAAAGATACTGCTGTTTTGTAAGAGCGTCATATTCATTCCAAAAAAAAATAAGAAGACAGTTACTCTACCCGAAGGTAGAGTAACATATCTGATTAGTCCATTATGAGGTTTCTCCGCGTTGCGGTCTCATGAGGATGGTCCGTTCTGATACAGTGGTGGTCTCACCAGATTCTTTCTTAAGAACGATGGTCACTTCTGCCTCAGAGATCTTCAAGATTTTCAGGCCCATGAGAAACTTATTGTAACTAAGTGTGCGTGAGCAAAACAAGGTACTCTGGATATTCCCGAGGGCCGTGGAACGTGCGCGTTTAATTTCCATCGCATCGCCAGAGTCGTCAGGGTGAATATCCCGCAGATAGTCATCTAAATAGGTTTTCCATTTTGCCTGGTTGATATCAAGCTTGTCCAGTATCTCCCTGAACTTTCTCGCCAGTGTGTCGGTGAGTTGCTCATAGGGTACATAGTTTTTATTCTTGATATATTGCGCCGGTTTCTTTCTGTCATTCATACTGTATCTCTAAGTAAAATGAAATTATGCTGACAAGATCCTCCAAGAGTAAACGCCAAACCAAGGTATCGTACATCCCTATATCAATATCTCCAAACTCAGTGAAGTCCAGTTCTTCCAGCAGTTCGATTTCAGGATTGTCTTGCAACCACACATCTACAGCGAGATAAGGTTTCAACAAATCTATGAATCGAGTCAATGTCTCCTTATTTGAATACCAATCGTTAAAGTATACCCGGTTCCGTGACATAGTAATGAACGGGGAGCGTTCCAGATCAGACTTCTTAAAGACCTTGGCTTCTACGAGCTTTACAGCCATTGCAGAGCTTTTAGTCCGTAAGCTGATGTCTTTCATCGTACCATACACAACGTCCTCTGAGAGGCTTACCAGAGGGCTATTTACGATATTGTGAAGACGCCTTATGTGGGAGTGCTCAAAGAACCCCTCATTGAATCTCTCTTTTATAACAGCGAGGTCCCGCTTTATCTCCGCCACAGTTTGCTTATCGCGAGCAACGCGACGTCGACGGAAGTAGGGGATCTTATTTAATAACTTATCTAAAAACATGTGCTACTCCGTGTCTATAAAAGATATTACCGAAATAGATTGTCACAGGTATCTACTTGGATAATATCTGTTTCAAAGTTAATGGCCGGATGAAAAGAATTGGAGAATTTATGTTTGACGAAGAAGACAGTATTCATCCGCCAGTTAATAGTAATCGTGATGAATTTAAACTGGTGCAAGAGAAAGAAAAAGATCAGCTCATCGCCGATATCCAAACTATACTCAACGGTGGGCACTCGGTTCAAAATGAAACCAGCCTGATCAACATTGTTCAAAAGCAGCGTAAGCTTCTCTTGGATATTGCCACTCAGACGTTCATTAATAAACCCAACAACCCCAAGTTATTGGATTCCATCAATACCATGCTGGGACAGATGGAGAAGTCAGTGCGTGATGACCGTAAAGAGCGTCTGAAAGATCGCGAGCTGGAAGATAACAAAGCCAACTTCGCCACCTTTGTCAGCGCCCTGAACGAAATCACGGCCGGTAAGATCGTCATGCCAACGTTCTCCAGTGCACCACTTGCGCTGGATCCGTTTGCCGATGCTAAACTCTTTGAAACCGATAACCCAGATGAGGATATCAGCGAAGAAGAGAAATTCCAGGGTCGTCAAATCCTGGACAGCAAAGAGATCGAGCAGGCCTTTAATATTGATCCGGAAACGCAAATCAATACCACCGAAGAAAGCACAGAAGAGTTCGATCCAAACAGCTGACAGCAAAACATCTCCAGAGAGCCGTGAGGCTCTCTGGAGGTTGACCTATTCCGAATAATCGAATACGGTTTTGTCACAAGGAACCCAGGTTATTTTACCGCCTTGAGTAACATTCATCTTACTGATAGTGTCGATCGGCTCTTCGCGTCTCATTTCCTCAGGAAGCTCTTTATACACAAGTAGATCGGGTACGAAGAAACGCGTGCCTGCATTCGGGCTCTGCGCGTAATTCTCCCAATACACTCGGTAGTCTTTACCCATAAGAAAGTCGTAGATAAAGACATAGTCATAAGCATGCAACACCGCTGGCGTTAAATTGTCATACGGGATGTTTACAAATGATAGAGAAATATTAAACTTAACCGCACCACGAATGTGATCGCCCAGTTCGCTTAATAACTCGTCTGACAAAATATAGGGATACGTGTTAACTGTTATGCTAAAGCCCGAAGTCGATAACATCTGACCGACCCCAAACTCCACAGTACGCACAAAAGTAAACAGCGCCCGGTTCTTCATCAGTTTCGAAGGAAAGAAGTAGCACTGGGACTCATCGGCAAAATCGTCCATGGTCCGGCGTGCGTACCGCTCTTCAAACTTGGCTTGGGTAATCCCTAGTTCAGGCTGATGAAAATAATCCCAACGACGGCGTTTATAAATCTCCGCCATGTTGCGTTCCCAGTTGAACGAGGTGTTCCCACTTTCCAACGCCACCTTGGTTAAGATTCCCCGCCGTGAATCAAACAGGGAATCCAGATTGGTGAAACAACGCAGATCAGCAGTCATGAACTCTACCTCCGTGAAGACTGTTTAGGAAGTCGAGCCTTTTCTTCTTCTGCTGTGCGCTGTGCCAGGGCAATATAGACCTCGTTGCGATGCACCGTTAAGAACAACAGCAGACGGCTTAACGGAGAAAGGTCTTTAGCTTTGTAGTTGTATCCTGATTTCAGCATGGGATCAGACGACACTTCATCAAATCCCGCACAGAACACATCCACCGCCAGTTGGGAATACGGCTGAGAATAGACCCGAAGACAGAAGGCGCTGAAGTAGTTAAACATATCGCCTTCATCACCGAGTCGTTTCACAAACTCAACGATCCCTTCACGAAACGATGTCAGTCGCATCCCCAGGATATCATCCATGGCGCATTTCCAGAATCCCGTGCTGTCTTTGTTGATCACAATCTCAACATGCAGTTCACGGGCATAGAACTCAATCAAACGTTCGACATGGGACAGAGGTTGGGCTTCAGCATTCATCAATTACGGTCTCGCAGGTTGTTATCGATATGCTGACCCAACAACAGGTAGGACGCCGTTTGAATCGACTTGACCCCAGTACCGCGCTGCAGCGCTGATTCAGTTGTGGTGGTCCCTGTTGCCAGGATATCACTTTTATAGGCACGGTATGCACCTACGTCACCACCACGGGCATCCGCCAGCTCTTTGGCAAGTGTTGGCAGACCCAATGACAGTAACACCTGAATCTCTGGGTTCGAGATCCCGCCAGCACGTGAGTCACCGGTAGGTTGACCCGTGAGGTCTTCCACGTTATAGTCGTGCTTCGAGGCACCAAACTTCTTGGCCTGGAGCTGACGCTGCTTACGGACTTCAGCAATGCCCACAATCGCTGTTTCCGGCGTCGTGTGTTCAAGGCCGGTATCCGGGTCAGTGAAAGTAACCTGCTGTTCTAACGGGATGTCAAGTTTGAGCCCTACCTTGACCATGTGGTCATAGTCAATGGTTTCTGACATATCGAAGTTGTCCACGAACATCGGAATAAATTCCATGTCGCAGACTTTGTTCCAGAAGCTGGCAAACTGGGCGTCATCTAAACGCCCAAACAGCTCCGTGTAGAGTCGGTGGTTTCCCCCACCTTTAGTGAAGTCTTTCGCTAACGCTAAGATATCACTTTCTATCTCTTTACGGTGTTTCATTTTTCCGGGTCTCGTATCCATAAATCGTGAATGGTTTCGAGAGTTCAGTGAGGCGGTTGGTCAACGCGGTGACAAAGGCATCATTCTCGTAGTTAGCAATGATGACAAACTCATTGAACTGCATCAAATGATCATCCAGTGACTTGATGAAGGCGGTTTTGTTTTTGTCATCTACTTCGATGACATCGCCAGTCATGTCGACGCCGTAACGGCCCGAAACAGAAACACCCCGCAGATTACTGTCGCCGGTGCGACGGCTCAGCCAGGCATTGAGCTTACTGAAGTACTGCATCTTATCTTTGACGGTGGGCACAAAATCTGGTTCGGCAACAACCAAAACAGAATAATCATAACTGTAATCTGACATCTCTTACTTGTCCTTGATCCAATAAGGTTTCTTACCGTTCACGACGATTTCCATCAGTTCGTAAACAGTCAATGTATGTTTCTTAATATGCTCAGGGTTGTCATGCCAGAAGTACACGGTGTTAGCCAGGACGTCGTCCCAATCTAATCCGCGCTCTTTACCCTTGCTGTAAAGCTCTGCTGGAGTGATGCGCCACTCTTCAGGGAAGTTCTCCCAGAAGGTTTGCATAAACCAGAGTTGCCACACGATTTCAATGGCGCGCTTAAGCTTAGGATCGGCTTCCGGTCCCTCGAGCATATCACGCACAGTGGTACGCATAATTGATGCATCCGGCATCAGAGAACAGGCGTGACGAATTGCTGAACCTTCCAGACCAAAATACTTGTTGTCCTTCAATGAGTCATACATCGACAGCGACTCTAAGATCCCCTCTGCCTGACCCGCTACAAACGCCAGGTCACCACCGGATGAACCCGACTTGTTACGGAACACCGTGGTGAAGTACTGAACCAGTTCCGGGTTAGAGCGGGCGTTAGAAGAGATCAATGACTCTTTACCGCGTGGATACATGATAGAGTGATCCGGCTGCTTCATTGGCGTGCCTTTGATGATCTCAATACCGATGTGTGGTAATTTCAGCATGGCTTTAGGGGCGGCCAGCTTTTTGTTGTGACGCAGGAAGGTGGAGTCCTTCTCTTTCGGCTTACCGTCCATATTGATGACGTCAGCAGATTGTGCAATCCAGTACGAACGCAGACCCACACGTGGACCCAGGATACAGGTGTCGGTCATCAGAATACGACGCAGGTTCCCGATCTCCATGTCACGGGTACGCTTCTTGCCGCCTTCATCCATCTCACCTTCATCGAACTGTTTGAACATCAAGGTATCAAACAAGATCTCAGAGATGGAGTCAAAGATGAACACGATCGGGTGCATGACCTGAATGAACTTCTGACCCTTTTCAGACCAGAATGGGGTGTTCATCCACAGCTGACGATAGGCTTCCTGATCGGCCTTGTCTTTGCTCTCACTCAGTGCCGTGATGGTTTTGTAGATTTCAATGACTTTGTTGTGCAGCGCCGTACCATCGATACCTGCTGAGTTTGGCATGTAGAAGAAACGCTTATCTTCAATGTGCTCAGCAAAGTAACCTTCGATCCCGAACAGACGGTCAACTTCTTCGGCCAGACGCGAGATATCCAGCGTGGACTCAGAGTCACCGTACAGAATGATAGCGTGCTGGAAACGATACAGAGTTGCGGCAACATCTTTTACCGTCTTACCGGTTTTTTGCGTGTTGTTTCCGCCTGCCAGGGCATTGATTGGCATTAAGCCACCGTTCTGATACCACACGCCATCACGACCTTTAATCATCGCCGTGGTGACCATATCAAAGATCGGAGAAGTGTTAAAACCAATTTGTAAGTTAGACTCGGCACCGTAGTCTTTTAAGAAATTTAATGCGCTCAGCATTGTCAAGCCCTTTTTGTTAAATGTTATGAAACGTTTCTTGTTACACACTAGTGGAGTTTGCCATAGCATGTCTACCGATATTAATACGCCTGAAACAGTTACGGGAAATGAAGCCCTAACTGTGGGTGAGAAATTAGGTTCTTTCTTTAAAGAACTGAGCGTGGGAATTGATTCCTTCAACGCTAAAACTTTCAACAAATCTATTCATAAATTAGACGGGATTGAGATCTGGAATAAACTTGGCGCGGCCAATAATTATTTCGATGTGTCTACCAAACATATCCCGACTCCAGTATTCTTTAACCCGAACAAGGTAACGTTCGCAGACTTCGTCACTTATGTGTTGGGTGCCGTCCCAATTCTGAAGTTAATCGACGGTCAAGCGGACATGGTCTACAGCGGTTTAAAGAGCCTGGCTGCTACCGGGAAGATGCCGTTTAGCATCAGCCAGCTTGACACCAGTTATCAGATCAACGAAGCCCGTGGTCGCTTTAAAGACGTGATGGAAGATACCCGCGTCTATACCCGTGCGGTCAATGAAGTCTACCCTAACTTCTCCGGCGCTTATGCCCTGATGAAACAGTTCAATGATGTCACTGACAGCCTGAAGTCACGTGATGTGGAACTGGCGGCCAAACGCGGAGATCAGGTGATCTATATCCTGAAACTGTTAAAGCCAAAGATCGACGCCAGCCAGGTAATTCTGACTCCTCGCGAAATCGAACTGGTTAACAGTACGGTACGTAATCTGATCGATAACATTAACTTTACCGGTTTGATGTTGTCTCAGCTCAGCGAGCTCACTGCAGTATTGAAGCTGCAGGTCAAAGAAGCTGTTAAATTGATGCCGTAACAAAATAAATAATTATCCCTTACCCTCCGGTTAGGAAGGGTAAGGGGTGTTATTATGCTTTAAAGACGTGCGGGGTATCCAGCAGTGACAGACGAATTGCCAGCACCCGCTCAAATCCCTGGGAGTAGTTTTCGATCAGTGGGCCGGTGATACCCTGAAGTGCTGGGGTAACCACTTTGTTATCGGCCCGACCAAACACTGCAAACGTATCCAGATCGATGGAATAAACTTCAACACCTTCTTCCAGTGGGATGTTCTCCAGCAGTTTAAAGATCTTGTCGACTTCCTGATCCAACACTTTGAAGCACGCCACGTTGTTTGGTGTTTCTTTACCGGCTGAGCTCCAGTCATCACGACCCCCAAAGGAGATGTAATTGACATTCTGATCAAAGAACGATTTCAGGAACACGTGGTTGACCAGCTTTTCCACATAACGTGTCAGGTATTCGCTGCCCGCAATACGCTTGGAGTTGAACATCACGCGCAGTGCGTCGTTCAAGTGATCCAGGTGAGCCACAATCTTTTTACCCACGTTCGGGAAGTAGGTCGCCAGATCTTCCGGCGTGATTGGGGTGCGTTCAATCACGATCTCTTTTCCGGTGGTGTTAATCGGCGGCACTTTATCAAAGCCTAACTGCAGATTCACCTCACGGCCCAGTGGACTGGTAAAGGTCATGATACCATCGAAGTCTTTGACCACGTTACCGTCAAGGGCGACCACGTTCATCTCTTCGTTGGCGAGCTTGGCAATGGTGCGAATAGAATCGGTCACTACACGCATCAAGCCCGATACACGGGATTCAGTTTCAATGAAGTCCTGAGACTCCAGCTGATAGAATCCGTCATCGCTTTCAGTACTGAACTCACGGCCTTCGAAGTCAATGGCGTGACGCACACGCACCGCATTGTCCACATCTTCTTCAGACGCTGCCATTTCCAGATAGATTTCGATCTCTGGCTCTTCACGACGACCCAGCGCCAGTTTGAACTTGTTGTAGATATCGCGCTTGATGTAGAAGTTTTTGTCGCCCAGCGATACTTTGTAACAATCCCGCCACGGCAGCTCAACTTCCGCATAATGGCTGGGATCTGCCACATTCAATTGCAACTGCTTGGCAAATAGAAACAGGTTGTAATGCGCTTCATTTTTAAAATCGATTTCGTGGATACTTAATTCTTTCATTCTCACAGGTCCCTATTATGGATTTCTTTAACTTTTCGCCAAGCGTAGAAAAGGTCGGTTCTTACTATGTGGTAACCGGTATAAATTTAAACGCACTGGAGTTAGACTTACGCAATAACTTCGGTACGTCGGTGATCTTTAACCGGATCATTGTGAAACTAAACAACCGGCGTTTTCGTATTCACCAGTTCTTCATTGTTGAGCTTGCCTGGATTCTGGATCACTTCACCACCAACAAGAATAAACGTCAGGTGGATCGCTATCGGGTCGGGATGTACAAGTATAAAGCGTTGTTTGACGAGATCAAAGCCAAGACCTGGGTCAAGTCTACCTTTGAGCAACACACCCCGTATGATGTCAACAAGGCGCTGAAAAAGTTCAACCTGACGCCGTACGCCGACCAACGTGAATTCCTGGAAGATTACGCCCGCATTAAATTCGGTTATCAACTGCGCGGTTGTTTGTTAGACGCCGAACCCGGCTCCGGTAAAACATTCACCAGCCTGGTGTGGGCAGAGATGATCTCTCCTTATAAGACTGTGATTGTAGTACCAAAACATTTGGTCAACAAACCCTGGGTTGACGAGATGACTAACAAGTACTTCAAGGTCGCTCCGAAGATCTGGACCTCGTTGGACGGCACTGATCCCCTGAAACACACTGATGCAGACTATTTCATTATCTACAAAGAAAACCTGCGCAGTGGTGAGTACGATACCCTGCTCACTACCATCTCTAAGAATGGCAAAGAGCCAGTGAAGATCATTGTGGATGAATCGCATAACTACAATGAATTCAAATCTCAGCAGTCACGAGGTTTGATGGAGTTAGGTTCGCATCCGTGTGTATCTGACGTACTCTTTATGTCAGGAACGCCAATCAAGGCACAGGGTCGGGAAACGTTTGTGCTCTTTAATGTCATCGACAAGTTCTTTGATAAATATGTTCACGATGACTTTAACAAGATGTACGGCCGTGACAACGCCTTCTTAAATGAGATGTTGGCGCACCGACTGGGACGTATCAAATACACCATCTCCAAAGTCACCGGCATGGGTCGTCCGCCTGAACCGATCATTGTACCGGTGAAGTTCGATGGGGCGGAGAAGTACACCTTAAACTCCATCCGCGCCATGATGATGGACTTTATCTCGGAGCGCGTGGATTACTACCAGAAAGTCATGCCGCAGTACCTGGATGACTGGAACGCGTATGTGAACCAATACCGGATGTGGATTCGCGGGGATGCACTGGAAGAAGCCCAGCTTCAACAGTATGTGGATACGGTAGAGTACTTTCGTAAACACGGGTTCAATAACTTTACCGATGCCGATAAATCAAAGTTCTGCCACACAGTGGAAGCCAAGATTGAAAATGAGTTACGAGGTGATGATCTCAAACACTTCCGTAACATCAAGTCAGCGGTGAAGTACCTGAGCTTGAAGATCCGTGGAGAAGCTCTGGGACGCGTTCTGTCGCGTGCAAGGATGGAAGCCGTACGTGACATCATTATGCATGCTAATCTGCCGGCTATGATCAACGCAGTGGCTAAGAAGACGGTGATCTATACCTCTTACATCGAGGTGATCAAAGAACTCACGGCATACTTCGATGAGCTGAATATCAAGAGTGGTTATGTCCACGGCGAGAACAGCAAAGACATCGACAAGGTCGTGGATGAGTTTGCCAAAGATAAAAACTTTAACCCACTGATTACCACCTACAACACCCTGCGTGAAGGGTACCCGTTGTTGATGGCAAACCAGTTGATCTTGATGAACTCTCCGTTCCGTTCTTATGAACTGAAACAGACCATCGCCCGTATCTTCCGTGATGGACAAGATATGGAATGTTTCGTTTATCTGATCGATCTGGATACGGGTAACGAAGAGAACATCACCTCTCGCTCTATCGACATTATGGAGTGGAGTAAAGAGCAGGTTGATGTGTTACTGGGTGGTGGTAAACTTCCAACCGCAGTGAAAGGATTTGCGTTGGCAGCGAAAGGAAATTGGTGGGATATGATTACGGGTAACGAAGGGTTTGTGCAACCTGAGTTTGCAGCCCATGAACATACCGACCATCAAGTTCAGTTCAAACATGCAACCGCAAATGACCTTTTCTAATTGATTCCTGCCTGCCGAAAGGTGGGTAGGATCTTTTGTTATTTACTCTTCATTTACTTAAGGATACCACCGGTATGAGCTTTTCTGACATTGAACATTTTGGCACCATGATTGCAGGTTGTGAGGCACTGCGTTTAGGGGATCGTCGCTCTGCGGATGCGCGTTATGCACATTCAGTATTAAAACTGCACGAAGTGGATATGGGTGCAGTGGCTGGTAATGAAAGCTTTATGAAAGCGATTACCAATGCCGGCAATCGTCTCTATGAGATGATCAAGAACTTCATCAAAAGCATCAAAGACTTTTTCTTTGGCTCCAAAGGGTCGAAGCAAGAAGTTGCGGTGAAGAAAGCCGAAGAAGGTATCAAAGACAGCGCCAAAGAGATCAAGGCCGCGGTCAGTAAGTCCGGCGGTGACGGCATGGGAAATTCTGACCTGGCTGAAGGTATCCGTAAAGCCCGCAACTCAGCAGAGTCACTGAGCGCGGTGTTATCCGGTGAAGGCGTGCTGGTGAGTTTTGACAGTATTCTTGAGAACAACCATTTCGAGATGGGCGATAACTTTGATCTGATTAATTCATCTCACGAACTCATGATTGGCATGTCACCTAAAAACTACCGACTGGATGACATTAAAAAGGACATTCGCGACTTCCTGGATTCGATGAAGAAAGCAGGCGGTATGGACAACTCATCTGCAAACTCAGTGATTCTCGCCAGCGCGGCTAACGGTGAACTGGGTGCAGCGAAATTGGGTGGTATCTACCGCAATGCCCGTCTGGGTCTGGGACAAGTCAACAAAGACTTAGAAAGTGCCAACGAGAAATTTAAACGCTATGAAGCAGCAGAGAACGAAAAAGGCGTTGAGCTCGCGCGCAAACTGCTGCTGGTACTCGGCAAAATCGGCACCCGTCTTACCAATCTCATCCGCCTCTGCTTAAAGGTCCTGGGTGAGATCGATAAAAAGATGAACTCAATCATGGCCAGTCTGGAACTGGAAACCAACACCGCCAAAGCCAATGAGCTTATGGAAGCCTTTGAAGCTACCCGTCATTTCGGCATGTAACATTCTCCTCTATACCCCTAACAGGTATAGAGGATTATTTGTTATCTCCTCTCTTATAAAGGTTTATTATGGAACGTTCTTTTGCAAGTTTAGCAGGCTTCGAACACGAAGCAGAATTACTCGCTGGTTATGATGATCTGCTCGCCCACCGGGATGAAAAGAAAGAAAAAACGCCTGAGGCAGTTTATACTGAAACGGTGTTGAAGTTAGAAGCCGGGACTTATGGCATCGTGGATGGACAGGAAGGCTTCCTGGAGAACATCAAGCGTGGTGCCACTAAAGTTTACGAGTGGATTAAGTCTGTGATTAAAGCCATCCGAGATTGGTTGTTCGGTGCTAAAAAGAAAGACTACGACGCTGCTGCTAAGAACTTAAAAGATCTGGATGCCAATACCGATATTAAAAAGCTCGGTAAAGACGGTATCGCTGGACTCGCCTCTGAATATAAGGAATTGGCGGCGAACTTGAATAGAATCACCAGTAGCGATAAAATAGTTATTGATGATAATATCAAGAAGACACTTGCCGAACCTGAGTTCACTGCCAAACTCTCTAACAAGCGCACCGAGATGATCGAACAGATCACTAATCGCGCTAAGCGTCAACTGGATATGATTGGTAACGCCATTACCGAGATTACCCGAGTTGACCCAACGGGTGAGGCCCTGAAAAAATTAGGCATTGGCGGTAGCGGATGGGGTAAGTTTAATAGTGGTGCCGATCTTCAAGATGAGCTGGATAAAGTTACCCGAAGCTTGGATCGTACCAACGAGAAGCAATTTTCAAGTGTAATAAAGGAAATTGTTCAAATCACTGACGACGTCTATTCAGCGATGGTTGAAGGAACTTCCACGCTTCAAAAATTAAATGAAGCTGCCAAAGGTCATGAGGGAGAAGAGCGGGCAATGACCCGTGCTGCAAACGTACTAAAACATTTTGGTACCGTTTCTAACGCATTGCGTAATCTGGTTATCACCATTGATTCACAGATTGAGAAAACCCTTAAATCAGATGAAAGTGATCTTGTTAAAGAAGCGCTGCGAGAAGCTAAAAATGAAGTGTCTCCTGCCGCTGCAGATTACATCAACATCATGACTAATGCAATGTAAATAAGAAATAAACAACCTTACAACCCTCTACTCCCGTGAAGGAGTAGAGGGCCTGAGTAAAGTAAAGAAATTACTGCTATTTGCCTAATTCTTTTAGGCTATATACACGCAGGTTTGCGATACTGTTTGAATGGATGTAATCGAAATCAGGTGTGCTGACAATGGTGCAATACGACACGCCTGCGGGATCGTTGAAGTCCAAAGCTAAGAACACTTTGATCTCTTCCACTTTCTCAACGATTAAACTGTTCATCGAGTTACGCTCTGGCGTATCATACTTGATTGACAAGTTGATCTTAACCGGCGCAACGCAACCTGGTGCATTAATTTTAATGGGTACTGTTAAGGTGTTATTGGTGAAGTCTGGATGCAACTTCCACTTGCCCTTGGGATCTTTCACAAAGAACGTGTCGGTGATATCCACAAACTGGTTCTGTTTGAACCAACCGTTTTCGTCACGCTTTAAGAAGAAGCGGTGGATATAATCCAGACGAATGTGTGCATCACGAATACGGTAGCTTAATCCTGGCGGATCAATGAACTCAACCAGGGCTGCATCTTCGGTGTTCCCTACCGTCATCGGTGCAATCAGATCTTTCTTGTTAAAGACACCGGGAATGGTATCAATGACACGAGCAATCTCTTTGCTTTTGATAAAGTTCAAGTTACCCGCTGACATGATGTTATACGGGTTAGGCTTGTTCCGACGACAGAAGTCAAACAACTTATCCAATACCGGAATAGGTTGCTTGGTATAGAGGGTGGAGTAGTAGACATCCGGGGTGGCTTTCCCGTAGTAGTTCTTATCCGGGTCAACCCGACCAAAGGTGTATTTCCGATACCCTTGTTCATCAACCTGTTCAAACTCGCTCTTGTCCCCGGTGTTGAAATACCAACGGGTCGCAGTCACCAGTTTGTTGAAGCCGACTTCGGGATCTTTATACGCTTTGAGGTCCATCTTGTCCAGCTTGATCGCATCAGAGGTCGGTAACTCAGAAAGAGCACCGGCTAACTCCAATTGCTTGTGGGCAACTTTGGGACCTTCGCCGCCTTTGGCGTAGTACTCGATATCAATGACGATATCTTTTTTGTGTGCCTCGAAGATGGCGTGCACACGTTGAAATAACTCTGCATCCAAGCTGTCGGGGTGACGACCGGCCAATACCATTTTGTGTCCTTTGACACAGTTGGTAATCACCAGCAATTTGTCGCCGTCGACTTTGTTTCCAATCCACTCATTCATAATGAGTTCGAGCTGTAGCAGAAACGCGGCCGTTTCGTTAGCCTGATTCAAGACGCGACCGTTGTAGATATCGACCATATCCACTGGGATACTTTGATAGTTCCCGTTCACGAAATAACCGTAAACGGACGGTACGTCTTTATTCAGCTTCCGTTTGCTTTCCTTGGTTCGATCATAGGAATATCCATGACCACCGGCAAGGCCCACGTTTTTCTCTTTAACGAATGAGCTGACAATATAGTAAACAATGTTCATCTGGTATACCTGACGTTTTTGTTATGTAACATCCTATTCACGTCCTTGTGTTATTTTATTTCTTCTTCCGAGTGAGCTTGTCATTCAGCTCTTTGTTCTCAAGTTTAAGTGCGGCATTAGCTTCCAACAGATCATGAATATCTGATTCCATCTCTTTCAGCTTTCCATTTTTCTTTTGGATCTCGCCATACTGGTCGGTGTTGATACGAAATAGCTGGTTCATGTTTTCCTGTTGTGTGCCCATGAAGGTATCGATCTTCTCCACAGAACGTTCCAGGTCATTCATGTACCAACCGGTGACGATATATTTAGCTGTCATCGTCGCACCCATAATCGCCATCATGAGGGCAAACAGAAGTACCTTTTTCAGGAGGTGTTCTTGTTTTTCTTCGTAGGTGGTACCTTTGGATACGCGAATAAGATAGCTAATGATCCTGCTGGTTAATTCCCTAAGAAAAATGTTCATTGCTGCGCTTCCACCAAATTAATTGTGTATTATAGCTAAAGGTTAATCTATGTCAAACCCTTCAAACCTCTATAGTTGCTTTGCTGAAATTCATGATCTGATTATCAACGGATCAACATCGCCGCTGGGTGAATTAACAAATAAGACGCGGGCTTACGCCAAAGAGCCAGACTTTTATACTCAGCCTGGTTCCTCCGTGGATTTATATTCCTTCCGTGGTATTTCGGCGACCTCTAAATACGAGAAGATTCCCGACGCGTTTATTAAACCCGTTGTTGATATGATCAGTTGGTTATATTCTCAGGCCACTGGCAACAAGATCACCAATTCCACCCAGGCATGTCTGCAGATGCTTAAAGCCACCTACAGTACAAACTGGACGTGGAAGGATGTCGGTGTGATGGTCACCAACAATGCGATCTGGATGCCCTCCAGCATCAGCTTTACTCTTAAAGTGGGTGATGAAACAAGCGACTTTAAAATTTGGTTTGCTAATGAGTATTTTGCGGTGGAATTTCCGTACCGTGAAATCTACGTCATTCACCCTGTGCCGATTACCAACATCGATGCCCTGGTGGACCAAAACTTCAAACAGGTGCGTTCCCTGATCCAAGCGGAAACCCCGTCGAAGATTGAAGCGCGTGTTGCTAAACTGCTGGGTGAGGATCATCCGCCATACAGCGCACGTATGGTGTACAGCTTTGACATTTACGATCTCATCAACGCCCCGAACAAGAATACCGGGGATTGGACAGTGATCTACTATGGTAACCCCAACGATGCTGAAGAGGAAACCTACGAGCAGATCAAGCAATGTATCCTTTCTAACTCCAAACACACGGAAGCAGAATGGGCTGACATTATCCCTGACCTGTTTAATCCGTTGGAGTTTGCCATTGTACCTTACTGGCATAAAGTAGGGATTCCCAACGAAACTGTGCTGGGTTCTACCCTCAGTCCGATCTTCACGTATGAAGACGGTCTTGAACTCCCAGGTAAGTATGCCGCCCTCTGGGATGGCAATGAGATCATAAAATCGTTACAGCAGTTGCCGACCTTGTATAAGTCAGCGTCGCTGGCGTTTGTGGGTAAACCAACTAACCACAATAACCTCACGCACATCTCTCAAATCTTCCCGGATTACCAGTTGATTCCGTCAACCGATTCGCAGGCAGGGATGATGACTCGACTGACCTCTACCTTCATTAAAGACCTGGAAGGGATGTTGGCTGCCGGGGAAATTGCGACACCTGATGGGATGCCACCTACAGGGATTCAACGTGTGATGAAGAACGGCATGCTCTACATTACTCGCCGGACTGCCAATGTGAAGTTGACCATGATCACCCGTTACCAGTTTGTTAAAGATGGAGTCATCACTGAATGAGTGCAAACGTTATCGTCGCACCCAACACCCAGGGGATGTTTGAAGCCGAAGCCCCGTTTGATAAGGTTGTAGATTCCAGCGCCTATTACACGGTGCAGTCTCTGCGCTCACCGGCTGAGATGTTGGCCAACAAACTGGATCTGTTTAAACTGGTGTGGGAACCAACCGGTGCCACTGAGCTTGACTATCAACAACAGTTGGCTGCACTGACTGCTGCGTCCGGAATGTTCATGGTGTTGTCAGCCAAGAACAAACCGCTAGTCTATCTACCAAGTACGTTTGTGAAGTCCTACCCGTTGGTTGATGGGGTACTCTATGAACACATGTGTGTGATCTTAGATTGCGGTGTGGTACCGGGAACTTTTAAAGATGTGCTGAACTCAGGGCTCGATCACTGCGTCAACTATCTCAAAGATAACTACGGTATGGAGAACCCCACGGCAACAATTGGGACAATTCAAACCCGTGCGTATGTGTCTAAAGAGCAAGCGGCTGCCTGGGAGAACACACGCCAACAGCGGATCAAAGGCAATCCTTCTGATCTGGTGCGTGCGAACAAGGCAGAAGCCATGGTCTTGAGTCAGGCGAAGTACATCGAAGAACTGCAGGAGGCATTAAAGAAAGCAGCTACCGATAAAACAACGCCAACACCTTCGACGTAACAAAAAAAATAAGATTACCTCTACTCTCCCAATTACGGGAGAGTAGAGTATCTTTGCTGGTTACATTAATGTTTTCGGTGTGAGTTGTTCTAAACAGATATCCCGGAAAATTACTTTGGTCCCCTTAATTAAATTCCAGGCACCGTGCAGGGAAGTATAAATACAGATTCCCCGTCCCATGTCATACCGTTCATACAACCCACAACTGATTCCACTTAATGCTTTAAATACGGCTTTGCGTGCTTTATTCTTGAGGCTCAGGATAGTAAAGAAATGTTTGGATAGCATCGCCTTCTTCATGAACATAAGAAAATTAGCAAAATCATTTTCACTGGGATTCATCACCCCGATTGCCGTCCATTCTACAAACAACGCCAGTTCAAACGCATTGGTGTTATTTGGAGCGCAGTAATACATATTCAATCCGCGCTGATCAGCCGACATAAAGACTGCTGATGATTTAAAGATAAATACTGCTAGGCCTTTGCACCCTCTGGTATCCACGAACGGGGTTTGCTCAGGCTGTACTGTGTGTGACAGTAGAGTTAATGGTCCGTGTTCCGTTGTTGATAAAACGCTGTAAAAACAATCTTTCTGAATATCCAATAATTGGATAGAGTTACTGATGGCGTGGTTAGCCAATAACGTACCTTGATAAGTGTACATTAGCTTGATTCCGAGTAAGTTGTTTGTATTAGAGTTGGTTAGCAAACACCCGCTGGAGACCTTTGACTTTCTTGGTTTCCCGAACGTTCGCTGCCGCTACTACTGACGCTTGGCTGGCCAGACGCGCACGACGTTGATAATCGATCTCTTTGGCTGTGGTCATGTGACGATCCGCCGCAGTAACAAATGACCGGTCATCTTTATCAATGCTCCAGTAGACCCGTGCACTAATCTGCATGGTGTGGACCCGCTGAAGATCAGAGACTTTGTCCTGACTGAAATAGACACCCAGACCCAGACTCGCTTCTTCACCCAGATGGTTATAAAGAGCAGTTGCTGCGCTTTCGCCTTCAATCATTCCCAGATGGTAATCGGTTTTGATCTTCGCGATCTTATCCAGGTCGACGACGTCGGAAATATCCACCGCTTTGATAAACCCTTTCTCCCGGTTCTTACGCAGACCAAGTTCCGGTACAAAGCCACTGACGTGTAACATTACCGGTGAGCGTTCGATAATAGAGACATCGCCATCCAGGGTGTGTTTGATACGCCAGCCCAGGCACAGACGAATCTGGATGAATTCCTTGGGATCGTACAGGTGATGCACCTTGTCCGGGATCATCTTGTACAGGTTGCTTTTAAAACGGTTCAGCACTTCATTCAGCTGATGAATGTAGTCGGCTGGATGCTCAACAGTGTTGCATTGATTCAGGGAAATCTTCAGTGCCCCAATGAGAGTATTGATCATAATAGTGAATCCTTGACGTTACGTGAAAACAGTGTGTAGTGACTAAGCTTTATGATTTGCTTTTTGTCTTTATAGAGAGACAGGGATTCGCGTGAGATATAGAACGCTAACCCATTGTCTTCTCCGCCGATATGACCGCGTACAACATCCGGTAATATTGATCGTACTACCATGATTGCCGCATTGCGAGAACGGTTACTGAGACGATCAGTATCGAAGCCCAGCAATTTAGCAAACACGATATGAGACAGTTCCCGAATACGGGTCGTTGCTGGCATGTCGTGTAGCTTCACAACCAGCGCTTTGCCTTTTCGATTTCCTTTGAAGTGAGGAAAAACTATTAGCAACGCATCTGTTTTGTTGTGATATTTAACTAGGGTTATATCTTCAGATAAGGTCACAATAATCGGACTGGCATCGGGTAATAGATCAACTGGACTCCACCCGCCTGCCTCTGCATTTTCAGGTTCATCCAAGCTGACCGCAGATCCTTGTTTGATATAGAGTTTCATTACTTCACCGTGACGTTTACAAAGCTGATTTGATGGTTGCGCAAAGAACAGTTAATGACAAAGTTATCCTGTACCCCAGCAAGGGTAAGGTTCTCACGAATAATCTTGGAGACATTGGCAGAGATCGTAGCATCATCCAGCATTGACTCCATCATCACCGCGTCATCCATTAACTCGTTGGTGTTACGGATGGCATGCTCGATCAACGCCGTAACCGGTTCGAACTCATACACATCTTCCTCATCAAACAAATCAACCGAGGTACGCGAATGCTGTTCAGGGTTACTGCGACTGATAATGTGCATGGTGAGGTTGACGCTGGGTTTAGATTCAGTGTCAGTGAAAACCGTATGAGATAATGAAACGGTAACACCGAATCCCGGACCCGCTTTATCTTCAGCGTCCATACGCTGCATCATCAGGGCTTCAACGATATCGTTGTAATACTGAAAGTCACTCTCGCCGCTTCTGTGTACACGAAACATGGTTAATCCTCTAAAGTAATATGTGGGGTATACACTAGAATAATGTCGGCATAAAAAATTATGCACATAACAAAAACCTAAGACGGGTTTCCCCGCCTTAGGTTATGTTGCTTTTAGATCAACTTACTTCTTTTTGGTATTGCTACCAGAGATTGGCTTGTCGGTGCTTTCGACATTATCAGGAGTCGGGGTAGCGTTGTCGGTCACTGCCGTATCGCTGCTAGCCTGCTCGTTGAAATCAGCTTCGTTCTGCTGAGCCGTCTCCAGGTTTTCCTGCGCCGTATCGGCAGGGTTTTTCACTGCATCAGCACTGTTGCTACCTGTGCCGTCTGACTGACCCGGTTGGGATGGTGATTTGATCTCAGTTTGAGTACTGCCTGGCTGAGCCTGGTCGCCTTCGTTAGAATTGGCCTGGGCTTGCTTCTGCATCTCTTCAGAGTTCATAACTTCTCCTTGCTGGGTTTGTTTTGGCTTAGCAGTGTAAGCCAGTAAGAACCGACCCGCCACCACAGGGTGGTCGATGTCGATGTGTCCCACGGCATGATTAGTCTCGTTCGGCGTTCCGTAGAAGGTCGGAACGAAACAATCCGCAGGGAACTCATAACCAGTGAGTTTGAGTGCTTCAAACGCATTGGTGTTTTCTTCGATGACCAGATACAGTTGTTTGTTGCTGTTCACAAACAGCAGTACCGGGGTCGTTGCCAGGTTCAGTGCGTCCAGCGAAGCACCGCCCTGTTGTTTCTCAGCGGCCAGACCTGCCAGTGTACCGGTATTGAATACCATACGGTAGGTCCACTTACGGCCTGCACAGGTCATCACCACGGAATATTTACCGGTGGCATCGTCACGGATAAACGGACCCATCGCGACTTCAGATTCAGAGAGATCCTGATATTTAACGCGCGCAGCATTAATCGCTTTTGGATCTTTGGTTTTGTCAGCCGCAGCCAGCTGTGCTTTAGCAATCAGATTGATCAGATACTGATTGATAGTTGGTGTTTTAACCATGGTTATTTTATTTCCATTAAAATGAAAAGAATAAACTTTCTCGGCCGAGAAAATTATCAGTGTTTACATAAAATGCTTAAACGAAAAAAAAAGAGAAGAAATAAAGGTACCTCCGCATGGAGGTACCTGATTGGCTTAATCTTCTTCAACCAGATTGCCAGGGAAATAGTCAGCAGTGATACGACCGCCCAGCATACCTGCGTACGCTGTGACACCCGCAGCAGCAGCTGCAACACCGGCAGTTTGTGGAGCAGCTTCCAGGTATGGTTTAGCCAAGACGATGGCTGCACCCGATACCACAGCAGCAACCGCAGCAGAGGTTTTAGAACCGGTTGGAGAAACCAGTTCCAGACCTACTGCTACTGCTGCACCCAGGCAGGCACCGATCAGGTTCTGGTTGTCTTTCAGCATGTTGCCTGTTTTCACGTGCATCAGGCGCGCTTCTTTCAGAACCTGTTTGATCAGCTCATCTGCAGAACCTGCTTCAATAACAGCAGCACCGGAGCGCGCAGCCTGAGCAATGTCCTGCAGCTTATCGCCAGCCTGATCGAGTTCACGATCCAGGATATCCAGATCTTCAGCAGCGGTGTTGGTGTTTGCAGTTGCGTTTACGTCAGTCATGATTTATTCCTTAAAAGTAAAGTGGGGGAGAACATTTATTGTTCTATACACTTTAATGATATAGGTCTGAATCTGAATGTAACTGAATACTAACCGCGTACCAACCCTGCTTTAAAGTGCCGGCGACATACCGAGACGTAACTGTCGTTGCCCCCGACTTTGATCTGATCTCCCTCGCGTACCACATCCCCGGTTTCATCCAGTCGAAGTACCATATAGGCTTTGCTACCACACCAACAGATCGTTCTGACTTCCACCACCCGATCAGCCACAGCAAACAACGCCGCAGTGCCGCTAAACAGGTTACCTTGAAAGTCACTGCACAGTCCGTAACACATCACCGGAATATGAAGTTCGTCGACCACGTTAGTGAGCTGCCAGACCTGCTCGCGTGACATAAACTGACATTCATCAATAAAGATGCACTTAGGCATAGTCCCCAGTGTGTCGATCAGCTTCACCACCAACGCATACACATCTTCCTCTGGTCCAAACAACGTACATGGGGTTTCATTACCTGTACGTGACCGTACCACTGATTCCGCTTCCCGCGTATCAATGGCCGGCTTTAAGACCAGGGTTTTCATGCCGCGTTCAATATAGTTGTAGTTCGCATTGAGCAGGTTTGCAGATTTTCCAGCATTCATCGTGCTGTAGTGAAAATGTATCGAAGCCATAAGGTATCCAATTAACGGTATAAGGAATAAAGCAATTGTGCCGGCAGCCCAATCATCAAGATATAGTTTAAAAACCACTTGTCTAAAAGATCGCCTTTAAATTCAAAAATTATTTCAAACAGTCGTACAACCAACATGCCCAGTGTAAAGTAGGCAAAGATACCGTAATTAATAATGAGTGCAAGTGTAACAATCATTACAACAAAGATTAACGCATATAAATTCTCTTGAGAGAACAACTTCTTTCTCCCACCGTCCTTTACCGCACATAACCTCTTCATTGACATCACACACCTCCAGCGGGAGGATTACTACCGATTATCAGCTGCATGCTGCGCCTCGATAAAAACACCGTTAAACACGTGAATCGAGATCAGGGCTGACTTCCTTTGCATGATTGTTCTCAGATTCCTTTCTCCCCGGTTTGCTACAAAAAAAAATAATTAAAGAAAGACACTGACCCAGGGAAATCCCTGAGCCAGTACCTGGTTACGTAGTTAGTATCTCCGATTAGAACGACCCATGATATTGTTGGTTTTACCCAGAGTCTTCGCGGTTGCCCACGCGCCCTCAAGTGCAATCATGGTAGCAGCAGCATTATCAAATACAGCAGTCGGCTTATCAGAAACATCACCTGTAACCAAATCGATATACTTCCCGAAATCCTCGTCATCGCGTTCGATGTCGGTCAGGTGTGTATATTGATAGGTCAACAGTTCGGCAAGATCTTGGCGCAACTGTTCGAGTCCCTCATCAGATTGTTTTGGCTGAGCGAGAATGAACTTAGATGCTTCCATATAGCCGTAGCCAATGCCAGGCAGCACACCGTATTGCAGACCGGTACGCGCTGCTTTCATTACATCTTCGTAACGATAGTAACGCTCCATGGTATCTGACTCGGTGACGCCAGTGACTTTGATGGTCACGTTGTTGGCACGCAGACAGGAGATGCGGGTGAACAGGGCATTACCGATTGGGGTACCACGCTCAACCACTGACAGCTCATTATAACGAACATCCAGATCTTCCAGGATCTTGTCTGCTGCTTCTTTTACCGAAGGCTGTTCGCCGTTGATGAAGAGGCCGCGTGCATGGATAATGAAATCGGCAGTGTTAGTGCAGACGTCACTGTCCTGAATTGCCCGCAGGTTATAGCAGACCGTACCGCCCAGCAGCGCTGCCTGATCGGCAACCACAGCAGAACCCAGACGACCAGAGACACCCATGGTGACCGCAATCAGTTTAGGAACACGGGTGGTGAAGTTCGCATTATAGTGCTTGATCACCTGCAGAGCATTCTGATCAAAGTTACGGGCAAACAACAGTACCGGACGATCACTACCGGATACCATGACATCAATGCTTTCTTGTGTCAGAGTGTTCACGGTTTCATCCACAAACACCAGACGCGCAATACCGGCGCCGACACTCAGACCTTTTTGACCGGCGGTGCTGTTCATCTGGTCATCAGCGAACTTACTGTCAAACACAATGTCAGACGTTTCTTCGACACCATCTTCTTTCAAAGAGGGAACGCGGACCAAACGGATATTGGGTTTGTCATAGGTCTGATAGATCGTCAACACTTTCTTCACGATCTCTTCTTCGTAGTTCGACGAGGTCATCAGCATGCTGCGAAACTCAGGTGAGTCCACTTTACACTCGATGATCTGTTTGCCCAGGAAGTCGCGCACATCGCGAATCAGTCCATCCAGATAACGCAGGTTCTTAAACGTCATCGCGTCTTTGAACTTGTTGTACAGGTGATAGGTTTGGAACACCGTGGTGGTGGTGCCGTCACCGACTTCGTTATCAGTTAAGATCGCCGGCTCGGTAATGATCGCCGAGATCAGGTTTTTACGGGCTTCGTTGAAGTCCAGGGCTTTGGCCACTGAGACGCCATCTTTGGTAACTTTGGGTTGGTTGGTTTGGTTGATTACCACATACCGACCATTTGGACCCATGGTAGAACAAACTGATTCAAACGCATCCTGCATGACTGCATCAACGATCTCACGGGTTTCGTTTTTGTTGGTGAAAGTTTGCTCGGCTAATACTGACATAAAGTAATCCTTCTGTTCTCTAAGTGATAGCGTGGGGGCGCTTGTTTAAATTTCAATTTCCATGCGGCTAGCAAAATCCACAGGACGCCGATGGAAGAGCTGTCCTGTTTCAATGTCCTGATACACCACTACGTCGGTCCATTCGTTGCCTGAGGGTAGGCTGACGGCTGTAGGGTCACGTTGGTACACCAATATTCCACGGGGGCCGAGATGTACATTAACGTTCTCCTTGCGACTTTGTCCTGCACCGATACTCAAACCCAACGCTTTGAAATAGCTGGGAATGCTGGTTGGAAATTCAGGCTTGGCGGTACCAAGTAATCTGTATTTCCCGCCTTTGCCGATACAGGTGTAAGTTGCCAGAGATTTTGTCATGCAGTCGTCTTCCTCGCCAACCACACATAAAACAGCGGCCAGCCCAGGATTAAACCCAGTGTGATGCGGAAATAGGTCAGTCGCGCCTGCAGTGTTTTACGCTTGCTCAGACCTTCGCCAAATACCCACATGAATTTCATCCACGTAAAGGTACCTGAAGATAACCACATCAAAATGAATATTGCTGCAACAACCGAGAGGTATGTCATATATTATTATTCTACCGTTGGAAGAGTTTTTAGATCAGCTCGAGTGTGTAGTCCAACATCGATCTGTTTGAGACCGTCACGTGTTTTGATCAAGAATTGACCCACGTCGGTTTCCTTGATGATCAGTCCATCGATCCATCCATTTTCGCCAATATCCAGGAGTTGATATCCATAAAGGATGATATCGTCTCCGTCATACTTCTTGAACTCTTTCTTTGAGAGTCCTACTCGTTCACGACAACGATCATTGACAAAATTGATCGCCTCCTGACAATATTTTATTTTGTTTTCTAAAATTTCCTGGCGTTCCTCAAAACTGAACGTTGCACCGTGCATAGTAAAGACAGAACTCGGGTACGTCAGATTCAGAGCGTCGTTTATAAGTGGTAACGTTACTGCAGCCGATGCATTAAACAACTGAGAAATATAAGTCGCCTTAATGTTCTTGGTTTCCAGTAACTCAGCAAACATATTGGCAGTGTGAACACTGCCACCGGGGGAGGTCATCCAAATCATAAGGTGCGAGCCAAAAGGCATCTTCCTGATTTCATTGAAAAGATCTTCCATCTCATGCGCGATAATCTTACTTCGCAAAAAGAGCTGATAGAGGCCCGGTTTTTCTTTTTCTGTTTCAGCGGCAGCGGAATCCACAACTGCGGCTTGTTGTTCTTCAAGTGACATATCCAGGGATCCTTATAAAGAAACTTATCGGTTATACACCTAGATAATATCGGTTTGATTTATTTTTAAAGAGCTAAATTACTGGTACCACATTTGATGAGGAATATCCTGAAACATTACAGCGCGCATCATTATAAATACCGATATAACGATCGCTGCACAGATTGCGTAATACGTTAAAGAACGCATCCAGGTAAAGCGAGCGGTAATGATTTCCACGAAGGGTGATGCAGTGACCATGATGAACACAACAAACATTAACGTCCAGAACAAGAACGCCCGGTAGTCCCCGATCAATGCAAGTACAATCCCGCCTGCAATAATAGAACACGCCCAGTCATTACCTTTCACCCACTTCATACGGGTGATGAGCAATAACCTCAACAATACACCCAATGACAACCAAAAGAAAAACGCCAGTGCCTCTAAACCAAATCCTACTGCGGTATCAAACACTGCACCAATATTCATGTTCTCTTCCTAAATAAGGGAGGGGATTACTCCCCTCAATGTTTACTTACGACGGTTACGCTTGTTGCCTTTCACCAGTGACTTATAAGATACTGGTTTAGGTTCAGTAACAACAGCAAGCCGAGGTGCCTTGTAAGAATCCACGTCATCACTGTGAACCAGCACGCCATTGATATTGAAGAACTTGCTACCCAGACGAATGTCTTCACCGGGCACTTTCACAAAGCCGTACTGACCGGCCAAAACAATCACCTGGGGCTCAGAGCGTACCGCCCAGAACGGTGCCATGTTGGGAACTTTGGCAGCCAGAGTAGGTTCAAGATTAAACTGCATCGGGAACTCCTGGTAAGACGTATTCGGCGACAAAACCTTCGGCAGGTTTCAGACCGTAACTGATTTTGATGATGTCTGAATCAAGCATGGCTACCGCCTCGGTGGTGGTATCCCACACTTCAAACACCGGCTTCAGTGTGCTCAGCGCATCACGGTACACCAAACGCCATTTGTCAAGGTTCAAATCAACAAAAGTATCTGCAGCAAATTGGCCCTCAAACGTGGTGAGATAGATTCTTGAGGTCCACTCCATGAACGCCTCATAAATCTTGGCTCCACCGATAACCATGACTTCACCACCTTTGTGGAATGACCCCAGGTTGGTTGAGAGAAACTCCTTCACCAACGACGGACTTTTACAGATCTTGATCACCGGTGCTTTGGACGCAGGCTCTTTGGTGTCGTAGAACGCCGACATCACACGCTCAACGTCTACCGTGACTTCAGCACTGTGCTTCTCAGTGATCACGATGTTGATACGACCCGGCAGCGGTTTACGACCAATGCTGACCCAGGTGTTGTAACCCATGATGATGATCTTGCCCGCAGTGTGTTGACGGAACCAGGCCATGTCATCCTTGTTGTCCACAATGCCTTTCCACGGCAGGCTATTCGCCAGACCAATACCACCACGTTCGTCACGCGCCAGAATCAGGGAATAATGAATCGGGGAGACATAAGAAAGACCAACTTTAAAATAATCCATACTGCTCTCCTAAATGGTTTTGGCCATGTATACCTGTGTGCAGGAATATTGCATGGCATCGTAAAAACGTTTGGCATTAGTGTTACCACCCAGCACTGCTAGGCGAACTAAATCACAGCCCATCTTTTTGGCAACATCTTCCGCATCGTGAACCAACGCTTTGCCATAACCTTTACGTCGATACTTGGACACGATATGCAGGAACCCCAACAACCCGATCATCTCATTCCCATTTTGCACCGGCCGCAGCATAATGGTTCCGATCACATCCTGAGTGGGTTTATGTTGGAGCACTAAGAGGTAATTGCCCTCGGTTACAAATTCAACCAGAGTGTTCTTGTTCCCGATGGCTTCTTCGACCTGGAAGTTAAATGCCCGCATCGGGTGTTCATAATCCACCAGGGCATTCATGGTTTCCAGGATCGCACTCTCCCACTCCGGGATTAGCCCTTTCTTGACGTCTTCATGACTCAAGATCCACAGCTCGGTGTTGCGTTTCATGTTCAGGCTGTCCTGTTTGACTTAACTGGTAAAGATGCATTTCCAGCGCTTCGATGCTACGGAATTTACGCTGATGTTGATAGGCGTCATAGTGACAGAGTTCCTCGTACACCATGACACACGGGTTATACTCGTGAACACTCTGCAGGTCACCAAACGGATTATCATCCAGTAACACGATCTCATGATCCGGATAGTGTTCTTTTAAATAGGCGATCTTGTTAGCGTATTGACCACCATGAATAAAGTGAAGGTCATCAAACAGATCACGCGCACCATGATTCACCAACCAGGTATCGGTATTGGTTTGTACCGAAGCTTCATGGTTTCGATGAGTGGCCACCACAGAGGTAAACCGATCACCCAAGATCATCCGCAGGTTTTCCACCAGATTACGCAAACCACCGTTGGTCAGCAGTGCGGTAGGTTTCACGGTATTAACGTAGCTGCCTTCACGGATGATCAAGGGATTGATCAGTTTGCGCAAATGCTCCGGGTAGAGCATGGTTGATTGGGTACCGGTTTGCAGGTTGGTGTGATAACGACGGTAAACATCATAGAGGTCATCAAACTGTGCCAGCCCATAAAGAATCTGACGCAACCGGTTCACCACTTCGGTTTGGGTGTCGCACAGTGTGTCGTCTAAATCAACTGCCAATAATACTTTCTTCATTATAATATCCTTGAAACAAAAAAAATTTAGTAAACACTCAATTGCATCAGCAGTATAAGGTTAATACCCTATGCGCTGATGCAATTGATTTTCGTTTCATTACGCCGCCATTACGATGCTGTTGAATGCAGCTGCAGTAGCTTCATCCCATACACCGGTATTACGCAGAGCTTTCATGTTGTTAACTTCAGCCAAATCGTTATACCAAGTCTGGAAAGTTTCAACGCCTGATTCAGTGATGCGAGTACGGAACAGTGGCAGTGCACCAAACACTTTGCGTGCCAGAGTTTTCAGAACAGCGATTGCGGTATAACCAATGGTTGCTTCTTTAGCAACGTTGCCATCGAACTTAGACAGAGTCTTCAGCATGAATGCAACGCCATCGTTGTTACGGGTATTGTAGTGGTTTACTTCAGCATAGTTGTACATAATAATATCCTTGTAAGTTGAATTAAGTTTAAACTATTGTAGTTTATTCACTTTAATTATATATGTCTGAAATTTTGTCCAACTGAAATCTGACTCCTCCTACTCTCCCGTCTGGAAGAGTAGGAAGAAGAGACTTAGTTTATTCGTAAGTACGACGATCTAATAATGACTGCAGACAACGGTAAGTATTGTCTCCCCACTTGCCATCTTTCTGGGGACGATGTAATGAAGTGAGATTGTTGTTCCACTTCATGAATTTCCAGAAAACCGCTTCGTACCATTTTTGAAATACCTCTACTCCGTTTTCCCAATAACCAGCTTCAGGTAAAGGAGGAAGTTTAAGGTCTTCTGCGGTGGTGACAAACAGCGAAGCAAGTTCAAACTTCACAAAGTGATTCAGAGCCGCTAATGTTTTAGGTCCAAACATCCCATCAACTTTAACGACATGACTCATAGTGACGGAATCTTTATGGATATTCCCACTGTTAATCAGAGTTTGGATAGAACCGACACCGGCGATGTTGATCAGTTGTTGACGTTCCATAAATATAACCTCTAAGTTAGAATTCCTACCTACCCGTGAAGGTAGGTAGGAATATATTAAATAGCAATAGGGAACTTGATCTTGTCGCCTGACTTATAATCAGTAACAGGAACAAAGTTTGAACGATGGTAGTTAAAGAGGGTCGGTGCTTCATTCAAGCGCAGTTTGAATTCGCTGTTATGATACTCACCGGTTGCCCAGCGCCGCTGAAGTTCTTTCACACCTTCCAGGTGGTTAACGTAAACATGGGAATCCCAACCCCAGTAGTTGACATAACGTGGAATCATATTCAGCTGTTGAGCGAACATCATCAACAAAGCAGAATACATGTTCATGTTAGCCGGCTGACCCAGTACCCAGTCATTGCTTCGCATCGTGAAGCTCAGATCCAGGTAGTGCGTTGGGATGTCGTATTTACTGAATAACTGAGTAACCTTATTTCCGTGTTCAGTGGCGTCAGTAATTGGATAGAGATTCTTTTTGTCACTTTCACTAATGACCTTAAAGAGTTCCATCGCTCGATCTTCCCACGGTAACTCCCAAGTATAGAAGCCGAAGTTAAAGTGACACGGGGTAAGAGCCATGTTTCCTTTCGCGGCATTCTCACGAGGAGAAATCGCTGGATCCGGTAAGAACGATGGGTTCCAGCAATCCACTACCAGACGACGACTGTTAGGATCGCGTTTAAGCGTATCCAGCGCATACTGGAGCTGATCAAACGTTGTTCCGTCAGGGTTAGGCCACTTACGCCACATCACCCCATACACAGGCCCCAGCTCGCCATTAGGAACTTTCTCGTCGACGAAGTTAGGGATCTCATGCTTATCCAGAAGTTCATCGATTTCAACCTGGGAAACAATCGACATTGCCGCCAGCATTTCGGTGACTGGCACGCCGCGGTCATTCGCCAAAAGCTTCAGACGTTCAACACGGTTAAGTTCGATCTTGTTAACCATGTTGTCTTTGGTGGCAAAGCCGTTCCAGAACGGACACCCGTTATCTTTCAGGTACTGAATATTAGAACTACCCGACATCATCCAGATCATTTCAGTAATCGGCTGATGGTATTCAAACGCCCGGCTGAACATCAGCGGATAGTTTTTACGCAGGTCATGCGTATAGTGGATGTTGGGTAATGAGATGACGCCAGTACCGGTACGGTCACTACGATGTTGACCTTGTTCGATAATCATCTTCATGGTTTCCATGTACCACTTTTCGTAACTGTTCTTCATTACTGGGCCCTAACGCAGGTTATACATGATAATGTAACAAAGGAAAAAGATAACTGAGGAGCAGAGCATTATGATGATCGTCCCGTTTCTTACCTTTATAATATTTTCGACGATTTCTAGTCGGGTGTGGAGCGAGAGCTTTTTCCAAATAACTGTTACCGCAATATAAACCACAGTCACAACCAGAATGATTACACCGAGTAAACGGTACTGCTCTTCATGACTTAGCACGATAGAGTCTCCAATCTTTATAAGTAGCTCTCGCGATTGCTATAATAATAGGAAGAAATACCCAGAACACCCCAGCCAATGTCGCCAGCCACAGATAACTCAGTTTCTCAGACCAGAACCCATCGCTCATAAAGGGCCAAAGAAACGTCATCACCATAGTTAGTGTCAAAATCATTGCGACAGCCTGGTCGATCAACTCTGCAAAGTACCGACCCATATCAATTCCTAAAGTAATTTAATTTCTGTCTGTACGCCGTTGACATCCATGGTGACAACCTGATTACCTTCTTCGATGGCCTTTAAGATATACTCATAAAGACGATACGCTTTGCAGGTGACATCCGCATAGGAGCTTGCTTCGGTTTTCTCTTTCAGTGACTTCAGACGTTCAAAGCCCTCTGCAGAGATATCGATTTGAAGACGTTTTGTCATGTTACTTACCTTTTGGCCAGAACTTCTCAATCAGATACCAGCCCGCAAAGAACACGGCGCCGCCAGCAATCGCATTAACTACATCATTGAAAGTGTGCATACAGTTATCTCTTTAATAATGATGAGGACTCAATACCGCGGTGAAGTCCACGACGGTATCCCGTGAAGTAAGCATCTAAAACAACCAAGATGACCAACACCGCAGGGTAATAGTCATCGACGTCAAAGAAACAAGCCGCGATCAGGGTAACCAGAATTAACGCCTGTAAGGTTAACTCGATTCGCTTGACGATTTTTAATGTCTTATAAAGCCCGACGATGTTCATTACGTTGTTTCTCTTTTTTGCGCTCACGCATAACCATGACCTGTAAGCCAGCAATCACGATCAGCAATACAATATCTAACCGATTCCAGAATGCCAGATTATCATCCAGCAAGTGGGTGTGGTAACAGAGCATGCAGGTAATAATATTAGCCAGCATAAAGACAATTTGAACAACTGAAATCTGCTGCGACTTAGTTAGCTTCATTTTTCAACTCACGACGGTAGAGAACGATCCAGTGCACCATAGCGATACCCACCAAACTCAGGGCAGTAGGTGCCAGGCTCCGAAGAAAGATCACAGTCCATTGAACATCCGCTTTACATACACCCACACCCACAACAACCAGCCAGGTGATAAGCATTGCCCAATATACGCGTTTGAGTAACATGTTAATAAAGTTTGACATGATGAGCCCTTAGGCCACATCAGTGGCCGTAGTAGGATTACGGTAGGTGCGGTATTCGCCAGAGACAATCTTTTCAAAGTCAACTGGACCATCCTGGAGAAGATCCCAGCACACATTAATATAACGTTCATCGCGGATTATCCGGTCATGTTCATGACCGTGAACTTGGCGGCGATTTCCAAGTGTTGCAGGGTGCATCGGAGAGTGCTGAAACCAGATTCCTCGACGCGGGTGTTTCCACATACCTTCGACATCGTCAAACACATCCAGAATGTCACGGATGGTATTGTGACGTTCTTTGTCGTGATTCCCCAATACCAGGATTTTCTTGCCCGGCAATTTCTTGATGATCTGCAACCCTTCCCGATAGAGTGCAGCGTCACCTACCACAATGATCGTGGTACGTGGACGGACTTTATCATTCCAGCCATCACAGATCTTTTCCTGATACGTTTTCATATCAGTAAAACCACGTGCTTCTGCGGCCTTTTCATGGTCGATGTGGAGATCAGCCCAAGTTACAATGTTCATACCTGTTACCTTACTTATACGTCTTTAACACAGGAACCATTAAACCGGTGATCATCCAGTCCCAGTTCTTTTTACCGATACGGTGATCGTAACGGTTAGTTTCGGGATCGTAGGCAAAGGCATTGATAACGTGATCACGGTAATTAGCTAACTGTGCCACATACATAAAACCAAGTTTAGCCAACTCACCGGTATCCGGAACGAAACCCACTTCGTAAGAACACAGACGTTGTGTACGGTATTCGGCATACGCTTTACCCAGCGCGCGCAGTTCATCGAGCTTGGCAAGTGCAGTTACCGCACGGCGACGATACACCATCTTAAACAGCCCGCTACCGTCATGGGTTTTGAACTCGTTCACCAGTATCTCTAACATCAAGATAGAACGGTTGATCAAATCAGATTGACTGACAATGCGTTCTTCGGCCAGTTTGCCTGGCTCAAGGAGTGCTGGAATCGTTTTCATATTTTACCGCCATAAGTGATAATGTTGAACAGGTCGTTGGGAAGTTCCCGATTAAAGCTTGGGCGTGTACTCTCCATAAAGATGAAGTGCGGTTTGTAGACGTCTAACAGATCGTTAAACGCAAACAGTAGATCGCGGGTTCCATCCTGATCAATATCGTGTAACCAGGAGGCATCTACGATCTCATTACTCTCCCGGTTAAACGCCCGCAGCATTTTGCGAGCCCGGAGAATTTGCAGTCCTTTTCGAGAAAAGATAAGGTTCCACTTGTTCTCCTCGATGTATTGCAAAAAATCCTCATTGAGGTCAAAGAGAGTAACTTGGATGTCACGCATGATAATCAACCGGTAATTCAAATCGGCCTGACTAATATCTGTTTTACCAATCTTCATATCAGTGTTCATATATGTCCTTAAATTAAAAAGGTAGTTGTCATTACATGTGAATAATATCAGTCTGTTTTCATTTGCAGCTAAAATGAAAAAGAATCGTTTGGATTAACAAATTCTCAAGCATCCGTTATAGGTAAATAGTTTATGATCATTGTATCAGGCACCAACAGCAAAAAGATCAATGACCCAGTGTTCTTATCAGCTCGCAAATTCATGCAAGACCGTTTGGCCGCGCTTGAGGCAAAAGGTCCTAGCGCCGAACTCGACCTTGAAAAAGAACGCTATTCAGGGTTAACTGCCAAAGACGTACAGATTGAACCACCTAAAAGCTTTGACGATGGCATCGTGCGCTGCTGCTTTCTGTCACGTAAAACCGGTTTCCTGCGTGCTGACATTGAAGTGGAGATCGTACCACTGAGTGACATCTTTGCTGAGTTCACCGTCGCAGTTAATGAGTACAACGGTGTAGACGCATTAGCTGCAGCGATCGTGGCTGGTACCCAGTTAGAAGGTGTGGTCTATCTTCGCGATGTCTCACTCTTTGGTATTGTGTTAGCAAAAGCCAATGTGGATCCAGAGAACCTCATGCGCATCATGGGTGATATCTACTGGGACACGATCAAAGTAAATACATTGGATAGTGTTGACAGTAAAACAAAATCCAGTGGTACCTTTGAAGTTCAAGCACTGAATATTGCAGCCACCCAGGGTAACCTCTATGTGATCGAAGACATCACATAAAAAAATAAGTCATAGTTCCTACTCTGCCTTTCGGGGCAGAGTAGGAGTATGTTTGCTTAGGCGAACAGTGATTGCATTTCCTGCATCATGAGTCCGTTAACCTCTTCGTACTGAATTGGTTCCCAGTTAATCTCCGTCATCAAGCTGGTTGGGGAATATCCCTTTTCCATTACCAGGAAGATCGTAAACGGTGACTTCTCATTGACCCAGTGGGTGTGCTTGAACCAATTGCCTTCTGCCAGCAACGGCCAGTAGACCTGGTGCATGCTGTCATCGGTTCTCACCCCAACAGAGATC